TCGCTGGAATTTTCTGATATAATTGAGGTTAAGTACAAACTGAATTACAGTTACATGCTCGATTACAATTATGATGTGAGCGGAGATGTCGCAATGCTCACGCTCCACTCGAACTATGTAGCTGAAAGTATGAAGAACATGGAGATCCTCTACGAAGGCGCCAAGAATACGCCGTTCTACCGAGCCGAGGAGATCGTATTCAATCCGCTTTTGAATCATAACCATCGGGGGTTCTTGTATATGACAGAGCGGACAGAGGACGCTGTAGACCGCATACTGATCACCGTGTCACCAAAGACGCTGCCGGCAGACGGTCTAAGTAAAGCGACGATCACCGCACAAATCAAGGACTTGAACAATAATCCGATCGAGAATAAGCGGATCGAAATCTACCGGGATGGCGAAATCATCTATACCGGGATGACAAACCAGGCCGGCGAGGTGTATAAGTTGGATCAGCCGATTGCACCGGCCAGTCGGATCTCGAAATACGAGGCAATCTGTGAGGGTAAAAGCTCGACCGGATTGCTGAATTATTATGAGCCTGCCGTCGCCGACCGCTACCACATCGTACTGAATCCGAGCAAGACAGCTATTCGCTCGGGCCAAAATGAGCAAACGATCATTACAGTTTCGCTCAAGAACGAAAACTGGATCGGACTTGGCGACAAGTCTATCACAATCTCCTATAAGGACACGAAGGGCGTTACACGAAGCGAAGTCATTTTGACAAACAGCAGCGGAGACGCCAAGATTGCCTTGAACGGGATCAATGAAATCCAGGGGCAGATTGCAGTTCATGCCAATTTTGACATAGGTGGCGAAACAGCAAGCAACTTCATTTATATCAAGGTGATTGGCGGTTAACCCCGCCAGTCGCTTTGCTCCTTGAAGGGGAAGGTGAGAAGCACATGAAAGAGTTCAACAAGATGCTGCCTAACAGCACCTATGCTTTGCGGGTTGGAGAGAAAGTGCCAGAAGGCGACGTGAATCTGGCTTTTGTTCATACACCACGAGTAGATTCTGATCAGAACATTTCCCTGATCCATACCTCATCTACGCCTGACAATCTAATCCCAATCGACCAGATTGAATCAATGGTCGTGCCGGACGAAAATGGAAAGCTGCAGTATGCCACAGTTCTTTCCGAAGACCAGCCGATCGTGCTGCGGGCGCCGTATGACATGTTCCCATCCAAGGAAGTGAACATTACCAAACGTTTCATCCGAAACGAGCACACGGTCGCCGCTGCGCTGTATTATCGTTTCGAGATTTTCTATCATTACGACAGCGAACCGGGCGAGCCGGAGAAGGTGATCCGCTATACAGGAAACCAAATTCAGATCACCGACGAGAACGGTAATCTACTGGATTCGACGTTCAAATACATCATCTTCGTGCAGGCTCAGGCTGCGGTGCCACCGGAAACCAAGTCCAATGTATACCGGGCCTGGTTGTATCTGCAATTCAATACCGATGAGGAGAAGACCTTCAAAGTAAGGTACAACCATGTGGATACACCTGCGATCGACGCCAACGCACGGGCGGTTAAGAAAACCATTGAGCTGTACTCGAATCAAGTCAACGGGAATGCAATTGAAGGCGGGAAGCTTCGGATCATCAACGGGGTTAGCGCCTTTACTGAAGCGACACTAGCGCAGGTGGAGTCGGCTGGAGAGCTCAAAGAAATCTATGCGTTCGAGGAGCGGCCGGATGTGGATGGGTACCGCATTTATGTTCCGCAAAAATCCAAGAGTGATCCACGAGAAGCACCCATGTTCAGCTACAGGGTTAATGCTAAATACAAGGACGAGAACGGCAAGGAGCGGGTCATCACGACAGGCTACATTACGGATTCCGTTCTGCCCAAAGAAGCACTCCTTGAGCATGAGATGTTGGATTACGCAAACGAGTGGAAGATGCTCGGGTTAAAGTCTGGATCAGCCGTCATGGATGCTCGCAGCACCATGGGCATGATGATTCCAATCGACATGCCATCGCTGCCGGCAGAGACGATCTACACGGTAGAAGATGCCAATGGAAATCTGCTCTACACGACTGAGCAGGCAGCAGATAATTCAAGCGTCACCAGCGCCGTGCTGCAGAGCGGCGGAGAGCCGGCCAAGGCTAAGTCCAATGTGGCCACCGGAAATTGGGAGGGGCCGAGGAGAGCAACGTCCGGATCAAGAACGATGCAATAAAACATCGTTGCACAATTATTCCAGAGCAGCAAAAACAAGAGCTGCCCTTCACCTGGACGGCGAGCGGCGAGGGCCAGATCATCGAGAGCACAACCCTGCAGGCGACATGGGGGATCAAGCAGCAGATCTATATTATCCATCAAGCTACGACGGAAACTGGTACGACTCTGAGCAGCTGGAACAATATCGGACAAGTGACCAACCGGTCTGACTGGAAAGTGGTGCGCAACAGCGGCGTTGAGGAAATCTATTTGACTCGAAATGAGATCGATTTAGGTGGATTCTACAATCCGGCGGCGACCGGCAAGAAAGACTATATGTTCTCGGCCGAGGTTCATGTCGAAGATCGTGGCTACGATGATGACGTTATCGGCATCATGTTCCGTGTGCGAGACTCGAAGAACTACTACGTGTTCGCTTGGGAGCGCAACCAGTTGAACAACTCGGTTGCCGCTGACAATAACGGGGCAGGACGGATTCTGATGAGTCATCGTGGGGCATCAGCTGTCGTCAACACGTCATCGATTCCAGGCTATGCGTATGAGCCAAACTGGAGCAGCTACCTTCAATACAATCAAAGCTTTACGAACAAGAAGAAGAAAGTATTCAAAGCCGTTCCAAACATCTTGCCTTCGTACAATAGTGCAGACGAGCCACACACTAGATTTCAGTCTGATAAGACCGGCGTATCTTACATCGATGTCACAGCCTACAACAAAACGTATAACCCGTCTGGCTGGGCGACTAGCAGCAAATATAAGATCACCGTCGTCGTACAGGAAGATGAGTTCCGGATTTACATTGGTCAGCCTGGCAGCACGGAGTTGGGTGAGCTTGTTTGTATCGGAGAGGACACCGGGAGCCACGATATCCCTGACAACGGAACAAAGAACTTGCCGAAACATACCGATGGATCCTATGGAATATTTAACATCTCCCAGCAAGAGTGCTATTGGTCGAAGTTGACCTTCACTGAGCTTGAGGGGAAGGAAGCAGCGAGTGAGATGTATCCGGTCGAGTTCACATCCAATTCGGAGATGAAGTTGAACGATACAAAAGCAGAGGACATTCTCAAGCCGAAACTTGATGCGCTGACTGCAGGCAAGCCGATCTTCCAGCCCGTTGATCCAATCCAGTTCGTTTCCACCGGACCGGTACAAGGCCGTATCAAGAGTGACGGTTATGTGTATGGCTACACGAATGACCCGCAGGCTGGCGGCACCAAGATCACTCCTTGGCGCACGAGCGATAACGGCATGGACATCAATGGAACAGGTATTGCATTCTTATCTCCCGATGGCACAATGGGGTACGAGTTCAAGCCGGCCGAGATTGATGCCGAGATTCCAGAGAAAGTGAAGAACTTTGCCTGGAGCATCCGCAAAACCGGGGGAGACAGCAGCGTAACCGTATCGCTCGGTTCCGGCAATAAGCCGATGGCCAGCGCACCGGTGCCGCCGATCTATCCGCTCGGTTCGCCATACACAATCGATGAGGATGAAATCTACAAGCACGAGGGAGTCAAAACACTAGGCACTCTCTTGGGCGATGGTGGGCTGCTGACGAAACTAAACCTCGGCGACACGCCGCTGCATGAAGTTCTGCTCCGCATTGAGCGTGGGGAGAACGAGAGTGGATTGAACGCCGAGTACCGGGTCAACTACCGATTCCTGTACAACCTGAATGGGAACAAACGATTTGAAGTTGACCAGATCAAGCACGGGGTAAACCGGATCCGCCTCCGCAATGTCCTGAAAAAAGGAACGGATGAATTTCTGGATGCACTGAAGGTGAACCTGGTCGCCTGGACGAACTTCGAAGTTCTCTCGGCTGTGCCGGTGCTTGCCATCAAAATTGACGAGCGGCATAAAATTGATATCGAGAAGCCACGGGTAGAAAAGAGATCCTCGGAGCGGGAGAACTGGTACCTGCGGGTAAAAAACGGCCGATTCAAGCGGCGCATCCGGCTGCCGTATTACGAGCCAGAAGAGCGTGTGCCGCAATTATACCTCTCCAACCCGGAGTTGGTCGCCTATCGGCCTCAGAGTGCCGGAGATTCCGTAGAGGTCGTGCTTGACTATTCCATTCCAGAGTACGAAAATCAGGAGTTCACGAATCTCCCAACAATCGTAGTGGAGAAAGAGTATCCAGTCGTCCTCAACGAGCAGATGATTCAGGTTCAGTTCCGGCCAATCGTACTTGCTTCAGAGGAAGGAGTCAGCTATCTGGAAGTCAATGCGAGTCGGATTAACAACAACCGCCGCCTCCGTGTCTCGGATGTGGATGCAGAGAAAGGCATTATTTATCTGCACGATCGGATCCGGGACCAAGACGAGATCACCGTACGCTATGCGTATCGTGAAGACTGGTACACGTACCGTGGATTCTACAGCAGTGACAATACTGAAGTCATTGATGTCGGAAGTCCAGTTGACTTGGAAGTCCGGTACCATGCCGATCTGCATGCCGAGGGCATCATTACGGAACAGACCGGCGGCGGGTCAGGAACTTTTACGAAAGCCTTGATCTTGACTGATAACGAAAGCGAGTATACCATCACAGGCATCTTCTCTCAGATGTACCATTTGCTGCTATCCAAAGGACTGGCGGTTGACCAGGACAAATGGACAATAAGCAAGGTGGCGAACTACAAAGATTACGATCTGATCATTGTGGCTTATATGATGAATCCTGTGCCTGCTGAATGCGTGGCAGGAATCCGGAGTTTTATCGCAGCGGGAGGATCTGCTATCATCACCGCCGAGCACTCCGGATTAACGGACTGGAACGCAAACTTTCTAAGCATCGTTTCTCAGGACTTTCCGGATCTGACACTCGTTCCGGACGCTATCGTAACCACAAGCGGCACGTTTAACACGAGCCACCCGCTTGCTCAAGGATGTACGAGCTTTACAATGCAGGCAGCCTCCTACTACAGAATTAGCGGCAGTCGTATTCAGCCCGTTGCTTACTCGAATGGACTTCCGGTTGTGGCTGCTTATGAAAACGACAAGCAGCGGATCGTGTTTATGACGGACTGCAACGCCATGGATGATGAGCGTGGTTTCCAGAATCCTGGAAACCGACGGATGATCGAGAACATCCTCAGCTGGACGTCTTCGCCGGTGTACAACGATACGAAAGAAACGAAGGATGCCTACGTCTCGAATAAGTTCACGACGACGATTCCGTCCAAAGAGACGGCATTTGATCAGCGGATCAAGGTGGCGAGCATTGCACTGTATACGGATTTTGGAAACGAGATGAAGCAGTTCATCGATAAGTATAAGGCGGCAACAAAGCTTACGTTGACGCCGATGGCGGCTATTGAAGGAGCAACGCTTGTGATTGTAAAGTCCGAGTTCCTGTATCAATCCGACGGGAAAGCGATCGGGCAAAGGGAAGCCTCCTTTAACGACGTAATTGATATTTACGTGACTGTCACCGTACCGGTGGTCATGAAGGATCAGAACAAGCTGCTTCGTTTCTTCCACATGGATTTTAATCCGACGCCAGGGCACAGCTTCACGCTCGGAAAGAACAGCTTCCACCGCTGGGTGCCGGTGAATGAAAAGGTAGAAGAATATGCGATCATAGAGGCGCCAGGCAGCGAGCTGCTGGTCCGCCAGATCAACGTGTACCTGAAACCAACAGGCATCTGGCTCGCAACGGAAACAAGCACAGATCTGATTGCCGGCACGCTCAAAACAGCATCAATCTACCATACGGACGAGGACTACTGGTTTAATCCGAAAGACGGCATGTTCGATTCGACAATGCTTCGGCTTGGCCGAGTCTTTGTTCAGGCCAACTCGGACATTTACAAGGACATGGTAATTCTGGACACCCGCTCCCGAGGTGGGGGGCTCGACGAGCAGCTCAGTCGGGAAATCATCGCCCGAGTGAACAAGGAGAGCTTACACCACTGGGATATTGGTTATTTCGACGGCGAGGCATACCAAGAGAATGGCGTCATGATCATTCATTTGCCACGCAAGCTGCTGGAGACATTCACTGAATCGCAGATCCAAGCATCGATTGCCAAGCACAAGGCATACGGGCTCTTGCCGATCATCGAGTATCATGATGAAGACGACAGTCTTGAAGTGACAGAAATATAGTTTCCGTGTAACGCATTACATGATATTATAATGGTAATGGCTGACGAGGTGCCGCCCATTGGGGCGGCCCATTATCTTGTTAAAGGAGTGAACGAGATGCCGATTAAAGATACACGAGATATAGTGCCTTTCGTCAACGGACTTGAGTCTAAGCTCAATGAGGTAGAGGACGGTATGGAATCGTGGCTACAAAACAAGGCAACGATCCTGGCTGCTATTCCGCAGGTCAGCAGCATACGGGTGCAAGCGACTTCTGCAATCGTAAAAGCCGAAGATGCGCTTGCTGAGCTGAACACGGCAACCTATGGCGTCGTTGCAGCGAAGGGTCAACGTCTGCGTAAATTGCTGGACGATCTCAAAAAGCAGGTTATTCAGATCGCAGAAAATGCCACGGGCGGGGCAAGTGTCCCTGATTACCTGAGCATGGAAATTAATAACGCCATCTCCTCGGTGGACAGCACGCTTGCAGATGGCGTCAAGCTGGATTATCGGTTGCGGAAAATCCAAGAGCTTGGACAAGCTGGAGCCGACTTTAGCAACCGGGATGTCGTGATGCCATATCGCTTTGAAGTGTCGGATCGCTTGGTGTCGGATCGACTTACCATTCCGAAAGAGGAAAACGTGGAGTTCGTTTCCGGCCGAGTTACGGTCCTTGATGTAACAGGAAATCAAGGCATCCTTAATGACAGCGGCAAGATGATAGAGGGCACGATCGATGCGGACGGTAATGTTCTTCTGAGCGATGCCCCGATGGTTTCGGTTCGCCTTTACTATCCGGTGCGCCTGTCATTTAAGGATGTGCCGGAAGACTTCCTAATGCTGCTGCTTGAAACCGTCATCTCCAAATCGAGCCCGATCATGGAGAGCCTGCTTAAATTCGAGAAGCTCTTGATGGATATCGTAACCGATATTACGGCCATGAAGGGAACGGACTGGACGGCCGACTTCTCCATAATGCGGAACCAGAAGGAGATCGTCCAAGAAGGCATTACGCCGAAGGGACTCAACATCAGTGCAGTCGATGGCATTGTGCATGCAACGTGGTCGTACAATGATCACCCACATCTATCGCACTTCATCGCTGAAAAATGGGACGAGCTCAGCAAATCATGGTTGCCGTTTGATGGCGATCAGGGACTCATAACGAAATGACCACAGGCAGCTTCGGCTGCCTCTCTACATAGGAGGGGTTCTCATGATTTTTAGGATGCCAATATTTTGGATCTTGTTCGGGTGGATTATTATCCCTGCTTGGATTTTATATCACATTGCTCGGTGGCTGATCGGTGATTGGAAATGTGATAAGTGCAAGGTTTGGTTTCGGGTGAATACCAGGAAAAATGTGTTCACACAAAAGCGGCGAAACGGCGACTGGACATATACTTGCTGCGGGTCTTGCTATAACGAGTACGAGAAAGAAGAACAGAATTATGGCTGGCCACCAGGCCTGACGCCGCCAAAGCCGGCATCATTACGAACAGAAAGCAGGTGACATCGTGGGTAAGTTCCTTAATGATTTTCTCTTAACCATGCCGGAGACGCAGCGAAAGAAATTGATGGAGCTACTGGAAAGCCGCCAGCGTCAAGGTATTATCAAGTCGGAAACCGAGCTGGCTGCAGAACTCGAGCGGCTGCTCAAGGGCCTGGACCGGCGGGACGGAAAACCGACGTTCACGCCCCGCAATCAATCCGAGCTGACCAGCTCCGAATCCTATAACGCCAATATGCAGGAGATTGAGTTCGATCTGGCCACACTCTTTGATGTTTCAGATCAGCTCGACCGTCTTTTGACCGATAACCAGCAGCTCACTCGCTCCATGCTGGCCGATATTCAAAAGAAGATCGCTGCCCTGGACTCCAGGTTAGAGCGGCACAAGCTGGTCATGTCCAACACGGATGGATTCCTATCCGGTGTTCATGAACAGTTCAAGGCGCCGCAGTATACAGAAACGTCCAGCGATGCGCTGCTGCTTCTGCAGAAAGAACGCCAGGGCAACTATTTACCTCCGGAGTACATGGCCGAAACGGTGGTGGACCGGTTGCAGCTCTCTTCAGCACAGACGATTGATCAGCTCAAGAATCCCTATGGCGCCAAGCTGGCTCGCATTGAAGTGAAAAACCGGACCGGCATGGTTGCCGGCAATCCGAAGTACACGATTGATTATGCGATCGACAGCTCGCAGGAAAGCTTCTGGGCGGAGGTCATTTTGGCGGATGCACCGCTTGAGCACAACATTGACGATATCTGGAATCATGACTACAAGAACACACCGACCACTGGAGCGCTTTGTGAATTAGAAATTACCCTGAACGGTGTTACGCCTGTCTCAGAAATCACCTTCGATCCATACTGTGGATTCCCGATGCAAATCGTTAGTATTCACGGCTACGAATCATCGGTGTACGACGGCAACGTGTATGAGCTCGTCACACCAGTTCACGAGAGTCCATATCAGCGCAGCCAAACGTCCAACACACAGATGAGCTTCCAATTTCCTTCTGTAGAAATATCCAAGCTCCGAGTGTTGATTCGCCAAGAGAACTATGCGAAAGAGAACTTTATCGTCAATAAGGATGAAGCCAATCAAGCTGAGCTCTGGGATAAGATCGCCGGCAACCGGCAGCTGACACAGGACTTCAAACAGCCGGGCGAGTCCATCGCTGAGTTCGACAAGAAAAACGAAATCTCTGGATGGAGTCGGTACCTCACCGCTCTTCAGGACTGGGCAAAGGAAAAGGGAGAACAGGCAAAAGGCGTGCTCGATGCCGCCAAGCAGGCCATGGAGGTCGTGAAGACCGGCCAGTATACCAACCCAATGCAGCTAGCACTGCGAGCCATTGCGCCGAATCAGAAGAAGACTCAGGCAGAGACAGAAGGGACGTTGGCGAGCGAGTGGCAGCCGGTATCCAAATACACCTATCTATATGGCGCCTACAACATCAGCATCGTCGGCCGCCGCTACAACCAGCAGTCGATTTATGTGTCGAAGCCGCTGCCGCTGGCCAGCAACCTGAAAACAGTCACACTGACTACAGTGGAGAAGCATCAGACAATTGACATGGATCAGGGCGACAAGGCGCCGATCACGGACATCGAATTCTACCTGGGGTACACCAAGAATCCGGATCCGGGATCCTGGAAACCGATCCTGCCATCCAACAAAGCCTATGTCGAAGGCGAACTCTTGATGGGCAACACCGTGGGTGAGGAGTATGAAGAGCTGAAAGACACGATCCAATTTAGCTTCCGCTTCCAGGCTATCTCGAACGACACAGTAACGATTCGGAGAAATGGCGAGCCACTCCCAGCATTCATGTATAAGCTCTCAGTTGACGGCAAGAAGATCGGCATTTTGAGAGACTTCTATTCACCGGCCAGCACATATACCGCAAGCTACAAGCCATCCGACGACGCCTACTTCGTAGATATCGATCAGGCGCTCATTGAGCCGTTGCAATACATCAATGACAATGGGGAGACGGGTGAAACGTTCGATGCGGTCGATGCCAATTACACGGTCACGCTGAAGCATACGCCTTACATTTTCCGGGAGCAAGTTTTCAGCTACGACGGGGAGAACGAGCGCTACAACCAAGACAGCAGCCAGTTCAATGCTGCCGACATGTACTACCCGATCATCGTGCGGGTCGGCGGAGTAGAGTATACGAACATCACCAATTACACGAACGGGACTTATGACAAGGAGCGGTTACAAGCGACAAGCGGCGAGAAGGTATTCGCTCAGATCGGTAGCAAGATTTATTTCCCAACCACGCCGACCGTTGATGAGCTCAAAGATATAACGGTTGACTATTACTACCTAACAACCGACGTTCGGCTTAAAGCCATCCTGCGCCGCAATCATGCCGGTTATGAGAGCATTACGCCGGCCCTTTACAATTACACGCTCCGCTGCCAAAGCTATGACCAGGAGGTACGCAATGTCTAATGAGCCGATTAAAAATAACTCGCAGATGCTTTATCTGCAGGCCCGTTTCCAGTTCGAGCAGGCAAAGGCCAAGTTCGATGATGGCACGATCAAGTCGGATACCAAGCTGATTCAAACAGTCTTCAAGGCGTTTCAGGACTTCTTCGTATCAGCCGGCCAGCCAATGATGATTCCTCGATATGCGGTCGATGGCGGCCCCCCATGGAGTGCCGACTTCAACAATATGATGGGCGAGATTAAACAGGATATGGATCTGCTCTTTCAAGAAGTCGATATCATCGGCCGGGCACTGTATGCGGATTTCAATCATAACGTCGTGCAGCAAAGCATGCTCCAGGCCGAGTTCGACCAGATCGCCGACAAGCTCAAGGATTTGGAGCTACTCTCGTCCAACCTGAATGTCAACGGCCAGATCGTTTTCTGCCGTAACGACTTCGCCAATAACGATAAGATTGATTTTGATCGGATCAGCGGGACGCCAGCGCATATCGAGAACGGCACCGTCACACTGGGCCAGACAAGCCAGTCAAGCGTCGGCAAAGAAGCCACGATTACGATTGTTCCCGGCAACAAGACCTACAAGAATTTCATTATCGGCAGCGAGTCCAATGGCTTCCCTGGTAATAATCATGAGATCACCGTGTCACCGGGCAGCTCCTTAACGAACAACGATTACACATACCGGTTCGTGGGCGAGAAGAACAACCATGGTGCATATGGCGTTGTGCTGGATGGCGACGCAAACACATGGTTCGAATACGAGCTCGTCAATGTGCGAGAGCAAGACAAACAAGCGGTGGCCAAGAATCTCGGATGGGATTATCAAGTGAATGGGAACCAGACACTTCGATTCGCCCGAGATCCTGACGGCGGAGTGCTGAAGCTGAATCTGCAGGTTATCCTGGCTGAAGAATCGCTGATCAACCAAATCAATGTGAATATGTACACGCCGCCCAACCATGGCGCCAAAACGGCGATCGTCAAAGATATCCTGGTTTCGGACGGCACGAGCGCACCATTATCAGTGATGACCAGCGCCAAGCTCGATTCCGACTACACGTTCCATTTCTCGCCACGCACGGCGAAGGTCATCACGATCCTGTTTGAGCAGCCGGAGAAATACTTTACGGACATTGGCCACATCTATTATGAGGCCAAGCGGCAGATCGAAAACGGCCCGGACTATGTATTCGACACGATCAATAAGGAATATTCACCGACGCATTTGCCACGAGTCGAGGGTCCGCAGATTGCGCTGCAGGATCTGGGTGTTCAGGTTAAAGCGACGCCCACCTCTGTAGACGCTACATATGGCCCGCAGACGCCGGACGGCACGACGCAATCAATGGAGAACATCATCTCCAACGTGCAATACAGTTTGAACGACGAGAACATCGAAATGGGCATCGAACGATTTGAGGGATGGCGGTATTGTATTGGGATCCGGGACATCGAGATCTTCTCAACCGAATACGAAGCTACTGGTGAAATCGTCACGGAGCCGTACTACTTTGAGCAGCCGCTCGAGAAAATCACACTCGACGTCAGAGAAGAAATGCCGCAGTACATCAAGTACCAGGTATCAATTGATGATGGAGCGACCTGGCACGACATTACGCCAATGGGCCGGCAAATGGCGAGCAGCTCTGACGAGGCGATGGCGCCAAAGATCTACACGATTCAGCAAGTAGAGAAGCAGTCGCAACAGGCGAACCCACGGCCGGGGTATCTGGAAACAGAATATCCGGTGTACAGTATCCGGATGCGAATGCTATTTGAACGGCCGGCGGAAACGGGGGGAGAGGCGTGAGTGAGAAATATACATCACCCATCTTAAAGGGATTCACTATTAAGGCGTATCTGCAGGGCGAGGCATCGGACAGCCAGGCCTCCAGCCGCAGAGCATACGAGGACGCAGGAGACGGCGACGAGGTGATCGACCCACCGTACTTCCCACCATCACCACCGTCGGCTGGAGATCCACCGCCACCGCCGGATCCAGATGAACATCCGCAGACGCCACCACCCGTCGATGATGACGGAGATGAGCCAGATCCGGATCATCCGGAATTAAACGTGAGGATCACAAACAAACTGGCGTCCCTTTGTCATGGCGATCAATTACCCGTGTCCGGTGTTGTTGACGGGCCATTTGGAATCACCAAAGTCGTGCTTCTGATCAACGGAGAAGTGGTCGAAGAGAAAAAGGGAGTCGGCGACAGAACGGAGATGGCCTATAACTTCAAGGTCCCTACCGATAAATACCTGATGGGCGGAACCATCTCCATTGAGGTGAAAGGATACGACAGCAAAGGCAATGTCGATACTGACAGCTACGTGCTTTCTCTGAAGGACTGCACGATACCGCCGCCGCCGGTCAAAGTCCGTGACTGCATGTTGTTCGACACCCTGCTGGTGCAATATTACCATCGTGACACCAAAACACTGGAATCCATCGACATTCCGTATGACTGGCTTCCTTACGAATTGGATAACGGGAACGGGGATAAAGTCACCTTCGGATGGAACGCAGCAAACAACGGCGTCATTGTCATGATGACTGAAAGCTATGATTCCAGCGGCACTGCATTTCAGCTCTCCTCGATTGGCGTGGTGTACAAGGACAATTACGATAAGGAGATCACGACGTGGGCCGCCGCCGTGGCTAGCAAGTCTAATGGCGCCAAAAACGTCGGGGCGATGCTCGGCGAGCCATCTTCGAAAAACCCAAGTGTCTGGATTACGGCAGCACAGAATGGAGACTTCTCCACTGCACCGGCGATCGGCGCACAGAACGACTACGTGATCTTCACATTCGATGCTGACTTTACGAGCAAACATTGTCTAATCTCGCATGATTTCAAGCCCGGAGATCACACGAAGGATTTGGATCTAACAGACCCTCCAGTCGAACCATACGATCCGGATAATGGCCCGCAGCGAGATTGTCTTCTATGGGACGGAATCATCGTACAATTTTATGATCCGAATACCGACAAGCTGGAGCGGGCTGTAATTCCTATGGATGGGCTCGGCAGCACGCCCGTCATGATGGGCGACGTGAAGATGATGATTGGCTGGTCGGATATGTTCAATGGTGTAACTGTTATGGTAAAGCAGTTAAAAGAAGGCGCCGGCTCTTATAACGCACACGTCACCGGCGTGGCGATCAAGTTCTCCGATTACTATGGCAATTCAAAAGAGGCATGGTCCCAAGAAGTAGCCTTTGCAACAGAGGGTACTCGTCATTACGAGCTCATGGTTGGTGAGCCAAAGGAAATCGTGAACTGCCCATGGATCAGCGAGATCAAAGCCGGAAACTATGCGAATGCGCCAAGCATGATGAACGTCAACGATTACGTGGCCTTCAAGTTCATGGAGGAGTTCACGAACAACCATTGTCCGATTGATGACTCCAAACAAAACGATGACGACATCGGTATTGATCCGGCCAATCCGCCGAATGTGCCCCACGTTTACATCGAGCCATTCCCGTTCAGCCATATTCAGGCCTGCATCATGGACGCTATTCAAGTGAAGGGATACGCAGAGGACTTTGATGGCCTAAAAGAAGTGAAGTTCTTCTTCACCGGCGATCTAATCGATATGTCGCCGTACCGTATCATAGGCACTGGCCAAAAACGGATTGATTTCAACTTTACGATCAACACGAGCTCTCTGCAGCCGGGCGACTATCGTGTAACGGGATGGGCAACGAACAACAGCGATCAGGTGAGTCCAACTGTCGTATCGACACCGAACAAACCAATTATGGAATTTACGCTCATGAATTGTTCGCCGGATATTACGATCAGCACTTTAATCGATACGTGTAATGACGTCAGTTGGACGTTTAGCGGATCAGTCAGTGCGCAGCGTCGCATTAAATCTTATAAGGTCGTAGATAATCTTGGCCGGACATGGACGCAGCAAAACGTCAATGGTTCAACAACGACCGGCAGCTACAGTATCACTGTGCCAGCCAATACCTATACGGGCGGTCAAACGATCACGCTGACGGCTACTGTTGAGGACATGGAGGGGCGAACGGATATGGCGACGACGACCATCTTCCGTCAATGCACGCCGCCACCAACCATAGATGCTGTTGTCTCTGGCATAGAGTGCAGCAATAAGGATTTGGCTGTTGGTATGAATGTTATCGGTGGGGATAGCCGAGGTGTTAGCACCGTGAAGATCAGCGATACTACTGGGCATGTTTGGTACACCGGCAATGGTGCATTCGGGTAAGGTCATTCTCGACTACCATCTCCAAGGACACGCTCTCTCCGGGCATGTACACCTTCATTTTTTGAAGTGACAATGGTTGGCGGAACGACGGCGAGCACCACAAAGCAGGTCAACATTATTACGTGCTCCAGCGACGGCAATGTATACGCATGCGGTGTACAATCGCAATCCGGGGGCGCTGGTACGACAACCAACTTCCATAAGCTTGGAGGTACGCCAGGCAATGTCGTGATCGACTACAACATGCAAACAGTTCCAGATGAAATGCAAGTGTACTATCAAGATATGCTAGTGGCGCAAACCGGTGGACCGGTATCCGGAACAAATAGTTTGTCATTCTACTACAATCCGTATAACGGCGTCGATTTCATTAAAGTCGTTGTCATCGGTTCAGGCTCAACAGCATGGAGCTATAAAGTTCTCTGTCCAGTATAAAAGAAGCGGGTGATATTCAATGGGAATCAGGCAGATCCAAGTTACACGGGCGATCGAAAAGATCGTGAAATATTATTTGCTGGAAGGCAAATATCCGACGCTGCAAACCATTACGTATCACTTTGGCCAATGGCTCCGGGGGCAATGTCCCTGGAGCTCCCGGTTTCAAAGCTACGAAATTGTTTCGCAGGCAAAAGTCCGACACCGATTTGTATAACAGCGATATTAGGCTCATTCATCAAGACATCTCCGACGCCTATGAAGCGACGATTCAGCAGACCACCCGAATTATGTCCGACTTCACCTTTGCGGATACGGAGCGGCAGAAGATGTGGAACCTCCTAGCTGGTATCTCAAAAAAGGTTGATCAACTCCTGCTTGTTTCCCAAAACGGAGCGGGGTATGTGGACGCCAACATTCTGAATTTCTATGACATGTCCTCCGTAAATGGCCAACGTACAACAGCTTATATCAACTTGAAGGATCGTCAAGTGACGCTGCGGGAGAATGAACGCAACAGTAATAAAGTTCTTCTGAATGGATCCCAAGCCAAGTTTAATTCGCTTACGGCAAACGTGGTTCATGCCGCCCTCGAGACTATTAACAATGCGTTTGATGATGACATCAATTCTGCCTGGTGGCAGGTCGTCAAAGTCGATGCGCCAACAACGATCCAGGCAGAGCTGATTGTGGTGTTCCCACAAGAAGAAGAGATCAACGAGGTGGTGTATGTCGCCCACAGCGTGAAGCCAGTCTTCATGCAGCTGGAATATACGTATGACGGTCTCACGTTCTCCCCAATCCCAGGCGAGAAGGACAAACGGAAAGTCGTTGATAAATCGGTATGGAGCTTCTCCAAGATTACAGTAAAGGGTATTCGCTTTAGCTTCGAGAAAAAGGATCACGACGATTACAGCGGCGGTGTGTACCAGTATTATTTCGGAGCCAAGAATATTACAGCCAGCAAGAAGGATTATGTGAGCGAGGGTATCCTCTACACGACACCGATCGTATTCGATACGCCCAACATTAATCAGGTGTCCATCAAGGCCGGCCATGAGATCCCGCATGGTACGGAGGTCGATTACGAAGTAGCCTCCTATGACGAGAGCAAGGATCTGGACACGCTGCTCTGGTTTCCGATCAGCTCGCTGGATGAGACCACGCCGAAGTATGCCAAGGTCGTGGAGTTCTCGGCTCGGCCGACCAAGTTCGTGGAGATGGCCAAAGCGGAGCCGACGCTCGAGATCAAGAACGGTATGCAGGTGTTCCGCCTGATCAAAGACGATGGCGACGGCACGTTGCCGCATGACTTCGAGGAGATGCGCAACCAAGTGCTGATGCGAGGAATCAATCAGTGGCGCCGGGAGAGGACGTATGTGAAGTTTGACGGCACGATGCCGTTGAATGGTTCGTGGAAGGATCAGTACGATAACCGGCCAGAGGCGGTGCGGATCGATTACTTGGCGATCAGCAATACACTAAGTCTCAAGCGGGACGGCGGCGGCAGCACGGACAACTTTTATCGGTTCACGACGTGTATTCAAAGCGACGAGACACGAGTCGTGCCGATGTCATTGGCCATTCTAAAGAGCCAGGAGAATGGACCGAAGAAGCGGATGGGTGCCTTCGCCGTATACGTCAATCAGAAACGGCTTGTCGCCTCCAACGAGGAAGTCACAATTACCCTAGAACCAGGCTGGAACGAGATCCAGGTGCTGTATCATTTCGGCAACATGCAGATGCGCCAGGATTTTATCGAGACAGAGCTGCCGAATGAAACCTACCTCGGCAAGTTCAACCTTGCACTGGAGAAGAGGGTGCGAGCTGATAAAGAGCCGCTCAAGCTCGTGGATGCTCACACGCTGTATTACAACATCTCTCCGAACAGCCGGGACTGTTTCGCCATCTACGAGCAGCAGGTCGTGTTAAATTATTTGCCCAAGAGCTGCATCTTCCAGCTTTCTTATGAAGTCGAAGACAGCGAGGCACAGAACAATCAAGTGGTGCTGCGAGCGATGTTGAAGCGGGAGGAGAACGTCCCGCATATCTCTCCGAAAATAAATCTGATCGAAGTCAGAGCGAGGTGATCGGAATGGAATGGAAAACAATCGAACCGGCGGATCGGCCGCTCAAGATGCCCAACATGATGAAGCGCAATGCCCGGCACCGAGGGCAGCGGGAATCCGAGAAGTTCCTATCCGACCATCAAGAAGAAATCTATGATATCAGACAAAACTTTAAGGACATTGATTCTGTGACAAATCAGCAGCAAGATAGCATATTTGCATGGATTCACGGGGAATCGCAAGAACCGGTGGAAAATATTACGTATTCGGGAGAGAAAACATTCACCGCAACAGCCAGCCAACTTTCGTACCTGCTGGTGCCCGGTGCGGCGGCGGGTCAATTTGAATCCCTCATGGTAGAATTGAATGGGGCCCTGCTAGGCTCTAATCAATATTCAATCGACAATGGGTACTTGATGTTCATGAGTAATGCGTTACAGGATGGGCTCTTGGATGTTAAATATACCGTCACGGTTCCTATCAAGAACCAGCGCATGGTCGGCGTGAGCGAGATCCATGACCGGATTCAGCGTCTGAGCGATCGGATGGGGGAAGTGGAACGGAGGTACAGTCAATATGAGAATGCCTACAAGTAAAGGCGGCGGGGCCCAGTTCAGGGGTCCCACGTCCTCTCACGATTACAATACAAACGAAGATGACAAGTACCTGGAAATGGTGGAGCTCTATCGGCAAAGCAATGAGAATCTAGCGCAGCTGACAGAGGTCCACCAGATCGTGCTTGCGGAACATGCGGCGCAGCAGCAGTACATCAGCCTCCTGGAATCAAAGATGGCCAGCATGGAAGAGCAGCTGACCGGCATTGAGGCAGTAACGCCGTATGAGCCCATCTTCAGTAAATCCACCTTCGCCTTGAATATGAAAGCCAAGTATCCGGCGGCTGCGCAGGAGCTTGCGGACACAGCGCTTCGATGCGACGTGGACCCGGCGTACCGGCTGGTCACGCTGCCGATTATCCACCAGATTCCAAAGACACATCTGGTCAATGATAAATCGGGCGAAATCATCGTTCCTTCCGAGCTGAAGGTGAAGGTGGGCCGAACGAACACCGGTGGTACGGTATCCGATAATGACGTGATAAACGCCTTTAATGGCGACAATGAAAGTTTCTGGCAGCGCAAGGTCAGCTATGACTTCTCGGCGGCGCCGGACCAAGAAGACGCTGTTCTGGAGATAGAGCTGCCGAGCCATCTCGTCAATAACCTGAACATCAATACGATTACGATTCATCCGCATCCGGAGCGTGGCATCCAGATCCAAAACATAGAAATGCATTACGCCAATGCGTGGCAGCAGATCAAAGGATTCACACAGGATGAGATATCATCGATCGACACGTATGAATTTGCACCTCGGAAGAAATGGTACTTTCCAAGTGTCCCGGTGCAGAAGATCCGCATCACACTGGTTCAGAAGAACCCAATTGATCTGAATGGCAAGAAGGTATTCGTTCTTGGCGCTCAAGAAATAAGTGTCCTTTTGACAATGTTCGAACCAGGCGGAGGCTTCATTCTATCTCCTTTCAGCATGGACGGTATTTACAACATAGAATCCATCGATCACGTCTTTCTCAATCGCTCTGCCTTCAGCTACGACACTAAGCTGGACCATCTCTTGGATGGAGCGATTTACGAGTACGAGGTGTTGAAAGAAGAGATGGATGGGACTCTGGTGCCGCTGCAAAGCTACGAGTGGACTGGCCAATATGCCAGGACACTTTGGGTGAAAACCAAGCTGTATCCAGATCCCAACAACGGTGTAAATCCATGTCTCCATGCTGTAAGACTAAATTATTCGAGATAGAAAGGAGGTTGGGAATGATGCAAAGGTTCTTGTCGAACAAAACATTCGATTTTGAGAATTTCATTACCCCTGTGAAGATCTTTATTGGTGTCGCTGGTGCTGCGATCGGATCGTTCGCAGAAACCATTTATGGGACAGGGGAGGATAGGATGTCGCTAATCGGTATTTATGCATTTTTCATCTTCATGGATTGGATTAGCGGCATCGCAGCTTCCAGGAAGGATGGGACCTATGCATCTGAATATGGTATCAACGGAATCCTTCGAACAATTTTCATTCTCTGTTTTCCGGCCGCCGCCAACATGCTAGATTTCGTCTTTCATACACCAGGCGTTTTCTTCTACGGCGTAACATCGGGCCTGATCTTTCATACCTGGAACAGCTTAACAGCGAACTCGGTCCGGGCAGGATGGGAAAAGTGGATTCCAAAAGCCATCATCAATTCGGTTCAGTCGGAAATCAAAGCCAAGCAAACCAGATCCAAAACGTCTCGGAATCGCCGGACTGCGGATCCAAATGAAGAGGAGAGTGTCTAATATGATTAAAGCTGCTGTGCAATACCTCACGATTACGCCGGCTATTCTGATCATGGTCGCTGAGCTCGTAAAGACCTTTGAAGTTGAAGGTAACGGCGAGCAGAAGAAAGAAGCCGTTCTCGAAGCTGTCGATATGACCTATGATGAACTCGGCAAAGTTGTCGAGCTGAAAATCTCCAAAGACTTCGTTCATTCCGTTGCAGAACGTTCGATCGGCGTCGTGGTTAATTTCTATAATCTCGTCGGCATCTTCACAAAGAAGAAGCAAACGTAAGAAAAACAGAGTAAAACGCAGGATACGCAACATATCCTGCGTTTTTTTGCGTCTAGGCATTGATTACTGTTGAAGGTGGTGTTATTATTATTGTGTAACGCATTACAATAATGATCATTGCAACACCCTCATATGCGGGCTATAATAAAATGGCGAATTGAAACAGGAGGCGATTGATTCATGCGACCGACGATCGAGAAGTATTTGCCGGATTTTGAGCAGATCAAGAAGATCAAAGAAACATTGAAAAAGTGTAAGGACGAGTGGCTGGAGAAGGACCCTAAGGGTAAACCGGTCCTCGGCCACAATACTATGCGCCAGATCATTGACCACGCCGTGGAAGGCGTTTCTTATTGGGACTTCGGTATCGAGCGGGAGTGGCGAGAAGAAGTTTACAAACATGATAAAGTTTCAAACAGCTATCAGTTCGACGGCTACGTGTATCACGTAAAAGGCTGGCTCTACATAGCGGGCGTTGGGCAGCGGGAACAATACGGCTGTAAGATCGCTATTGGTGGGAAGGACAACCAGAACTCCGCATACAAGGCGGCCGCATCTGATGCCTTCAAAAAGGCTGCTTCGCTCTTCAGTGTCGGTGAAGAAATCTACTCCAAGATTAAAGTCGAGATGGATGACGAGCAGCAGTACCAGCAAATGATGGGCGATCCAAACTACCAATTCCAACAGGCGCCACAATATCAGCAGCAGCCCGCTCCGTATCCGAATGGCCAACAGCAGCAGTGGTCTCCGGCAACGGATCCGACATGGACGCCGCAACCTCAGTGGCAGGCACAGCCGCAGGCTTATGATATGAACCCAGGATATCAGCAGCCACAACAACAGCAAGCATTCGGCAATGTGTACCAGTATCCAACTGGTCAGCAATTGCCAGTGCAACAGCAGCAAGGCGGATGGCCGCAGGATGTGAACCAGGAGGCTAATGGGAACTTCGATGCGACCAATCCGAACAGCTATCCATTCAACCCACATAACGAGGGTACACCGGAAGCTGCAGAGTGGGATCGAGTGAACATGCCTAATCAGCAGCAGCCGGTAAATGGCCAGCCGCAAGAACAAGCATTCATGGCACAGCCACAAGGCGCAGCGCAGCCACAGGGACAAGCACAGCCGCAGGGATACGCCGCACAGCCTCAAAGCTACGGGGCGCCCGTACAAGCTCAGCAACCCATGACGCCCGCATCGGCGCAGGAGCAGCAGGCAACGCAGCCGAGCGCTGTTCCGATTGAGTGGAATCAAAGCGAATTGATGCGCATGCATGAGCACCGTGGCCGCCTCAACATCCAGTCGGAAGAGCAGATGAATTCGTATATTCGGGATTACCTGAAAAATTCCGAAGCTTCGATGAAAGACATCACCCCTGAAAATCTCAAAGGGCTGAATGATTATCTGATGAACATCGCCGTGTAAAGGGGGATGAGCTCATGAATCAACGATGGGACATGGAAATCGAAGGGGTCCGCAAGGCGGCCCCCGACGGTACCAACCTCGCACTGGCAGAATGGTTTGTCAGAGAGGTTAATCAATCTGCAGCCAACATTGAAAATAAAGTGGCCAAGTCCATAAAAACAATCGAACGATTGATCAGCGGTGGCTGGGCGCTCGAAGATATCCAAGAAGAAATCATGAAGTTTGCCAAGGAGTATCCATCCATGGTGACGAGGATTTATCACTTGGAAGAGATCTTCGTGAACAAGCAGCCTCCCGACAACATCATGCAACCTGACGTGTTCTATTATCACAACATCCTGCGGGAGGTGCCGCCGCCAGTTCGGATGCGCATGGACCCGGAAACCGGTCAAATGATCCGTCATTCGGAGCCGTTCTTCCTCGAAATGAAGAGGCGCTTTACGATGAAGGAGCTTATGGACTACTGGTATACGAGCTGCCAAATCACGCCGCATGATCATATGAAGCGGCAAGACGAGGGCAAGTTCAAACATTTTCTTGGCATTTACGGGCTCGACGAGATCCTGTTTGCCATTGATGTCTCCAAGTCCAGCCGGGCCGAAATGAATTTGTCGCCGCTGCGCAATGCGTTTGACTTGGAGCGGTACATGGACAAGGCGCTGGAGTTTATTCGTGAAAAAGAGAACACCCATAAGCAGGTAGGGATCAATAGAGTGATTCGAAGAAAGGATCAAGCATGAACGAACAGCCAGCCATATTCGTGGAGTGTGGAGCGGATCTGCCTTGGGTCAAAGACAGCAAGTTTACGTTCACTCGGAAGCACTACATGACACCTCAGCAAGTGGACGAGTTCCGGCAGAAGTACAACAATGCCGGCGTGTACATGACCATGATGCAATACATCAACCCAGTATGGTACCAAAATGATAAGAAGAAGTGGCTGATCAATGCTGGAGAGTCGCTGAAATACGGAGACTTCTACCTTGATTTCGATTACCCGCTTCAAACTGACGACGACTTCGACAAGATCAAATTCGACGTAAGCGTGGCGATGCGGTATCTGAAGCTGATCCTGGCCGTCGAGCCTGACCAAGTCAATCTCTACTTTTCCGGTCAGAAGGGGATCCATTTAACCGTGGATGCCGCCGTGCTCGGCCTGCAGCCGCACTACTCGCTGAACATGATTTACAAAGAGATCTTTAACGATATAAAAAAATACTGCCTGCATGACACGATGGACCCGAAGATGTATGACGATAAACGGATGTTCCGTATGGTCAACAGCTTCAACATCAAGGGCCAGCGTTACAAGATCCCGGTCACGTACCAGGAGCTTACGAACATGTCATTGCAGGATATTCGAAATTTGGCCATGTCGCCAAGGCAGCTCCGTAAGCCGCCGCCGATGCTCTCGCAGCGGGCAAAGCTCGCACTGGAGAAATACATCAAGACATGGACAGATCGAGCCAACAGCCGCAAAGAGTTCAGTGGCCGGATGCGCAAGCTCGAGGAGCTGCCGATCTGCATTACTACAATGCTGGACAAAACATTCCGGGAAACTATTGACGGCCGCAACAACGCATGCGCAGCACTTGCCAGCTTCTTCATGCAACAAGGGATGGAGAGGGAGGAGGCGCTTGCTCGCCTAGTTCTATGGGGTGAGGAAAACTGCGTTCCGTCGCTGCCGTCACGGGAGGTAGAAACAACCGTGCATTCGGTCTTTAACGGCCAGTATCGCTATGGGTGCGAGACATTCAAAGCAGCCAGCGGCGTGTGCGATAAAGTGAATTGCCCATTATTTAGAGGGAAGGCCATCGGATAACGAGGCCCTTTCCTGTGTGGATCACGTACCATCACGTATCCAGACAGGAGTGGGCGTCGCATACCCGCTCCGCCTCCTGTGAACATATAGAGGGGAGTTCGCCAGCTCCCCTTGCGCATAGGGTCGCTTCCTCGTTACATATCTACATCAGAATTCATACGTGACTTCTGAAATAGGGCGAGGTATGGAAGCAGCTATGCGCAAGGGGTGAAGACGACCCCGCCGGAGGAGACAGTCAGAATGAGCAATTTCGAGGATTTAATGCGGCAGATGAATGAACAGATGCGGACGGACAGCAGCGTTTTCGTGCAGGATCCAAACAATCCGCAGCGCCTCATGATTACCGATGAACGAGCGCTATTCGGCCGGGACCTCAATATCATTGAGCGGCAAATGGTGGCGAACATCCTAAGCATGGACAACTATGCATGGAGCAGGGGATCTCGAGGAGGCTTGGCTACAGGCTTCGATCTCTTCGATGAATTGATTGAGGGCGGAGCTCAGCCGGGGCTTATCCTCTTTGCTGCAGCACCAAACGTGGGTAAATCTGCCCTCATGCTTCAGATTTGCAAACAGATGGCCGAGCGGAATGACCGGGTTTATGTCTCGTATCATTCCCTTGATGACAGCAACAACGAGCTGATGCCACGTTATATTGCCTGTGATCAGCGGATTACAATCGCCCAAGCCAAGATGCCGGAACGCTTTTCTGAACAAAAAGACATCCTGGAAAAGCGCAACGAAGGGCTCAAGAATTTGTTTCGCCGCACGGATAGGTTCGGCATGTTCGATTCGAATCACACTACTTCTCTTGAAGGTATGGAGCAGCATATTAAGGACATCATCATGACGCTGCCCGAGGGAACACGGATCGTTATCGCCATCGACTCGTTCAACGATATTACTGTCGAGAGCGAGAAGTTTAACAACAGCGACGCCAAAAACACCTACGTGGCCAAGGCGCTCAAGAAATGGACCGTCACCTACAACGCAGTTGTCATGTGTACTGCCCATCTTCGTAAGACCGGCAACAAGCGGCCGACCGTCGAGGATTTGAAGGATACCATCGAGCTTCAATACGAGGCCAACCTGATCTGCCTGCTCTACAGCGATGTAGGCGTGAAGGAAGAGAATGCAGCAGTCTATTGGATTAACGAAGATGAGGAACGCAAGATGCCCGTTATTGAAATGCGTATCGGCAAGAACAAGTTTGGTAGTTTCAAGGGAACCCGGTTCTATGAGTTCACGCCGGACTGGTCGTATGCGGTTGAGGCGCCAATCGAGGATTGCCGACGATACGCATCCCTGATTAATCAAGCATAGGGATATTAACTCCGCAGGGAGTTCATATATCAAATTCTTCTTCACTGGAGGCGAAGAGCATGGAACAATTTAAAAATGTGGATCTGTTTGGCGAACCAGCATCCATCCAGCCGATTAGAGACTTGAAAACAATCGGTGATCGGGTAATGAGCCTGCTTCATGAGCACGAGGCTGCTCGGAACAGCGACAACGTACTGATCTATCTGTACTGGCGCACTTATGACAGCTGCGTGAGTCTGGAAGATATGGTGTATGCCACGCCGCCGGAGGACATCCGCCGCTGCCGTCAGAAGATCAACCAGAACGGGCTGTATCATCCGACCGATGCAGAAGTAGCCCGCAAGCGCCGGCGCCGGCAGAGCCAATATCATCAACATTCGCTCAACATTTAAGGAGGGATTCAAGTGGAGTTCGTAATACAAGAAAGCAGCACACCTGAACAGCAGCAGAAGTATCTGCGCAATTTGATGGTCGGGGAGATTCAGACGAAGGTACGATTGGAAGATACCATTCAATCGTACAAGGCTGAAGTCGCCAAGAACACAGAAAACATCGTGGACCAGGCGCAGATCATCCGCAACTTGGAGACGGAGGTTGCGGGCTTTCCGGTCATCCCGCCCGATAAGCAAAAGCAACTTGAAACGGCCAAGTCACGGCTGGATCGGCATCTTGGGCTAAAGGTTGATTTTGAGAAGATCCTTTCTGATCTCGGGGGTCGTAACCAGCAAATGGTGGATGACATGCAAACGCATATGCGGCAGCTCTCGAATATTGAAATCGGTTTGGGCGGCTTTGTGGCGCACAGCTTTGGACTTCGCACCAACATCAAGTTCGACGAGGCCAGCAAGGCGCTGACATTTAAGCCACAGGGCAGCGTGGAAGTAGCGATCGCCACGGATCTGGCAAGCTGGAAAGACAGCTCCCAGATGACGATCACGAAGCGGGAGGAGAACTAATCGATGCTATTCTCATATTATTTCGACACGGAAAAGACGCACCGGCTTGAATGCCTGTTCGAAGTTCTCAGCTACAACGTCAAGAACAATACCAAGATCGAGCTGATCTTCAACATGAAGATCTCCGAGATTATGAATAACGCCGTGAAGAAGTCCGAATTTAAGCTTGGCACCTTCAACTTCGATGCGCCAGTAGAAGGCGATACGAAGCATGACATCGACTTTCTCCGCACCCGGTTTGCGCCGCACCAGAAATGGGTCTTCGAGGCGAAGAACAACAAGAACACAGCAGAGAGCATGGTGATCGGACTGATCTCGAGTACGGCCAACATCAATCCGCTTGGCCTGGATATCACCCAAATCAGCCCGATTTATGATGCCGGGCTCAAGGGGAATAACCTGGCCCGCCTGGAGCAATCGTATGTCCCTCCGGTCGTGCAGCAAACGCTTTTGGCAGCGACGTTCGATACGTTCGAGTATCCGCCAGGCTTTGAAAGCAGCACGGCCATCTATGAGCCGGCCAAGAAGTATTACGATCTGCAGGACTTCAAGCAGACGCTTCCGGAGCCGATTCCGGATCATAGCCGTTTCGTCATTGACGTATACTTAGCGCCGAAGTCCGTGAGCGACATGACCGAGACGCTGTTCATGCTTCATGCCAGTGGCGTCGGCACCGTCTATGTCACCCAAAACTACATCATTTTCTCGGTGAATGGCAAAGACAGCTCAAAGCAGTACAACCTGCCGATTGATCTGACCAAGCTGCACGACGGCACCTTCTTCTTGTCTCCTTCACGTTTGGTGGTAGAAGGTGACGGCAATGGGACGCTGAAGGTTCGTTACAATGAAACCGAGCTGACGACCACCTACGATCCATCGTTCTCGGTACAAACCTTGACCTTTGAAGGGGCCAACACTTCCAGTGGTGCTGTTGAAACCTTAATCGACAACTTTAACGTAACGTATTACAAATAAGAAAGAGGAGTGAATTGATCATGTTAATCGGACCATCCAAAACCCTCGCTGAGATCGAGGAGCAAATGAGCAACAAAATCTCCATGAACAAGATGGAGATGAAGAGCCTATCCACGCAGCTCGGCAAGCTGAACCAGGAATACAATTCGCTGCCAAAGATCAAAGGTGAGCCACCGACAGGCCGCATGGTTGAGGTCGTCAACGAGATCCGGGAGAAGACGGCCAAGATGGACGAGCTCGATTCTGAAAACAAAAAGCTGGAGATAAAACTGGAGGAAGCGGAGAAAGATCCGAACAAAGATCGCAAGCTCACGCTGACGCTTAAAGATCTGATCGACCTTGGCTTTGATAACGATATTGCGTAAGGAGAATGCAACATGGCCTTTGACGAGACTCGCTTTTATGAAAAGGGACTGACCCGCAGCAAGCGTCAGGACCTGGTGGAAGAATACAAAGAGGAAGAACAGCGCAAGAGCCTGAAGATCAATCCAGGAAAGAGAGTAAACTTGAGTACCGGGGATCCGCTCAATATGCCGAGGCATAAAGTGCATGGCGTCTGCTCGGCCTTCCAGGAATGCCCTATCTGCTACAAGTGCCGCTCGTATGACTCTTCGCATATGGCATGCCGATCGTGCGTCCTGACGCAAGAGGGCAGCCTCTGTAAGCGGGAACTGCATACCGAGCAGGCTCTGAATATGATGATCCGCCGGGAGCGAATCGATCTGGACGCCGGTAGGTTCGAGGTCCACTACAAGCATGTGGAAGAGAACAAGGGCTTTATCGAGAAGATCAAACTGCCGGACGGCACAATGATCCGATACGACGAGGCGGCCGACAAGATCGATTTCGAACCTATGCGCCCGTTTATTGGAAATCAGTTTGATTACTTCATTGACGGAGTAGGACAGGGCAAGCGGAAACTGACGGACATCAAACCAACCAAGTCTGGTGTTAATGCCATCTGGATGGATGGGCCCGAGGAGCCGATGTGATCATGGCAAAGAACAAGAGCTTTGGTCAAATGAGCTTCACGCAGATCGCCATGCAGCAAACATTACAAGCCGTGGATGCGCCGGTGTACTGCCGGCTCTGCGGCCGTAATGTAAAGGAGCCAAGCAGCAAGTCCCCGCCGGGAAACAACGGGGCTTGGATGAGGTACTTAGATTTGGAGATTGCGAACAAATGCCATGTTAGCTGCTATCAAGAAGAAGTCAACAAACAAAGGGGACAATAAAGCTATGATACAAGTCAATGAAGCGCATTTAATCTTTCGACCGGAGCTGGAGCTAATCATCTCTGCAGATATCAAGGTGCTTGCTGAGAACGTGATTGGTAATGCGCAGCCATCCTTTTACCAGGACGAGCAACTCGTAAACTATACCAAAAAAGTATTCAAGATCGTGAACATGCTGCTCGCCAAGGAAGGAACCGGCGGCCCGTTCCGAGACATGATCTTGTGCGCCATCCTGTTCCAGGATATTGCGCTCAACTCGCTGCCGGAAGACATGAAATACCTGCACCCGATTACCGCTGCCACCGTGGTACGCCAATTCGGCGACGGCCTGAACTCGCAGATGGTCGATGCGCTTGTGCAAATGATTGAAGGCCATGAAGGTCCAAAGTCGCCGTCCAAGTCGCTGGAGCCGAAGATGGGCCAGCCTGGATTCATCGTCGGTCTTGCCAATCAACTTGTGCGCTTCGACTTTATCGAAGTGGCTCTGTGAGGTGATGACGGTGAAGCCAATCTTAATGGGGGCAGAAAATCCGGAAGGATTGAAGCTCGAGGATGTGCTGGACCAGCTCTGCAATGAAGTGGCTCATAAGATCAACAAGATCATCAATGATCCGTCACCTCAAGCCAAGCTCGTCGTCCGGAACAACCAGGCAATTATCGAGCACTTGGGGGCGGCCGCAGTTCTACAGAAATCCAGCTACGTCGTTCTTGATGCTATGAAGGCCAACGAAGGCCCGACCGGCCAACCAAGAATCGGCAACACGAACTCGTAGAGGACTCATAACCATAACCCCAACATCTTGAGTGTTGGGGTTTTTAATTTGTCAATAGCTTGAATATTCTTTCTTTCTATTCTAAAATGAAAGTTACCATTGTTTTAGTGTAACGCATTACACGGAGGGTGGTTTCGTGATGGTTGTCTTTAACAGTTTCACCGGAAAGGTGAGGCGGTTTGTCAATAAGCTCGGACTGCCGATAAGGGAAATCGAAGATGGATTAATCATCGACGAACCCTTTGTGGCAGTCACATATACATGTGGCTTTGGAGAAGCCCCGGAGGACATGCTGCGATTCCTTGATCGCAATCGCAGCATGCTGCGAGGCATTGCGGCTAGTGGGAGTCGGAACTGGCCGAAATTCGCACATGCAGCGGATGTCATTGCTGCCCGCTACCATGTGCCGGTTCTCCATCGATTTGAGCTTGCCGGTAGTCCAAGTGATGTAGAAAAATTTTTGGAGAGGGTGAGTGATCTTGAGTTACATCGAATCGAATAACATGATTCTGCAAAAGCACGAAGACGGCTTTTATCAACTGGAGCATGATCAAGATGCGATATGGAAGTTCCAGGCCGAAGTGAATTCGAAAATGAAGAAATTCAAAACGCCGGAGCAACGCTTCAAGTGGCTGGTCAGGCACAAATATTATTACAAGCAGCTGCTGAAGGAATACAGCATGGAGGATATCTTAGAGATCCACAACCTTGCTCGCTCTTTCAATTTCGGCTTCAAGAGCTTTATGGCGATCAGCAAGTTCTATCAGGACTATGCACTGATGACCAATAACAAGCAGCAATATCTTGAGACCTACGAGGATCATAACACGATCGTGGCGCTGTATTACGCAGCCGGCCGCATGGATCGTGCTCGCCGCTATATTGCGACGCTCATGAAGCAGCGTTACCAGCCGGCGACGCCTTCTTACATGAACGCTGGCCGTGCCCGCAGAGGCGAGCTGGTGTCTTGCTTCTTGCTGATCGCTGATGATTCGCTCAACAGTATCAACTACGTGCTCAACTGCTGCGGACAGCTTTCCAAGGTCGGCGGTGGAGTGTCCGTCAATCTCTCGAATCTCCGGGCCATGTCCGATCCGATCCAAGGCTACGAGGGCGCCGCAAAGGGCATCATGGTCGTCGCCAAGCTCATGGAGGATACTTTCTCCGCCTGGGATCAAATGGGGCAGCGTAACGGCAGCGGGGCGGGCTACGTGTCCATCTTCCACCTGGACGCTGACATGCTCTTGCATTCCAAGAAGCATAACGCCGATGAGAAGATTCGCCTGAAGAAACTTTCGACAGGACTTGTCGTGCCGCACATCTTCTTTGAGCTTGCTGAACGTGGCGAAGACTTCTATCAATTCAGCCCTTACGATATCAAGAAAGAGTACGGCATCCAAATGACCGACGTGGACTTCGACAAGATGTACTACGATTTGGTGGCCAATGAGAACATCCGGAAAAGCGAACCGAAGGACACGGTCGATTATCTGAACGAAATCGCCAAGCAGCAGGTCGAAACAGGCTACCCGTATCTCATGTATCAAACGAATGCGAATAAGTTCCACCCGCTTCGTAATCTCGGTAATGTCTCGTTCTCGAATCTCTGCACAGAGATCATGCAGCTGATCGAAGTGTCAGAGATCAATGACTGGGGCAAGAAGCATACGATCCGCAGAGACATTAACTGCGTCCTCGGCTCCTTGAATGCCTACAACGTCATGATTGACGAAGCGATCGAAGAGTCGGTTTACGACGGCATGGATATGTTGACCGACGTGGTACGCCTCTCGAACGTCAAGAACGCTCCTGGTGTAGCGAAAGCAAATCGTGAAATGCACAGCGTTGGTCTTGGACTTATGAACCTGCACGGCTATCTGGCCAGCCAGCTGATTGGTTATGAGAGCAACTATGCACTGGAATTCGTTACGGCCTTCTACAATGCCATGAACTATTACAGTTTGAAGCGCTCCATGGAGATCGCAATCGAACTTGGCGAGACATTCGAAGGGTTTGAGAAAAGTGACTACGCTGACGGCAGCTACTTCGATCATTACCTGACAACGGATTACCGCCCAACGACGGACCGTGTCAAAGCGCTGTTCGGATCGCAGCGACTGCCGGGACCAGAAGATTGGACATGGCTGAAGGGCGAAGTCATTAAGCACGGTATCTACCATAGCTACCGTCTTGCCGGGGCGCCGACCCAAAGTATTTCCTATATCCAAAACAGTACCCAAGGGTTTATGCCAATTACAGACCAGGTGGAGACACGGGCTTATGAAAAATCCAAAACATATTATCCAATGCCGCACCTGTCCAGGCAGAATCACTTCGCCTACAAGAGCGCATACAAGATGGACATGTTTAATCTGATCGATATTGTGGCCGCTGCACAGGTGCATGTGGACCAAGCGATCAGCTGCATCCTTTTCGTGGACTCTGATATTCCAACGAACGAGCTTGCAATGTATTACGTCTACGCTGCCAAGAAGGGGCTAAAGAGCCTGTACTACACACGGTCCCGTGAATTGGCTAAAGAGGAGTGTGAAGCTTGTGCCGTTTAACGATATTCAAATGATCGAACATGCCGTGAACTGGAACCGGAAGATCGATCATTTCACCGAGACGTTCTGGGAGCAAAACAACCGGCAGAATTGGATCGATACCGAGTTCGTCCCATCCGATGACATCAAGGTTTGGAAGAAGATGGACAAAGCGCTTCAAGAAGCTTACGCCTTTGCCCTGGCAGGTCTGACGTTCCTTGATACTATACAGGCGAATGTCGGCATGTCGCAGCTTGCCATCCACATCAAGGAGCTCAAACGAAAATCCGTCGCCGGATTCATGGCCATGATGGAGCACATGCATGCCAAGAGCTACAGTACGATTTTCACAACACTCATTACCGACGGCTCCTACATCGATTGGCTGCTGGAGGATTGGGTCAAGAACCACCCGCTTCTTCAGAAGAAAGCCCGGATTATCCAAAAGATCTATCTCCGCATCAAGACGGATGAAGATCTCTGGCTGGCCATGGTGGCATCGGTTTTCCTTGAAAGCTACTTGTTCTATTCCGGCTTCTTCCTGCCACTCTTTTTGGCCGGCGGCGGGATTGATGGCCAAGCGATGCTGACGAATTCGGCGGAGATTATTAACCTGATTTTGAGGGACGAAGCCGTCCACGGGAGCTTCATCGGATTGCTTGCGCAAGAATTGTTTGAAAGTTTCGATGAAGACGTACAGAGCCGCTTGAAGAAAACCATGTATGCGCTCCTTGAGGAGCTGCATGAGATTGAAATGGCTTATACCGAAGAGATCTATGGAGAGCTCGGCCTGGCGTATGAAGTTAAAGCGTATGTACGCTATAACGCAAACCGTGCCATGCAGAACCTTGGCTTCGACGACTATTTTCCGGAAGAACATATCAATGTCATTGTTATGAACGCAACGTCCAAGATCGCAGAGTTCATCACGCATGACTTCTTCAGCCAGAAGGGCGTATACAAGAAAGCCAACGTTCAGCCAATTACCAAAGCCGATTTCGATCGAGTCAACGAGCGCCTCAAGCTGCGCCGAATGTAGGAGGATATCTATGAGCGAATTAGTAGGAGCTTATCAAGACCGCACCGTGCTTAACGGACTGGACCTTACCTATGAGCAGGTTCGAGCCTTCCAGTTGGCTTTCAATCACCCGGCTATGGACAAGCCGACGATGCTGAGCGCCGATCGCACCGAGAAGCGGATGAGCTGGATCCAAGAAGAGGTCCAGGAGTTCAAGGAGTCCGATAATGTCGTTGATCAGGCTGACGCCATGATCGATGTCATCTACTTCGCAGTCGGCACCCTTGTTGAGATGGGCGTCCGACCGCAAGAGCTGATGGACATCGTGCAGCATGCCAACATGAGCAAGCTCTGGCCAGACGGCAAGCCGCATTACAAGGAAGACGGAAAAGTGAAAAAGCCAGACGGATGGGAAGATCCCTATCCGAAACTTCAAGCAGCCATCACTCGCCAGATGGGCTAAGGAGGAAATGCCAGTATGGAACTTGCACTCGCCTATTTTAAACGACATCACATGCCGCACCGAGGGACACCTTGGAAGCGGTATACATACTCAACAAATGGCACGCAATACACATTTACATCGACACCACGACCTGTGATAAAGAATCCCATTGAATTGGTGGCTGCCTATCTGCGCATGCAAGAAATCCGCAAACTGCCGCAGCTATTCGCATAGGAGGCGCCATGGATCTCGTAAATGCCTATAACGGTTTTGAGCCGGTCGTAATCATTGGAAGAGGCACGCTGACGGCCGATACACTTGAAGAAATGATTATGGGTATGGATACGTCAGGGAAAGTTATGCCGGCGAATGACTTTAGCGTCCAGGAATGGTCCTTTCCATACAATCCGTACTCCCAAGAATTTATTAGCCAATATCACCAGGCCGTGGTCAGGCCGAAGAAGAGAAAGAAGATTAAGAAGCGACGGAAGGTAGAGCTGGTGTCCGCTTACCTGGAACAGCTAGCCAAAGGCTATGAGAAAGAGCAGAAGCAATTACAAAAGAAGATCGATGATCACAATATGCGCCATTATAGAGAAATCGGATACTATATAACCTTCTGTAATTATAACTTTGCGCCAGAAGAGTTGACCCAACGCTTGGAGCAGGTAGTGTGTTATATGGCTTGCTTGGATACCTACCGTGATCCACGTAGCCGGTCGGAGCGGAGAAAAGACGAAGAGGATCCAAAGCCACCACGGATGCGTGACTTCTTTGAGAATCAGAGAGGGAAACGCAAATGGAGCTCGTAGAGGAGTATCTTGTTCAGCGCACATTTGATGAGCCGCAGTTCATCTTTGAAATATGCAGCTGTGCAGATCGTTTCGAGCCATCTGACTGGCAAGGGGAGTTCTGGCTGCAGAAAACGCCGAAGAATGGCAGCGTCACCGCCTATGTCAATGGCGTCATGCAAACTGATTATGAGGTTCTTGGTCACTGCATTCGATTTGCGTATCCGATTTCCGATCACGCCATAGTCGATATCCAATACAAGGCGTTTGTATGCAGGGAGGTGTCACCATGGAGTTAGCCAACCGCTATTTAGAAATCAATCCGCCTCGTCCTGGACATCCCTCAGAGGATCAGATCCAGCTAATCCGAGTGGCTTACAGCAAGGCGATGCTGGAGCTGCGCATGAAGACGAGGGTCGTTACGAGTGAATATATCGGCGAGGTGGAGGAGAAGGTAGAGGCCGTGATCCAAGAGATCGGATATGGCGGCTTCATCCACTTGGACTTCAAGTATGATCGATCCGGAAACATCGACATGGACGTGAAGTTCAGTGTAGACGAAGGAGGGCGAATGATCGCATGGAGTTAGTCGCTTCATACCTGAATCGATCCTATGACCGTTTGGCCAAGATCCTAAAGATCGCAAGCGATACAATCGAGATGGCCACAAGCCATTACAAACATAAGCCGAACACGAACCAGAATCGGCAACTCATGCAGGAGCAAATCAACTTTGCCCTGAAGAAATTGGAGCAGGATTATCTGCCAGCTAATCGATTCATCATGGTCGATATCCAAGAGTCAGCTCAGATCGGCACGATTGTTCTGTCCACATACTTCGCTGATCATCGAGGGAAACGGATCAGTGACGAGCAAATGATCGAAGAGATCTTGTCTATGGATTCGATGAAGAGGAAAGCAGAAAAGGCGAAGCAGCCTTACTTTAAAGGCTACCAGCCGAACTGGATGAAGGCACTCCGGGGGCCGGGGTGGTCGAAAAAAGAAGGGGGAGATATTCTTGGAGATTACGATCGACCAACTGTACGATTTTAAGTCGTGTGGGCTCAAGTTCAAGCTCACGCACGTTGACCGGGTACCCAACATGCAGATGTCAGAAAACGACGGGCTCAGGGAGGCGGTCCTGATGACGATCTCCTATTTTTACATGAAGCTCAAGGAAGACAAAATGCTTTCCATGGAGTCGATGAAGCAGAAATTTACCAGTCTCTGGTACGGAGGCAAGGTGCTGAACATCAAGTTCGACAGCAGCCAGTCGCAGCGGAAGCGGGAACTCGATGCATTTGGCATGCTGGCCAGCTTCCACCGGAAGCAGCGGTACGTGCCGGACGAAGTCGTGTCCGTCAACACAGAGTTCAGGATCCCTTTCGGACCAGACCTCTTCATCACCGGGAAGATTCCACTGATCCGGAATACGACACGAGGCATGGAGATCGTTAATTTCAAGACGTCTAACCACAAGCAAGACGAGTTCTGGAACCGCACCGACATGGCGCTTACACTGCAGGCGATCGGGTTCCACTCTATGTTCAATCGAGAAGCAGACAGCATGTGCCTGGAGTATCTGAAGCTCGGCACCAATGCCTATGTGGAGCGGCGTCGCAAAGACTATCAGCGCCTATACAAACAGGTCCGACTTTTTAAGGAGCACATGGAGAAGGGCTATTACTATCCACGAGAGTCGTATGCCTGCGATAAATGCCCAGCCAAAAACTATTGCATGGAGTGGTCGTAATGGAAGAGGTGAGCGGGTGGAGCTGGTAGCTGAGTATATTGAAATACGCAAAGGCGTATTTAAGGATTACGTGCGGTATGAGGATCGCCGGGCGATCGATGTGATGATACATGCGCATGCCGAATCCATCATCAAGACCTGCCGTGAGCGAGTTGAAAAAAAGTGGGAAAAGCGCCGCCACAATGGCGATTACGAGGAGTTCTGTAGCGAGGTCCGATACATGGCCAACAATGATGTCCACCTAATACGACTCAAGAAGGAATATGCCGGAGAAGACGGCAGCCAGCTTCAGCATTACGTCTCCAGGCTGCCGATACGGCCAATGGGCCGTGTCATGTACGAAGGGAATGACGCAGTAATTCTCAGAGTCTTCCTCAAGGGGGTATTGCCTCTTGTGCTGGGTGTTGCCGTCGGTTCCTTACTCATATACCTTATGAGGATGTAATGTGTTACAATAACCAAAGGGACAGGGTGAAAAACAAGGAGGGTCCAATGGATCAACTTTTCACTCAAGACGTAACCGTCGAGAACATTCTTCCCGCTTCAGCCGGGCAAGAACTGATCGACTGGGGCTTGAACGCAATCATGGCGCAGCAGGCTTGGAAGAAGACAAAAGGAGAAGGCGTCAAGGTCGCTATTCTGGATACCGGTGTGGACACGACGCATCCGGATCTGCAGGGCAATATCAAGGCGGCCATGGACTTTACCGGGTCGCCTTATGGCGTCGTAGACAAGAAAGGGCACGGCACCCACGTTGCCGGCATCATTGCGGGCGTTGATAACGGGATCGGCATGATCGGCGTGGCGCCGCATGCGGAGCTGTATATCGCCAAGGTGCTCGGAGACAACGGCAGCGGATCCTTTGAGGCGATCGTCAGGGGCATTGACTGGGCCATTGCTCAGGGCGTGGATTTGATCAACATGAGCCTGGGCAGCAGCGAGGAGCCGCCGGCGGCCATGCACGAGGCTGTCAAGCGGGCGCACGAAGCTGGAATCTTCCTGGTGGCTGCAACCGGCAATGAGAACCGCAGCGTTGGCTGGCCGGCCATGTACGACGAGGTAGTTGCCGTATCGGCGATGGACCTTACCTATGAGCGGGCCACCTTCTCCAATTATGGAATGAAGAATGAGGTTATGGCTCCGGGCGTGGAGATTTACAGCACGTATCCGACTGGCCAGTATGCTGAGCTGTCGGGGACCAGCATGGCAACACCGGTCATCGCCGGGGCAATTGCCTTATATCTTTCGCTGTTGAAGAAGCAGGGCATCGTGCGGCCGCCGGTTGAGCAGGTTCACCAGGCTGTGGTCAAAGCGGTTGTCGATTTAGGATCGAATGGGAAAGACGATCTTTACGGCGCTGGATTGATCAATCTTGTGAAATTGCTAGGAAAATAAAGATTTCACGAGCTAGAGGGAGAAATCCCTCTTTTTTTTCTGCCATAATGTGCTATAATGATTTTGTGTAATGCATTACACAGGGGGATGGTGATCGAATGAAACGGATGGTAAACATCGTTGAGGATCTCGGAAAAGGGATCATACAAGAAGGATTGGCACAGAAAGGAGATGCGAAAGATGTCGGTCGGAAAAAAGAAGAATTTCATGAAGGAAAGCCAGACCCACGAGATGGAGCAAAACAGTAAGCTTGTCAGCTTGAGCGAGCGGCAGGAGGGCGGAATCAAGACGATCGAGCTTACCCTCGAGCCGGACAAGTTCGACGAGCTTGGCAGTAAATGCCGCCTCTCGTATGAAGAATACTGCGACACGATCAACAAGCTGCTGGAAGAAGAGGAGAGCGACTGGCACGAGCTGCGCATGAAAGATATGGTCAACCTGACCCGTGACGCACTGATCGAAGCCACGATGCTTAAATTCGCCAAAGAAGAGTACCAGATCAATTCCGAGCAGTATGCTGCGAAAGACATGAATTACACCAAGCGCTATGCGCCGGGCGGCCAATTCATTGGCGAGGCTGTCGTGATCACCATGGCCCTGATTCCACAAATGAATATCACTGTGCGATAGGGGGATCGACATGGAGCCGTTAATGCTACCAATGATGATGTATGGCAAGTTCCGAGGCGTGAGAGTGAAGCGGGACGCCGAAGGCAATACCGTGAAGAAAATGCTCAAAGGCAAGGAGGCTTCCGTCAAGGAAAAAGTCTGGATCATTCATAAAGAAGAGAGTGGCGATGCGGGGGTATACCCGAGTGTCAATCATATCTACGTTCATACTGGCAAGGGCGGCCGCAGGCTCTCAAAGCCGGCTGAGGCGCTGAAAGAGAAGTGGGAGGCACTGGCCTCTATGTGGGCGCACGACACAGCCTGGCAGATGACTGAGAAGGAGAAGATCGTCGTCGAGATGATCGCTCACTTCCCTGACGAGAGCCGGGACCGGGACACGAATAACGTATTCAAGCTGCTGATGGACGCATTGAATAAAATCATCTACGATGACGACCACTTTGCGCTGCCGAGGGTCATGGACTTCAAAACGGTCGCTCCGGGCGAAAAGCCATTCTTCGAGCTTTACATTTACCGCAAGGCTGATGAGGACGAGATCCTGCAGCAGCGGCTATATGGCCAGGAGATGATGGTTGATGAGCGACGAGTTAATCAAAGCCTACCAGGCGTCGGGTAAATCCGATGACCTGGTAGCAGCTTATAAGTATTTCATACTGAAATATTACATGCTGTTTCGGAAGAAACATATTGATTTTGAAAACTATGACATCCGACAGTTCATGTCTTGCTATATTCGCAATCCGGAGCATGTGAAAAGCCTGCGGCGTGGGCCCAAGTATCAAAGTGCAGAAGCACGGGCCGCCGCCTACCGGATGCTTTCTTTGATCGTAAAAGTCTTTGAGGACTACGATTGGGCACGAATCCCGCTCGACTATAGGGACTCCGAGATAAAGGACTTCATACCGTATGACGACTTGTACAATGAGCTCGTCATGATCTTCCTTGGCTGCGCCAAAGATTATGTTGATCAAGGCGCAGGATTCCAGCGATACGTCTACAAAACTTTCCGGTACCGCCTCAAGCATCATATCGATGCCAAAATGTACGACGCCAGTGATTCCAGCTCTACATACTCTGACATGATGCAGGCTGGACAACGTGTACCGTTTGTTGATTCCCTTATGGATACAATTGAGAACCCGCTGCAGCTGGACCCCGATATTCAGGATGATTTGAACAATGAGAACTGGTTCAATGGCTATGGTAACGGGGATCTGTTCAAGGACCTGTCTTACATGCAGCGCCGGGTGCTCGTCAAATATTATGAATGTGGCTACAAGGACAAGGATATCGCACGGGATATCGGCTATAACCCGGTTTACATCGGAAAGGTGCGGCGGGATCTGGTGGAGCATTTCCGTGACATGAGAAAGCGAGGAGAAATAAAATGGCTAAGATGAATCGAGTTACACGTATTGGTGCGCTTGCCCGTAATGGCGAATTGTTCTTCACTCCCTGCAATGTAGATCAAGACGAGATCAAAATGCATGAATCCGGACTGGCGTTGCAGGTCAAAAACGTGCTCTATCCAGTGGCCATGTACCAGGCCATCGACCTGCACACGAACCAAACATTCGCAAACTTCAAGAAAGCCGCAAAAGAGCAAGATAATCTCATCGGAACTCCTTGATTCTCTTGATTTCTCTTGTTTTCACCAGTATAATAAATATGTAATGCATTACGTCAAGGGAATGATGGAATGGGCGTACTGGAGCCGATGATCAAGAGTTACTATCATGAGTCACAAAAAGACGGGAACCGGCCGATGAGAGGCAAGCTTCACCCAAGCACAATCGGCATGTGTGACCGGCGCATCGTTTTCGACATGATCATGGTGCCCAAAGAGGCCAATGATGCGCAGCTCATGCGGATCTTCGATAACGGCCACGGCATGCACCATCGTTACGAAAAGATGTTCGAGGATATGGGGATCTTGGTTCAAGCGGAAATGAGGATTGAGCTGGAGAATATCAGCGGCCACACGGATGCTTGGGTAAAAATACGCAGCTTCGCAAACCCTCACGGAGAGGATTACCTGGTCGAGCTGAAAAGTGCATTCAGCAAAAGCTTTGAGTGGATGGTCAAGAACAATTTACCAAAGAAGGAACACCGAGCACAGCTCACGTTCTACATGCACCTGACCGGGATCAAAAAAGGAATCATCTTCGTGGAAAACAAAGACACCCAAGAGGTCTGGGAATACGAGCTGGAGTACGATCCGGCGCTGGGTCAGCAACTCATGAACAAGGCTCATCGCTTGATAGAAATGGCGCAACAACGCAGGCTGCCGGCGATTGAAAAAGGATATACGCCGAGCAACTACAAGTGTGCGCAATGCCCTTACAATATCTACTGTCACGCCGGTGCAACGAGACAAGATGGAGCTGTGAGGTATCCAATCCCATTCAATATGGGAAGCGAAATCTACCAAGACGTGCTGCGAATTATCGCAGCCATCCAGCAGGGCGATCCGATTCCAGATGTACTTGAAGGTTCCACCAATGGTGACTTAGTTCGAGAAGTGACGAGAAAAAATGAGCTGGTTACTCAATACACACAAAGGTGGAATATGGAATGTTCGTAGACGTTGGATTTAATAATTTTGTAGAGGTCGAAAAAATCATCACGATCAGCCGCCCGGATTCTTCTCCGATCAAGCGCCTGATGAAAGAGGCGAAGGACTCCGGCCGCTTCATCGACCTTACGCAGGGAAAGAAAACCCGCTCCGTCATTGTCACGTCCAGCTTGAACCAAACTCTTTTGGTGGGTGCAGCTGTACAAGCTACGACGATCGTAACACGCATCAAGAAAATGAGAGATGAACATACGGCCCGGATTATTGCAGCACCTTTGATGGTGCCTGGACTTGAAGTAATCGGTGGAGGTTCGTCGGAAGAATAGGGGTTGGCTTTCATGTGTATACACGTTCATCTGCATGTGCATAGCGAACATTCTGCATTGGATGGCTTATCGCAAGTGCATGAACTGGTCGAACGAGCAAAAGAAATCGGAAGCCCTGCGCTGGCAATTACCGACCACGGTGTGTGTGGGGCCATTCCCGATTTTATATCTTCTTGCCTCAAACAAGGCATTAAACCGATCCCTGGTTGTGAAGCATACATGACCAAGGATCGTCTTCTTAAAGGGGAGTTTCTCAAAGAGAAGCGCACAGCACTCTTGGAGAAATATAATCTGAAGGACAAGCCCTTGAAGCAGTTCATTCGACATATCGAACGTAATCCGCAGGACTTCGAAACCGAAGCTCGCACGCTGCTGATGGATTGGATCATGAATGTCCAGGAGGACCTATTCACGATTCACCAGGGCAAGACGGCTGACGAGCAGAAGATCGCTGAGTTCCGTGAAGAAATCTATGATTATCTCTTGTATGACAACTATCATCTCGTCTTGATTGCCGTAAACAATCAAGGGCTGGAGGACCTGTATGAAATTGTTTCCGATGCTCATATCAATGGCTTTTATTCTGACCCTCGCACTGATCTTTCTTTCATTCGCAGCCATAATCTTGGGGCCAATATTATTGCTACTTCTGCTTGTTTGGGTAGTTGGCTTAGCCGTCTTGCTCTCGCAGGAAGGATGGATGAAGCTAAAGCGTTCATTCAGGAATGCAAAGAAACGTTTCACTCGTTCTACCTCGAAAAACAAGCAACAATGATCCCTGACCAGGTGCGGCTGAACGCCCTGCTGGATCAACTCGCTATTGAAACCAATACGCCGAAGATCCTCACGACTGATGTGCATTACGCACAAAAAGACGATTATGATATTCATGATATTCTTGTGGCTTCCTCGACCGGTAAATGCATCCACGATGAAGACCGGATGCGGTATGCGCATGAGTTCTGGATGAAGTCCGAAGAAGAGATCCGTGAGAATTGGAATGATGAAGAAGCGATCGCCAATACATACAAGATCGCTGAGCTCGTCAATGTCTCACTGCCTGACAAGCCGCTGCTGCCACGTTATCCGATCAATGGGGATGAGACAAGCGAGCAGCTTCTTGAGAAGATGGCCTGGAACGGCTTGTTCCAAAAGGCCATGAAGTACGCTGATGTTTCAGCTCAAATTGAACGATACTCCCAGCAGCTCAAATATGAGCTTGGGGTCATTAATAAACTCGGCTTTGCCGATTATCACCTAATCGTTGCCGACTTCATCCAGTGGGCGAAGAACAACGGATACCTCGTTGGACCAGGACGTGGCTCCGCCGCCGGTTCACTCGTCTGCTATTGCATTCAGATCACCACGCTGGATCCGATCAAGCACAATCTGATGTTCGAGCGTTTCCTCGATCCAGAACGGGCGGAATATCCGGACATCGACATTGACTTCTCTTATGCCGGCGCCCGTGCCGTGCAGATGTATCTTAAAGAAAAATATGGTATCGATCGTGTGGCGCAAATCGGTACGATCGGCACACTGGCAGCTCGCTCCGCTATTCGGAAAGTCGGTAAGACACTCGGCTTTGACTTGGATACACAAGATGGATTCGCCAAATCGATATCCGAACGTGCGCTGGTCACGTACAGCGATAAGCGGTCGATGCTCGAGCAGGCCTACAATGACGTCAATACGCCAATGGTTAAGGTTTATGCTGATCAGTACCCGGATTGGTGGAAGGCTGCCAGAAAACTCGAGGGGCACATCGATCATGTCGGAACACATGCCGGCGGCATCGTTCTGTCACCAGATAAGATTACGAAGCGTGTCCCATTGCGGCTTGATAAAGATGCACTTGAAACGACAATGTTCGATATGGAATGGATCGAAAAATTGCTGGTCAAATTCGATATCCTGAAAATTGATGCGCTCGATGTCATCAAGCTGACCATGGAATATGCCGGCATCTGGGGCGTAGTAGACATTGACGATATCGATCTCAATGATCCGAAGGTCTATCAAGATGTGTACCAGGCCCTGAACCTAGCTGGCATTTTCCAATGCGAAAGCGATCTGTATCAAGGGATTATCAAGGAGATGAGGCCATCCAGCTTTGATGACATCTCCGTCATCGTGGCGCTTGGCCGGCCAGGCCCTATGGACTTGATTCCGTCCTACATCAATCGCAAATTTGGCCGTGAACGCATTGTCTATCCAGTGCCGGAACTTGAAGAGATCCTGAAGGATACGTTCGGCATTTGGACGTACCAGGAGCAGATCATGAAGGCCTCGATTCGACTCGGAGGATTCACCCGTGGCCAGTCAAACATTCTGCGTAAAGGGATTTCAAAGAAGAAGCACGACATCATGAGCAAATGGATCGATCTTATGATCTACGGTAGCGAATGGTACAAGCAAGACCGTGCTAAGGTCGCAGAGATCGTTGCCAGTTATGCCAATAAAGACGACGTGCCATCCGAAATTATTATCAAGTACGATCCGGAATACATGAAGGTTCCGCACCTGGAAGGCGCCGTAAATCGTGGCTTCTCTGAGGAAGCGCTGCTGAAAATCAAAGCTGACTGGGTAAAGTTTGGCGACTACTGCTTTAACCTAGCGCACAGCGCCTGCTACGCCAAGCTATCGATTCAAACGGCGTGGCTGAAGACTTACTACCCTGTTGAGTTTATGGCCGCTCTAATGACCATTTCTGAGGGCAAGAAGAAGGAGAACATTCCTAAGAACGTCATCTACATGAAGGAATGCGAAGAGATGAAGATCAAGATCCTGCCGCCGGACATCAACCGCTCAAATGCCTCCTGGACACCGGAGCGTAAAGAGAACATTGATTTCGGTGACGACAGCATCGGTTACATCCGGTATGGTCTGGCCAGTATTGCCGGCATCAGCTCGGACACGGTGGAGGAGATCATTAGCAAGCGACCATATGAATCGGTTGAAGCGCTCGTGTTCCTCACAAACGGCGTGAAGGTCAACAAGACCAAGGTCGTTAACCTAATCAAGGTTGGCGCTTTCGATTCCATTAACAAGGGACGCAACCAGCTGCTGCGGACGTTCCTGCAGTCAAAGGGCGACAAGAAGTGGGAAGAAATCTCGGCGCAGACAAACAAGAAGCACATCCTCGATTACGAGCGGGAGCTCCTTGGCACATCAGTTACGATCAAGTCCAGATGGGATCAAATTCCGGAAGGTAAAACGGATGTCCATATGACCGGCGTTGTCTTCAAATACGACGTGCTGACCTCCAAAAAAGGGAACAAGTACGCTGAGATGTGGATTAACACAGCGGAGGATGTCCGCAAGGTTGTTGTGTTCTCAAAGATCATCAATAAGCATGGGGATGCGCTGCGGGAAAACATCAAAGTACAAGTGGTCGGCAAGAAACAGAAGGATGATTTGGTCTGCGACTCACTGACAATCATGACCAGGGACAACGAGAAGTGGGAGGTGGACATCGCCTAATGGAGATGATCGCCAACTATATTGATCTTGTGGCCAAGAACGCCATTGATAAACATGGCTTTACCCGTGCAACGATAACCATATCCGGCTTCGACATGGAGCTCGAGATGTGGGTGCGTGAACATAGCGACGATCGGAATAAGGGAGAAGCCTCTGTTGCTGCCGGTTTCACCAACGTCGAGCATGAAGATGAGTTTGTGCGACGCTGCCTGAATCAAAAGACACCTTTCGAGCTTTTCTTCAGAAAGGGCGGCTTCATATATCGATTTGAGAGCTGCGTGTTGAAACGCCTTATGCCATTGCAGCTGAGAATAAACATGGACAACGGGCCGCTTCCGTTTTCCTTACGTAAATTTTCGTTCAAAAAAATTGTCTTTAACTACAACACTCAAGATGGCAGAACCGGCCTTTCGATGAGACCCTGGAGGTAACATTCATGCAAAACGAGAACATGACCATTCGCCCAGCCCTTGCAGCCAACACCACTAGAATGGAGGAGCAGCTGCAGATCCATGTCTGGAAAGGTGGATGGGAGGGGGAGACCTCTGAGTACCTGTTCGCAGGCTTCCATAAGAAAGTAGAGGAAGTAAAGGACGGCCTTAATTACCTGAATGTGGCACCAGAGGACTCGGCAATCGATATGGTCATCGAAGATATCACGCATGCACAGAACTACCTGATGATGCTCGCCGACAATCTGATCCGCTCGAAGCGGGGGTGACGCACCATGGAGATGACGGAGAAGTACCTGGAAAGCACATTCGTCCGCTGCCGACTCTGGATCACGGACAAGAGCGATAACGTGCAGCAAATCAACGAGGAATTTTGTAAGCTCGTTAGCTTCAAGCGGGATCACAATTTCACTGGTACCAGGTTCAGAGCTATTGTCCGTGTCGAGGAGTGGGTCCACAAGCAAATGCACAGCGGCAAGACCGAGAATTGGAGCAAGCGATTGGCTGTCCTCCTCTTGGATAATGGACTTCAAAAGGAGCTACCATTCAGAATCCTTTCGATGACTTTTTTCTTGGACGGCGATGATATGCAGTACAGTTTCCTCGTCGATCCGCTTCCGGAGTAGCCATGGAGCTCGTTAAAGCATATTGCCGGCTTCATGGAGATCCAGTCGTCTGGCGGGTGCAGCGGCCCTATGGCCACTTGCCTGGTAAAATAACGAGCGTCGCTTTTGACCTTGAGATCCCAATCTCCGCTCGACTATTGTCCACGACATTCGGTGCCGGAGGCACGGAGCTGCAGGACGGATCCTATATGGCTGCATCCTATACGGGACAAGCAGAACTTGCGATCGCATTCCCCAATAACGAAGCCTGCAATCGGTTCTTTATGTACATGACCAGCACTCCTTGCGTAAATATCCACTTCGGCGATGAGCTTCTGCAGAAGGCATACCTTGTCAGCTATCAGGTTCGATTAAACGGGCCGGACGATCCGATGACCGTCGAGGGATCATTCATATTCGAGAGCATGAGACATCTCTCAAATAATGGATGAAAACAAGAGAAATACTGTGATATACTTTTCATAGTGTAATGCATTACACAAAAATAAAACAACGAGGTGAAGACATGTTAGCAATCACAGAAATGATGATTCCCGTTAACCCGTTCTCCAGACCAGGCATCAAGCTGAAGGCGAGAAAAGGACTGGTCATGCACTATACGGCTTCCAGAGGAGCCCCGGCCGTGAACATCGCCAAATACTTCGCAGGCTTGCAGTTCCAACACGAGAATGACAGCGATGATGACACCTATGCGAGTGCTCAATACAGCGTCGATCGGAAGTCTATCTATCGTGTCATTCCAGACTACGAGATGGCCTATCACTGCGGCTCGAAAACGTACACGGCCGAAGCGCTGAATCATCTGGGAAGCTATCCGAACAACAGTACGATCGGGATCGAGATGTGCATCGAAAAAGACGGCAGTATCCACGAGGAAACCTTCCAAAATGCTGCAGATCTGGCTGCTTACTTGATCACGACTTATGCGTTTCCGGAAAGCGAGATCTGGACACACAAAGGCGTTGTCGGCTGGAAAGACTGTCCGCTGCCATGGGTGCAGAAACCGAGTGAATACGAACGGTTCAAGAAAGAAGTCAATGCCCGTCTACATCCGGTAATTGCGCCGAGTGAATACCGCATCGATGTGAAATACAACGGAACGGCGCTGGCAGAGAAAGGTATCTCCCGAGGAACTGATTCGTACACACCGCTTCGTGCGATCGCTGAGCGCAGCCGGACTTCCGTAAACTGGGATCCGAAACTGAACAAAGGAATCTTGAACAGCAAGGTGATGGACAGCTCATTCGTTATCAATGGCGTAGGCTATGCCAAATCCACCGAGGTGGCTGCAGCTCTTGGATTGAACGTCAAATGGGGCGGCAAAGATTCCGCTGTCGGTTTCGATGAAATCGTCCACGAGTGCAATGTCGTCATTGGGGGCAAGACCGTCAAGGGGTTCATCCGGCAAGCCAATAGCAATTCGTATGTGGCCGTCCGTGATGCCGGCGATGCTGCAGGGGCAACGGTCGGTTGGGATCAAGAAACACTCTTGTCCAGCTTGAATGGCACTGCACTTCAAACGACCTTCGTCTACCAGGAAGTCGGGTACGCCCATACGAGAGAGGTTGCAGCAATTCTTGGCCTGAACATCAAATGGGATGGAGCCACAAACACGGTAAAGCTGACGAAGGAGTAAGGCTCAATGGCAATCAGCACAGGCGATGCAATGATTATCGTTCCACCAGGTGGAAAGAAGACCGGCCGGAAAGGGAAGTAGGGGTTCATTGAGGTGAATCTTCATGGACCAAAACAAGTTCAAGAAATACCAGGTCGAGCAACTCGTGGTCATTATTGACCCGCTTTCACCATGCGAGAACCGCCTTGGCATTATCAAGCAAGCCGACAATGCCAAGATGCGGTACATCGTTGAGTTCGATGACGGATACAAGGATGGCTTCTGGTATCACCAGATTAAAGCATACCGCACCAAAGAGGAGCTGGAGGCTTTGATCGATTTGTCTCTGGCCTTGGGCCAACCTGCCAAGTGGCTATTTCATGACTGGCTATTCGAATTGAAATGCCGATTTGGCAACGACGAGAAAGACAACGAGGTGTAGCGGGGGATGAAGAAATTCAACTGGATGTACCTAGCCAAGCGTTTCCGGATCCTGGCGATCATGGGCGCCTTCTATGTTCTGGCCGAGGTTTTGAAGTGGCCAACATTCGCATTTATGTTGGTGATCTTCTTTTTGTTCTCGGATCTATCGGATATGGAAGATGAGATTGAATCAATCAAAGGGGACAAGGATCAATGGAAAGACTTCTTAATCAATCGAAAGCGTTTCTGAGCGTGCTGCAGTCGCAAATGACGGACGAGGACAAGGCGAAGTCACGGAGTATGGCAGAGGAGATGTTCGAGGAGATCAGCAAAATCGTCAACAAGAACAATGCCAACTGGATGACGACGACCAATGCCAGTATTGCCGTCATGCTTACCGTGCTGGAGCTTGCAATGGAGCAAGTCGAGGAACGTAGAAAACAGGAGGATGAAGACAAATGAAGATGACCATCATTGCCCTGGAGGGCCTCGATAAATCCGGCAAGCACACGCAAACGGAGCTGCTGGTCGAACGCTTGAGAGCTGAAGGATACAAAGTCGAGCAAAGCGAGTTCCACCGGTACGATACGCCGACCGGACAATTGATCCAACGCTGGCTCTACACAAGATCCGGCAATATGCCCGAGGGCATGGAACCTTACGACGTGGATCAGAAAACGATTGAGCTAATTATGGCGGCCGACAAACAGGCGCAGCAGAAATGGTTCGAAGAGCTCGACGCCGCAGGAACCGATGTGTTGATTCTGGACCGCTACGTTGGCAGCCAGTACGCATATGGTTTGCCGGCTAACAAAGCAGCTGATCAGAATCTCAAATACGGCGAGATTCACTCCTGGCTTCAAAGCCTGCTGCGGTTTGTCCGGACTCCGGATCTAACGATCCTGATCGATCTGCCGCCGAAGGAAAGCATCAATCGCAAAGGGAAACACGGTGGAAACGATCGGTATGAATCCGATTTTAATCTGCTGACCGACGTGCGCAGCATGTACTACGACCATATCAACACCCTTGTTCGTGGATCCTCAGCCATGGTGATGGGACAGCTGCCGGCTGAAGAGATTCACAAAGACATTTACAAGGAAGCAAAGCGGGTATTGCCTCCAGTTTAATGGGGGCTATACATAGCAGGGGAGGAGACAGCTATGCGGAAAATCGTAGGAGTAGACCTGGACACCACGTTGAATAACCTGGAACAGGTGTGGCTCGCCAAATATAATGAGAAGTACAATGACAGTCTAACAGTGGCCGACATGGCCAACTGGGACGTCACGACCTACGTGAAGCCGGAATGCGGCAAGGACATGTACAAGTTCTTGTGGGAGCCTGGATTGTTCAGAGACCTGGGCATCAAACCGAGCGCAGCTTCCATCATGGCGTGGCTGAACGACCACTACGAAGTGTTCATCGTTACGTCAGCGCATCCGAACGTCGTGGCCGACAAGTGGGCGTGGGTGGAGAAACATCTACCGTTCATCGACAGCTACCACTTCGTCCCGCTCCATCCCAAGGATCTCTTCCGGATGGATTACTTGATCGACGACGGACCGCACAACATTGAAGGATTCAGGGGAAAAGGAATCCTGATGGACATGCCGTATAACCAGTACCTGAAGAACAGGCACATCCGCTGCCGCAACTGGCTGGACGTCTTTCAATATTTCAAAGCCGAACTCAACCGTGACGGCCGAGAAGCATATGGTTTTGTGGCCGCCTCCGAATAGGGGCGGTTTTTCATTTATCCGACACCGATCACATCAGCCAGCTTGAACCAGGAACTATTCATCCGGATCTGCTGCAGCTGCGGATCAAACTTTTCAACGACGCCTTCAATGGATACATCCTCAAATGGGTCGAACAGAATCAGCTTCACCGGTTCACGATTAAACCTCGATGTTCCGATCGCCTGCGTAATAATCTCCCATTCCTGGTCATCGAGAAGGGGCTTTGCCCGGCGGCGGCTTTCGAGCTGATGCTTAGCGAGTGCAGCGCCGAACTCCGGAACAATGAACTTGGACGACCACACACCATTGCCATCTAATTTGCTCATAACAATCACCTCACGGCCATTATACGAGAACATATGTTTGCAATGCAAGTTTAATCTAATTTGAACATTGTCTAAAGTCTTCAACGTATAAATGTTCACCCGTTATTACCTGCAGTTCTGTAACGTCTCTAAGTTCAGTATCAAAGAAGTCTCAGGACCTATATGGACAAGGGTGGTGGAGATGGTTTATACTGGATTCACGTTGAAGATTTTAGACAGTGAATAATTAAGATTTAGGAGGGTGATAGATTGCATGGCGGAAAAACAGAAGAGAGAAAGTAGAGGGTTCATGCTCAAGCAGCGGGCCTTCCTGAAACTGTATCTCATTACATTGATGGAAAAGAAAAAAGCATATGGACTACAGATCCTGGACACGCTGACCGAAACGTTCAAGCCTTTCGGATACCAGCCCACCCACTCGGCCATGTATGAGGCCTTGTATGATCTTGTAGAAGACGGCATTTTACATAGGCAAGAAATCGTACCGCCGCATGACCGGTTCAAAAAACTGGTGTACTATCAGTTCACCGACGATGGCGCCGATCGGGCAGAAATCTATAAGAAGCAGCTGAAAGAGGAAATCGATCGCTGCCAGGGATTACTGCAGCAAGCACTGAAGGATAATTTTGGATAAGAAAAAGAGCGGCGACCCAATAGAGAAGGGTGCCGCTCTTTCTATACAACAATACAAAGCCCTGAAGGGCAGTTACAGTTTGTTGGCGATCATGAATGCGACCTCACGGATGTTCTCCACACGGTCACGTTCTTCCTTTACTACCTGCAGCGCCTGTTCGACGAGCTTCTTAACCTCCGGATCTGAAGTGGCACGATCAATCCGGAAGAGGGCGGTTTCGATTCGAGACATGCTTACCTTTTCTAGTTCCTTCATTTCGTATGCTCCCATTCTGCGGTAATTCCTTGACTCTCGAGATCCGCAATTTTATCGTCACGCAATTTTTCGCTGCCATGGAACGATTCATCCTGATGGCCAGCTGCATTAATCCAGTATACTCTGAACATCGCATCACCTCCAGCATGGAATGCAAAACATATTTCGTACCGTAATATGTTATACGTTATATTTTTTATTTCTTGATAGATTGATATTTTCGATAGGCCAGAGCTGTCGCTTTTTGCAAAGCCGGCACTCCATGTTTCACCAATTGCCTTCCGGCCTCTGCTGCAGCCACACGCCCAAGCGTGACAAGGATTTTGCCCGCAGGATGCATCATTACAACCCCCAAACTATTCTCAAAACATACCAAAACTATTTGTAAAATTAACACGAATCGTTTACTATTAAGACAAAGAAAAAGGAACCTTCTCACTTTGGCCGGTGGTTTAGGTTCCCTTTGGGGGTATTGCTATGCGATTTGATGCTTTTAGTATAGTCGATACCCCTACTATTTGTAAAGTAGGAGGGAAAAGAGTTGCATGAAAATTTCAAAGGATTCAGCATTCCAAGTGGCTTTACGCAGACTCCCAACGAGTTCTACGATCTGATCATGCGGAACGAGCTGAGCCTCATAGAGATCAGGCTGCTATCATTTATGATGCGTTTCACGTTCGGATGGCGAAAGGATGGCTATTGCCTCCAATTTAGCCTCAACGATCTCGTGAAGTACCTGGGCTTCGATAAGAAGCAAGCATCAAATGCCATCAAGCAGTGTACGGAGAAGGGCTACATAGAGCAAAACAACCTTCACGGCCATAATTTCTATCGCCTCGTGATGGATGAGACTACTCAAGTCGAGTGGACATACGATTTTGATTGGAAAAAAGTCGTCAACTGGGGTGAAATTGACAACCCCAGTAGTAAAAAGGACAACAGGGGTAGTAAAAAAGACAACCCCGGTGGTCAAATTGACAACCCCGGTGGTGGAAAAGACAACCCTGGTGGTATAAACGACAACACGGGTAGTGAAAAAGCCACCAATGACGGGGTAAAATTGACAACAGAAGGTAGTCAAAATCACCCCGACGAGGTTGGCAAAAGCACTACACCTGAGAGCCCTTCAGCCCAGGCGGGACAAGGCTCCGACGATGCCCTAAATAAATCTATAAATATATTAGATTTTAAAGATAGTAGAAATAGATCTTTTGAAGAAGAAGATGAAGAGTCCATCTACTCTCAAATGGGTAAGGATTGTTTCATAGAAGAAGTCTCAAGCAAAATCAGACTTCCTCAAGCGTTCACCGACAAAGTGCTGAAAGAGATCGAGTGGGACAAGTACACCCCGGTTGCAGTGCAGCGGGCAGCGGTCAAATTCCGGCAGGGGTTCAAAACCGGAAAGATCGACAAGAACCCATTCGTCTGGTTCAAATCGACGCTCGATAATGAAGAGGTCCTTTACACAAATGAGTTCTACAATATGAGGTGATCCACGAATGGACGAGCGTGACAAGGAGCTCCGACGCAAACGGGATCTAGCAGAGGCCATCGGGGCCAGAAGGCAAGCAGCGGATATGCTCCTTCAGGCCTCGCAGCTGATCTCCAGAGCACACCGCAAATTAAGCTACAACAAGAGCGATGACATTCAATTGCGGCTGACGATGATAAAAATGGAACTGGACGAGAAGATCGAAATCCTTCAGGATCCAGAAAGCGATCCAAATTGAAAGGAAATTGCCCATGCTGCTCCAAGCGGAGAAACTGAAGTTTGTTCCTGAGCTGTTCCAAGAGCGGCCGGATTTAATGGAAGAGGTTCTCAAAATTGATGTATCTGAGGATCACGTTGGCACGAAGACGAACCCAGAAATGGCTCGCTTCTACACCAAGTGCGGATGCACGACCGGAGCCGGCTACTGGGTGGATACCGCTATCGACAGCAAAGAAATCGAGCTTTTCGTTTGTGGTAACTGCGGGACATGGAGCATGTCAGTCACCTATTAGGCGAACTCAAACGCCAGCTGACCCTTGATCACATTCTTCGCTCGTGTCTCGATAACAACGATTCGATGACTCACATCTTCCTCAATGCTTTGAAATACAGCGGCTGGCCGATTGGCATACTTCTCCTGCCAAAGCGCCAGCCGCTGTTCTCTTTCCTGAAGAAACATCGAATTGCCATCCTCAATCCGTTGCAGGTTGTCTCGCCAGAATTTGCCCACACTCATATTGAACGGCGGATTGCTCAAACACACGTCCATCGGAAACTCCCTCGATTGCGCTACAACGATCTTCCATTTCATCTCCTTGGGCAGTTCATCCCAAGGCATCATCATTTCCTCTTCATACTTATAGAGCTCCCGTTTCTTCAAATCCACTGGAGACAAGTACACATCGATGTGTTCGCTGCTCTCTTCAAAAATATTACGAGGTGCCGTAAACTCGCCCATTAAGGAATCGCCGCAGTAGATCCGGGTATCCGTGGTGAACTCGAAGTACCGGCACATGCGCATCTCTTTCTCGTCGAAGTGGATGCCTTTGATTGGATGAGGGGCGTAGAGAAGGGCGGGTTGATACAGGAACGCTTGTATGGAGGCCGTCTTGACCATGGCTGGATTAAGATCCGTACCGATCATGTTTAGGCTGCGTGAAGGTAACAGTTGCGCAGCTGCGCCCAAGCATGGTTCATAGAGCGTTTCATAGAGCTGCGGCTCAGCAATCATATTCATCATGATTGTGATGTTCAGAGGAGTCGGAAAATAATCGGCGACACCGCTGTATCCGTGTGTGGCCAGAAAATCAGAAAAGTAATCCGACGGATACATGAAGAACAAATCCAAATTGAATGACCGGTACAAATGGCCCCAAAGTGATTCGGGCATGGACGGTTTATCAAACCAGGAAATACCAAGCGCATAGCCGATCCAATCCAGTAATACATCGACACGCAGCCCGTACTGGTAGACGTGCTTCATGCAGTTTTCCAGCATCTTTGATACCTCATGTCTCCCAGACGGATACATGCTCATCGACACGTCCGGCCAGTCGATGTCTTCAGGCAGCCGGCCAAGTGCGTTCACTCGGAGCCACTCGTACCACCGGCCATTAATCAGCGTTTCGGTCATTAAGGCAATGCCACGCATCCAGCCGAACCGATGAGAGTCTTCAACCGACTTAGGCGGCTGAACAAAAATAGGGGACCGCATAATCTCAGCGGCCCTTGCATGCCTTCGGCACATCTCATCCAGACCGATTTTATCAATAAACTGATCGCTGAAGCTCACTGCCGGATCCGGCTTCTTTGCTTTCGTTTTCACTGGCATCGCTTTTCTTCCTCTCCAAATATGCAAGTGCAGCGTCAAGTCCACGTTTGTCGGCCGGTCGCTCCCACCACTGCATAAGGACCTCGCTGGTGTCCAGATCGTAGATTAGAACGATATGGTGATAGTGTCTGAGAATCAGCCACTGGTGATGAATAATAGGAGCCTGGCCGATCGCCGCTCGCCACTTTTGTTTAAGCGGGGATGCCTTCTGGAATGCTCGGTCCAGGCACGTCTGAATCTGCTTCATGATGATCCTCCTCAAGCTCTGCAGCCTCATCGTCGATATCGTCGTCTTCGTAAATCCGATATTCGTTTTCGTCTTCTACGTCGTCGTCCGGCTCGCTCATGATCGTGTCATACACATCGTCTTTGGTTCGGATGATCAAGCGACCTTCGTTCTCTGGTTTCCACCAGCTGCCACCAATATGTGCCAGTATTTCAGCCGTGTCCTTGATGTTGTCGGACTCAATTAGACACTGGCAATCGAAAACGGAAGGCATGAGGGTGATAAAGTTCTCCGAGCCGTCGCCGTACCTGGATGGATCCTGAAAGGCATGACTATCAAAAAACTGACGAGCTTCCCGGTGATCCTTCATTGGCTTCATAGCCTCGAAGATCGCTTCGATGATTGGCTTGTTTTTCTTATTGATGTGATTTATGCGCATGCCAAGAGCCTTGGGCTTTTCTTTGTAATGGCGGAAGCCAAGCTCAACAGCGAGACGGTCCATCTCTCTGGTAATTGCCTTGTCAATGCCAGGGCCGGATACGCCGATACTGATATTGGTTCGAATACTATAGAGCGTGTAGTAATCCCCGCCGGCAGCCAAACAGCGATCGGCAGCAGCACGGAACTTGGCTGCGATTTCCTCCGGATCTTGGAAGTCACGCAGCTCATCGTTCAGATGAAGCATGGGGGAGGAGCTCCCATTCCATCGGTGGCAATGTCCACGCTTCTCCAGCTCTGGGATACACATCCGGATTTTGCCGTTCAGCCCAGGGACGATGATGCTTTCACCGCCTGCCTGATAGATGCGGCCGAACTCCCGGTCTTTCATATGCACAGAGTGACTGTTGCCACTTGCTTTGAAATGCAGGATCAAACCCTGCAACGATTCCTGAATGACTTCTTCTGTTAGCTCAATGGTGTAATCGAAGTCGAACAGATCTGGCATTCGAAGCACCTCATTTCATTTATATAGCTGGTCCATAGAGTGCCGAGACACCGTATGGGGAGTCCGGATCCGGAGCATACCATCTGACCTGAGTTCCGGAGTTATGCCCTTCGGCGCCGCAATTCCAACAGTACATGTCGTATGTGACTGGAACCCAGCCGACACCTACATCCACACTTTCAGACTGGTCATCACATTTTTCGCCGCAAAGAGGGCACTCGTCGCCCTCTTTGTAATTACCGACCATATTGTGGATGATTAGATATTTGTAGACGAGATTCATTTCACTCTCCGAATGCCGGGCTGCTGCTCTTGCTGCTGCAGATCCTGTTCCAGCTCATGCCGTATATTAAGCACCGTAGAGAGCTTGCGCTTGAGACGCTCGATCTCATTGATGTGCCGGATGTTTTCTTCCGTAAGCCCGTGCGTCTTGGCTTGCTCCTCCCGCAGCCACTGCTCCAGAGTTGCAATTTCTTCCCGAAGCTTCTCGATCAGCTGGAGGTCCTCGGCATTGGATGTTTTCGCCTCAAGTTCTCCGGTCAAATGCTCGTTGTCAGCGATCAGCTTATCGTTCAACGCCTCAAGCGTTTGAACTGTCTGATTGAGTTGACCGAACATATTCCGGATAAAATCCTGTGCTGCGTCCAGGTCTGCATAGTTCTCGTTGGGAACCACGGAGATGACAGGATCGTGGACCTCATCGGCTGTGTCGTCCTCTGGAATGGTGAAGTCATCCATGCTAGACACATCTTCCAGCATGATCTGGATAGGGAGCATGTTAATTTTGGTCTTGCCGGTGCGAAGCAGACTAAGCTGCGACGCACACGCCTTGACCGATCGACCGAGCTCCCGGCCGATCATGTCGAAGCAAACGTCCGGCTTATAGCGGACAGAAAGCTTCTTATAATTGAGGAGAAGATAAAGTAGATCCTCGTCCAACCAAATCTGATTGGCATTTGTGGCTTGATAATTTTTGGTACCCAGGCGATGTTTTCCCATGGTGCTTATCTCCCTTCAAGTTCTTTAATCAATCGCTCCTCTTGCTTCAGGATGTCTTTGGCCATCTTCAGCATTCGCTTGCGGAGCTCCAAGTGGCGAGGATCTTTCAGGTCGTTTGAGTATCCAAAGGCGACCGTCATATTTTGGAAAGCCAGGTATAGGCGTGGATCGTCAGCATGATGTGCTCTTGCTACATCAATCGGGTTTGCGTAGTTGCCGATTCCAAAATTGGAAATCTCCTTATTTCGGGCACCGAACTTATCGATACCGTTCATACCAAGCTTAATTGACTCTACGAATTCGACAGGATGCTTCTCGATCTGATCAAAGGCGTCGTTTAGAATCGTAATGGTCGTCATGTATCCCATTTGGTTTACCTCCACTCAAAAGTTGGCAGTTCAGCATGATGCTTGGATCTTGCACGGTTTGTTTGCTCATTGCGTATCACGTCGGTGAAAAAGTATAATTACGAAAAAGGCAAAGGGGTGCGTTATGGTTACAAAAGAGAATTTGGAATCCTATTTTCACATGTGGAATGGAAAGCACAAGCGGCTGACCCGCCAGTTCGAAGCAGACCTTCCGCAGTTCGGATCCCAAAAAGAAGCAGCTGCCTTCTTTACGGAGCTGTTCGGCAACGAGCTCGAGCTCACGGACATTTACGATGTGGATGGCCAGGATTTGTGGAACTACCGGCTCGTCATTGATCGTCATACGTGGGAGGCAGGTCAGAAGGAACTCAATGAAAAAGGATACACGTCAGGCGCCGACTTCATGATGGCCACGCAGGAGATCCAGATCTTCGACGATGGCAGCCTTCACATTGTGTATTGATCTACTGAGCGCAGTAGGTAAGGTCTGCCGAGATGAGGGGGTCTTTGTCACCCCAACGCTTGAGGATATCCCGTTCATAAACATAATCGCCTTTCAAGGCTTCGTTCATGTCCAAGATAATCACGTCCTGGCCTGTCCATTTATCAAACTGCCAATCGAAATCCTCTGCGAATGCATATAGCTTCTGCTTTACCTTGCCGCCACGGATTGGCCGCTGCAGGAAGAAATCAGCTTGCGTGTTGAAACGTTTGCGCTGCGGGTTCTTACGCTCATCCCAGAACGCCTTGTAGTCCGCAGGGTAGAGGGATCCTTTTGGAAAGACATATGCAAATTCGTCCATAGTCTGACCGGTCTTTGTCTTGATATTGCGGAGCTTGACCAGCAACTCATACATTTCTTGGGCGGTGGCCGGGAAAGCAAGCTGGTATAGGTCCGAAGGGAATTCGGTTTCGTTGTATAGGACAACGAGGGTGTCGTTCGATCGCATAACGATTCTCCTATCTATCGATGTAATCAGAATCCAGAAAATTAAGATCGAGGAATGGATCGCCGCTGCCGTCACGTTCAATTGTCGTCTCAACGGTGAAGAGGTTCATCTCATCAGCCGCCTCGTACAAGCGCAAGGGCCGGTCCAGATCGGTCGGATCGAGATCCGAAAGTGCAATCAAGAGATCCCGGTACGTCTTGATATGGAAGGGCTCTTCAGGCATTTCCACTATGCCGCCCCGACGAATCATTCGGAAGGCTGCGATCTTAGAGAAATCACTGATTGCCTTATCAGTATATGTGAGGCGCCACTTGCCATCGGCCATTTCCTCCATGTAAACAAATCCACGCTCGCTGGATCTAACCAGATTGGCCTTGCTGATCTCCATTTCAAGATCCGGAGTTCCGTCGTTATGCGTGATGATCATGCCTCGCATCATTTCGCTTCTTCCTTCCTAGAGCGTTTTGTATTCCCTTGTCTGCTCGTCATAATATTGAATCTCTGTGGTGCCCCACAGCGGCTGCGACCAGTCCAGCGGACAAAAGCAGTTGTCATCGTCGGACTTGCCGTATAAATAAACATTGCGGTCGTCATCGAGGAGCCTAAATTTATGCTGCCCTTCGGCATAGCTCTTAGCTTCATCGACACAGATGCATTTGAATCTCTTTCCGGTCTTATCCCACTGCTTTTCATCCGGCTCCGTATGGATGTTGTCCTTCGTGATCGTGAATCCCATCAGCTTGCAACCTCCTCGTCTTCGCCTCCAAGAAGATGGAGCACAGTGTCCACAAATTTCTGAACGGTCATTTCACCGATATCCTCGTCCTCCGGAAGAGAAACGTCTACATCGAAGAAATCTTCAATCTCACTCAGCATGTCGTCAAATTCGCTGCGGCCGCCATAAACGTACATGATGTTGTCGGTCTTAACGTCTAATGCGGTAATCGGGTCCAAACAGCCCTGGGTGATAATCGTCAAAATCCTGTTGCGCTTACTACTCATAAAAGCCACCTCACAGTTTTCGTTTTTGGGTAAAGATTGCTCGGCCGTCTTGCTGCAGCTCCGTCAAATGATGGCCGATCAGCTTCTCCGGAATGGGCAGCGGGCCATTATGACATGCATTACAGCAGGAGAACTTGATATCCAAGTAGCTACTCTTCCATTCAGGCCTATCGGTAAACGGTCGGGTGAGCATTTCAAATTTCAGGCGATAGGGCACCAAGTAGGTACTGTAGACCACTTGCTTGCAGTAGTCGCACATGAAAGGGAGGAACCCCTCAAACAGATCCCCTTGATTGAATACAGGGCGATCCTGACGATAGAAGACCATCCTCTCGTGATCGACGACCTCATAAATGAAGCCGTGCAAGGATTCACGGAACTCGTAGCGATCGCCGGCGTCCAGATGGGCCGCCCGACGGCGCATTGCACGACCGTCGGTACGAACCTTATGGAAATCATTCAGGCATACATATCCCATTGGACACCTAGTTAACCTTCCGAGAGTCGATCGGACCGTGATTCTCCTCGAGATACTGCAGTCCGAGCTGCTGCTGGCTCATGATCTTGAGCAGTGTCTCTTCATTGGAAAGGAACTCTCCCAATTTCGCTCGATCATTGAGCTTAGCGGCGATCCCGACATTGATAAATTCGGGCAGCGTGGTAATATCTTTGATTACCGTGTCCACCAACCCTTCGTTATCAATGTGGCCCATGTAAACGACTTTTCCTTCGTGGATCAGATAGTAATCAGATCCGATCGTTTTCACGTCGCATGGCACGTAAATGAGGCTCAGCACTTCATTGCTCATTGGCACGTCTGACATTTCATCAATGCCGGTGATGCTATCGTAGATGGCGGCTGCCTCTTGGTTCCCCGCAATCATCATATCAACCATCATTCCTACAAGTGGATCCATGTTTATTACGCTCCTTCACTTTGGTCATTAACCAGGTGGGTGAGATTATGCTCAACGAGGGCAGCATTCAGCTCATCTTTGTCTTCATAGAATTCTTTGAGATTATCCTCGACCCAATCCCGGATATCAGCGCCGCCGCTGACGATAAAGCCCTTGACAATCTCGAGCTCGCAGGTGCCGTTCGGTATTTCGCTTACGTCGGTGGTGAGGAGCTCCAGATCACCGCCTTCGTTCTTACCGCCCCAGGCATTCAGGATTACGAGCTCACGGTCCAATTCCAGATTATCGATGGCATTGTCGATAGAATTACTGATCGCATCTGTCAGCCAATATTGAACGATTTCGACAGTTGAAACGATTTGTTCCTCGGTCAGCTTAATAGACCGCTCGCTGCAATACTCCAGGATTTGCGAGCGAACAAAGGTACCAGTCAGATCCTGAAGAGCAGGGGAAAAGGAGAGAGGACGCCAGTGCCGGCCATCAATAATGCCGAATTCGTTGTGATCCCGAGTGTCCACGTCATGTGGTGCAATCAGCATCGTGGCGCCAGCACTCCACTTTTTGTGGTACTCACCAAACGTTCTGATCATCGCTGTGTCATTCATTCGAATCGCCTCCGGATTCTGTCCATTTATACGCATAGCTATTGAAGACTTTGATCTTGGCAAGCGCATACCGCTCAACGTTTCCGTAATAGAGATCGCCCATCGTATCGATCCATGCCATCCAGTCGGCGACTTCGCCGCAGGCCGGATGCCAGTATTTCTTCTCCTCAATTAGGGGCAGATCGCCACTAATAATGTATTTCACATAGCTGTCGATCAGCCAACGGGTCTTGTCTGTGGAGCAGCCGTGGCCTTCGAACTTCAGAATGATGCTTTTCAGATGACGGGCAATGAAATCGTAATGAAGGAAGGCGAACTCCACCTTGTGCTTGAGTTTACGGTTCAGGTCCGCCGGCACGATAGAGGGGAGGGCATGGCGCATCAAAGCATCAGCTTTGTCTCGAACGGCCATCGTAAGCAGCAGAGAAAATTTCTCCGGATTGTTTAGGTCCAGGTAATGATATTCCTGCGTAACGCTGCGGATCCAGTCCGCATTCTTTGCGTCCGACTCGGCTTCAAAGGCGCCGAAGAGCCCGTTGATCACGTTTCCGATTTCTTTTTTTTCTTTATCCATGGTCGTTCCTTTCTGGTTTCGGGTTTAGTTGTAGCGGCGGATCGGAAAGACGGTGCATTTGCGTTTTGAGATCATGGCCGCACGCACTCCACATAATAGGATTCTGCAGCGAGTAGGGGATATAATCGTAATACTGTAGGTATCCGCAAACCTTGCAGCACAGCCATTGTCGCCGCCATCCGGGGAACGGGGGCTCAGGCCATTGTTCAGTTCGAATCAAGTATGCGATCGTGAGATCCACTAGAAGCTCCGCAAGTGCTTGCGCTTGTAATACTTGGCCCAAATATAAAGAGCAGCAATGATAATGGTGGTGACGTATTGCATTACAGCGAATCCTCCTTATGTATATTGAAATGGAATACAGGTTCGATAATGCAAAACCCCGAAAAATTTTTTTTGAAAATTTCGCCCCTATATAGGGATTTATTCGTCCTTGAATACCATCGACTTGTAATGATCGAACTGGCCAAGGCGCCGCAATTCGTTGACGTGTTGGCGGATCGAATGCTCAGTGCGTCCCATATCCAAAGCTAAAGTTTTAACCTGGCCACGGATATAATGCTTGCACAGATACGCATTTTCCTTAGTGGTATATGGCTTGCCTTGATTCGGATGGTAATCCGGATGGTAAAGCATTCGGTTGTAGCGATCATACCGAACACCATCCCCTTGCATTACAGCGGCCACATGTGGCATAATGAAAGAACTCATTTCATAAGTTAACGCTTTACCGCACTACTGCACAAAAGATGTATTTTGTACATATGTCCATGTATGGAAAAATAAGGTATTTAATGCCGTTAATTATTTCGATTTGGATTCGGTTCCCACTCCAGTCCTGTTTGAACGCCTGACTTAAATGAAATGGTGGCTAAAGCGACTTCAGCCTCTGTCATTTCACGGTCCAATAGCTGCTGGATCATGCCCAAGACAAGGGCCAGATCTTGCTCCACTTTGTTCATTACGCCACAACTTCTTCAGGCTGGTCGGAGGCAAGCATTTTTCGCTCGACTTTCCGTTGCTGATGCTCTTGTTCGGCCTGGGCATAGATTTTCTGGATCGTTTTCGTGCCCACGCCGTGCGTGTTCTGAATCGCAGATGACCAAACTTCATTGGCAGCATCGGCTCCCACCTTGATACCATCAAGGAAAGATTTCTGCAGCTCTTTCTGAGCAGCTCCAGATTTCAGCCCTGCAAGGTACCCTTCATGTCTCGCCGCTTCCAATTTCTTTTGCATTCCCATCTTGATAAGCTCCTCGCAGTTAATTTGCCGGCTTGTGCTCGACGGTTTTCGTTTTGACTTCTTTTACATCGTCCAAGCGATGCAGAGTCTCCTGGATCTGGCGCTCCAGCCAGGCTGCGTTATAAGAATGATGAGTGACCTCAACTGTGATCGTTGTTTTGATCATGAAATCTTCTCCTTGTAGACTGTTCGGCCTTCATGCTCGCCAAGGATCTCAATGCTCTGCAGCTGCGCAGGTGTGTAATCCTTGATTTGATTCGTCGGCTCGACGTAATATTCGTTAGAGCTCTCGTCTTGAATAGCCGCACCGTCCTTGCCGTAATCTTCCTGAATGATCAGGGATCCCTCCGGGATCCCTGTCACCTTCGACACGGCCAGCCGACATTTTTCACCGGTCAGCATAACTTGTCCGTCGTGCATTTCTTGCAGAGATCAACAGTCCTGCCTGATGTTCCACGCACCCGTGGCAGATCCACTTGCGTGAGTGTGTCGTGCCAGGTCTTACATTCATCGCATTGTTGCTTTCCGAGGAACTCCATGACGTCAGATTCATCCTCCGGACCTGGATCGATCGAGAACTCGTCATCCTTCATCTTGGTTACTTCTACGACCTTGTTTTCCCAAACGAATACTGCCCGGCGAAGATTGTTGTCGTTGATGATCTTGACCATTTCATCGACTCGCTTGTCGTATCCGGCTTCGTCTTTGAAATTGAAATTGGATGAATAAAAGCTGGTCATTGTATTTCCTCCTAAGATAAAAAGTTTTCCATGACGGACTCGCTGGTGTACCAATAGCTATCATGCATTAGTATCTGGTCTGGGATCGAGAATTTTGGATCCTGGTAAAGGACCTGTACGTCATTGCGCACGATTAGCAGGTTGATAGCCTTCAAGTTACCTTCATGTACCAAATACCAGATCGTATTTGTTTCAGCGACGTATATTTTCATTTGCACCGGAACGGAAGCCCCGGTGCGCAGAATTGTAACCTTCATGACGCTACCCCCTAATTGTAGTCAACGATTTTGGGTTCGCTATTCATCCAGGCCCTCTCGTAATCGGTTGTGGTTGGCGGCTCGATCTGTTCGGCATGAGGCGCCAGATCGGACCAATGCATTTCATTGATTGCCCAATTGATAAGAACGTCATCAGACTCCTTCATGGCCAGTTCCACTGCATCCGGGACGTAATCCACTTCGCAATCATCGTTTTCTCCCTTATGAGTGGCTACGACTTCAATAGGAAATTGCCAAAGCGATCCGTCCGGCATCCGGACTTGCATGTATTTACTGTCCATCGGATTGGCCTTCTTCGGACTCGGACTCGGCCGCCGGAACGTCCTGATAATCCCGAATGGTCACGTCCATGTACCGGACCACGAAGCAGTCCCTTCGATTTGCCTTCCAACTCTGGATGCTGGTGATCTGTGCCGATGGAAATCTGCTTTTGATCAGCTGTTCGAGCAACTGGCGATTATTATCGTTGTCGATAAGCTGCGGATCCCGGCCGTCGTCGTCCATGTAGATTTCGAAGCCGGCATCTTTCAGCTCCTGCAGCCTGTTGCGATGATCCTGCTCATCGCTTACTGGCGTCTTGGTGAAGCTCCGTCGTTCCATCGAGCTGAGCATGAAGCCGAACTTCACCTTATAGCCGTATTGAGTGAAGGAGTCCTCAGAGACGTAACAGAATCCATGGTTGTTCCACCAGTCTCGAACGGTATCATGCAGCACCCCCAGCTGCTCGTCCAGGCCGTCTATTGGCTTACTGGAGCCAAGCTGCTCCCGGAGGCGGTGAATCTCGCCGTTCGCCCGGCGGATATCCTTATAGCGCTTTTCCTGTTCTGCTTTCAAGGTACCAGCATACTCCAACGGCTCGCCGAGTTCAGAGACATAAGATTCAATCAGACTCATCAGCGTGTTGCGCATTTCGTATGTGAGCTTGCCCTCTTTGAGCAATTGATGAAGATGGCCGACAGAGCCGTAAATATCCTTCAGGCTTTTATTTGCCAGCGCCTCCTGGTCGGCCGTCATGGTCACGATCTGCAAATCCTGCTCGGTGCGCTGAGGAATACTGAGCGTGTATGGCTCATATGGTTTTTTCTCTTCAGTCATGGTGGCCTCCAATGTTAGATGATGATTTCTACTTCGTTACCGTCCTTGTCCCACTCTTTGAAGCAGTGGAAACTAGTCTGAAGCCGAGGAGCTCCGTTCGATGACGTGCCTTTCAAATAAATAGTCATGTCTAGTGCGACCGCTCGAGCGTCCATGTAACGTGGAACTTTATTAATGGCCTCTGCAATTCGATTTAGATCGCATGTTTCATGCACCATCAGACGCAAGCTGCCGAGGAACAGCTCTGAAATGGTCGGCGGAAGGTCAGACTTAAATAACCAATAGAAACCCTTTCCCCTCAGATCCGGGGATAGCTTCTGGCTAATGACTCGATACTCGTTACGAGGATCGTCATCAGCGCACGGCATACGGTATTTGATCGATTGAGAGATACTCTTCATGTCATTGACCATGGGCGATTGCCTCCAGTTCTTTGGTTATGCTGCCGTATCGCTGCTCAGCCGCCCGACGGACACGTTCCGGCTGCTTCTCGTCCTCCATCAATGAACGGTTATGCATCTGCCTCTCGGTTAACGCCTCAACTGTCAGGCGACGCTCTGCCCATTCAGGCAATGTATCAATTGCCTGTTCAACGATGCTCATATGGAATTGAATCCACTCGTGGCGGTCGGAGCCTTCTTTCTCCTGCTCCAGCTTGTGGAGCGACTGCACTGCATTACCATGGACAACCATGAAATCATGGACATCAAGGCAGCCAGTGAGCATCAACCGAAGATCATACTTCTTTTTGATCGCCTGCAACAGGTCCTTCTTCTCCTGGTATCTCGACAAGAATGTTCACCTCCCTCCAGTAATCCAATAGGAACTGGCGCTGGATCTCGTCCAGCTCCTTGAAATGCGTTACAAACCATTCGACCTGATTCATGGACATCTTCTCGGCACCTTCAATACGCAAATGAGAGAAGACCTCCTTGTCAGGGCCCCTGCTGCCCATTGTAACGAACCCCATGCGTTTGACGAACTCATACATGGATTCTTCCAGCGAACGCCTAGAACGCAGCCCTAGCTTCGCTGCGACGGCATATAGCCGGTATACATTGGCATCAGCTTCATGGCATCCATACTCGCAAGGGATAAACTCCCCGTTCGGACAGAGAGTACCATTTAATCCGGTATTTGTATTCTTAAACCTTGAATGCAAGTTTATATCCATCAAACGTAACCTCCGTGTCCAATAAATACCTGAATTGCTTCAGCATCCATCCAAAAGTTTGGACCTGCAGCTCATTCATTTGTGCCTTACACACTGCGGTTAGATAGCCGCAATTGTCCTCATCATGCACACGAACCCATCCGGATTCCACTAGAAACTCACGAGCGTGGATATAGGGATCTTTCGGACCGAGGCCGGCTTTGCGCATCTGCCCCCAGGGAGTCCCCTCTTCTATCCGCTCCGTGAACTCGGCGATCTCCTTGTCGAGTTTCAAGTGGGCGGCAAGCATGCGGGACTTTACATCATGGCCGCCAAATCCGCAGGAGTACCAATCGCCTGCCGGGGAGATCCATCCGTATTCGCTTGAGAATACGCCAGGTAGGTCCGGCTCCAAGTCATTGATGTAGCCGCTGAGCGAAAGTTCAGTCAGTCTTACTGCAGACATCATCAAGAGCCTCCTGTCCGGTTTCGGCGGTAAATTTCTTGATATACTCCACTTCTAGCCGGTGCTTCTCTTTTGGCCCGCACGTTAAGCATAGCCCCTCATATTTGCCAATGCTTGAATGCAGGTTTTCTACCGGAACGTCTTCTGCCCCGCAGCCCTTGCATGTATCGTAGGTGGCTTTCTCAGTCGAGTAACTGACCCTGATGTTTCGAGTACCGTAGTAACACTTCTCGCAATTGCTGCATTCAATCAAGCCGAGGTCTTCGTCGCCTGGCGACGTTTCCTGACTTTCTGTGTCCTCATGGCCACAAAATGGGCATACGAGATTGTCGGTATATTCGTGATCAATATCGCTCATTATGCGTCCTCCCCAATAGCATCATCAATGGTGTCCCAGTCAATATCTGCACTGGTGAGTGGATTATGGTCCAGCTTACGATAGCGAACCATGGCCATTACCGCTGCTCGCTGCAGCTCGTTTAATGAGTGCCCATAGCCTGGTCGGATCGTTCCTGTGTTGAACTCGTCCCGCAACATCACCCAGCCGATGCTATCAAGGAAATCTTTCGGCAATCCTTGTTCATACCGGAACCTCATCATATCGTCGGTGAAATCCTTGCCCATCGATTTTTCGTAGGCAATATAAAGCTCTTCGATGTCGGATCGCTCCCTGACAATCTTCTCCGCCTTGATCTGGTGGCCCGCAAAGCCGCAGCTATACCAGACGCCTTCTGGGCTAACCCAGGCAAATGGGCTGTAAAACTCGCCGTTCGCATCGGGCTGTCCGTGAAACTTAAATTCTTCATTTCGTGTAGGAATGTTCCAGTTCTCGACGACTCGATCGTAATCTTCCTTCGAAACGTATTCGTCAGAGACTTTGACGAATTCCTTGGCCTTTTCCGTGTTGACCGTCCGTTCACGTTGAATGTCATCCAGATAAGGATGCGTATAGACAATCTCCTCGTCGCCCCATTTGCGTCCAGATGCAAGCCACTGCCGATCATAAACGATTCTCTGGTACTCGCTCATTGTCTCTGGCGTGACACCGGCGGCCTTCCATTCCTTTAGTTTTTCGTGCCAGAACATCGTCATCTTGTGCAATGCTTCGGCGTGTCCACGCACCGGCCCGCCAAGCACCTCGAAAGCGAAGCGTTCATCCGTCAGAAGATACGTGCCCCAACCGAGTGGATGTGGTGGCAGCTTTGTCTCTAGGGAAAATCCGACACGCTCCCTTGCCCAAACCACGCTACTGCGACTGCCGTCGGTGAGCGGAGCGTTGATGTGATTATAAAGACCGTTTCCGCCCATAAATGAGTCGATATACCAAATGGGCGCCACATCCATATGACGTTCCAATTCGAATCGATCGATCTTTGCCTGCTTCTTTTTGATCATGAGCCCGATTGGACGAATGAGCTTGCCGTCCTCGACAACCTCACCCTCATTGACGCCGACAATAATCTTGCGGCCTTCCAGGATCTCGATGGCAAGTGGGTATTTCTTTTCTTCCGGGCAGCCCTCCATGATGCTGTAGAGAAGCTCGAGCACCTTGTCCATGTCTCGGCCATCATCCCAGAATTGTGTGCGGGCCAGCTCGCAAATAAAATCCATATGTACTTGAAACGTTAATGATTCCATGACTTCCCTCCTTAGTAGTATCGATAAATGAAATAGCCGCCTTCCTTGTGTTCGGCATTGTCATACGGGTCCAAATAATGCCCATACCCATTTGTCATTGCCAGCGTTTCGGCGAACTCGATTAGGCCACAAGATTTGCCGATAGCATCTAATAGCTGCACGTCGTTAAAATCATAGCCGGTTTGATTTTTAACTCCTGTCGTATGTGGAATGTTTTTGACCTGATCCATCGTGAGCCCGGTCATCGTGTGAAGAAAAGCATAAGTAAACGAGAGACCTGAGATATTGCTATCCAAGTACCGGGCGAGGCGATACTTGCGTTCCTCTGGCAGCAGGACCAAAAAGCCCATCTCGCATACACCGTCCACGATACTCGACTCAAAGTATGAGCGGCGGAAACAATCAAAGCCATGATCATAACCAATTTCGTCGATATCACAAACCAAATGGGCCGCCAGGGCCTCCGACCGCAAGCTTGTGATTGGGTAGGCCTGAGCCAGTTCCATAGGTTTCCTGACCTTTCCATAGGTTATTTTTGGCCAAAGAAAACCCCTTTTCAATTGAAGGGGTGATAAATAATGTTGGCAGTAGCCGGACTCGAACCGACAACCATTTCACATACAGCTACTCCATGCTCATTCGCATCTTTCACAGCAGCTACTTCCTCCCTATGAGGAGCTCTATCCAATTGAGCTATACCGCCATGTTGTACTCCATTCAACACACGAGTGCAGGACAATCACTTCGTCACTGGCCAATAAGCCCCGCATACTTGTCCGATGCGGCTTCTAGCAATATCAGACATGACTCGGGTATTTCGTAACCGCTTGGTAGCCTGCGCAGAGAATACAATCGTCGCCACCATGTCACGGTTCATGCGAACGAAGGATCCTGGCTTGTGCATTACGCTTCCCCTGCAGCCCCTTGAGCTGTTCGCTACCGCCGGCCAAAGCGACTTGGGATCATAGAAGCAGGGTACTGACGGTCTTTCTCGTGTGCTGAATGGAGGATCCAATCTCACCAGCTTAGTTCATGCGTGTTTTATAAGGTGTTGCAAGAGTATTCCCCGCTGGGCAAGTGACTCAAGCTCACTGACACATCATCTCGGCGTATTAAGGGTGTTGATTGGACCACCATGCCACTTCGTCGATACTATGCACGATTTCAGGTCGTGTTGGCTGCTCTACTACGCCGGGCCAGGCGCCCGAGCATTTCGTTTTTACCTACTCTCGATCGTTGCAGCTCCGGCTTTTCTCTAAACGTACCGGGTTGAGCCCCGTGGGCCACGCTGACAGACCTCATGCCACCACTATCTGTCTGGGGGATCCCTATTATTGGCCCTTCCTGCGACTTAGCCGCTTTGATGACCCTCACCCACCGCTTGGCCATCATGGGGGAGCCACTCCTACTCCCCTTCTCTCGAGGTTTACAGCTTATCCTATGCTGGCGCTTGTGGCGACTTCCAGTCATTCACGAGGGGACTGGCAAAACCCCACAGGCCGAAGCCTGCATGCGCTAATTACGCATTGCGCCTCACTGCGTATCGTTTTGAGGACCATCAGCCAACATGGAGTCGGAATCGATGCATCTTCGGTTCTTCACCTACTGTACTTTCGGCAAGCTTGCCTACTTGTACCTCGACACCGTGCTCGCCAGCATATATCCAGGGCTTGCCACGATAAAACCCATCCCATTCTTCGATTTTTGCAAGGGGAACATAACGGGAAGAAAACTAACCCCCGAAAGGCTCACAATGCCGTCATGTCTCAAGATCCGCACGGCGCAGGACCGGTACAGAGGATCGGACGATTGCGAGTCCTTTCGGGAGACAGGATCAACTAGGATCCTGTCGCCTTCTTCTCTTTAATGATGTTCGCACTCGGCGCATAAAAGTCGCTAAGTTTACTTTTGCCGCCACGAGGCACTTCAACGAGCGCTCGGCGATAAACGTAGTTGCGATCCTGGAATTTAACTCTGCTGCCAGGCATTTTTCGAACAAGCCCGTCTTTCATTTTATCGAGAGGCAGCATGGCATGTCCGTCGGCTTTTCTCTCGATAAAACCCAGGAACTTTCCGGTCTTTGTCGTCGTAGATCCACCCGATTGGCTGGACCAGGTTACGATTGTCCCGATCTCCATGGCTATTGTTCCATCTCCTTTTTGACGATCCCGGCCCGGAATTCTTCGTATGCCGGATGGTTCTGATTTTTCAGCCACCGTACATAGGCGACATTATCGGATCCGTAAATTCCAGAACGATCTTTCAGGGGGACCTCCTTCTCAAACTGACGCCAGAGACCGGTATGTTCGGCCGGAAATTCTGAGGCAAATGCGTTTGTGATGAAGATGGATTGGTTGACTTGATTCTGGTCCATAGGAGATCCCCCTTAATTTTTAGGCGATGAGCTTGCTGGCTTCCGGCTTCTTGAACGAATCGGAAGGAATTGCGAGCTCATTGCGTGTTTCGGTCACGATCAGATCGAACTCCATTTGACCGGCGCCCGGCGGCTCAAGTGCAGCCGTAAGCACGCCATTTTCCACCAGGTAGCCTACGCCATTAATGACGTATTCGCCGTCGTCGAGCGTTACATCGCTGCCCGTTGGCTTGGTTGTCAGCGTCATCAGATCGATCATATTACCGTTTTTATCTGGATACCATGTATTGATTTTGATTTGTCTCATCGGTCTCACCTCGTCTTGAGTTTTGAAACCGTGTAATGCGTTACGCATGTAAATATAGCACACTACACGGCATAAATCAAAGCTATTTTGAGAAATTATTACAAGAATCGACTACTACGCTTGTTCACCGTAGCTGGCGACCATTGCGGCGAAAGCGTCGCCTTCCGTCTCAATCGGATTGAAGTTTTCAATGGCTGGCGTTGTCGGTGCGCCGGCTACCCGAATCGGCAGAACCAGATCCACGTTTTCCTGACGGCCGTTGTACGTGCGCAGGATCATCGGCGCATCGGCTGCGTTCAGCCCAAGCGAGAGCTCGACGTCGCCCGCATGCGCAAGCATATCCGTGAAGTATTTGACGTTGCAAGAGAGAACGAGATCGTCGCCCTCGCCACGAGTCAACTGCACGTCTTCCTTGAGTTGATTACCTTCTGCGGTCGTGGCGGTCAGCACACGCATACGGCGCTGCACCGGATTGATGATCATATGCGCCAAGCAGCCCTGTTCATCTTGAAACAGCGAGCAGCGATCGAAGATCTCTTTGAGCTCCTTGGACCCGATCGTCATATTGATTTGCGTCGTCGGCGGAATCAGCGAGTCAACTTGCGGATACACTTCCGCATAGACGCTCGAATAGATCTTCGTGTTACCGAGGGTATACATGATCGAGCTGTCGTTGAACTCGATCAGCGTCGTTGGATTGCCTTTGAGGCTCTTCTTTACCTCGGAGACCGTCTCAGCCGGAACGGCGAGTCGTGCATCTTCTGCCGCTACATCCAGATCGTAATGCTGCGCTGCCAAACGGTGACGGTCGCAAGCAACCGTGCGGAAGGATTTGCCCTTGAGCTCGTGCATGACACTGGTCAGCACTTTGTCTGTTTCCTTTTTGGAAACCGCATAATCCGTGCGTTTGTACATCATCAGCAGCACGTCGGTTGGGATCTCGAACGAGCGTGTGCCTCTGACAGGATGGAGCTGTGGATACAGATCGAGATGAAGGCCAGTCATATTGACCTCGGCCCCTTTGGATTTGATCTTCACGCCCAGGCCGTCGAACGTAAGAACCGTATTCACCCCGGTCAGCTTCGCTAGCAGATCCATGAATTTCTTTCCAGGGAACAACATGCCGCCTGCCTCTCCTTCGAGAGCGGCTACGCCTTTCTCAAGCGGCAGGAAGGTTTGCGTCGTGATGCTGCCATTAGAGCCACGCAGCTCGAGGCGATCCTGATTGATATAAAAATAGAGCATAGTGAGCGACGGAATGGAAGCCTTCGTGGAGATCGATCCGCCGACACGGCCGACAGCTTCCTTGAGGGCGCTTGTCTTGATTGTGGCAGTCAGTTTCTGAGTCGAAGTAAAGGCAGTCGCCGCTGCTGCCGCTTCTAGCTGAGCCGCCCGTTGTTGTTCTTCTGTAAGGGTTTCGGTTGTCATCGGACAAAACCTCCGTTAATTTTTCATATAGAATTCCGCCGATAGGCGGTAATGGTTTTGGTAGTCACCGATCGATTAATGTTAGGTCAAGTTCCTGGTCCCGTTGTATGCCGGCCGACCACCGCCGACTTTCCAGGTATTCACCTTGCCGACGTTTGACTCTTCTTTTGCCCAGTCTGCTATTTTTTTCGGCACAATGACAGGGGATGGCCCCCGATGTCGCTTTTTGGGTTGTTGTTGTTGTTCATCCGACACTTCAATCACCCCCTCTCATGCACCGTCTTTCAAGTCATCCAGATAGCAGAGATAACACTTTTCAACCGGGCCGGGCTCAATTTCATATTCGCACCGCCGGCACTTCGGGCATATGACAGCATACACCCGAATCCGGCCAGTAAACAGAATAGGAACTTTGTTGAAGTAAGTCTGGACCAGCTCCATTAGAACGAAAAGGCGATTTGACCCTCGATAACACGATCCTTCTTGCGCAACCCCTTGTTGTACTTCGAGGCATCTTGGATCGAGAGCATCATGTCTTCCATGTGCTTGAGGTAATCGTCCAGAGCTTCTGCGGAGATCTTGCCGGCAGCGAAGTCGGCTTGCTTGGATGCGATCATGCCTTGTGCAATGCGGCGCACTTCTTCAAGACCGAGCGGATTCATGACGGTCTCATCATAAGACTCGTAACCGAAATTCATCACGCTCTGCATGCTTTGATCACGAGCCTCATTGATTCGCTTCCAGCGATCTTCAATAGAGTCCACTCCGTCCAGCGTTCCTTCACGCATCAGGCGCTTGGCCAGCGCATTGATGCCGTCACCGGTCTCGGCCATTGCACGGAGGCCTTCCTCGGAGAACTTACCCTGCAGCGCCAATGCGGCATCGATCTTCTTGGCGATATGGTTCAGCACGTCGGCTTGCATCGTTTCCTGATACACCAGCGTGTAAACCTCGACATCCTTCGTTTGCTTAATACGCCACGAACGGCGGCAAGACTGCATGTAGTTGTAAGTCGAGTAGTCCATCTGGTAGTACACGATCGTCGGGAAATCGAGCAAGTCGAGCCCGACCGAAACAAGACGAGGGTTGGTGATCAGAACGTCCCAGCCGTTCTTGTCCATCATTTGGCGCAGCCATTTCTCACGGTCCTCCTGCTTAGGCATCGTCAGGCCATCGTAGTCCTTGCCACTAGAGCGCAGGATGCCGACATTGTAGCCTTCTGCCTTGAGCTTGTTGTACAGGTAGAGATCGACCGGATTGACGCCGGTGAAGCGGCAGTACACCATGGTTTTGCGTTCCCGGCGGATCTGCGCATCAATCATGTTCGTGAGCGCATTGTACTTCGTCGGGATCAAGTCATCAGAGCTGAAATTGATCGGCGTGGCCAAAGTCCGCTGCCGGCCCTGGTCATCGTAATAGGTGATCGGACTTTGGTTAAACGGCATATCTGCATACTGATAGATCCGGTTCACGTAAGTCGATACATGCTTCATGCCGCCTTGCGCCACATTGCTTCGCATCTGGGATCCGACTTGTTCCTCGAGATCCCGGTAAGCAGCCAAATGGTCCGGATGCATCTCAACAAAGATCGGCTCTTCTCGATACCTCGGCAGCGCCTGCGCCAAGTCCGACAGCTCGAGGAATGCACAGTTCGAGATCAGGAATCGAGAGAATACCTGCGGCGAAACGCCGGGCTTTTCGGAGCGGCCACTCTTCTTGCGGGTTTGTGATGCTGTATTTGCCAGCGATGCGCCTTCCCAGTCATCCACCATGCGGAATTTGTGCTCGAACACGCCATAACGCTCGATGAACCCGTTAATGTCGTTGTACGTGATCCCTTCACGCTTCAGCCGGCGGGAATCCAAACGGGCAATCAGGTAGAACAGGTCAGAGGCTTGTCCGCCAAGCAGCGTACCCGTCAGCAGAATCTGCTTCGTCGTGTGATTGACGAGCTGGCCAAACGCATTCGCACGGTCAGTGTCGCCGGATTTGTACTCATGTACCTCATCAGCGATCAGGTACTTGAAGAAGCCACGGCGGAGTCGGTTGTTGATGAACCAAGCAGGGGACACTTTTCGATTCAGGGATTTATCCTTGAGTGGCATCGGCTGCCACAGGTTATATCCGCAGGCATGCATTTGTTTTCCCGGCGTCTTGATCCGGTGAGAAGGCATGTATTTTGTCGCAACGAGATTCGTGCAATAGGCATTCGCCACTTTGCGGTCATAAACCATCTTGCCGCTGGAATTGCGGGTCTTGTAAAAGTTTACGTCCGACATCTTCTCGTTGCGTCCCTTGCCTACTTTTAGAGGCTGGCCGCAATCCGGGCAATAGAAGCCGGTATCGCCGCTCATCACGTACTCACGCAAATGGCCATCGGCGTAGAATTCACTTTTGTGCAGCGCCAGTCTGGCCTTTTTGCCCTCTTCACGAGACTGCTTTGCATCGCCTTTGCGCTCACGCCAGTTTTCCACCGGAACGATCGGATAATCCGCTTTGGCAACATCGGAGCTCATAACATAATACTCGATTGTCTCGGGCTTATACGGTGCATGCTGGAGCGGAATGATGTCACGATAGCTTTTGATCTCGATTACTTTGGCGCCAGGGATGCGGTCTTGAATTTCCCGCATCCACTTCGATACCATGATGGTCGGCACGAAAACGATGGTCCGGAATGGATCCGGATTTCGTTTCGCTTGATCAATCGCTTCCGTGATGTATGGCAGCACTTCGCCCATAACCGTTTTACCAGTACCCATTTCACAAACGAGGAACACATAGCGGTCGTCAATCAGCGTCTTCGCTGCACCCATCACCGTATCGGCCTGCGGCGGAAAGAGCCCAGTGATGCCCCGCTGATTCGCATGCAGGTTGACATCATAGAAAGCCTCACTGTGGCGGTCCCGCATTGGATCAAAGCGCAGTGCCGTGTTCTCTTGGATACGAGAACCAAGGGCGCCGGCAAAATGAGTCAGGTAATCATCAAGACCGTTGCAATCCTTCAAGATGCCTTCGTCTTCGCTGCGGCCATCGCTCATCAGGTTGGATCCGGATGGATCGAAGTAGATCTCCTGCGCCAGAATGCCTTGTGTAATGATCTCTTCGAGCTGTCGCTCTGTAATGGACAGCAAGCCGGCCTCCAGCGCATGCTCACGTCCGTAGCAGCGAACTTCAAGCGGCGAATAAAAATGATCGGCGATCAACGTATCGACGATATATTCCTGCCAATCTTCAAGCATTGGCGTATTGTACCGGTCATTGAGCACCTGATAGATCGTCTTCTTGAAATCACCATCCCAGGCCAGGATGAGTTCCTCGGGCGCACGACGTGGAGACTCTCCATTTTGGAGCCGCTGCTCTTCTTCAGCCTGCCAATCCTGGCGATCCTTTACGTTCGGACGAGCGTTCTTGGCGACAAACATCATCTGCAGCAAGTCGTCCACCTTGCTGTCATGTACATGGAAGAAGTTCTTCTCATGGATGTATATATTCGTGATTTCGTTTTTGTGCAGAGACTCCTTTTCATTGCCTTCAGCCCGCACGATACGACCGGTACGCACCTCTTGCATATTGGCAGCCAGTGACTTGACACGAATATCCGTGCTCATAACATTGGCGAGATAAACGTTCCGTACATTGCGGCGCATGTCCAGTACCAGCAGATCGCAAAATGCCTGCTCGTGGAAACCACGGCCAAAGATTTCGAGCTTGTATAATTCAGTGGATCGCAAAGTACCCATTGTTCATCCTCCTAAAGTAATCGATGAAATTCTCCGTGACGATCGAGGTACTTGATGCCGATATTGAAGAACTCTCGCTCTTTGATGCGCACATCGGTGCCATCTTCGCTTTCTTCTTCCTCGGTCGTTTCCTTCGACATTTTGATGACACTGCCCTTAACCAGATGCTGGTCGGGCCCGGTTCCGATATGACCGTTCAAAAGTCCACTCGCAAGCAGCAAGGAAACATGCCCCTTATGCAACTGCGTAGGCGGCTGTGGCGCCTCATTGTTCAGCACCGATCCGTATGTCTCTACATACTTCGAGATAAGCGGAGACTTGCCCAGGGCGCCCAGGACCTCGTCACCAGTGATAGGGCCTACCCTGAAGTTTTCGATCCACTCCGGTTTACTCATCGGCACCTGGTACATTGGTGTTTGTTGAAAACTGATCTCTGGGATTTCTTTATACGGTGTCAGCCGGTACTGCATAAGCACCCGTGCCGCATCCTGATCACGATTCGCTTGCCGCCGCTTCTTGGCGAAGATAATACATTTCCGCTGTTCGGCATACTCTTCATCTTCCAGACGGAAAATTTTCACGTCCTCGTAGCTGCTCGCCAACTTAAAGCAAATTTGGCCATCGATAAATTCCTTCGGCGTCACGAACACAAGGATCCCGCCGGGCATCAAATACTTACTGACGAAGTTCAAGACGAACCGGTCCCACCGATACTGCTCCGTGCGTTTTTCTTGTTCAAATAGAGCACGACGGAAGGCGATCTCTCGATCTTCTATTGCTTTCTTGAGCTGCCTGTCAGCTTCTTCTTTCCGTTTTTGGATCTCTTCTTCGGTTTGGCCTTCATCACCGAAGTCGATCATTTCCATCTGCTGTGCCATAGCCTCGATGCGAGCCCGCTCTTCAGCCTCAAAGTTCGGAACCTTAAACGGATCAAAATCACGGAAAAGCTCATCTGTGAAGCGATCGTCAACGATCGGGTTGGCCAATACCATGGAGAACACTTCATTCGTGATCTTCGATTGGCTCTTGTAGTCCGACCGGCATACCTTGTCGAAGCCGTTGCTCTGCGCCAAGCGTGCCTGGTATGTATTCTCCTCGATCCCATAGCGGTGAGGCTGAGCTGCTTTCTTGGTCATTTCAAGAAGCGGCTCACCGTCATGACATTTGATGTCGAGCGCTGTGATCGGCTGATTTTCCGGGAAACCCAGGTGTGTACCGATACACCTTGAAGTAATCTTGGATAATGGATCATTCATGTATCGCATTACGACTCATCCTCCGTATCGTCCATGTAATTTCGAATCGATCTTAAAATAGCTTCTTCTCCGATGTCTGCGCTGCCGATAAGCCGATGAAAAAGGCGTTCTGCCTCTGCGACGCCGACCCCTATTTCACGACGAATGAGAGCGATAGCGTCCGCTTCAAGAGCAGCTGAAATATCCCCACCGCCAAGCACATTCACACGGCGGACCGGCCGCCCGTTAATATCTCGCTCAGGCGTGATTGAAACCGATTGGACCTCCCCAATCTCTTGGCCACCCAAAAACATGCGGATTGGTCGTCGCTGCGCCGAGTAAAGATCGATATCGACCTCTGGCGCATCAACATGTTGAATCACCGTTTTAAGATCATCAATGACTTCATTAATCAGCACTACGGGAACTCCCGCCTGGAAGTAGCCGATCGTGCTCTTCATTTCCTTGCTGTGCCATACTTTGACGTCTTTGTAACGGGATTCCGTCCCGTGCGCTTTTTCGACCTCATACCGCTCCGAGAGCATAACTGCAAATGGGATAGGCGTATCGAGTGTGTAAACTCCTGGCGTATCCAAGCGGAATCGCAGAACAACCCGGTAAACGACATCGGCAACCTTGAATCGTTTGTTCATGATCTTGAAATTCTTCGGTTGACGTTCTTCCTCGAACCACCTCGATGAGGTCATATTTTTGAATGTCGATTCCATGATGTTAAATACATCGATGGGCGACTGATTATATAAATAAGCTGTAATCAGTTCCATGGTGGAAAAGTACACCTCCGATTAATTTCTAAGCTATTATACCACATATATACATAAAGAAAAGGCACTACACTTAAATTTGTGTAATGCCTTTCAATATAGATCGTTATTCCTTTAATTTACTCAAGATATATTGACGAACGTCTCTTGCGGATTTAAATCCGTCCGGCTGCAGCTGCAGGTCATACATGGCGATACCGAGCAGCGTCTCGATCAAGACGGACTGCGTAATCGCCTCGCCGCCCTCGAGCTGATTCTCTTCCGAGAAGTCCCCGAGCCATTTGACAATATCCTTGTTATAATAGCGCACGTTGCGCTGAAGCGGCTTGACGCCGTAACGCTCCGGATCCACATCGTCCCGGTACACTTTCTTTGCTTCGGCGGGAAGATCATCATACATTCTTTCGCCTTTCGGTACAACCTGCTGCTGCCGTCTTGGCGCCGGTGTTGTTTGGGCGGCCGGTGTCGCCTCAGAAGCTGCTGCGACCTGGGAATGATTAATAGCGGGCGCTGAAGATGGTTCATTGCTTGACGATTGCTTTTTACCTCCGAGGAAACCTCCACCCGAAGGCAATGCGGTGTTGTTTGTCGGGCTGCCCACCAGTCCCTTGGCAAGCTCCCTGATATCCTTAGACATGTGAGCCCTCCTTAACTATGTATGCCTTGATTATAGGCGATACAGAATTAAGTATCAACATATTTCATACCGTTATTACGTTTTTTATGCTGTTATGGGCTGATTGCTCGTGAGAAAGTTCTGTATTGTCGTGAGTTCGTCCACGGACAGTTCATGCAGCTGTTGGAATGGACGTGTCCTCCGGATGCACTCTTGGTGCAGTTGAACTAAGTTCACCTGACGAGCAGCCAGATCCATCAAGATGCCATTGATTTCGTTCTCAAGGCGCACACGCTGTTGCTGTGTAGCTTCTGTGTAGCCAACCTTAATCATCTCTTCCTGGCTGCAGGATCCACTGTGGTACCCCAGATTATCCAGTGCCCGGCCAACCGCTGATTCCTCCGAGTTCTCGACCCAGGCATTCTTATCCGCTTTGGGTCCACCCGCAAGGGATAAAGAGTGGCCAACGCTATCCGCCCTGGTCATGATAGCGATCGTCGTCGCCACGATGCCGGCATTGTCATGCGTCGCACTCTTGGCCAGATCGGAGATCGCTGCAACCACTTCAGGTGTCAGGCTCATCTCCGTCTTCTCTTTCCAGACCATCGCCACATGCATAACGAAATTGTTTGCATAGCCGATACCGGAGATCGTCATTGGATGAATGATTGAATTCGGATAGTCCTTGCGTAGGCGAACCTTGCGCTGCTTGACTGTCTCGTAATTAGCCAGATCGAACCCACCATTGCCCGCATTCCCTTTATTGTTGTTCCCGTAACTCATCCGAGGAGTCCTCCCTGATCTTCTCCGCTTTGAACGCTCGTAAGAAGGCATCGTGATCTTCTTCAGTAGCGGAAGCACCGCTTAATTGAAGCTGAATCATTGCTGGCAGCCACTCGGACGGCTTAGCACCTCGATCCACGGCCGGTCCAGAAAAGCCGGCTACATGGATCGAGAAGTCATGAATATACGAGCCGGACACCGTTTCGCATTTCCATACGCCATCGAGCTCATATCCGTCGTATCTGAGAAATTCTTTACAACGAATGGGAGTGAGAACGACCCGCTCTCCATAGGGAGAGAAGTCTTCTTCATTGAACTGTTTGATATCATGGAGGACACCGCTCAAGAAGTCACCTATCTTATGCGGATCCATTTTGAATCGCATTTCCGTAATGCGCTTCGTACTCATGATTGTATCAAATTCCTGCTTGGTGATCTCTTTTGCAGGCAGGAACCAGAATAATCGATTAAAATAGCGGCCATCCCGAACGAAAGCGTGAAATTGAATATGTTTCTTCAACCATTCTATCATGTAATGCACCTCATGACACCAGATGTTTTTTTTGAATCGCATAATGATTGACTTGCGCTTGCAGAGCTTCATACGAAACGTTGAACAGCTCCGAAGCCTGGCGAAGATACGTGTCCTGCTCGACCGGCACCATGACGGCGCTCAAAATTTCGATCACCTTCTGCATCCGCATGTTCTGCAAATAGGCAATCTCAGAATGATGGTACATGATCCCCTCTTGAGTCTCATTGAACACTTTCTGAATCAGCCATTGCTTATAGGTGCGCTTGTTCCGGTCGATGTATTTAAGCATTCCTTCGGCATCCATGCCGTCAAGATACGCCTTGCATAAATCAAAGGGATCTAGCTTATTGTCGAGCGGCACGATCATTGGAATCAGTCCATGCTGCTCAATAATTTTACAGTCCCGTTCTGCGGCGTCCAGGCCGGCCTTGTCGCCGTCCCGCATGGTGATCACATATTTGGCCCCGGAGCGCTTGATCAACTCCATCTGGGCGTCTGTGAGCGCTACACCCATCGTACTAACCGCATGACGTGCGCCGCACTTATGTAACATGATCGCATCGGTCCATCCCTCAACGACAATGGCGGTCCGCCAGTCCTTGATATACGTCTTGGCCAAGTGGATCCCATATAGGTGATTTCGCTTATCGAATTCCGGATACGGATGGTTTTGGAAATAAGGATCTTCCTTCTTAATAGGGAAACGATCCTGATATTTCGGAATCTCCCTCTCCCCTCTCGACTTCCGTTCTTGGTTGATTCGATTGAGCTCTTCATCTGGCAGCAACACCCGGCCAGTGAAGCTCACGAGATCTCCGTAATAATCATGAAGCGAAAATACAATTCGGTCCCTGGTATTGGTGAAGTCGGTATCCTTGTCATCGCCGAATCCCAGACCCCATGATAATATGTCATGCAGGTTGAGACCTCGATGATACAAGTAATTGTAGGCAACCTTGTGATTCATGAGGCTTTCCGTAAACCGATCAGCAGCCTGCTTACAATGGTCCACCCATGCCTGCCGCAGCGTTGCTTTCTTTTGATCCTCCGGCGTAAGGGCCGGCAGCGGCTGATGCAAGAAAGTGGCCAGCCACTCTATCGCTTCGCCGAGATTGCAATTCAAGACACCTTTCAGGAATCCAAAAACATCACAAGATTGAACGCTACTATGATGCTTAGATCCGGCGCCACATGCCCAGCATCCGAACGTATTCAGATCCGGACGAATTTGCATACTCGGATCCGTATCGTTGTGAAATGGGCAAATCGCTACGAATGCATTCCCGTTTTGCTGGATCTGCACGAATTGCGAAACTACATCCAGGATCGTGGCCTTGTCTTTGAGCATTTGCTTAAATTCGTCGGGATATTTTCTCCCCACACCCGTCACCTCCGTTTGTTTATTTCATGATGAATGGGAGCGATAGCGACTACAAATTTCAACAAGCTTAATGCACTTCGGAACATCGAACATGCCGATGTGCGCTTCCTGCGGCGTGAGATCCATAACCTTCTGCATCCAACGATATGCCGCAGTGCGGTGCATGCTCTTGCTTTTCCAGATCGGATCAAAGGCTGCATGAGCCTGATTCCGATACCGTCTAAGCTCTGCATTCGCCATCGTCCCTAATGGCGCCTTGCTTCTCCCGTGAGTCCCGACGTAGGCATCGCATGGCCGACAAACGTAAACATTGCCGCCATAATCCCGCCCGTAGAACTCCTTGTGCGTCATAAAAACTGCGGGGCTGCCGCAATACGGGCATTCCATGCATACACCAGCCTTTTATAGACAAAATAAAAAGGAGAAGCGACAAGCGCCTCTCCTACTTTTCTGCACCAAGTACATATTTCACGAGGTTAGAAAGCTCAGTGGTGACTTGCTTCCGGAACTCGTTCCGGCTCAGAGCCATCGATTGGTTGGGCTGATCAACGAAACGGTCGATCGTATTCACCATCACCTGGTACATCATTTTGACTCGGTTTTGATCGATTTTATCTTGTTCCTGCTTGTTTTGCTTCTGCATGTTCGTGATCATTGCCACATGACCTTTGACTTCCTCTTCCAGCTTTGTGATCTTACCCATAAGCTGATTGCGCTCTTCAACCAATCCAAGAATCAAATTCTTGTCTGTCACGGTCGAGAGCTGATCCATAAGATCCTTGAGATAGATCATGTTTTGCTGAATCGTCTCATTGACGACAGCTAAGATATCACGGTCAGTCTTTTGCAGCACGACTTCTGCAGAAGGAATCGAATTAGATCGAGCAAGGAAGTCTTGAATTTTTTGATCCAAGGAAAACTCCGGGATGCCGACACTTGGCGCAGGCGCTGCCACAGGATCAAGATCTATCGGCAGTTCGGGCTGACGAGCTTCTTCTTCACGCAATGCGGGTGCCGGCTGCGGTGTTAACGGTGAAGCGTCCTGTTCCGTTGTTGCGCTCTCATCGTCTGTCTTGAACCTGGACGAGATATCCGTAACGGATGAGCCTGTGCCTGCTCGGCGCTGTTCAAGCCACTTTCTTCCTGCAGATCCGATCTCGGATGAGCCTTCTTCTTTTGGAACGCTTACGGGGATCGATGGGCCACTGCTTTCATCCGTTAACACATAAATTTTACGATTGTAGCGACCTCGCCGTTCTGTTGCCCGAATTAGTCCATCCTTAACAAGAGCCTTGAGATGATGATCCATTGTAGGTGGTTCTACTTGAAACTCATGCGCAAGATCTGTGGACGAGATTTCGGACTGCTGGTTGGGTGAATTTTTAATTAAGTTGGCGATATGATCGAATAATTCCTGGCGATCAACCTTTCTTGTTCTTGCAGTGGCGGCCATGCGAATCCTCCTTTAATCTATAAGGAAACTCTCTAGTTTATAATATAAGACAGTTATTGCCTGATGTAATACATTATAAACTAGAAAGAGAGAAAAAGCTAATGTATTCTTTAGTTTCTCTGCGGAATCTCCATTTTCCTTACGATTTCTTCTGGAAGTTCGTCCAAGAAGCGAGAAGGTTCAACCAGTTCCATACCGCCACGGAAGTTTGTCCGCTGGGTGGTGTGTGTCAAATACAACTCTTCTTCAGCTCGTGTAATGCCGACATAAGCCAGCCGACGCTCTTCTTCGATGTCCTCTTGATCCTTGCTGCGCCAGGATGGGAACACCTTTTCATTGACGCCGACAATGAACACAACTGGGAACTCCAAGCCTTTACTGGAGTGCATCGTCATGAGTTTGACCGAATTATCCGCAGCTGGATTATCGAAATCCATGAGCAAGGAAGTTTCAAGAAGGAATTCGCTCAGTTCTTTATCTGGATGTTCTTGTTTGTAACGCTCAACAAGACGCAAGAACTCTTGGATGTTCTCAACTTTCTCTTGAGCTTCCGGCGTCGCCTTGTTTTCCCACATACGGACGTAGCCGGTTTGATCCAGCACGTACTGGCAGAACCTCAAGACGTCCATGTCCAAGAACTTCTGGAAGTGTTCTATCAGATCCACGAACTCAGTGATTTTAGTTCCCGTTCGCTTATTGATCTTGTCGATGTCCCGGACCATTTTCATGGCTCGATGCAAGCTGACTTTATGAGACAGCGCAAAAGCCTGAAGGTGATCTTGTGAGGTGTCTCCTATGCCTCGTGCCGGCTTGTTCATGATCCGCCCGATCGCTGCATCGTCTTTCGGATTGTTGATCACTCGAAGGTACGAGACAATGTCCTTGATCTCCTCTCGCTGGAAGAAGCCCAGCCCTCCGACGACCTTATGCGGGATCATGTTGTGCAGAAATAACTGCTCAAACGGCGCCGACTGGTTGTTCGTCCGATAGAGAATCGCAAAGTCGCTCCACTTTCGCTTTCCTTCCTTAACAGCCTTCTGGATCAGCCAGGACACGAATGCGGCTTCCTTGTGTTCATTCTCCAGCGTCACGTCGTTGATCGGCTGCCCGCCCTGTTTGTTGGCGATTAGCGTCATTTCCTTCTGACGTGTGTTGTTCTTGATTACGCCGTTGCCGGCCGCCACGATGGTCGCATTGGATCTGTAATTGATCGTGAGTTGAACCGTATTACACGGAAAGTAAACAGCCTCAAAGTTCATGATGTGAGCAATGTCGCTGCCACGGAATCGGTAGATGGACTGTTTATCGTCCCCGACGACGAAAATGTTATTCTGTGGCCATGCCAGCATCTGCAGCAGCCGGAACTGCGCATGGTTGACGTCCTGGTACTCGTCGCTCATCACATACTGGAACTTGTTCTGAGCCCAGTTTCGGACCTCTTCGAAATTCTCCAGCAGCATGACCGTGTTCATAATGAGATCATCGAAGTCCATAGCATTGGCCTCTTTGAGCATCATCTGATAATCCCGGTACACGATGGCCATCATTTCATCTTGGGTCGTGTAAACTCGATGGACCATTGCCGTCTCCACGTCGGCCAGGTTGTTCTTGCAGTCGCCAATGAACTCTGCTGCTTGCTTCGGATGATACTTATCTTCGACGCTGTGCATCTGGTACACCTTGTAGATCAGCCTGTGGGAGTCATCCTGGTCGTAAATCGAGTATTTGGGGTCATAACCCAGATGATGGCCAAAGCGGCGTAGGATACGAACACAGAGGCTGTGGAACGTGCCTGCCCAGATATCGCTAACTGCATCTGGACCGCATGCCTTGATAATCCGCTCCTTCATCTCCCCTGCTGCCTTATTCGTAAACGTCGCAACAAACATGTTTTTAGCCTGAATGTTATGGCGGCCAATCATGTTGGCAATCCGATACGTCAAGGTCTTGGTTTTTCCGGATCCGGCGCCCGCAATAACGAGAACTGGCCCATAAATGATTTCCGCCGCACGCCGCTGCTGCGGATTGAGCTCCATAAGCATCTGTTCGATGGACACCTGTGGCAGCTGATTAGCTGGGATTGACATGACTATCTCCTCCTTCTAGTTGAATGAATCCGACAGGATCGGGAATTGAGCCAATTTGGAGGCGAGGGTTGGATAATGCTCCAAGTAATAATCACGGCGAGCTGCGAGCTGTTCACGCATCACCGGCCGTGCATTGCCGTGCTTCTCCAGCTCCTCAATTTCGTTCTCATACTCAATAAGACGAGCCTCAATCGTGAGCTGATTGGATTCCGAAAAACTGAGATTGTGGAACTCTTGAAAATACATGCGGAGTTGGCGAGCGCTAGAATTTACATCTCTCCGAAGATCTGTCGATTCAGAATCTTCAGCGAGCTTTTGCTCTGATTCACGCATCTTAATGATTCGGTACCTAATGTTATTGGAGCAACGGTTAAAGTCGTGCTCGTCTCCGCCGGTCTTTTGGATGAATGGATAGAATAAATCCAAGAACTGATCCAGCAGCTTCTGGAACTGTTCGGACGTTTCGAGTTGACATACTTTGCTTCTGAAATAGCGCATTACGCACTCTCCTTCATGGCTTCTTGATCGAGCTCATCTTGCAGGATCTTGGCAAACACTGGTGCAATCTCCCTGCAAAACGCCTCGCAGGCGACGTCACCAGTCGTCTCCGGACTGCCGTCACCGTGAATACGCCATTCCCAATCGAATACATCGTTGATAGATTCACGATCCAGCGACATGTAAAAGCGATCTTGAGAACAAGTGCTTCCAAGTTCACGCTCAATAATGCATATCGAATCCCAGACATCTTTGGCTTGTTCCTGCGAGATCTCGCCGCTAGAAAGTTTCACCCAATCATACCGCTTATACCGGAGGCCCGTTTCACGGCGCATACGGATGATTTCCTTTTTCCAAACGGTCAGCGATTTCTTCACATCGACTGTGGCTGCCTTACTATGATCATGCAGCTTGTCGTACAAATAGCCTTTTGGGTGATCGCCGGACTTGCCGCAGATCCGGATCAGGAACTTCTTGAAGTTGTCGCCGAAGGAGCGCCATCCGTATGTATAATTGCCGTAGTCGGATTGGATGTTCAGGTCGCCCATTTCATTGATCATGATATTTGCCCAGGTAAATTCCCCTGGCCATGTAATGTGATACGTTTCCGATACTGATTTGCTATGTTTGTACTCGGCCATGCCGCATCCCGCCTCTCAAATATTTTTCAACTAAATCCATGTTTGCTTCTTTTCTTCGCTCTTCATTGGTAAGGCGCCGCTGAAAAGCCAAGGCATCCCCATATAGATCTGTGACCACTTCCAACTTGTCAGATAACATGTTGATTTTATCAGTAATATCCTGAAGCATGGTTCGGAGCTTGGAGGGATCCTCGTAAATAAGGTGCTTGAGATCCCGGCGGTGCTGTTCAGTGCGATCGAGATACATCGCTTATTCACCTCCGTCTTGCATATCAGGGTGTCCTCACGCATTTAACGGCTTCCGACTTTCCCTGATCCAATCCAGGGCGCTTCCCACCGGCCACCGAAGCTGTGCTCTCATCGAACCCTCTACAAAGGTCAGGGCGCTCCATATTGATATGCAAGACGGAAGGAACAAACAATCTGCCCCTTCCTTCCATGCTGGTTAAGTCGGATCCGGCTCATCTGCGGCTGCCTTAAATTGTGCTTTAAGAGCTGCCGCATTCTGGTCCACGATCGCATTCTCCTGAATGACATTGATACCCGCTTGCATGCGGATATAATTTTTCTCGGAGTTTACGTACTTCTCAACGGTCGCATCAAAAACCGCTTGCGCCTTAGCTGCGTTCATGACAATCACCTCCCCTCATGATTCCCAGCCCACGTTACGGTCGTATTCTTCGGGCGTAATCAGCTCAAACATTTCCACCGGCTTCTTAGCGATACCGGCCACTTTTTCTGCGAAGTTCTGGTGCATCTCCGTATAGCGGTCTGCAGGAGGCACCTCGGGCAGATCCATTTTCAGCTGCGAATACAGCGGCACCAGCTCCCCTGTGTCGAGGTCGTGCGCCATCTCAGCTTCCGCTTTGATTCGGAAGCAAAATCGTACTTCAGATGTCGTCATGGCTACCTCCGCTTGGCTGCCGAAATCAGGGTTGGATGGGCAAACTTGAGCTGTTCGTACAGATCATTGAATGCCTGCCGGATATCCCACTGCGCCTCTTCACTCGTACGCAGGTTGATCAGATGGTACATCTCCCAGAGGTTGCAGTCGGCCAGAATCTGGCGCCGATGCGCATTCAGGACGACGTATTCTCTAATGCCTGGGCTAAGTGTTCCGAAAAACTCTTCGGCTTTTGCTGCGAGCTCGACAAGTTTGTGTTCGAGTCCGGCCTCTTTGATCCTCGGCGGGATAGTGATTCCGCTGTGAACATTTGGTGGGGCAAAAGTGAAGGCTGTTTTGCGATTATGGCGAAGCAGCTGATGCCAGTTGGCCTCCGAAATGAGCATGGAGAACTGGTAGTGAATCTGCTTGAAGCTCTCAGGCGGAGCGTCATATTTACCCATCTCCCAGATGAGCTCGAGAACGATTTCTTTAAGCTCCTCCGTGGAGTATGTGCCGGCACGAGCACGAGCCTCATTGATCGTAAGTCCTTGAGCTCGTACTATTTCATGCGTAACAATTTCCCGAAGTGCGTGACCTTCCAATGGGAAGTCGTAAAGCGCCACCGGTTGCAGCGCCTTGCCTTTGACAAACGTTTCCGGGAAGCGAGCCTTCATGCGCTTTTTGCTTTTCGCCTGGTATTCAGACGGATCGGCATGTTTCAGCAGTGTCGGCAGCACCTTCGTGATTTCACGTTTTAGCTTGTTGGTCATGTCATGCACTTCAGCATAATCAGACGCATACAAGTTGCTGAGTCCATCCCGCCATGACCGGCCGTTTGCCGTCATACCCAGTTGCGTGAACATCGCCAGCGGCAGCGCATAGCGGGCATCCTCGAATGACAGCTTCATGGCAGTGGCATTGATACGAGCGATCTCCGAGTCGGCCGACGGATAAAACTTGCCTTCCGTGAGATGCTTATAAACGCCATCAATCAGCTCTTCGAATACGTCGAAGCACTCATTCATGAAGCCCTCGTAGGCGATCCAGGCGGGGTTCTCGTGCATGTCACGAGTCGGTCCGCTGTGATTAATCCACCGCTCGAACGGATTGAACCAGGCGCCACGCACGGGCTTCTGGTAACGCTGTGAGTATTCCGTAATGGCATAATGCTCGTTGGAAAGTTCCAGCTCGGCAGAGGCCAAGCGGGACACTCGCTCCACGCCGACGTGGGCATTAGCATGCTCGGCAACCGAGCTATGACCATAGCCTACAACCCACTTTTCGTGGAAGGCTGCCGCTTTATCGCTCAGTTGCTCATATGGATTCTCCAGGATCTTGGCCGGATCAATAAATCCGTCCTTAATCGCCTGAAGCACATGCTCCTTGAAGCTTTTTGGAGAGCGGGATACCCATGCAAAAAGAACGGCGATAAATTCTTCAGGAAGATTCGTAACGCAATACACGTTATCTTCCATGTTGGTAATGAAGCGTTTTAGCATCTGGAACTCGTCGAGGACCAAACTCGCCGGAGCCTGGTCAAAGAGATCAGGATTTTGTTCGGCGGGCTTTGTTCCACCGGTACGCTTATTGCTGCGTGTTGTCGTCAAGCCAAATCACTCCATTCTTTGAAAAAGCAAGCGGGCATTTCGCCCGCCGCTCATTACGCAATTAGTCGTTCAGGCTGTTGAACACTTCAGTGTTCGGGCCGTCCTCATAGAACTCCGGCTTCTTGCCTTCAGAAACGACCGCATTGGTGCGGGAAAGGTGCAGCTCGATGTCACGAGTGACGACAGTGCAGGCTTGACCTTGCACGTTCATTGCTTCGAATTTGATACCGCCGGCTTTGCCGATCGTAAACTTCACTTGTTGTTGTTCCATGGTAAAATTCCTCCTGACGGAATGTTGGATTTGGGTCATACCAGGCACGGTATGTATAAATATTGGGGGACCTACACCATAGTAGCGGCAGCCCCCAATATACGGGATTCAAGTGCAGCCGTGGTTCCCGATCGACCACTGGCATCGTCACCTAACAGGACGCATCAATTTTATGCAGCGGCCTAAGAAGATCGCTTGACACTTTTTTTTCGAGAACAAGACATGATGATCAGAATGCCACCAAACAAGATAATGGACGTGAAAATATCAAGCGCCCACTCCAAGGTTGATTGAGCAGTCTGATTCCAACCCATGAATGCTGTGTAGATGATGTTAATCATGAAACCAAGGGCCGCAATGTTTGCGCCCATTCGAGCCCGCTTCATTTTCTCTGGGTCAGCCTGGTGGAGATAATATCCCACCAGGAGAGCCAAAAAAATGGAGAGCAGAACGTATTGCGTTACAACGCTCATTACGCCCAGCTCGTAGCCAGGAACTCGATCTCGCCGGCTTCATTCGTGGTCAGGGAATCCATATCCACGCTCCATCCGTTTTGTTCGCAAACGTCGATCGCTTTGTGCTTGTCATGCAGCTGCGCCACTTTTTCCGTGAATTGCTTCTCGGAGAAGCCGGTCATGAACCAATCGGCGTACAGTTTCAGCTCGCCTTCTTCTTGAGCAAAGCCGAGCGGTACCAGCTTGCCATCTTTTACGACGCCGAGAACGACGTTGCGTTTTTGATGCGCCCAGTCCTCGATCTGGCAGTTCTCCTTGTAGCCGAGATTCATTTCTTGCAGAGCTTTCTTGACGAACTCCACGGAATCAACCTTACATGCGAATGCTTTGAAATGAGACATTCAAATCACCTTTACCCTTCTGTATGTTTTATTTTTACTACCGATCGTAACGTGGGCATGGGCCACTCTCCCATGCATGCCGACTCTCAAAAAGTCGTACCCGGATTTCTACCGGACTGCCCGGCCTTTAGCGACAGGCACCCCATTGCCGTCCTGCTCATAAGCGTTGCGTTCTCTTGCGCCACCACGTTGCTGTTATGAAAAATAGCTTTTCGCAATCTTTTTAAGCACTTCAACCCGCTGCTTCTGAACGGCGATCACATCCTGATAGACGTGCTCCGGAAGCTCCTGGAGCTCATCGGTCGTGTACGTCTTCTCCATCATGTGCCGAGCGTGATTGATCATTTGACCCATACGCTCATCCAGAATGGGCTTCAGTAAGTGCTGAAACACTTGCAGGTGCTGATTCTGCTGCGAAAAATTGCGATAAGAATTTTCAAATTCAAGAATCTCATCCAGGGCAATTTGTATCGCCCGCCGAACCTTATCCGTTTTATCGAAATCACGCTCAAAGGCCATGGACTGATTCACAAAATCGATGGCCTTGATTTTTTCCATCGTTGGGTTATAGAGCAAAATCACCCCCTCCTTGCAATTAGTTTTCAAGATCAAGGTCTTCGAAGCCGCCGCCAATGACACGAAGCTTCGATTTCCCCTCTGCTTTATAGTCCTTGTGCAAGAAGTTGTGCTCCTCGGAAGACGCACACTTCGCAGAATGTTTTGCCCAGTTCCGCAGATCTGCCAGCAGCTGTGGATTACGCTTAGCCAGCGGAACGATCGTTTCGATCTGGAATACCAAATCCTCCGGTTGAATGTGGTGTACTGTTCGCTCGTTCTTCTTGAACGAGGCATACGCACGGCGGCCAGACTCGGCAACCACTTGCTCGATTTCTGCACCGGAAAAGTCTTTCATCCGACTGGCCAGTTCAGCAATTTCTACAACCGAGAACTTGCCGGATCCGATTTCCGGAACCGTGTCAACAATCTGGTAGCCACGCTTCTGCAGGTGGATCGAAAGGATCTGCTCCCGCTCTTTGTCATGAGGCAAGGAAACAAAGAATACCTCATCGAATCGGCCGGCACGAGTGAGCTCCGGAGGAAGCTTCGTCACATCATTCGCCGTGGCGATAACGAATACCGGCGCTTCTTTCTCGGAGAGCCACGTCAGCAGCTCTTGAACGACACGAGACAACGTGCCGGAATCGGACTTGTCCGAAGATGCGATGCCAGCAAGACCTTTCTCCAGCTCATCGATCCATAGCACACATGGGCTAACCGCCTCTGCGAGCTTCAACGCCCTGGCGATGTTCTTTTCGGATTGACCGACACGAGAATCCATGATGTCACTCATGTTCATCTTGAGTAGGGGAAGGTTCCACATGAATGCTGTGGCTTTAGCGAACAGTGACTTACCGGCGCCTGGCCATCCTGCCAGTACCGCCCCACGAACCGGATCGACGCCGAAGTTGCGGGCCTCCGGATCAAAGGCGAAGTAGGCATCGGTCAGCCAGCTTTTCACTACATCCATACCGCCGACATTACCCATGTCGCCCAGCTTGGTGATGTACTCTAGCAGTCCGGTCTTCCGGATCACCTGCTCCTTCTCGGCCACGATTTCAGCCAGTACGATCGCTTTGTGTTTAGCGACGGACTTCTTCAAGACGTTCGTGACTTCCGAATCCGTCATGCCGACCAAAGCGTTGATAATCGCTTCCCGTTCCCGGCCTGTTGGTAAGGCCAGATCTTTCGATTGCAAATAGGCCTCCAGGCTTTCGAGGTGCTCTGTCACCCGCCTGCGATCTGGGAGGTCATATTTTACCAACGTCACCAGCTTCTCGAGCTCAGTCGGGATCTGGCATTGCGGCGCAACAATGATGATCGGCTTATACATGTTGTCTGGCCATTCAATGACGTCACGCAGCTTACGCTTGGCCATCTTGTTGTCCCAGATATCATGGAAGTCCTTCAGAATAAATACGGTTTGATCTTTAGTATCCATGATGTGCTGTAGCATTTTGATTGGATCAGTCATCTGCTCCTTAGCCGGCTCACGGGTAATAACGTCACGCAATCCAGAGCTGGCGGTCCAGGATAAGCCCTTGTAGCTGCGGGCCTCGATCAAGGACTTCATGTCCTCAGTGAATCTTTCCTCCTCGTAGGTTTGAACAAGGATCAAACGGCGGCGGGAATTGAGAAGGATTTGGATCTCTTCCATCCCGGATACAAGCATTGAAGCGGCGGCGGTAGTCATGTATGGTGTTCCTCCTAAGCGATTTTGGTTTGGAGATTATTTCAAGGAATGAGAGCGACAGCGACCTAGAACAGCTCCAGATCGGCATATTTATTCATCATTTGCGCCTTCTTGGCCTTTTGTTCGCTGACTTTAAGGATGTCGAACCGAGCAGAATTAAACTGTTCCACGTACTGCGAATGCAAAAAGTCATCGCTGGCCACGCCACGAAGCGTATTCTTGGTTTCATTGGCCTTCTCGATCAGAAGGACTTTGTCCTTCTCTGTTTCCAGGCTGCGGATTTCCATTTGAACATGATTCATTCGAATGGATTGGTCGCTATGACCTTCCAGTGTTTCATCCAAGGCGAGCACGCCTCTGCCGGATTCCAAGACAATGAATTCGTAAATCGTCTGCGTGTCCAATGCATAATAGCTGAACCGATAGCGAGTTGGATCATCGAGCAGATCCTTCATGGATCGGACGCCAGATAGGATATCGAGGATATCGAAATGCGTTTCATTTGTATTCTTTTTGACGCAGAAAACAAGTGTCTCGAATGTGCCGACGTCCTGGTTAGCTTTCAGGTCATGAATAATACCAATTCCGTTATCCAGCGACACGATCTCGTCAATGCGAGAAAACAGCTTTCCGTCACCACGCTGATTCGAAATATAGTTCTCGATCATCGAATCCGTGGCGTTCTTGAACTCCTCCGTTTGTTCCAACCGGAGCTGCGTGTCGCTATGTACGACACGAGACATGATCGTTTCAAATTGCTCGCTCTTGAACGCCCGAGTGCTTCTTGTCTCAAGCGGGAACATAGCTTGGAACGTAACGATATTCGCTTCTTCATCGCCGATGATCGAGAAATCGATCTTCTTCTTCTCGTTCATGTCGAAATCATGCAGATATTCGGGCTCGACGATGATTTTATTGACGATCGACAGATCAACATGATCCATCTCGCCGGTCTTTGGATTCATTACTGGCATGGGTTGATACACCTCCGAGTGAAATTCCATGTTGGCCCGAAAGAGCTTTTGGCGCAGCGCCTTTAAGACGCCTCCGAACCTTATCATGGGGTCATTACGTTTTTGTTGGGAAACCGGCGGAATTTGAATAGTAGTAGGCCTATCTACTGACACGAGCGAATCAAGCTCCTCTTCCAAGGACTGAAACAATCGAGAGACATCGATATCAGCCATCATTTATCGGAAAACCGCAATGTCTTTCTGGCGTTTATGAAATGCCTTGCGGCAACGACTGTCGCAGTACGTGAACTGACGATTGTTGATAGGATGGCCGCAGCATTTACAATGCTTCTTGATAAGGTGCTTCTCCATCCAAACATCCGCATAGTCGAACACGAATTGCGGCGCCCAGCGAAGCGTTTCCTGAGTGTCGATCACCCGTTGGTTGCTCGACCCAATGAACATGCCTTCGTTCATGTATTTCTCGGTTGGAATCCGGTGCTTCGATTGGTAGTCGCCATCAACCAAAATATCAATGGTTCCCATGAGCTCTCGGATCTGATCCGCAGTCGCAATTTGAAAATGCGTAAGCTCCGGATTCCAATGGGCGCTGTAGGATAATAACGTCTCTTGAACAGCAGGTTCGTCGCCTCCACGCAGTCGATAAAAGACTCCTTGGGAGAGCAGATTCTCCAACAGATATGCGGTGTATACGACGATATGTATCCGAGGATCACGGCGCTTGAGTTCCCTGCAAACTTCAATCAGATTGCGTGTTTGCAGCAATGGCTCACCGCCGCAGAACGTCACCTGACGATTCCAGGCATCACGATCGATCATCTCGACAACTTCATTGATGTGCATGCGCTTGCGATCGCCGCCAAACTCCCATGTCGATGGGTTAAAGCAACCTTCGCAAGGATTAACAATCCCACGGATGCAACCCTTGAGAAATAGCTCTAGCCGTTTCCCTGGCCCGGCAGTGGTGGCGTCCTTTGTGACCCCGATAAAGCGCATATGTTGACGCTCAGAGATCGATTCTTCAATGTCACTCATATTATCTCTCCTGACTTGCGTAATGCATTACACAAAGTATAATCCAAAACCTGCGGTAACACAATAGAAAGTATGAAATATTTAACGCTTCATTAAGAAATGCGGCGATAGATGCCGGTTTTTTCTTGCATCTTCTCGTTGAGCTGTTCTGACAGCTTAATAAACTCATTCTGAGCGTTATTCAGATCAACTTGCGCCATTTTGAGTTCCACAATTTGTTGTTTCAGCTCGTCAGTCTTGTCCTGCAGAGCTTCCGCTTTCCTCTTTATGAAGATGCTCAAAATTATGGCAATGGCCAAACAGATATATCCAATTGACGGGAAAAAAATAATCATGCACGGGCCACCATTGATAAGGGTATTCATCAATATGGCTATGACTGTATAAGTATTCAACAGGCTCATCCTTTCACGACTTAAACTGGGCTGACTTGAGCCTTGCGAAATAGATCCATGGCATATTGATTATTATGTTAGTCGTTGGCGTATTGAACTTCATTCGGCGTAAATACTTCGATTGCAATGATTTTAACGACCTTGCAGCCTACATCAATGCTTGATCGAAACACTCGAAGGAGCCACTATATCTTTTTGGAGATCTGGTGTTTTATACTACGCACAATGACAGCTCCGACGTGTAGCCTATCGCAAGTCCAGGAATAAAAACACCCCGATCAATGTAATGCAATACATCGCATTATCATCAGATCGGGGCACAGGTTAAGCAAAACGAAGGTTAACTGATTGACCTTCTGCCTTATATTCACCAACGTTTTCTGGAAGGCCGACTTTTGCAACGAGTGCAGGAATATAACCGGCGATAAGTTCGTCTTTTCGGCGCTTCAGCTCCGCTTTTGTGAATTTCTTATCTGGATTTTCTTCCTGCAATTTCTTCAGTTCTGCTTCTGCCATCTCGTCGGCATTCTTGTCAACATACTCGATAATATCCGCCTTCGCAGCTGTCACATCGAGCTCTTGCGGCTTGAGGAAGGTGGCCTCTTTGCCGATCGATTTTAGCCATTCACGGAACAAGATTGGGTCTTTGATCTCGAACGCATGCGGAACCTTGCGTGTGCTGGCGGTTCCGACGTCAAGCTGCAACGGCTTGCCTTTGTTGGTTTCGATAATCCATCGTTCAATGAAGGCACGGAGGGTCTTGACCTCTTCTTCCTTCTTCTTAATACGACCATCCCATGTTTCGACGATAGCGGATTTCATCTTCTTGTCTTTCGAGATCTCTCGCTCGTTGATCTTCATGCGAATCATCATGCGACGGATCGTCATTTCGTCCACTTCTTGTGGGACATGGCCGCCGGCCGCTTTTACATTGGCCAGCATCTCCATCATTTCGTCGAGCATGGACACATCTTCGGACAGCAGTGCTTCTTGCAGCAAATCACTCATTGGCTTCGCCTCCATCGGTATAGGATTCAATTGCAGGATACTTCGGGTTGTATTCTTTGAGCAAATCTTCAATCCCCTCGACAATATCAAGGGCTCCTCCACGATCGTAGATCTCTTGAATCTTAGTAACGGGGACAACGGTGCCTTCATCGGACTCCGGAAACTCTCGATCCAATAGACCAGGACGGAACACCCGATTGTACGCCGGACTAGAAGAGCCCGTATTCTCCGTCCAACGATCAAACGGAACCCCCTGCTCTACCAAATAATGCTCAAGATCAAACTCACCGCTCCGTGCCAGCGGATCCTCCATCATCCAGAGTCCGCTGTCCAGCGTGATCTTCCCGTCGATTTCTTCAAATCGATTCATCTTGAAATGCGATGCAATTCGGGCCCGAATCTCGTCATTCATGAAGCGATCCGGAATTAATAGTTTGGCGTAATAAAAGTCTCCCATGGGACACCTCCTGTATTCTAAAATGAATGAGAGCGATAGCGACCGGAAAGTACCCCCACAATCAAAATAAAACCCACTGTATGTGAGTTTTTCTTTTGATTGTGGTTAGCAAGCCGTATTCTGGATGAGATGCACAAAGGACGTATATGTGAAATCTTGTCCTGATTTTTCGACAATCTCGGCTGCGAGATCCTCGCTGATTGCGTGATCAGCAACAACAATCGCCTCACGATCGGAATTATCCAGATAACATGGAATCACGACAGGTTTTGTGTTCCCGGTAGGAATTTGCGACAAAATGGAATTGAGGTTAAGAGCGATGTCCTCAGCGTGAGGAGTTTGATTTACTTTGAAAGTGAAAAAGCCGTAAACAGTGAAAGATCTCGCCATGGGTAGGTACGCCTCCAAAAATAGGTAGTACATCAACCACAATGATTTGATACAGGGCATTGCTACATAGCAATTTCAAATCTTGTGTCGCTGCCTTATATCCTAAAGTATACCAGCCGAGGTCAAATGCTTCCATGCCTATTTGTGTACATAAATTCCTATTGACAAGCTGTAAGGTTTATGTAATTAGGCTATATTGGGACTATTTGACTACTAATACTCCCAATCGCTTGCGATATCCTTCTCTTTTCCTAGTTTTCTTTTGATTTCTCTCATTTTCGTATCGTTCAGCGCAACCGAAGCGGATTTATTGGTAACTACCTCGTCACTATATACGGCCCCCTTACTGGAATCGTAATTTTTGATCTTCTCTGCATTGAAAATGTTTTTTCGATCGGATATTTCAAATCCTGGGCCGAAGAACATAGAGACGTCATCGATGGAAAGCGGCCAGTAATATTCCTCATTAGTGACAGTGGTCATTACTATCCGCCTTCCAAGTAGACGCACAGAGAATATATCAGATTCATCAAGCAATACTGGCGAGCCATCGTGGCTGATTGCTGGAAGGTCCATAAATTTGTTCTCCAGTTTCTACTTTTTCAGCTCTGCAGGAACGTCAGGGCTGTTAGTCAGCCATGGGGATGCCATGGCTACAACGGCAAATGCGACAGCGGCAACAAGCGTAGAAGTATGCTTTGCTACAAACCTTTTCATTGAAATCACCTCCTCTCAGGCTTTCGGATCAGAAGCAAACACTGGACCAGAATGGTGATGGAAACCACTTCTGACCGGAGCAACGATCCGATAGCAATGAGCAGCACTGAGAGGTATTTCAAGAGAGGATAAAACCTCTCTGGAATGTTCGACTGATTCCTGATGTTTGATGGTGCATAGACAGCAGCAAGGACAAGACTACATATATCCATAGCATACAGAATGTTCTCGTTAGCGACATGAATCCACGGAATCAATAAAAAAATGGTTACAGAAAACAGACAACACGATAAAGCCGAGCGCAAATGATATCCACCTGAAATCTGCCGCAACATGATAAACGTAAGCAGCGAGATTAATGTTTCAGTGAAATGCCCGGTAATTGCCCCAAAAATAATGCAGGCAAATAAGGTAAGAAATCCATTGAGCAGCACTGTGAAGCCGTAAGTGAGAACGGCAATGCTATGCGTTTGCTCGGGATTCATCCTCTTTATTGCTATAGCTGATTTTTCTGACCACTTTTCTATCATGTTTAATCCCTTCCTTTCGCTTGAACAAATACAAGAGCAAGGCGACGCATGCGAGCTGGATCACTGAGATCAGAATGAACAAAGTAATCTTGCCTTCGGTTATGAAGTGGAAGTTAACCACCGATATGCCGATCATGGATATGAGCACGAACACCGTGATATTATTTAGGCGATTGAATTGCAGCTTGATGAACTCTGTCGTAGGAACGAACAGGTTGTAACGGATACGAAGCTTTGTCGCAAGGTAACTAATCAAAAGCGGAACCGCTATTGAAAGTCCTTGCAAGATAAGCTGTTTTTCGGATAACGGCACCAAGTCGGTTTCATCCATGAACGATATAGCATGCAGCCCCAAAAACAATGCAGACTGAGTGATCATGTAGATTCCGTATGACACAACGGATATTCCGAATGCATAAAAGACGTTGATCCGCAATATAAGCCAAGTACACAGGTACAGCGCTATTACTTGAATCAGCAGTGCATACGTAGATCCCGATAAGTAAGTTTGATCAATCCCCCATCCGACAAAAGCCATCAGCCAGGAAATAAAAATAATGTGCGGGATGAACCCGCTGAAGCTGAGGTTAAACAGTGAAATCAGCAGAATGACTATTGTAAGCCATTCCAGGGATACCAAAAAATTTGCAATCAAAACGGACATGACCAAGTGCCCCTTTATTTAGGATGTTTATTTCATATTTGGATACGATGTACGCTAAGGCCGGCCCTCATTGCCATGCTGTTTACACGACTCTGATGGCGGGTACTTTGCTGCTTGTTTATGTATGCGGCCACTAATTCAAGTCCTTCTCTAACCTCATAAGAGCCCAAGTTAGGATTTCCGAACGGAGAATACATGAACGATTTCGGATCCTTCTTTGGATCAGAAGGCGGCACAACTGGTCTCTGCAAATATTTCTTTCTCGGCGGAACAGGTTGAATATGTTGAATGTAAAAGATGAACTTTGCCAAGCACACCCGCTGCTTGTCCGATAGCGATCTCCGAGCACTGTACTGCGAAATAATGCTCTTGATGATCTCATGGGCCGGATAATCATCTCGCTGGTCGATATGCCTATTAGCGTGATCGACCAGGCTGTGTAGTTCCTTATTCAAGTTGCGGCGAATCTCAGCATTATAAAAACCGAAATCGTCCAGGATCACCTCCTCCTTCCATTGTTGAAATGCATTAACCATTGAGTTGCAATTTCAATAAACGATTCTGTTCAAGGAGGAATTGAATATTCTGAATATAGCGAAGCAGCATATCATATTCCATGGCCACATAATCTTTCTCTGCTCCAGCAAATGAGAAGGGCAAGAAATAAAAGTCCCGATTCATTTGCCTAGATTCCCAGGCAAGCTTATCCAGCCATTCCTTTTTGATCGTGATCTGCTTTCCGCCTTTGGCGCCTACACTAGAGCGCTCCTTGAACTCCGCAAGCGAGGCGGTCAATTGTTCTTCGGTGATCATATCCCCGAGCGCATTAGACATTGCTCCGGAGTTTGGTTGACGGCGAGCTGCTTGACGGGCTCGAGTTACGGCTGAATTATAAGCTTTCGTGCCCCTATTCTCGAAGTCCATCCCCTGTTTAACTTCTTTCCGATTTTCGGATCGGGAGCGCAGCTGTTGATATTCTTTATGAGGCTTGTACATGTCATGGTTAAAGCACCGCCGGCACTGGCCGAAATTGGCGCATTCCGCCTCGTAAACGCAATCCATGTAATGCACTTCCTTTCGGCGTTAGCCGGTTAGATCCTTTTCCAACTTCAGTAGCGAATTGTTCGTGATTTTCGCCTCGGATTTCATGGCTAGGGTTTTGATCGTGGATTCCAAGGAATAGAAATAATACCGGAACCGATCCTCCAGATCGAACAAATCGACTGTATCCGCATGCCATTCCTCCGGAGCTGGATAGCACCTGGCGTATTGAATGCCGGCTGCCTTACGAGCGAGCTCATTCGGCCCGTTATAGTAGTCCTTTATGACGTTTTCGACCAGCCGCTCGACAGCGTCCTTATTCCGTCTAGCCCTTGCGAAATCATAATGGGCACGAGTGAACAGCTCGCTTAACCGGACATTAAACCGATGAAGCGTAGCTGCGCTATTCTCAGACGGAACCAGCAGGGCTCGATTTTCTTGCTCGTAATTATGTACAAGGGACTCCCAATCAGTGGAAGTTTCCCGTACCAGCCGTGTTAAAACCAAGCTCATCGAAATCACCGCCCATAAAAGTAGTGGCAGCCATCATAGCCAGAGACATGTCCACGTCCTTCTCAGCCTCAAAAATCAGCCGGTCAAATGAACTGATCGTTAACCGCATCATCTCACGTTGGACATGAAACATGAATCGCTCATCGAGTCGCCCTAATAGCTGAAGATCTTTCCGTATCCCTTGGTGTTCGGAAGGAGAAAGCGGGCGGCTCAAGAGCCTCAATAGCTCCTGTGCCACCCCGTGGCACCTTTCTTCAAAATCAACCGACTCCTCAACAATACATTGAAAATATTTAAGTGAGACGCCTTTATTCATTCCCAATCCTCCCAGATTACTGTTGGAGGATCACTGCGATGGTGCCATCAGGAAGCTTCTCCGCTTCGATTATTTTCCCTTGTCCAAATACCTCGTGCCCGGCTAGATACTCCTGCAGCATTTGGTTGAGCATGGTGTTCGTGTTTGTCAGCTGCGCATTCGCTGCCTTGACGGCGTCGATTTCTTTGAAAAGCCCTTGACGTTCACGCTTCACCTGCTCTAGCTCCTGATCTTTGCGAGCAAGCAAACTCTGGAATCTGGACAAGCTCAGGCTGAGTTTTTGTCCGAGATCCATCAATTCGTCAACTTGACGCTCCTCATCGGGAAGGCCATAGAAAATTATCTCGTTGCTTTCAGACTTTTCCTGGCTGGCAAGAACACCGACAATGCCCTCTTTAGTCATTTTACGGATCGCACGATGGACAGTCGCTTCGCTTAGCGTTTTCTCCGTTTCACCAGTGGTTGGGTTTGGGCGTCCCTGAATTTCGTCATTGTAACGATGCAGAATTTGCTTGGCCATTTCTTTCATTGATAGCTTTATCGTTCCGTGAAGGGATTCTTCCTTCAGAAAGCGATAAACCAGCTGTTCGGCCTGGCTCAATAGCTGCCCAATGATCAGTTCTTCTTTGTTCATTGCATGCATCCTCCAATTTTATGCTTTCGACCCGGCACGGTCTGCTGCATCAGTATCACATTGATGTAATACACTATACCACACCTATACACCATTATCCATAGCTGTGCCTAATGTATTACACGGAAACCGAAATATTGCCATTTGGAGAGGGGAGCATATGCAATAGCTCGTATTTTCTGCAATATTCTAGGAATTTACACAAAATACGAGCAGAAATAACACCCGTTGTACATTTTCTTACATCATTGCAAGGGCAGATTCGAGCTCGTTCGCACATATCCCTCTCGATTTGGCAATTTCACGAATTTCAGCGATATTATAAATTCTGTAGCCGTTCCCAGGATTTCGTCTTGCGGGCGGAATCAGTTTCTGCTCCTCCCAATATTTCACGGTATCCTGATGGACACCGAGAGCCGCTGCAGCCTTTTTGATCGTCAGATCTTTTTTCATGCGGTCTTCATCTCCCGTATTTGTTGTGCAATATAGGAGAATTGCCCTAAAAGATACTGTTTCACTTGACCTGTGTTGTCTGCCTCAACATCCCGCATGGAATAGGTTGGCAGTAAAGTAATTTTCGCAAATAGTGGAATGTAGCTTCCAACAGCAGGCTGCGGCGTCAGTGCCAATGATGCGTTGTAGCCAAGAGCGATAGCCAGGAGAGGTCGAACCGTGAGTAACTCAGCAACCAAGTGATGCTGGCAGCGGGTCGGATCCATGGCTTCAATACATTTAGTAACAGAGGTCAAATATACATCTTTCAAGGACAATTGACTTGATTGCAGTAAAGTTGATAGCGCCATGCCCATTTCTGTATCCAGCATGACATCATCCGGCCGTTCGCCAATGATCATGATCCGAGCCTCTTCGTTATGAAGGCTTAGAGGCTTTGTCAGCTGACAAGAAAAGCAGGCTTGGCAATTGATTATGTTTTTGCGAATCTCCCCGTGCCGGGCTGAAAGAAGCCCGGCAATAGGAATATTCAACATGTCAAGAAAAGGAACGTCATCGGTATCATGAGGGCTAAGTGGAACAGCAAAAGCCATATGCTCTCCTCCTTATGATTGGCCGGCTTGGGTAAATAAATCCGGCCCGGCAGAAGCGTTATCAGACTCTTCGCCCGTTTCTCGCTCCAGCTCAACAAGCTCCGACGGATCATCAGCCTCTTCAACAATGAATTGAGCATCACGAGGAATGATCCCCAGCACCATGTCGTTGATATAGGCGAACAGCTGCGGGCTGACACGAAGCGATTCAAGCAGCGATTCCGCTCCTTGCCACTTCAGCTCGTTCCCGTTTCCGTCAGTGTAGGGCTCCTTGTTGCTTGGGCCCACATAATAATAAGCGCCCGCACGTCCAATAACGTTGGTGTCAATGGCAACTGTCATGATATTCTTGGTCATGTCGATGCCACCTTGCCAGTAATAATCGTACTCGGCCTTCGTGAATGGCCTTGCACACTTATTTTTAACGATCTTGACCGTAGTCGATTGACCAATGAAGGTGTTCCCCTTCTCGATCGTCGTGCGGCGAACGTCCAGGCGCATGCTGGCATAGAATTTCAATGCCCGGCCGCCAGGAGTCGTCTCCGGTGTTCCACCGTGTGGTGATCTGGTGCCCGGCTTCTCCCGGATCTGATTGATGAAGATCACAAGCACGTCATGTTTCTGAGCGATACCGTGGATCTTACGCAGCCCCTTGCCCATAAGACGAGCCTGAAGACCGATGAATTGATCGTCCATCTCTCCTTCAATTTCGGCTTTCGGCACTAGGGACGGAACGCTATCGACGATGATGACGCCAAATTGATCCGATTTGATCATGGCTTCGATTAGATCGAATGCCTCTTCACCATTGTTAGGCTGGTTGATCAACATACCGGTAGAGGCCGATGTGTCCACCCCAATAGCAGCGACGTGAATCGGATCAAGCGCATGCTCTGCATCGACGAAGCCTACACGACGGCCAAACAAACGATGCCCAAACACTTTTGCAATACGTTGAAAGGCGGCTGCGACGTAAAGCGAGAACGTCGTCTTGCCGGATGATTCCGGTCCATACACTTCGACGATACGGCCCAGCGGAAGACCGCCAATGCCGGATGCATAATCAAAGGATGGAATACCTGATGGTATCGGGAAGATCTCTCTCGAGGCACCGATATCTTCGAAGGTAAAAAACGTACCTGCGCCGAATCGTTTATTGAAATCGGCCTGTACATCATAACCTCCCTTACCCGTTTCTGCTGCTGCCGCTGCAACGGGACTTTCGGGCAAACTTTTACTCTTAGCTTTTGGTGCCATGCAAATTCCCCCTATGATGAAGTGGTGCCCTTGTAAGAGCTGATGAAGATGTCCACCGCATCTTTGACCAGCTTAATGTCTTGCATGGCTTTGAGAATAACCTGGACTTGCGGATCATCCTTCTGGAGATCCTGCGCCTGTTTCGCCAACTGCGAGCCACGCAAGTTCAATGTGCGGGACATAAACTGAGCGGCGATCGCCAGCATGTGGTCAGGAATGCCCTTCTCTTGCTTCATCAACTTGAAGAGCGTCTCGAAGGAATCGTCATACATCTTGGCTTTAGCAACCGGAACCGGCAGGCCTTTATCCTGGTGGTAATCAAAGATAGCATACAAGAAACGACTGAGTGACGCAGTGGGGTTGGAAGAAGACATTGAACATCACCTTTCAGGCAACACAGGAGAGGGATTGCTCCCCCTCCTTTGCCGGAATTTCCGTATTAACGGCCTTGTCCGAAAGGACCTTGACCAGGAGCACCCATCGGTGCGCCGTAGCCGCCACCTTGTTGGCCTTGAGGAGCCCCGTAGCCGTAACCGTTAGGCTGCTGTCCTTGTGGTGGGAATCCGCCTTGTTGACCTTGTGGTGGGAATCCGCCTGGTTGACCTTGTGGAGGGAAACCTCCACCTTGCTGTTGGCCCTGCGGCGGGAATCCGCCTGGTTGACCTTGCGGGGCATAGCCGCCTTGTTGCTGTCCTTGCGGCGGGAATCCGTTTTGTTGCTGATAAAATTGCTGTTGGCCAGCACCGACATTCGCCGGCGGCTGTTGACCGTAGCCTTGCTGTTGTTGCTGTTGCTGGCCGCCTCCGTTGCTGCCTTGGCCATTCGTACCGGCTTCGCCGTGACCGATGATTTTATCGACAACGATCGTCGGATAGATCTTGTTCTTATCGTTGCGATCCTTCTTGAGGATCAAGGTTCCACGGATCTCGACCAGACGACCTTTGTAGCAGTTGTTCATCAGGAAGTCATGCTGCGCCGAGCGAGCCGGATCATAAGACCAGGCTTCGATCTTGTAGAAGTCAGCCTCATCTTCGTTCGGGTGGTTGACCGCAACAATAGCATTGGCCACTTTGTGATTGCTATTGTTCGGCATCAGCTTGGAGTACGCATGTACCTGCTGCTGCGTGTCCGGATCCTTCAGCGTTGCGATGTTGCCGGTGACGTGAATGTATGCATCGTTAGAAAAGCCTTTTTTGCCGTTATTGTTTTCGCTCATGGGAAGTACCTCCGTGAATTGGGTTTTTGGATTTGTAAATTCTAAAGTGAATGGGAGCGACAGCGACTACGCAAGATCTCCCAGGACGACAGGGCGACGGGGCAACGACGATCGGCGAGTCGAGCTCACCTCCTTAAAAAGATAAGTAGTACAGGATCCGTTTTTCTTCAGAGACAATCGAAACGATTTTGAACATTTGCATGGAATCATCGTGCATCGTAACCTGGAGGGGCTCACCCTCCGAAATTTCACGATCAACTGGATACATGAAATGCTGTTCGGTTCCATCCGGAAAGACCAACACGTTACGCATGGGTGCTTCCTTCCCCGATCGGCAACGGGCTCATTTCGTAGCCTACAACGGAATACTGATTTTCTATGCCAGTGGCCACTTTGCGGGAAACCACGTTGACAATGCCTTTAATGAGAAAGAATTGACCCTCAAAGGCGATATCAGCAAAGCAATGATGATACATCTCATTAGAGATGATAACCTTCGTTGTGCCGATACTGTCATCGAGGATCAACTTGAAGTATGTTTCACCGAAGAATGCTTCAGGGATGACTTCAACGCTAACGATTTTGCCGCCGACGACCACATCATCTCTCGGCTGTGCCTTAAACTTCAGCTCTTCAGAGAAATGCGTTACATGAGGCTTGAGGATCGCAATCATGTGCGACGCCCCCTCTTTGCCTTGAATTCGGTCCATAGCTCATCGATAAGCTTGCTAACCTCATCCTCTTTTATGTAACCTTTATCGATCAGCAAATTCAAAAGAGCATTCACCATCAAATACGACGTGGCTACCATGTCGCCGGAAGTCAACTTATCATTGAACTCTCGGACTTCCTGGGCTTCCTGTTGCGCCGATTCGGATGATGCATGCTCTCGATTGCTGCCTGGTACCATATGATCAAACAGATCGCCATACTGTTCTTGGGACATGCTACGTATTCCTCCTCAATCAAGTGAATTAAGAACAGCCGCATTACACGGCTGTCTTCTGCCCCGAAATGATGCGAACTTTAACGGTCGGATTCCCCGACGTGTTGCTCGCCTTCGGGATGTAAATATCCAGATGTTTGCCTTTAATAAGGCGACCGGTGTCATCGGCACGTCTGCGCTCTACTTTGCCGTTCGGATACAGAATTTCGATCCATGATCCCAATGGAATCACTTTTGGATCCACGCTTACCGTCACACCGGCTTGTACGTGTCTACCGGAAGCCGTAATGCCATACCCATGATCTCCAGGGCTCTTTCCGGTGGATTGATAATCCGCATCGTAATACGTGGCTTTGAAGCTCTGCCACTGGTTGGCTCGTTCTTGCTCCACTTGCTTTTCGAGCTGGTCAACCTTCTCTTGCAAGGATCGCTTATCCTCCTGCAGCTTTTCATTCTTGGATTGGAGTGTATCACTCTTCTCCTCCAATGTCTGCAGGTGATTTACAAGGCCCGTTTGCTCCATTTGAAGCATGTGGACCTTCAGCTCCAGATCATGACCGATCTTACGCTGCTCTCGCAAGACGTTGTTATAATCAGTGATTTTAACAACTGCTACGGCAATGAGGAGCGAAAAGATGAGAATACCTGCAATTATCTTGCGTTTTCTCAAGGTTTTCACCTCACTTGTGTAGTTGTCCTCAATCATCATAGCATCTTTCCCTATGTTGTGCAATGCATTACACGAATTTAATCCATAAGGTTTCTGGCATGATAACGTTCAAACAACACCCGCTCAATGCCCAGCATTGTGGCCATTTTGTCTGCGACGGCCTCTGCGAACTCCATCGCCTGCTCTTCGTCCAGGGCGGAAACTGTAGTAAGTAGGCCCTTTTCATTGGTGTCTTCCGGCGTGCGGCCATAGAAGCGGAAATAGTAGTCGTGTAGGAAGATGACCTCCGGCTGCTCCTTAATGCTTATGTTCATAGGCTCCTCCTTTCTTTCAAAATGAATGACGCCGACAGGCGATTTAACGTAATGCATTACATAAAAGCCACAATATGCTTTAGATTAGCACATCGTGGCTTTTATCTGCAAGTTATTTATGATTGCTCAAATTATCGCCAAATCTCACTTTAAATTTGGAGATCTCGAGCGGCTCGATCACGTCATCGTGGCCACGCAGCTGCGACGGGTCAAACATCCTAAGCCGCTCGCCAATTTGCATAGGGGCGTTGTCCTTGCCGCATTTCTGCATGTAGACCAGTGCGCCGGCACAGTGTTGATCTTTTTCCGTGAGCGGGATATGTCCGTCACTCTCCTCCAGCTCATACTGAATGGTTTTGTGACAACGGAATAACCTGTCCTCGTGAAGAGTTTGCACGATCTTCTCTATCCTTCCCTCTTCAAGCGTTTGAAGCATAAAGCCATTGGCAAGGAAAGGACAGTCGCTGCAAGGCTGCTTGATATTAAACAGTTGCTTCTCACCTCGATTTGCCCCAATCGATTGATCGGAACTGTAATTGGGCAATATAGACCTGAGCTAAATCATTCAGATCGTAGATGGCCTCATCGATCCGCTTCTTCATCTCTTCCGGATCATGTCGCTTATCCCATCCGCCATAGGTGGATCCGCCACGTTCTTCTATGTGCGAGTATTGTGGGTCCTCATAATTTTTGGTCGGCTGCCCGCTGAAATCGCTATACCCATCTTCCGTCTTCGGATATGTAAGCTTCGGCTGCAACTCACGGTAAAAAAAGTGTCCGTATCCAAGTGCATTACCGCCATAGCGATTGTATTCATTCTTGGTTTGGACAGCGCTCCACGGACTTCCCCAGGTTGTGGCGACCCAAATGAGTTGGCCGTCAATTTCTTTAAGGATCGGTTTCCTGGCATCTGGATTCAACACCTGTGGCCAGATCTCCTGCTTGAACCGATCAGTAGCCTCGTAAGCACGGACGGCTTCGACGATCAGCTTCTTAGCTTTCTTGATGGATATGCCTTTGCGGTGAAGGATAGCTTCGCCGGTAACACCGTAATGGATGTCCGACTTCGGGACAAGCCGAACCTCAAACTTCGGGCCACGGATCCGGCGGCCATCCACCCGCTTGATTTTATTATAGTCTCCCTGGACGTATCCGGTATAGCAGAACACGTTTCCGAAGTCGCCGGTCCGGATCTCGATATCATAGCTGCCGGAGAACTCCCACTCCCCATCAGGATACGGGGACCCACCTCTTGCGTTAAGTCGCACCAAGGTGTATGGCTCTTTCTCCTCCCAGCGTTCTTCCCCCCATCCGGTGTTGTATAGCACATTCCCGTTGTCGAGCAAAATAACCTTGCTTTTCATTTCAGCCCTCCTTACGCATAAAAAAAGACATCCCCCATCTTACACATGAAGGATGTCCTGGTCAATCGTCAGGCCAATTGTTTATTCTTTCGCTTGAGCATCCGTTCAATCGCCAAGGCGTGAACATCAGGGCCTCGATGATGCGAATCTCTTCCGCCTTCAATGATGGCGGCGGCCAGCTCGGACTTGCGATTAATGATCTCCAGGACCTGCTCGTCATAGCTATCGCCCATGCAGTAATAATAAATGGTGACGTTGCTGAACTGGTTCCCTGTCCGGTCAATACGACCGTTTCGCTGCTCAACCCAGGTATGGTCCCATGGCATATCAACGTGGATCAGGTAATTCGCCACCTGAAGATTTAACCCCGTTGATCCTGCGTCAGTCGAAATAAATGCTTTAATCTCTGGATCCTCACGGAATCGTTCGACAGCGAATTGTTTGCCGCCCTCGCTCATCTCACCATGATAGATCACTGAGTTAGGCAGCTGTTTGTGTATCAGCTGCGCCATGCCCTCAAATCGAGTAAAGATAACGACTTTGGACTTCGGCTCATCGAACGTCATGTTCTCGTAGAAGTCTTTAAGGTGCTCAATTTTCGGAGACTTTAACGATTTTGGGTCCAATCCAAACTCGGTGCGGATCCGTTGTGCCATCTGAGAAGCGCTGTTATAAATGAGCTCTGGGGAGTCGCAGGTTTCGATTAAGAAGGTAGTATATCCTTGCGCCAGCGCATCGAAGTAGTCTTTCGCTTCTTGCGGCGAAACACTTTGTCCGTTAAGGAATGTGTAGCCGTTGATCCCTCTCGCCTGCTCCTTCACATCAGCCAACTGCTGCAGTAAATAATTGTGCAGCTTGTCTTGAAGATCGGTCATCTCTAAGAAGACATGGCTGTGTTGAACTTCCGGTAGCTGCTGCTGGATTTCCGGCATATCCTTCGTCCTTCTGATGAAGTACGGTGCAATTCGATAGTATAGTTCGCCCTGGTTCTGATAACCAGTGATGCCATACTTTTTGGAATAGGTGCAATACCTTTCACGGAAGTATTCCCATGGTCCAAGAATATTCTCGTCCAGGAAGTAAAACAGACTCCACACTTCTTCGGCTTTCCCCTGCAGCGGCGTGGCCGTCGCAATAAAACGGTATGGAATATGTTTCAGCTCATGGGCACCCATTGCGTTCTGGCTCGGCTTAATGTCCAGATAAGCATCTGTAACACCCGTCTTTATTTTCTGTGCTTCATCAAGAGCAACTACATCGATCTTAATCGATTTTAGGATTTTCATGAAGCTCTCTGATCGAAGCATCTCGTAATTAACTACAAGGAATTTAATTTCTTTGCGCCGGCCAAATTCTCGAAGAATCTTGCCTCTTCGATCGGATGTGCCGGTGGCGGCCAAAGCTGTCTCGCCTGTGAATTTCTCAATCTCTTTCGCCCATTGTCGTTTCAAACTGTTGAGCGTAACGATGAGTGCTTTTTCAGCTTTACCCATTTCATTAAGCTTCATGATCGCACCGATCAATTGAGGCGTCTTCCCCAGCCCGCAGCCGTCAAACACAGCGCCAGATCCACGGTCGATCAAAAAATTAGATCCAACCTTCTGGTACGGGTACATCGGTATGAGGAAGTTTTTGAACTCCCCTTCAGACTCCCATTGCAAATGCTGATTAACAAGCTCATTATCAATTGGGACATCTTGTACAATTTCAGCAAGAGGAGTCATCCAACTGATTTGATTGTTGAAGCAATAAAGAAGATGGCCGATATGAGTACGTGGAAACATCCACTCCCCTGTGGCCATGTTGAAGGATCGATCTGGAATTGACCGCACTTTTTCAAGGGTCAGATCAAAAGTCTCCATGGAATCGAGAATCTTCACGTATATATTATTATATTGCGATCGAACCTGTATCAAACGAAACCCTCCTCGGGGGCAAAAGGACCCATAAAGTATAGCATTAGGTCCGTCAATACGATATCCAATGCTCCTAGAATATTATAGCAATATTCGGTGAAATGTGCATCGGGTGCTGCAAGGAAACTTTACCCACAGCACCCAATACGACTATCTTGGCTGCCATCCAGACGCAACTGCACCGGCGGCCATACCGAATGGGCCAACATTTCCGGAAGCTAAAGTAGGCTCTTGGACTCTTGTGGCCTGAAGTGTATGTCGAATACTGTCATAAGCTACTTCCATGGCCGTCCGAAGAATTACTTTCTCATAGGCCAGCGCCAATGCTTGAAACTCATTAGAAATATCTCGGCGCCATACGAAGCTAGCATTAGGATCGACCTGAGATACGCCATTCATACCTGACTGCATCGCTGCTCGTACATAAGGAAAGGTGTTTTCCCCCTCCTGAAATACTTGAATGAACCGTGCGCTGTCCGGAGCGAACTGAGCATTGCGCTCATTGAACACGTCAATGGCTGCATCCCACTGCTTGTCGGACCCCACCATGTGACGTTTTCCAGGCTCCTGTTTGCTATTCATAACCGTGAAATTAATGGACAGCATATAGAATGGCGAATTGGAGTCAAGGATCGAAACTGTGATTGTATTGCTATGCTCTTTTTGCATGCAAGCAAAACGAGAAGTAATGCGACCCGTTCCGTCTCCGAACTCATAGGCTGCATGCTTCCGACCACGCAGCTCTTGCACGCCTTCGCCGGCGAGAAAACGCTGATCGACAGACATGACTGCATTGTACAGGTTGCTGAACATGGTAATACCAAGAGACCCGAACGCCTGCTTGATGTCGTACAAGCGCTGACGGTCATGCGTCAGCTTTGGATAATAAGTGAGCGACCAGCCATTTGTGATGGAACCCTCAGCTACATCAGTGACGATTACCGGATACTGTTCATAGCGATTCTTTTCTTTGACTTCGACACGGATGCTGTTTTTAATTACGTTCTGGATAAGTTGAATCATTGGATATTTCCTCCTCGAAATTGGGTTGGTTTAGGTTCCGTTTCGGATCCATTGATAAATGAGCCAGCAAATAAAAATAAGCGGCAACGCCATAACGTTGCCGCCAATAAGACAGATGACGCCAATCACGACCAGCGCCTTATTCATCTTCGAAGGGATTGCACATTGTTGGCCATGCGCTCGACGTTAAGCTGAAGATCTTCCAGCATGGCAAGCCGAGTCAATGTGAAAAGAGCCAGATTATGATGACCAGATGCAATGAAGCCTTCTACCTGGTCGCCGAGTTGTTTGATGGCATGATTCAAGGAATCACTAGCAACCGACGCTTCGATAGACGACAGGATCGATCTAGCCTCTTGAGCAGAATCGCAAGTGGCAAGATTTAAAGACGTTTTGTAATTCAACATGATGTATATTCCTCCTAATATAATTTTCGCAATGAATGAAGCCGACAGGCTTGGTTTAAGCGTGCTTCCGGCGACGGCGCAACATTTCTTCATGCACCTCTTCTTTGACAACCTTGGAGGGCTCCTCCTCGATCAGCGTCCAGCGGAAGTACATCACAATGACAGGTATCATCAGAGCAAACATAACCAGTGCAAGCGGCCCCAAAGCGATGGCGATTCCTAGAAGCAGGATCCCGATGGGCACATAAAGCTTCGGACGATCGATTGCATAGTCGATAGCTGCGCAAATTTTATCTCGCATACCTCTCCCCTTCTCTCTCATTGAGCTATGGCCACGTCGAAGAATGTTTTCTTCGCTTTCATGGCGTATTCCGATGCAGTATGAATCGCACGAAGATTGTTCTGCGGATCTGGACTTTCCTTCTGGAAGTGGCATTTATACGAAATGCATTTTTCCTCGAGCAAGGCAGACAGTTCACGCCAGAGATCCTCGTGCTGCAGCAGCTCCTTCTTACGGCCCTTTGTGAAATCCTTGGCCGCCCACTTACGCAAATTCTTGTTGATGCCGGCGCTTACTTGCGGCAGCGTCGTATAGACGTGAACAAACATTGGGTGTTTGATTTGTTTCAAAGCCTCCACAACAGCTTTTAGCGTCATCCGAGTTACGGTAGAACCATCCAGCCCATAGCCGGCAACTTTCTTGGAGTAGTCCACCCCACCAATGTGGGATCGCAGGATGGCAGCGTATCCTCCACTCGTTTCGTCGATTGCTGCAGTGCCGCTGATCCAAATATCGCAACGCATTGCATCAAATTTAGCTTTTCCTTCTAATGTCATGCCTTTTCACCACCTTCTTGGAATAGAAAAAGACGGGCTAATACCCGTCTTATTAGAGCTCGTACAAATAAATGGTGCGACCATGGAAATCAGAGACTTCCTTGATCATGCTTTCAATGATCGTCCACTGCCCTCTCGCCAGTCCGGCCCCGATCCGGTACGGAAGCCCGATCTTCGGGTTCGGGATTACTTCTCGCTCTTCAAGCAGCTGAACGAACTGCATCATCTTATTGAGAGCCGATCGTAAGCCCTGGTAGTTGGTATAGGTCTTGTTCTCTCGCCCGTAATCGTACTGGCCGTAGAGATTGAAAACTGCGATCCTACCCTCCCCCATTTCATGTTTGCATACCGCATAAGAGCAACTTCCAAGGCGATCCCGTGGCTGAGCGGGATAGTTCGTATCCGAATTGCGAGCTATGGGATACATCTTGGCAATTTGATGAGCAATGCCGGACCCCATGGTTGAAAAGCAGTTGGCCTGGTGGCCGATGATATTGCAATCGCTAAGAAGCAGATTGCCCTTCATATGCTTGATCATACGGCTGCTACCTCCTTTGATTTAGCGATCCGATAGATCGCCCTCGCCCTTTGATAAATCTCTGGACTACCTTTGACATAGGCTTCAGCAAGCGTGGAATGTGGATACGAGCGATATTCCGCCCCCTCACTACCATGTCTTGCGATGACTGTACCGCCGGCTCCACCTTGATTGCAGCTGTACCAATCAATCCTCTCTGCTGTCACCTGTTCACTTGTGATGTAGGTGCATTCGAGGCAGTCATGATTATGAAATGGCACTTTGCTGCATTCATCTGGACGAACACGAATGCTGTATGGAAGCTCACCAGTTTGCGACAACCCGAAGTCTCCCATCCTAGACACCATGACGATTGTCCAAAGGTCATTTTTAAAAATAACCTTCTCCCCCTTCGTCATGTTGTTGTAGCCGTACAGATCAGGCTGCATGAGATGCTGGCTCGTCCATTTATGGGCAATATTGAAAATCCCTTCTCTTCCAGGATTCATGTGGATCCACTTTTCTGGCACCGTCAGCAGCCAATGCGATTCAAGATCAAGTTCGGTTGGCATATAGTCCGGCTCGTCCAAGTGGTCAATCTGAGCTCCGTAATAGGTGCGAAGATCCTCGATCGTGAGCTGCAGCTCCCTCCCCTTATGATTAATAGCCATCTCTGTAAACCGCTGTTTTTCGGCTACAGTGCGCTTATCCAATTTGTTCAGGATTTGTGCGGCTATCGTTGCACCAATATGGATATGAGCCCCTTCTCCGTTCTTGAAAATGAACCAGTAATTCGTGGATTCACCGGTCAAAAAGCAGATAATCGGATCCGGATTCATATCCCAGTGAATTGCAGAATCATCAATAATAATGCGCATATCTCCCACTTCCCTTTCCTTTAAAATTGAGCTACATCAGAGGCATTTAACTTGATTTCGCCCTTGCTGTTTTGCTAAATATAAGGCTTGATCAGCTTCCTTGAACGTTTCTGCGAGGTCGTTCCCTTGAGCGACACCAATAGAACATGTGACCTCCTGTTCCCCTGCTCTGACCTTTGACTTAATCAGCTCGAGCAATGATTGACCTCTATCAAGGGCTATCTGAAGGTCAACATCATGGAGAACAATGACAAACTCCTCTCCCCCATACCGGTAAAAGACATCGGCTGGTCTTATGTGCTGACGAACGACTGCACCTACCTGTTGGAGCACGGAATCCCCCATCACATGGCCGAAGGTATCATTAATGGATTTGAAGTGATCCAGATCGAGCGCTAAGACTGCCATTTCCTGGCGGTCCCTCCTCTTCAGATCCATTTCCCATGCCAATCGATTGAATGCCTTGGTCAAAGTGTCGATCATCGCATGCTTTTTCAGCGTTAACTTGCCTATCAGGTAGTAATTCATAGCTGAGATGGCCAAGGCGACCGATATGATAGCCTCTGAGTGACCTCCACGACATGTCATAGCTACTATTACAGAGGTGAATCCGCCATACATGAAACCTGATAGCCGCAAAATCAGGTGATTCATACCTACATCAAACCCTTTCAGATACTTTCCTCAAAGATTATTCTATGAAATCTCATGGATAGCGGGTTACTTCATTGATAGCGAGTTATGAAATCTGAAGTATAGCGACCGATGCGCATAGCTATATGTATGAGATATCATGTAGGGCGAGTTGCATTTCGACCTACATCATAGCTCAGTATATGAACTATCATGTAGAGCGAGATACCTTAATTATCTAAGTCGATGACCTATGATATAGGGCGGGGTATAATCTATAGCTACACCTATCAACTCTGGTGTTGAGCGGATTGCTCAGATATGCTATACATAGAGTAGGGGAGGTGTTTTTATTTATGGCAATTCAGCGTGAAGTGCCGTTTGTGACGCTCGGCGATGCCTCCGAGATCCTGGGTACTCCGCAGCCGACGCTTCGTGGATGGGCAGATATGCTCGAAAACCACGGCGTACACTTCGTGAAGCGCAACGAGCGCAAAGAACGGCTGTTTTATGACACGGATATCGAGATATTCAAATTTATCAAGGATCAAAAGGAAGTACATGGCCGAAAGACGACCGGTGAAGACCTGGCCCGCATGATCTATGACATGGCTAACGAGACTGGCGCATTTGAGCTTCGCAAGCCAGACGGGGAGTTCCCGTTGCCGATACCGGCGCCGCAGCTTACATATGTGGACATGGATCGCCTAATGCAGCAGGATGCATTCCGAGAATGGTTCGTCGCTTTGAATCAGGAAATGAACAAAGAGACGCTGGAGAAGATTGATTCTCTGGAGAAACAGGTTGTGCTGGCCAAACAGGAGCAGATCCAGAAGATTGAAACCCTCGAACAGCAGCTGGCTCACTCAAAGAACGAACAAGCAGTAAAGATTGATAAGATCATCGAGCATCAAGAGAAGAGGGACCGAGAGACGATGGCTCACCTCAAACAGTCCTTGGCTCTTCGACAGTACATGGCTTTGCCAGCATGGAAACGAATGTTTAAGTCTCCGCCGGAGATGGACGCCCAAGAATAGGGGCGTCCTTTTTTCATACCGTTAATTCCTAATATTCCATAAGAACATGATTACGACATTCAATAGTTCATATTAAATATGAACATATAACGTATAAAGTAATAACGGTACGTAATATGACGTTACTTATTCTTAAAGATTGGAAAGCCAGGGAAGGTAAAGCCTTCGGCATCAGCGCCAAGGAAATGAACGAACATGCCACTATCGATTGGATGTTGTTCATGAGCCGGCTTACGTACCTCACGGACGATATCGAGCACAGCCTTGCCGATCGCAGCCATGTGCTCAGCCTGCTCCCGAATGCCGCCTTCAACTTCATGCTCGATCTTCAGCTCTTCGACTTCAACGGAAGCGACTGCTTTACCGTTCGATTCGTCGTTTTGCGGCCCTTGGATGTTCACGTTAACCTTCAAGCCTTTAATCGTGTATGCGTATTTCATGGATAGTTCCTCCTTGGGAAAATAGGGGTATGGTTAAGTAAATCGTATTGAATAGGTGCGATAGCACCCTCTGTAATAGCTGTGAGTTCTGATAGAGCCCGCAGGTTATGCTCCTTGCAGCTGCGCCTTGACCTCTGCAAGACCCTCTCGAATAGCTTTCTTTGCAAGGCCATCAGCACGTTTATGTAGTGGATCCGCATCACTCGTCTTAACAAAGCGCACTTTATGATAATCAACCAGTTCAAACAGGCGTTCCCAAAAGGGCCGGTGCTCAACGAGCTTGTTCTTAGAGTTCCTCCAGCCGTTAGCTATCCATCTACCACGCCAATCATGATCAAAACAGTTGCGCACCACGCTGGAGTCTGTTTTGAGAAGCACTCTGCTAGGCTCGATGATAGATTCAAGTGCCCTGATCACAGCAATGATTTCACTGAGGTTATTAGTAGAGTAGGGGATGAAGCCAGTCTTGATTTCTTCATCACCATTCGGGTATACGAATATATTGGACCAGCCGCCTGGACCTGGATTTCCAGAGCAGGCGCCGTCAGTATCGATGATTACGTCTTTCATGTTCTACACCTCGGCAATTGGTTTTTTATAGCTACGACCTTTCTTTACTGTGGTGTAGCTGATCGTGACTTCACGGGTATAGCTGAATGGTAGCGAACAGTGACCGCAATCGTGTTCGGCATCATCACCGCTCCATTCGAAGCAATCATGGTCTTCATGCCCGCAATGAGGACATACGGCATGTTCTGTATCCTCGGTATCATGTTCATCGCCGAGATCAATGCGGCGGGCAACAGCAGCCCGTATCTTAAAGGATTTTTGGCAGAAGGAATACGTCTGGCCCCTGATAACGATATGATCGTGAATACCAGGCTCGACATCGATCTCGCAGAGCGGGATATGATTATCCGTGATCTCATCGTGCAGCATAAGCGAGAGGCCCACAATGTCACGATCGTAGATCTTCCACTTATCGCTCACCACTTATTCGCCTCCAGTGACTCACGCAGCTTATAAACATCAGCAGCCGTTACCATCTGAGTGTAATCCTCACGATTTGCTTTGGATCCACCCTTGAAGTTCTTGTCAACGAATACTCTCACTGCGCCAATAAGATTCTCGGCACGAGTGCGCCACATTTTGCATGCTTTATCGCACATATCCCATTCTTTCTGAATGCGCTGATTCTCTTCCGTTAAACGCCATTTCTCTTTAGAGAGAACAGGATTCTGATTCTCGTAGTGCTCCAAGAGATTCAGCGCATCCTCCAGTTCACTCCAGGTTAAATGTCCAGCTGTGTATCTTTTCTTGAACCATTCTAAACGTGAGCTCATACTACCATCTCCTTGTTGGTCTTGTAATTCACGACACGTAGCAGCAGCTCGTGGCGCTTTGATATATCAATCATGTGTTTCGTTCCCTTGGACAAGCCGTCCCAAAAGCAAACGCATGCGCCACCTGGTCCAGCTTCTTTGGCCATCTCACTATTACGCATATAACCGGCACTCTTGCCGTAACGATCCCAATCAGCGGCAGCCTGGTGGATGTAAATCCCACGCTCCCTAGCATAATCCTCACCCATGGTATCAGCTCCACGAGCCATTCCAGAAATGATGACGATTTGTTCTCGATTGGTGTATTGTAGATAGTAATCCAACCATCTGCATGCCATCGGATAATCAACGAACTCCCGATAACCGGCAACAATAATACGAAATGGCTTTTGATCGCCGAGATCTCGCACGTCCTGTATTGATATGATATTGGCATCGTGCCTCCACCATGATGAAAGATCGAATTCAGTGTCAGCATAACCAACCTGTAGCTCATCTCTGGATGTGTGATCCCTGTACTGTATCATAAACATGCAATGCATTACACCACCTTATCAACAAGATTCATTATATGCCAAAATGAATGCAGGCGATAGCCGGTTTAGGGGGGAACAATGAGAACACAGTGTGTCTATTTTGTGAACTATACATATAAATCTATAAATACCCCAGGTTTGTCGGTATATATTATATATAGATACACTTTAAGTTGTGTAACACATTACGACATGATTATTCAAAACAATTAGGAGCCATATGGAAAATATGGAAATATAGCATCCTCAAGGTTCAAGGCGATGGGCATCAATACACGGTCATGATACATAACCGTCACACATCGTTGAGGATACATAATCTTCACCATGACATGGTGCTCCATATAACCCTGGGGCTAGTCTGCCCTCCAGCGGCTGGCACATAAAACCCTAGTCATAGGGATGCCGGCTGAAAGAGGGCAGGGGCCAATACCAAAGCATGAAGCCTATAGTCCCCTGAAAAGATAGGCAAGGATCCGAACCCCATAATAGATCACAACGCCAATCACTCCGATCACGATCATAGCAACAATAAGCCCGATCACAAGCTGAAGAAGCGGCCAAAGCATCATGATGCTCAGACCGCCAATGAGAACGACTAGGAAGGCTCTGACGTGTAACGGCAGCCTATTCCAGCTCATCGTCATTTTCTTCTTGATAGGGAGTATTCGGATTCGTGTCGGGGGAGATAAAGCCGAGCTGCAGCAGCTTCGATTTGGTCTTATTGAAATCAAAGAGATCGAACAGCTTCTTGCTAAAGCGGGCGCCGCCAGGGTGCAGCCACGCCTTCTCAGAATCAACGTACACAAAGCCAATATGCTGCATCATTTGCCGCTTGTAGAAGACTTCTCGCCTGGCCGCCGCATATTTTTGTATCATATGAAGCGGCTTCTTACCTGTTTGTGCCACAATGATTCCTCATTTCTCTGTAATGGATTACGACTGCGGGATGCCGACCCGAAATGGCCGATTTAATGCGACATTATAAGGCACGACAACCTTCTCGCCGTCCCAGAACTCAGCCACAAAAGTATCACCGTTGATACCAGCTGAGCAGGCAAGGCGGCGAGACACGAGAAATGGCGTGTACGCTACAGAATTACCGGCAACATCATAGGTCAGGATACGATCGAGCCACTGCGTGTTGTACAAATGTGTGAGCACTGCCTCGACAAACTGAGCCTGAATACGGCCTTGAGGACTGTGCTCGCCGGTAGACGGATCGCAAGCGGGATCACCGACGGGACAAACACACCAGCCATCCTCATTGTGATGATAGAGCTGCATCTCCACGTCATCCTCCATAAACGTAAAGATGGCATGCTGCGGGACATAGGCTAAAACATCTTTCAACTCCATGGACAGTACCTCCTTGTGTAATGCATTACATTATACCATTAACGACGGCGTTTTTGATCAGAAAATATTACTTCGGCCAGCAAGGTAAATAACCATGCCAGCCGAGCATTCTTGGGCAGCAGCGTCCATATAATTGACCTCACGATTCGTTTGGCCTGATACATCAGAACGGCACCGTTGCCGCTTTCAGATCAGTCATGAGCAAGCTGCGATCGGCCACATACTTCAGGTATGCGTCTTTCGCTTTGGAGAGCAGGCCACGGTTCAGGTATTGGACGCCATAATTAGTGGCCACCATCACGGCGAATTCTTTCTCAATTGGCTGGATGCAGAACCTGCGGATCGCAAGATCATCCGGAGCGGAAGAAGTAGGCGGGGAAGGGGGAGCGGGAGGCAGCGTGTCCGTCGGCTTATAGCCGGCAAACATCTGCTCCATCTTCGTGGTTGGATTATGGCAGATCACTTCGTATCCAATGGCTTTGACCGAAGCGAGCAGCTGCTCCAAATTTGCTGCGTATTCAATCATGGTTCCAGGGAAATCAGCGGCAATGGCAATGATATCTGCCTTCTTGCCTACCAAGATACGCTTTTTCGATTCCTCGACGATATAACCGTATGCTTGTTTCATGTTAATAGCCTCCTAAGATTGATTTGGGTATTCATTATTTTTTCATCATGCGTTGAACTTCTCGGATAATGACGGGCAGGACCTGCGGCTTGGAAACAACACGCTTTTTGAAGAACATGCGGTACACCAGCCACACAGCCAGGACACACAACAGGGCAGGGACCAGGGCGGCCACGATGCCGAGGATAGCGGGGATAACAGTAGGGGCGAGGAAGATGATAACAAAGATGGCACAAGTCATCTTAATTGCATTCGTCACAGGAAAACCTCCTATTTTGTACTTCACATAGAATCATGCCGATAGGCATAACCAAGTGAGCCATACCCTCAAATAGAGGGCCCGCACTGAGCCAAAGGCCTGTTTATACTCGCTCAGTCGAGTTAATGAATCGTACCGGATCGAAGAGCAGCCAGACGTTTACGAGCCCGATCCCGGATCTCTTCACGTTGAGCATGACGATCAGCTCCACTGAATACATTGATCTGCTTCCAGCCTGCTGCATCGCAGAAGTAGGATGCCTTCATAAACTTGTGTTCACCGTGCTGCAGCGTAACGATATCGCCACAGCTCATTGACCAACCCTTGAAATCATCAGGAATCTGCATATTGAAGATACCGAACAACTCCTCGAGAATACGTTCGGACTGCTTGTGAAAGTCGAGTAGACAATCGGAATATTGGATCCCCATAGATGCCAGGTCACGAGAATAAACCTCGTTGAAGGAATCGATATCGAAAGAATACTGATCGAGATCCTCGTTGTGCTCCATGAATGGGGCATTGCGCAGCTTCAAGATGCTAAGGAACTGAAATGCAAACTCAATGTTGCCTTCCCGCTTCAATTGGTGGATAGTAAAATGCACAGTATGTTCCCTCCGATACGAAATATGTAATATAACGTACTGAAATAAGAAAAAAAGGCCATCTATGCGATGGCCACGATAAACTGCTGTTGCTTGCAGATCCTGAAGAAATGCACCATGTCCAAGTAATAAGCATGGTCGATCCCGAGATCCTTGGCCCGCTTCAGCGATGTGTCAGCATCGAGAATCATGAGAGCTTGATCAAGCTGCTCCTCAGTAAAAATAGGCGGATTATCCAGGTTAATCATCATGAACGATGAAAACAGCTCGACGAATAACCGGCGCAGCGGGGTGGACCAACGGAACATTGGCGTGCCGTCATAGATAAACTGCGGCATGGTAGCAAACGGGACAGCGGGGGCAAAGACCAAGCAAGGGCGATTGCCATGAATACCACTCACGTATGCATATACATCGAGACCCATTATTGTTGCACCTCCTGAACGGATTGTAGTGTGGCCTGCAAATCAGCAATGGACATGTTCATCAGCATGTCTGTGATTTCTTCCAGCGTATAGCCCTCGGCCTTTTTCTGATCAGTAAACTTCCTCATAAGCTCAAGCATGGCACGCCTCCAAGACAACAATTTTGCATCAATAGGAATGCGGCCGACAGGCCGGCGGGTAACGCTAATCGAAACGCTCGCCTGTTTCCTCACCCCATTGCCAACGTGGTGCAAGAGCTTGGCCGGCGCCATTGTATTCCACGCCGCATTTGCATTTGTTGGCCCACGAGCTGGAGAGCACAACCTTATTCTCCTCGCAATAGCGGCAATCGATCGTGCGAACAATACGTTTTGACATTAACCATTCACTCCTCAAAATGAAATAAGGCTCCCCATTAGGAGAGCCCGCCTTTAGCGCAACAGCTACATATAGATACAGCATGAAAGCCATGTGCTTCTTTACCTGGGTCATCGTAAAAGCCCTCGATGAAACGTTCACCACAAAATTCGCACCATGCCCAATCGTAGTGATCCTTACCCCACACCAATTCTCTGATCGAAACCATAAGCATAGCATCAGCCTCCCGTGTATTCATCACAAGGAAGCATGCCGATAGGCATATCACGTATGATCACGTAAGCGACTACCCGAAGGGTATTAACTCCACACGAGTGATCATGGCGATCGGAATAATGCGGTAAAGGTAATAATCGTCCTCCGGCTCACCAACGAGAACACGGTTTCGAATTACCAGGGTGGGAGGGGAAGAATGGGAGGAGACGATCATGCCACGAGCAGACCATTCTCTATTAGCCTCAGTGAACCAAACATCAACCTCATCACCGTGCCGGTACTCTTTATCCAGAAGCGGGACAGTTATGTAATGCAGCACAAGATTCATGATGTATGCTCCCACGGATAGATCCCAAGGATCTGGGGTGTCGTGGCAAAGAAATTGCCCTCGGTGATCGAATCATCAGGGTTCTTAATGGCATCGAAATACAACGTCGTAAATTCTCCATCTGCATGGCGTACACGGGCGGTTATCCAGCCAGGCTCATTTACATTGGCGTGCGTGCTCTTCATAAGTAGCCGGTAAAACACGCCTGGACAAGTCTCGGCAATCGTCAGGGGGCGGGGGAGAAGATCGAGATATTCAGAAATGAGCTCCATAATGCCTCCTTAACCATATACGCCATAAATGCGATTAATATAGGTCTCCCACGAGTTTGGCCGAGGAACAAGGGAGGCAAGGGCTAATTCACAGGGCAGGAATTGCACCATAGATTGCCGGCCTACCATATAATCAGTCTCCGGATCAAATGGTAAAGCAGGAGCGAATTCATAAAATGTTTGACCACATTGATCAACTGGCCCCACATATACTCCACGGTATGAAAGATTAATGCCCGGAATAAAATAGAGCTCGCCAGGAGTCAGGCGAGGCTCAATGTAATGTGCAATAAGCTCCACTATACAGTCACCTCCGGGATCGGGATCGGAAGCACCCAATCGAAACACAGATCGTCACTTGGACGAGCCAACGAAAAGCCCTGTTTACGACAGAACGCTGCACATTCTTCCGTTAGCACACATTCCATCTTTAGCTCGGGAATACGATGCTGCAGGCAAAATTCCTTGCACCATTCCACGATAGCAGAGCCAATTCCATTGCGAGTATGCCCCTCGCCGACATCAATGCGAGCGATCGTCATACCGTATTCTGGCAGAACACGGATATAAAGATCGAGACTATCATTCACCAGAAAGATGCCATTACCAAGGCCTGGTTGATCAAATACCTGGGCGCCATATAGATCAGATAACTTATGAGCCAGAGGATCATACCAGCGGCGTGGAAGTTTGGACATGATCAATCCTCCCCAACGTAAGGTTCAACACGATAGCCACAAGCAAGCAGATACCACTCTGCTTCTGGGGATACATACCCGATCGTCTCAATTACCGGATAAGTACGGCCACCATCCTCGGAAGGGCCGGACCGACCAGCAGGCTCAAATGCAACAGACTCCACGCACAGCAGCTCATGATATAACATGCGGCCATTCGGATTTGTAACAGATACTCGCTTCTTTCCACGGCGAATAGGATGCGGCAGCTCATTAGTGATAGACAATGATAATACCTCGTTTCTTTGTAGAGTATAGCATCAAATAGAATGGAGGCGACAGCCTCATCGAGCGAAGGATCGCCGGCGAATCAGATTTATTTCCTCCGGGAAGAGCAATACATTCGACTGTAGCATCCGCTCCTTGCTGTCACGCTTATATTGCACAGTATCTTGAAACTCGTGAGCCATATCACCGAACACACTCCGATTCCCAATATAGGTGCCAGAATAGTTATGATCGGCGCACTCGACCCAATAAATTTGGCCAACAACAAACTTGTCGATCAGATAAGCACGAATCAGTTCCATTAAGCACTCTCCTGGGACACAACATCAATGATTTCTGAACGCTTGATCACATGGTCAATAAAACCTTCAGCAGACCTCTCCCGCAGTACGATCCAATGGTGCGTCACCTGGCGCAGGTCGCCATAATGAAACTCGGTATAGCCGTAATCGCCATCTTCATCGAGTTCGCAATCGGTATGTTCTACCTTCAAGCGAATGCCGAGATCATAGCCATAACTATGACCGAACCGGGCGAATACAAAGCGGGAGAGCTGGGTGCAAGAAAGGTATTCCGCAATTAGCTCCAATACAGTCACATCCTATATCTGTGCAAGGTGACAATGCCGCCACCATTGCATAATGTACAGGGCGGATACGAATACACGTAACGCCCATCAATGAACGAAACACGCTTAATCTTACCAGTGCTGCTGCACGAGGGACAGGGGACAAGCTCAAGACCACTAAGGTCCAGATACATACGGATCATCTCCATGGGGCAATCCTACATGCAGCCGCAGAACGGATAGTTCTCGCACACGCACATGTCATCGATTACCTCGAGATCCTCCTTATACAGCAGGGAAGCGGGATCGGAGAAAGGAAGATCATCAACAGCGATTTGTTCAGTTAACTGAGTCGGGTCCATAGTACACCTCCTCTTTCGTATGATTGCACAAAGGACAGTAATACTCATAAATCATATAACCAGAACGACCAAAAGTTCCGATAAGCGCATATTCATGCTTACACTCTATATAGGCAGAGACAAGCTCCACTATAATTCATCCTCCCATATACCGCAGACCTCGCAAAAGCATTTATCCTCTCTCTCATCAAGAGCCCAGTTATGCTTGCACTCATTCCAATGCAGACGGATATTACGTATCCTTTCACTGTATAGGGATAAGATGTTGGCACCATGTCCGCCGCTGCGATAGAAGATAAGGATCTGTATTCGGTCCTGACCACCAGAGCGCCAATGCTTCATGCATTCAGCTATAAAGGAAACAGGAGTGCCATCCTGTAAAGTATATTCAAACCTATAGACAGAGCCAGGCAACATATCCAATGGATCGGGGATAACGAAGCTATTCATATAGCCAGCAACAAGCTCCATTAATCAACATCTCCAGCAGGAAAGTAGAGATCCTTCACCTGATCCAAAGGATATCCATACACGGCATGCTTCTTGGCAGAACGTCCGTACATTGCATACTTATCATCAATGATCATAAACATCAGGCCGGCGGAAATATCGAAACCATGAACATTACCCGATATCTCATAAGACATCGTAGGAGCAGTATAGGTGAAACCTACATAGTCACCTACACGAATCTCGATATCATGAAGCATAAACGATTGATGCACACAGCAGTATTCATTAACGAGCTCCAAAAGCTAATCACCTCCGGTAGCGGGACGGGACAGGATGAACCTCAATCCCGTATATATAGGGAAGCTGGTAATGATGAGGAATGCCGTTATTGTCATCATCGACGACAAGATACTTGAATACCTCGTGGCTCATATCAACACGACGGAAGAATCCACGTAACTCTCCAGCTCCCAGAAAGGTGAATGAAATGAAGTCGCCAGCAAAAAGCTTTACTCCCTTCACCTCACAAGATGCATACGCAGCAACAAGCTCCAAGATCATTCCTCCACTATGTGCTCAATGATATCGTAAGGAATATGGACATTGCAGTCCCACTTATTCTTTACGTAGAACCCTGAAGCACTAAATGCTATGATGGTTCCTTGCTCATAGTCCGTACCATAGGGCATATGCTTATGCACGTATATGATCTTCTGACCAGCACGCCAAACACGGCCCAAGATGCGAACCGATAGGATATAGATGCTAGCAAGCTCCATTAAGGCCACCCCACATTCTCTGCAAAAACGATCTTTGCGAGCTCAAAGAATTCAGTACCTTCCCCATCATAGACCATGACATAACCATCGTCATTCATGCCCTCATATACGCCACGGACAGCCTCGCCTTCGAACACCTGAATGTAGATGAATTCAATCACCATACCCGAAGCTATATAGCAGTCAGTAACGAGATCATAACGATGCTCCAGGTAGGCAGTAGCAAGCTCCATTCAATCATTTCAACTCCTTCAGACTATTCGGATCAGCACGACGCAGTATCTCATCATACACAGCATGAGCATACGCCCAATCCTCATAGATTTTATCGTATATGGCTACAGTCTCCATGCCATAGACGCCGCCGACATGCTCAAAGTATTCCTTATCGACAACAATCCTGGCGGGCTGGGGGAAACGATCACCGGTCCTTTGCAAGCGAGCGTAATGCTTAACACTATCCTTGGTGAAAGAGCATCGTCTTAATGGCTTCGCACCCATCAAGGAATCCTCCAATGCAGCTTAATACTATGTATGGCATCAGCATACAGAGAAACACGCTCACGATGGGGCTCAACGCTTCTCGACTGGACACTGAATAACACACGATGCTGATAGGAATGAGTCTCATGCCGAATGCAACGTGCTACATAGGAGACCGGGGGATCATCCAGAAACTGATAGACGAATCCATAGATAAGCCCAGGATTCATACGATAAGCATCGGCGATGATATGACAATCCATATAGGCAGCAGTGAGCTCCATTGTAACCCCTCCGATCTATGCAGCGATCTCGTCGCCAATTAGCAGCTCGTAATCTTCCCATTCCTCATAGCAAGAACAATCCACGACATTGGTTTCACCAACAGGCTGGCAATCGCATCTAGTAATGTCTTGCACCAATTCCTCTTCGTACATATCAAGCAGCTTACGAGCAGGATAGGATGCTTCGACAACCCTGCCTGTAACCTTGCTCGTGACTTTAACTGGGATCCTCAATTTATGCCCCTCCATTCGATATCTGCTGCAGTCTGGCAAGGCCGGCGGCTCCGGGACGATACAACGCATTCCTATCTTGATACTCCACAAACCCGGACATGACGAGAGAGTAGACGATACTACCATATTCCTCATGGCTGATTGCCATAGAACCATGCATCATATGATGCTGCCTCCAGGCGTAGCGGGTAATGCCCTCGTATACAGGATACAGCTGCTGATATAGATCACAAAGTGCTCTGAACACATCAGCAGCCTGCGCCTTACGTAGATCATCTGGCATACTTATCCCGCCCTCTCAATAGCATGTATCTCTTGCTCAGCACATGGAATGCAATACTCCTCACCGGAAGCGGGATTCCGAAAGTATCCACGCTCTTCAGGCGGAATACCATTACCGCATGCAACACAGCTACAGACATATGTAATGTGAGCCACATCTGCAATAAGCATAGCACTACCTCCATCATATGAAATTGGACTGATACAACCGATCGATAATAAACTCACGCAGCCGAGCGACTTCTTGCTGATCCCCACGCTTCACGGCAGCATCATACGCAGCCATGATATCGTCAGGAGACATATCAAGCAGATCACTATTCGTCCGAGACATTAGCTTCACTCCCTTGCTGCTGATAGTCTACGAGCACATGATAGGGATCGAACGTCTCTGCAGATATCATGAACGAGCCGGTGGCCGGAAGGACCTTGCCTTCCTCAGAAACCACCTGGTAGTCGTCGGGAAGAGAGATAAACATAGTATCTGCACGACTGATAAAGAAGCTGCCGGGGACAACGATAAGACGCTTACCCTTACGGATAGCCTTAACAGCAGCATATGGCTTATCCAAGCTACGAGCATAATGACCCTGGAGCGGGTGCATATGTAACACATCCTTTCTTGTAGTTCATCGACTAATGTAACACATTACACAAACCTGGGGAAAGGGGGAGAATAAAAAAAGCTCCCTATACGCACGAAGCATATAGAGAGCATACATAAATGAAGCACCACAACACGAAAAAAGAGAACCACGAGGGCTCTCTCACTTTTTCTCGAAGAGCTGACCGCACTCAGCTAGTGTTGCAGGCAGCGTATAATTCCCGCTCGCCGTTTGGACAACGACTCTCTTGGTTCCGGCATTCTCCTCAGTGCTGACGTACATTACCTCAGACAACGGGACACTGGTAATGCCGTCTTTCTCACACACAGCAATATTCATAGGATCACAACCTTTCTATGTTGATAGTATACCATAATCAGGGGAAAGGATTACCAAGCGAGGAGGGCGGGGGAAGAGAGAGAACTATAGACGATCCTCATTGAAAGGATCATCATACCAATACACATAGTCATCAGTATGAAAAGCAATCGTATAGGCACATCACTTCTATGTATCTGATATGGGCCTCGTATTCACTCGGCCCCCATATGTAGCATTAAGCTTTATACAGATCACGAACCAAAAGAAAAAGGCCCACTCCTAAGAGCGGACCTTCGCAACACGTTTATTCTTACGATTGGCAATAGCCTCTGAAATCATCTGATCACGTTGTTGGTTCTCAACAGGAAGAGATTGCTTTACGTACCCGCCGGCAAGACGAGCAGCGTCATCAAGAGATCTCATTGGCGCATACAGCCTAGCATATGGTCTTGTTCTCATAAGCATCATCACTCCTTAATTAGAGTATAGCATAATTAGCCGGTCAGCTGAAGGGCCATCTATAATCATGTACCCATTTCCGAGATGCTCGGCTCTAATCTTAGGGCCCATATAATAACGCATAAGAGGTACAAATCTTGGCCCCGTCTTCGACTGTAATGCGACGGCCCCTTCGAATCCGAGCTGCTCGCTTCGCTTACACGCAAAAGCAAGCATGTGCTCGCCGATCATCTCGAACTCTTTACCCTTAAAATTATGGGGAGCCGATTCGATCAAGTGTACATAGACATGATCTTCCTTGATCTCGAAGGCAATGCAGCCCTGTATGTAGTCATTACCCTTAATGACCATCTTATACACTTCAGTGCGGTTGTAACGGAAATACAGCGACCAGTCGAATGCCGGCTCCCAACTGTTCGGGCCGCCGTCTTTAACCATGCGCTGCACGTCCCTTGAGGTAAGCGGCTGAAACTCAACCGGATAATGCTCCTTGGATCTACGATGAACAATCAATGATAACGCACCTCGCACGACAGTCTCATAACATATAATCAAGAAAGACGAATAGAACCATCATAACATAAGCATGCTATACGCAACTGGAAATTCTTTCGCCAGGTTTGCTCGTTTCACGGCCATCACACAACACACATGCCACTGGTGAACCTGCAGCCACGCCCTGGGAGGGCATGGACTGCTTTATGCAGATAACATTGCTGAGTTACCCCACGTTTGCTGTTCTGGTGCGAGACGATATCCTGGTGGCTTTCATGGTCGTGTTGCATCATCATGAATGAGGCCGACAGGCCTGTGGTGCGTGCATCGGGGAATGATGCGTGGTCATGATACGGAGGGAGGAGCGGGGTAGCAAATGGGTGGGGCCGCACAGCATGGTGCAAGCACGATGGTGCCGGCTGCATGTGGTTAACCCGAAGGGTGTGTGAATCTGATTTGTCCTGTGCATGACGAACTCTAAAGAGACAGTGACTGTTGCATCACCATCTCCTATCCGATTAGTTAAGCTCGATTGGTTGGCGAGCGATCACTTTCATGTTTACGGAGTGACCACCGTTGTATGTTGCATCTTCTACCGTAACCTCATAAGCAGGAGCACCAGTGAGGAAGCGAAGAGCAGAATCATACAGGATGCCGCATTGTGTCATGGTTCCATTGGCGCTCATTGCATAAATGTTATATGCAGAGTTCTTCGTAAGCAGATTACGCTCATACTTCACGATAACCTTTCCGAAGTTGCGAACAGAATCAAGCATGCGTTCTGCATCCTTAGCGGTATGCACCACCGTGCCCATGTTAAAGGATCCTGCCTTGATTTCGTTCAAGACGGTGCGGCCAGTGTTTCCGAATTGCACATAGCGTGCTGCATTCAGGAATTGACGCTTGGCTGCGGTCCATGGGAAGCCGATGCCGGATTGGTACTCGACCACTTCACCAGTGACATCGTCGATACGCTTATTGGTGCGACGATTAGCATAGGTCATGTGGTAAGCAACATATCCGATGTGAACGATATCGAATCCTTCTTCCAGAGCAGTCATGGATTGCTGAGCAGCATCAACTGCAGATGCAACATCCAGAGCCCGCTCCTTCTCAAGCAGCTCGATCAGTTCCTCCGCCACAGCAGCGTCACCATTGCATTGGGCAAGAGCTTCATCACGAGCAGCTTTGAACCTATCGTATGCGCTGGCGATCGCTGCACCATATGTGCCTTTGATCGGACGGATTGCATCTTCAAGTGCTTTCTGCACAGCTGGTTCGATTGCAATACCTTGCGCCATATCGGTCAGCACGTTATACGTGTCAACGTCATTCATGATCTCATCGAGGCGTGCATCCAGCTGCGTAGCTTTCCAGTTCTTCACATAGGCATGCACCTGAGATAGAACCGAGTTTGTATTGAAGCCGTTCTTGCCTTTTGCTTCAGCAAGCCATACTGGATTGGTCCATACCGTGCGACCGTTCTTCAGTTTGTACTTAGCGAATGTGGCAAGGGATGGATCCTTCAGGAAGCGCAGCTCCTCAGCCAGCTGCTCCATGTAAGCACCGCCGTGTTTCGCACGGTCGATCTCCCATCCTTGGCAAAGGCGCAGCAATTCGATGTAGCTCTCATATTGCTCGATCTCGCTCTTGAGTACAGCGGCGGCCGAAGCATTACGAGGTGCATTCATCTTGTTGCCGTATTGATCCAGGTTGCCGGCGATCATATAGCCGATCTTGCGCACAGCATCAGCCAGCTTCGTAGCGATATTGGTCATGTATCCAATCTTGTTCGGCTCCAGTGTACGGATGACGAACTCTTTGGAAAGCTCATGGATCGCAGAACGGAACTCAGCTGTGTATTGATCCGCTGTGAATTGAATGATAAAATCACGTTGTGCAACATGTGGTGCTTCCAGAGATGGAACCTCACCCGTGTCGCCGCTCCAAGGGCACCCGCTTCCAAAACCAGAGAGGCGTCCATCAGCGTCGTATTTCATGTGAAGATCAAGCACGGGAATGCCTGGTTTCTTCATGACGCTGCGGACGATTGCGTTCTCGGTAATGGTCAAGCCGGTGTCCCCATCATTATCAGCGCCGCCCATAGCGAATGTGCAGAAGTCATGCACACTCATTACGAGCAGGTTACGGAATCCACCCTTCTTCACGGCAGCCTCATATCGAGTGCTCGCTGCCACCTTCGTGATTTGCATCTCCTTGCCAACCATTGGATTACGACCCAGTGCTACATGTTGGCCGGTGATGTCCTCGAGCTTGCCGTTCTCGCCACGACCTTTGATGAAGATCGTGTTCGCTTCAAGACCCTCATTCTCCGGAACCAGAAGATTGCCCTCATCGTCACGAATCTGAGTGATGCCTGCATTCAGGATCGCATATGGATCTTGAACCATGAAGCGATAGTGGCCTTCCACTGGGATGCTGCCATACTGCCATTTCTCCAGCTGCTCATGCATCAGCTCAATCGACCAGCGACGCATCATGGCATCATGTGCTGTGAACGGAGCGTGGTGCAGGAACAGACCATGAGTATTGAAGATGGCTTTCTTCTCAGCTGCTTCGATCTCCTCAAGTGTCATGTCGTTGCCCATGTCTTGAATCGAATACAAGCCCAGACGTGTGGCCATACGATGTGGATCATTCATATCATCCAATACACCGTTCAGATGCACATCCAAGGTGTTGATCAGATCCTTGGCCGTCACCGATGTGCCATGAGTCATTTGATACGGCAGCAGCGTGTACGGTTTCGTTTGGCCCATGGATTTATTGAACAGGGCAACACGGAGTTGGATCTTGAAGTCCTTAGCGATCGCACGATAGTCGCCTTTGACAGCGGACTTCGTAGCAACGATGTTTGCGTCATACAGTGGTTTGCCATTGGCCCCAACGATCGCTCTCATATCCGGAACAAAGACCATCAGGCCTTTGGTGAACGGAGTGAGGCGGATCTGCCAAGCATCAGACTCCTGGCCGAACTCAGCCAAGAGTGCTGCGTATACTTCCTCGTCGCAGAAGACCAGGCCATCACCGACAGCCATGGTTTGATTGATCTCTGCAGCATCGAGGGTCTTCATGGAGCGGGTTTTCGGATCCATGACCTTGTACAGGCCACGCTTCACCACCGCATATCGATCCTCGATCACCATCATCGTGTGACGGCCACCAACGATCATGTACTCGCCATTCTCCAGATTCACCGTATCTTGACCGATGTCGATCGTGCGGGAAGGAATGGAGGAAGTACCAGCCAGACCGAAACGCTTCAGCATCTTCGTGATGTCCAATTCATAGACACCAGCTGCCTTACGTTTCGAGTATGCCAGGAAGTCATGACCCAGCATCATCAGCACTTCGGCTGGTGTATGTGGGCATTCTTCTGACAAGAAGATGCCTTGCAGCTGACGTGCTTGAGATGCCGATTGATACAGGTAGTTGGCACGCACGATCTCACCATCTTCATTTGCGAAGAGGTAGCCGTTACGCATCATCAGCTCCTGCATAGTCAGCAGCTCTTGCGTTTCTGCATCGATCTCATCTTCAGGCAGGGATACATACATGTCCACGACATGCACCCAGCGCATCAGGGAGAGGCGGCGTGGGGATTCTACGATCTCGCCACCAACATTGCGAGTGAAGACCACTTCGACCGGCGCAGAAGCCAGCAGCTCAGAGAGTTGATTCTCCTGGATCACTTGGTAGCCAGTATCAGCTTGTGTGCTGCCTGGATCCGAGTAGTTCAGCGTGGAGAAGATATCCATGCCGTCCAGATCGTAACGCATCTTGTGGACGCTTGCTTTCGACACTTGAACCGATACCCGCTTCGGCTTACGAACCACTGCAGGCAGTTTGTCGTGAGCATTCACGAAGCGCTCGATCTCAGCACGATCAGCATCAGTAAGGCCGGCCACAAGAGCAGGATCACGAAGCTGCACGATCAGGCCCATACCCTCGCCAATACCGAAGAGGATGCGATTGATGATGCCTTGCTCAATACCGAATACCTGCATTGCGCTGATGATGCCTTGGTTGGTTGCCAATGGGTTGTCAGCTGCCACAGGGCGAGCGGCCTTCATCGATTGCTTATGCGACTTGATAGCGTTACGGAGCATCGACTTTCTGGCTTGTTGAGCTTTCATTGTTTCCATGTGTGCTTTCTTAGCGTTACGGTTAGTAGTTGTCATGATAGATATCTCTCCTCAGAGTAAATTGGTTTTGGACTTGCGGACAAAGGGACGGGCGACAGGTGAAGCGGGTATTGCGGTATTGCGTCGGAGAGGGATGACAGTCACTGTCTCGTTAAAGCTCGCCATGCACGGACTACAACTCCTGGGGTGATCAGCCCTTAAACAGGAGAGGGATACGTGGTTGCCAATGCCCTGGGTCACGTACACCCACAGGACACGGCCCGTTCTTCTTGCAGTTCGCCGGAACACAAAAAGAACACGGCTTAAAGATCCGTGTTCCAGCTAGGCCGATTCTGTGTACTGCCCCCATGCGGATCGACCGGCACAAGGGGGAGGGGATGCCAATAGCAGGGATATATCATTTCACCCTGTAATCAGCGAGTCCCATATCGAACCCTGCCAATTAAAGCAGGATTGCGAGCGTGGCTGCGTTCCAGCCGGTCAAGCCCAATTGCCATGCAAGTCCAGATAAGGACAACACGGCCATGCCGCCATAGACCACGCCAAGCGGTGCGGCCAAAGCAGTGAGTCCTGCAACAAGGGCTTGTTTCTTGGCGCCTTGTTTCTTGCGATTGCGGATCAGCTCTGCAACAGCAGCCGCAGAAGCACCTGCCAATAAGGCCGTCCCCAGGGTAGGGGTTGCAATGGCAGCTGCCGTTGCAGCAACCACGCCTACGACGACAGCACCCTTAACAGAGACCTTCTCTGCAGTAGGGGGTACCTTGGCCACCTGTGCAGCATAGCGGGCTGCAGCTACAGGCATAGCCTCGCTACGCTCCACAACCCAGCTAGCCTTGGCTACAGGGGCATGGGATACAGTAGGGGCCTTCTTGGCAGGGGAGGATGCTACATGCACAGGGGCTGCCTGTACAGGGGTAGTGGATGCAAAGCGGCGAAATACCTTGCCTGCCTCACGGGCCATGTCCTCCATCATGGTGGAGAAACTGTTACGGATAGATGCTGCGTTCATGGTAGATCCTTTCTATCCCATAGCGTGCCATATAGGTCACGTCTTACATGGGTGAGCATTTACTGGACTCATCAGCATGGGTAGCACCCATGGACGCACCCCCTTGATACAGGGTGCGTTTCGTCCTTGTCATGCCTTCTCCCTCAGATGCTGCTCATGAGGTATGATGCGGCCAGCAGTGTACACGTACAGTTGGCCATGGTATTCATACACGTAGCCGATACCGCCGCTTACAGGACCCATGTAGAGCCCCTTATGAATGAGGTCCTTTGCATGTGGCATATTAGTTGCCCTCCTGCACAGGGATACTCACCACAGTAGCTGCATCAATAGATGAGCTACCATTGTGCTTGCTTGCCATGTGTACCAGTACACGCACATCCCCGCTATAATCAGGGTTGTATTGCCGTACCAATGTCCATAGCGTATCGCCCTTGCTTGCGACTACATTCTTATAGGTGTAATGCGTATCATGGTGATTGCTTACCAATAAGGTAATAGCAGAACCAAGTACGACACCTACAGTAACGCAAGCAATTGCAAATCTCTTAACATTCACGACTCTGATCTTCATTGGGGTTTCCTCCATATGGCACAGTCCATGTGCCGGCGTTGTATATATAGGGGGTGGGGCACAGAACGTTTAAGTGGTGCCACCCCTATATACCAGCTACCTCGAGCAATTTTTTTTAGAAAAATGGCCCCCTATAGGAAACTTTCCATAGGTTTGTTGTGGCTCAAAATTTTTTTTGAGAATAATTATGCCGCTATAGGAAATGGGGTAAAATGGTAGATAGAATAAGAGAGAGGTGGTGGGCCGGTGAACCCGCAAAAGATCCTTCAAATGGATCCAGGCTCTTTGATGGATGAGCTGATCACAAGTATCGTTCATCAAGTGGACAATGAGATCCCGCATAAATCGTGGTCAACAGATGACCTAGCAGCACTGCAGCTAAGAGAGTACATATCGGATATAGGGTGTAGCGTCAGCTGCACAAGATTTGGCGGAGCTCCAATAGCGATTCAGGAACATTGTTCCATTCAGGATGATGAGAATGAATCATGGAGCGTGGAAACGGCATCGCCGAGCATGGCGGAGTCGATGAGCAGAGCATTCTTACTGTTCCATAACAAGTTTTATGGCACTCATATGAACAGCAGCTTCGAGAAGAAGATGAGCGAGGCAAAGCGAAGACCGGCGAAAATCTACAGCTTTCGAAAGGAAACTCAAGGCACCGAGTGATCGGTGTCTTTTTTTATTCCAATAACAAGACAGACGGTGTATAATAGTTGTGTAATGCGTTACATGAAAGTGAGGTTAGTGACATGTTCCTGCGGGCCAACAGAGCTCTAGGGACCAATCCACTGTTCTCGCATGTATCCTCTGTGTTCGGGAAAGCGACTGGCAGCAAGTCAGCAGCAGCTGCGGCGCCAAAGAAAAGGGGAAGCCTCTTCTTCGGTGAAGCAAATCCGAATGCAGTGGACGATGACTTCTTTGAAATGAGTCCAAAGGCGCTCGCCAAATTCGACAAGAAAATGAAATCGTATGAGGCCCGAGGTATTTCAACGAATGATGACTGGAATGACATGCTGTAGGCGTGGAGAGGAGAGATGAGCATGGGGCAGGGAAAATTGCATGTCACGAAAGAGTTGATGGTGGAGCTGATTGGCCTTCAAGATGGGATCACGATCGAGGACATCCGAGTGAATCATTTCAGAGGCACCATTGAGGTCCTGCTTACAGGGGATGTAAGTCTGGGATTACCTGATCACATCGAAGGCCAAGAGGCTATCACCGTTGATCCAGAACAGGTGCTGCGGCCAAGAGGAGACTTCAACAGAGTTAGGTGGCGTTAAGGATGAACGATTCAGAACTGCTGGCAGCATTGATTGAAAAAATAAAAGAAGAAAAGGAGATTGCCGCCGGCAAGATGTACAAGGATGACACGGACAGCTATCGTGGACAATTCAAGCTGGCTCGGAATCTGCTGCAATTCATCAAGGGACAAAGAGAGTTAGGGGGAGAGGAACATGAGCAGGGCGAAAGCGACCAATGTGACGAAAGAGCCGAAAGAGCCGAAACGCTATGAGTGCCTGAATTCGGAGTGCGGATTCATCAGCAACAGGACCAAATCGATCAAGTTCCCAGGAATCACCTTCGGATGCTGCTTCAAATGCAGAGGCAAGATCAAGGAGCGGGAAGAGTGGCTGACATGGCTGTACGAGCAGCGGGAACGGATCCGCAAAGATGCGATCGAGAACCATGGCGGCATGATCATTGGTCGTAAAATTAATTAACCGGTCTATTAAGAAATGGAGGAATGAATGGCATGGCTCATTGGTTCAGAGGCGGATGGCAATACGACAATTTTGCAAGGGAATTGATATACATAGAGCCGCATGAGAGGGAAGAGGGAACGATGATCGACCGCAGACATGTAACGATCATCGTTCCATCAGAACACTTCCACGATCTTGCGAAGGTCATGGAGGACCACGGTTTGTTCGTGCCTAAAATGACGCAAGCAACAAGGGAGCCGGATCTGAAGATCATCAATCGGCTGATCGACGTTATAGAAAGGCAGGTAGATCCGGATGGAGCTTGCGGAGTCGTATCTGTGGAAGATAAACGGCATAGCTCACGTACATGATGGCGTGTACCACGCCAAGAGCGAGAGCTACGAGGACGCCCAAGCCCTGGCGGGCTTCTGGCACTCTCGTTACAAAGGCGAGAAGGTTTTGATCGCCGCCGGCCCCGACACCGAACTGGAGTATATGGATCGGTTCGATTTCAGCGTTGTCATGCGCCTGTTGCCGTCTGGCTATAAGGTGATCCGGCTGAGCTGGATGGACGGGATCTATCTGGAGATGCGAAAGGACGGTATCTACGCTGTGTCTGACGGCTGCGGGGAGTGCCACCTATGGCAACCCCAGATGAAAGATCTGATGGCCGGTGACTGGCGTGTGATGAGGCGAGAGAAGGTCCCTGAATGGGATGGCAACACCATTACGATGTCGGGGAGGTTATCGATATGATGAGCAGAAAAGAAGCGGATGAAAGAGGGCTCGGCGTCTGTCTTGGAATTGCATGGGCTCTCATTATCACAATTGGTGCAGTCGTCGCAGGATGCGGAATTTCACGGCTAATCCATTGGGTCGTATGGTGAGCAAAGAATCTCGAGAAAACAAGAGCAATAATTAGCTATTCATAAAAAATCGAAGAGCCTTCGGCTCTATTAAGAATCTGGGAGGCTACAAGGCATGAAACCAACAGCCAATGAAAACTACAAGCATTACAAGGGTGGAATCTACAAGGTGATCGGCGTCGGCTCGTATATGGAGGGCGGCGACAAGGAGCTCATGAAAGGCTGCAGGCAGATCGGCATCGGCAAGTACAGCGAAGGTAAGAATGAGAAGCTGGCGGTGTGGAAAGAGGGTGAAGACCACTTCTGGATCACGCCGCAGCATATCATCGGCAGCTTGCCGGCCATGCGGAAGCTGAAGGGCGAAGATCTGGTGATCTACGTCAACGACGAGGGCGATATCTGGGTTCGGCCGCTCGACATGTGGAACGAGTCAGTTGAGGTCAACGGAGAGACACTGCCCCGCTTCGAGAGACTGGAGGTGGCTCATGGAGCTCGTACACCAGTATTTGGAGCTGCATCCGGCAGATCGGCTGTATCGAAGCGACAACGCATATAGAGTCTGGGATGACTTCATCAATGCGGACGCAGAGAACAAATGCATCATAGCTGGCAGGGCGACCGGAAAGACGACAGCAATTCTCAAGAGAGCCATTCTGAATAAGCGGGATACGGTGCTCGTAACCTCGATCCTCGACTCGTCGCATCGAATGAATAGGTTCACTGAGATCGCCAGGGAGCTCGGCCACGAGTACGAAGTCCTCACGCAGCGCAATGGATACAAAGAGGTATACGTCAACGGAAAAACCATCTACATCGTATCTAATTATAGCTACCAGCAGTATAGGGGATATGACCTGTTCCACAGCAAGGAGGTTATTTTCGAGGATCCCGAGAACATGCCGGCTGTTTTAGAATTCCTGGAAGACCGGAGAGAGTTTGACCATCTGCTTATGATCGCCAACGTCATTATGGTCGGCACAATTAATGGGCCGCATCCGACAGCGTTCAAGAGCTTCTACAGGCGCATCAGGGAGCAGGGAAAGATGGCACGACGAATTACAAGTATTGAGGTGCTGACGATGGCTGAAATGGCACAGGTGCAGCGAGAGATGCCTCATGATCGCTTCGAACGGGAAATGATGTGCGAGTTTGAGGAAGGGGGTGGTTCCTATGAAAGCAATTACCAGGCGACTGGTTAAGACAGGCGTCAGCCACTGGCTCGTTTACTTTATTCTCATGCTTCTGTTGAATCGTCCGGAAGCAATCGTACCGGCAATCCGAGAAGAAGAGCTTCAAGAATATGAAAGACAAGAAGCATTCGCTGGTTAGTTCAAGAAAAAAAACATAGTGTTGTAATGCGTTACGCAATATGGTATATTGATTTCGGCGAGTCATGTTCCTCCTTGCGGAAGGTACTGGCATTTGTTGTTCTCGCCTCGTTAGGCGACCGGACATTGGTTCGATCGTTATTGAACGGGGCGAGGGCACCTCCTTATTATAGCGGAGTAGAGCAGCATGGTAGCTCGTCTGGCTCATGCCCAGAAGGTCGGGGGTTCGAATCCCTCCTCTGCAACCAACATATCGGCTTAGTTCAATGGTAGAACAGCGGTCTCCAAAACCGTCAGCGTTGGTTCGAATCCTTCAGCCGGTGCCAATTTTGATCGATAGCTCAGCAGGTAGAGCAACGGACTGTTAATCCGTGGGTCCCAGGTTCGAACCCTGGTCGGTCAGCCATATGCAGCGTTAGCTTAACGGAAAAGCATCTCCTGTGGAAGGGGATTGTTGTGCGGTTCGAGTCCGATCACGCTGCCCGTATCGGGATGTAGCTCAGCTTGGTAGAGCGCCTGCTTTGGGAGCAGGGAGTCGCATGTTCAAATCGTGTCATCCCGACCATAACCATTTACATTGCCAAGGATGAGGTGAACAATATGCCATTGATTGAAAAATTTATCGGCGTGGTAAGCGTCAAATCCGAGATTCCTGCAGAAATCCTTGAGCAGATGCATCCCGCTGAAGCAAAAGACGGAAGCTTTTTCGCCATCGACAAGATCGAAAGTGATCCTGTTGAAACCTACGACGATGCGAAAGCATTTATCGAGCACAACGTAGAGCAACCGGGGTTCGTTTACGGCCAGGTAGAAAAGGTCTTCGTAGCAGCTGAATAAGGGCGTCCGGCGGAGGTCGTATCGATCGCCGCCTCCAATAACCAATCTCCGAGATAATCGGGGATTTTTTATTTTATTATGGCCTATTTACAGAACATGTGTTCTCCTATAAAATATAGGAACAAAGGTTCGCATGATGGACAAATTAAATCTTGATTTTAATGGTGTAATGCATTACACTGTTAATAGTCACTGATCGATCTTTGTTCATGGAGCACCTCCTGATCACATTGAATACGGAATGCACTAACAGCGGGCGGCACACCCGCTGTTTTTGCGTTTTTTAGCGAAAAATACTGACGAATTCTAATGGAAAATTGTTCTTGCATCTGCATTTTGGACATGCTATTATTGTCATACAGATTCATACATGTTCATACATCGTATGACAAAATGAAAGGTGGAACATACATATGCCAGCAGCAAGTTCATCCAAGGCAGCACCGAAGTCCGGTATTCCATTGGCAAAGACGAAACGTCCAATTCTAATCGCACTTGACATGGGTTTCGGATGGGGCAAGCTCCTTTCCAGTGCAGGGATTCAGTACGTGTTTCCAAGCATCGTGGTTTCCGGACAGCCGAGCACGAAATTGTTCAATTTTGATGAAATCAACCGTCAGAAGCTGGTTGTAACGATCGACGGAAAAACACATATGGTTGGCGACCAGGCCCGCACGAAAACCGGCGGACGCACATCGAACCGTACAGAGGCTCGTGATCGTGCAACAGATACAGACAGCCAAGTCTTGTTCCGCACAGCGATCGCCCTTGGTGTTCCAGATGAAGAAGGCGAGTACGACGTTATCCTGGAGACAGGCGTACCGAATGAAGATTACGGTAAAATTTATGCGGACAAGCTGGTCGAATACTTGAAGCAATCCTTTGAGATCACATTCAACTTGGGCCATGGAAAAACTGTAATCAAGAAAATCAACGTAATCGATGTCGATATCATCCGCCAGCCGGAAGGAACGGTTCTCGATCATACCTACAGATTCAATCCTAACTATAGGGAAGAAAAAACGTTGCTGCTGCCTGCCGGCAAAGCACCAAAATATCATGGCGTCATTGACATCGGCCAAGGCACAACGGATGCCGCACTCTTCGAAGATGGATTCATCCGTGAAGAAGAAGGCACTTCAATCTCCACTGAAGCGACGAACCTTGTGTACGACAAGCTGCGCACGAAACTTGCGATTAAGTTCGCTGCAGAAGGCTACGAGTACAAGGCAACTGATACGGATCTTGACGTAATGATCCGCACGAAGTCGCTGTGGTACGCTGGAGAAACTCACGACGTGACGCCAGAAATCACAGAATCCGTGGAAGAGGTTGCTGAACTGATCGTGGACGAAGTAACCCGAGCATGGGGCAGTGAGATTCAGCGTCTGCAGGGTATCCTGATCACCGGTGGCGGCGCCGATATCTTCTTCGATTCTCTCGTCTTGGCATTCAAGTCGAAAAACGTTGGTGGTCTGTTCAAAGCCGAAATGGCTCAATACAGCAACGTTATCGGATTCTATGAAATGGCGGTCCTGAACCTGGTTCAAAAGGGCATGCCGCAAGATGAAATCTTCGAGGAATACGTAGTGCCATTCCTCCAAATGCTTGAAGAGGCAGTGTGACCAATATGCTCTTACAAGCGAGAATAAGGGACGTGGATACAGCCATAAAGGATCACTTCGACGAGATCCCTAAAGGCGACCAATCACACGAAGTACGCCGCCTGCTCAAGCTTGCGATAGAAATCGAGAAGAATAAGCAGGAAAACAACAAACCATCTGAATGAACCAACGAGCAGCTCCCAATACCGGGAGCTGCTTTTTTTGTTGCGCCAGGAGCGGGTTTTAGTTGCTCTATGGCTAGGGTGTAAAATTAAGAAGCAGGGGTCTAGGCGCCGCCCTAACTAACACCGATTGGGATAATAGGGGGTGAGGGCGCCGGCCTCTATTTTATTTTCAGAGGGATGTGCAGGGATGAGTACAGGACCAAAAACCGAAGCTGGGAAGCTTACTGTATCCCAGAACCTGAATCCAACCGCATGGACACTTAATCCGGATGCCGTGGCAGCCATTGATGTGGCGAAACGTATGCGAAACACGAAGCACGGCCTTTATGCCAGCGTTCCGATCATCTGCAAGGGGCAGGCTTGCCCATACCGGGAGAATTGCTTCCTGTACAAAGCAGATATGGCGCCGGTAGAAGAGAAATGTCCGATTGAGATTGCGGCGATTGAGGATCTCTATGACCGATATTGTGAGCACTTTAAGATAAAGCCGGAAGACCCACGCAGCACAGTGGATTTAATTATGATTCGAGAGCTCGTCGATATCGGCGTTACGATGCTCCGTTGCGACAATAAAATGGCGATCGACGCCGACTTTATTATTCAGAATACGATCGGTATGACGGAAGACTCCGAGCCAATCACCAAGTCCGAGCTGCACCCGGTTGTCGAGTACAAAGAGAAGCTGCGCCAAAGTCTGTTCAAGACCATGCAGTTGATGAACTCGACACGTAAAGATAAAGAGGGCACCAAGATTACTGTCGAGGTGGATCCGTCCCAACGAGCGGCAGAGATGCTCAAGCTCAAGACGGACGTGACCTTTTTAGAGGAGCAGGAAGACGAAGCCGAAAAAGCCTACTACGCCCGCATGAATGGATCTGCCACCGTAATTGAGGCGCAGCCGATCGGTTTCGAAGAAGGAGAGTGATCTCATGGCAGTGCGATTCAGAGGAGACTGGATCAACAAGACAGGCCGTCGAGGCTTGGACAACCTGTATAGCGGCTATGAGCTTGGAAAGACCGGGAAGTTAGCTGGATGGGGCGTCCTTGGCGCCATGACCGCCTATCATACCGTGTCGTCAGCCAATGAGTATCATCATGATTTGGCTACAATTTACGCCAATGACAACCGGGGCATCCAGTCGCTGCAGTCCACACAAGCAGACGGCAAGGGGTACACGGCTCGAAACGGCGGCGATCCGGCGCTTGGCGCAACAGGCGATCTCGTATTTGCGCTTCATAATCTCCGGAACGGAGGTGCGTAATCATGCAGCAAGGCGTTCCATACGGGGCGGCCCAATCGGCTGGATCACGGTCCGCTGAGGCACCGGTTCAGGCGGCAAAAGGAAAGTGGGCCGGCAAGGTTGGCGGAGGTCTCATGAGTTACGGCTTCACTGGCTTTGATTTCTACAGCAGGGTGAAGGACGGCGAAAGTGTTCTGCCGGCTGCCGCAAAGGCAGTAGCGACGAATGCTTTCTGGGCGATGATGCCAGGTGGATGGGGAGCCATGCTCGGGATGGCCGCTTTGCAAGCAGCTCCAGCTGTTATGGATGCAGTAGACCAGGCAGCGTCCGGGCTTGGTGCCAAGTCGCAGATGTTCGGCGGCGGCTTCACTGAAAATGAAACGCAGCAATGGATGAAGACCCAGGGGATGAACAGTATGATGAATGCTCGACAAACTGCAGCAGGCGTCATGGCCAACCATGCCCGTGGGGCAAGAAAGCTCTACTAGAAGGAGGAGAACACGATGAATCAACCCTATCAGCGAGTGACGAATGATAGTGTATGGAACGGTGCAGCGGTAGGTGCAGCGGCGGGCGCCGGCGGCATCGGGGCAGCACACTATTTCTCGAAACGAGCCCATCAGCGTGGTCTTGAGGCGGCTCGTGATCGTTCGCCTGGAGCCGCAGCATCCGCTCCAGCAGCTGTTCGCCGGATGAACATGCAAGCGAGCAATTACGCAAATGGCGCAGGCTACCTCGGCAATGGCGCTGCAGCTCCGCTTGCGCTCGGTCCAGGTGGGCCATACAACGACATGCCTCGGGGTACGAGTTATGTTCCGCCAACTGAAGCGACAAGAAAATCGTTCTACGGCAAGCATTTCGGTTCCGGAAAAGGTGCTGCAGTGCGATATGCGGCGGGCATCTTAGGTATGGGTCTTGTTGGAGCAGGTATCGACAGCCTCAATAAGGGGTGATCGACATGATGCACAGCAACCAGCCGTACCAGAAAACAGATGAGTCTGAGTTCCAGTATCAATGGGGCAGGGCCATGAAGGCGGTCGGTTTCGGTATGGTCCAGGGCGCAGCTCAAGAGGCTGCGCTCACGGTTGCCGGGACTGGACAAGCTTTTGGGAAGCAGTTGTTTAATGCGGATAATCGGGCCAGTAAATTCGTTCGTGACGAGCTCCTATATAATAAGGGCAGTTTCGGGGATCACTTCCTGGCCAGAGGAATGAGCGAAGAAAATCGAGTCCGGCGGGCGCTGTCGAAGATTCCCGATCATGGGGTGAAGACACCCATCGGACGAATAGTGAACTATGGATCTGCTATTGGATTTGGCCTTCTCGCTGGATTCATTCAAGATCAGAGTAGGTGAGCCAATGTCAGCCGCAGAAGCCGAAGTATATGCAGAACCGATTTCAGATGAACATATGGACGAAATGGAGCGGAATCTCCGCTCTGATCCCATCAAATGGGCGCTCTGGAAGCTGAAAGATCCAAAGGGTAATCCATGGAAAGCCCGTTGGTACCAGCGAAGACTCATCCGAGACATTATGAAAGGCGCACGCCGCCTAGCAGTTCGGATGGGACGACGGGTAGGAAAAACAGAGACAATGGTAATATTCTGTTTATGGTATGCCTTTCATCATAAGAATGCGAGGCTTGTCATCGCTGCGCCATATGAGAACCAGATTCGTCTCATTTTCATGCGGATCAATGAGATGATTAACGGCTGCGAGGAGCTGGCAGACGCCGTAACATCCAATACCAAGAATCCGTTCATCATTCAATTTGGTAACGGCTCGTCAATCATGGGTTTTACCGTCGGCGCCACCCAGGGTAATGCCGGTGCATCCATCCGTGGACAACGGGCCGACTGGATCTTCATGGATGAGATCGATTATATGGACCGTGGCGGCATCGACGCCACCACAGCCATTGCCGTCGAGGATCCGAAGCGGATCGGCATCTGGTGTTCTTCTACGCCAACAGGAAAACGTGACTTCTTCTATGAGGTCTGTACGAACCCTCATACCGGCTACAATTCGTACCACTTCCCATCCATGGTTAACCCAGATTGGGATGAGCAATTAGAGGGCGAGCTTCGTGCAACGATGACGGAGCAGGCGTATATTCACGAGGTAATGGCGGACTTTGGAGAAGAAACGGTCGGAGTATTCAGCAAATCGGCAGTTGAGCGAGCAAAATCGCAATATCTATATTCATATCGTGATCTGAACCTCTGGGAGCGGTCGCAGTACGAGAAGCAGGGCATGGCCGTGAATGACATCGTTTACTTCGGACCGTATACTAAAACTAGACCCGCTCCGAAAGCGATTCGAGTTGGCGGAGTGGACTGGGATAAATACGCAAATGCCACGCAAATCGTGATTTCCGAGTTCGACGAGCTGCACAAAAAGTTCCGTCCGACCATCCGGGTAGAGATTCCTCGAGGCGATTTTACCTACGACAACGCTGTTCAGAAGATTATTGAACTGAATGAAATCTTTGACCCGAAATTCTGGTATATCGATGCGGGTCATGGTGAGTATCAAATCGAGATGCTTCATAAGTACGGACTTGATCACCCGGAATCCGGGCTGCTTAAAAAGGTCAAGAGGGTCCATTTCTCGCAAGCCATTGAGATTCGAGATCCTGGTACTCGTGAAGTCGAAAAGAAAGACGCAAAGAACTTCATGATCAACCAAACTTCGATTCTCTTGGATCGGGATCAGATCATTCTTTCACCTTTTGACGACATGATCTGGAAGCAAATGATGGATTATCAGGTCATTCGGATCTCTCAGAATGGTAAGCCGGTTTATACCAGCGAAAATGAGCATGCGCTCGATGCCTTCATGCTGACGATCATGGGCTTTACGCTCGAGTTTCCAGATATCACAAAGATCCTTGAAGAAATCAGGGTAACACGTAAGGCATTACCCGTAAAACATAATCAGGAAAAGAAGTTAACGGAGAAAGTCTTTGGCGGCAACCGTGACGTCTACATTCCTATCAAAAGAGCTGAAAGAGAAGCAAAAGACAATCCGGCCTGGCACTGGAATAGCGTTCCGCTTGGATACTCCAAGTCAGGAGCGTCGAATCCGTGGGGTCGAGGGTCTACTGCAGCAAAGCCATCAAAAAGGGCCAGGTTCTAACTGTGAATCTGGGAGTGCCTGAAATAATGCGTCGTCCCTCTTAGCATCCCCCTGAGAGGTGGAAAGGCCACATTATCCCCTGTCCCCTTTTTTGGCTAGGCTCATCTCTTTCCCTGGGGCGCCGGAGCAATCCGGCGCTTTACATATTTATTTCACCGAAAGGGCTGATCGCATGGAAGAGATGGATGAGCTGTATGGAAAGACTGGGATTGATACTCCCTATGAGCGGGAACAGGTCATGTATCGACCACAGGTTGTTATGCCCGATCGAGAGCGCATCGCCATGGTTAATCCGAACACGATTATCAAGATCGAGCGAGCCAAGGATTTCACGATCGCTCAAAGCTTGATAGACTATGATGCATTGTCTAAAGCAATTGAGGCTATTATGCAGACTATCGAAGGGCGACAGGCGACAGCTGATTTCAAGGCGTACAAAGGCGACCTGGCGGCCGGCGACAGTGCGAAAATAATAGCATGGGAAGACAAATACAGCGACCACCATGGGGCTCCGGACTATGAGGTCTATACGATCCTCTTCCACATGAAAAAGTCCGTCGATAGCCGGCGCAGCTTTATTGACACCCATTACCGTAACCAGATCACGGATGAACGAAACGTAGAAGATCTGCTGAACGCAGAGCACTCTTCGATCGCCGGATGGACGCAGATGGAGCTCAAGTTCCTTGAGATTGAGGAGAAGATCCAGCAGCTGTACCAGGAACATGGCGACGATGAATCTGTTGATGAAAACGACATCCAGCGACAAGTTGCTGCCCTCGAGGAAGAGCTGGCCAGCCAGGATGCGGCGAAGCGAGACAAATCAGAGTTTCATACGACACTTGCCGACGCTTCTTATATCCACCGTAATCGGTACTTGATGTTTATGCAGGTGACAGAGAAAGCCAAGCAGCTGATTGAACAGCCGCAACTGGTGCTCGGAGACGGCACTCATGACATGATCATGCAGATCTCAACACTGACAGATCGTTCCGGCGCTCAGTCGCACCTGATTCTGGCATTCCGGGATCTCAAGACCAAGCACACACAGCTAAAAGGACAATACCAGTCCATTAATGACCAGAAAGAGCAGTTTGTTTCGAAGCAGCTCTGGTTCTATCAGCAGCTGAAAGTGAAGTCCGGCCAAGGTCTTCAAGATTGGCTGTACAACCAAAATGAGAATAGCACCGATACCTTCCAAAAGCTTGCCACTTTGCTTGTCGATTCGATGAAAACGACCGGCGACAAATACCAAAGTGGAAACGCAGATATCCTTCGATTTTATCAGCAAGAGTCCGTTTTTTATGACGATCAAATGGGCCTGATTCAAAAGAAAGAGGAAATACGCAGATTCCTGAAAATAATTGAGGATTTGGAAGATGTGAGTGTCGTCACCGAGGAATGGGCGCAGGATTATCTAAAGGCTCAAGGCTACGCCATATAGCGGAGTGTGTAATGCACTACACCGTTCATGTATAATTAATGAAGATATGAAGCCAATAGTCGCAGACGGGGGAGGTGTTGTTCTTGGCAAAACTGTTCAAACAAATGATGCGGAGAATAGGCTTGCAGAACGCACCGACACCACCGGGCGGCGCTGGATCGGGTGGCAGCGGGGTCACGATTAATCGAGACCCTAAGCAAGTCCAGGTTAAGCGCATTGGTTATCAACTCAGCAACGGATCAGGTGGTAGTGGCCGAGACAACTTTGAGGGACCAGCAGCCGATCTTACCTTGATTGCAACAGCCATCGAGCGAGATTCTTATCTTACTCAGGCCGTCATGCGATACCGAGAACTGATTTTTAAATCAGGGTATCACTTCAAGGGAAAGAACGAACAAGCGCTGGATTACCTCCGTTTACGCCTTGAAATGATCGCCATCGCTACTTTGATTCCTACGGAAGAACTGTTCCAGGGAATCGGCGATGACATCGTTCGCTATGCGAACAGCTTCATTGTAAAGGCAAGAGCGAAAAAGGGTGTCGGACTTCCGCCGGGCGTAACTGCACTTGCAGTTCTACCGGCTAAAGATCCTATTGCTGGGTATTTCCGTTTGCCGCCGCAAACGATTACGGTCGCTCGTGATGCGAACGGAACCGTGCTCTCCTATAAACAGGAGGTGCAAGGACAGGGTGATGCGCTCGTTTTCAAGCCGGAAGACATGATTCACATTGCTGTGAATCGTCCAGCCGGCCAAGCGTTTGGATCACCTTGGGCCGCCCCTATGATCGACGATATCCGCTTGCTGCGGAAGGTTGAAGAGAATGCGGCGCTCCTCTTGTACAGGCACATATTCCCGCTCCTAGCCTATACGGTGGGGCTGGATAAACCGGGCTGGGAGTCCTCTCCGGAAGAGATCACGGAGCTTCAAACCGTTATCAGCGATATGCCAACCGATGGCGCCATTGTGCTGCCGGAGCGACATAAAATCGAGGCCGTCAACATCAATACGATGGACGTCCGGCCACTGATGGACTACTTTGAGAACCGAGTCTTTACGGGCATGGGGATGAGCGCAGTCGATATGGGTCGTGGCGACACCGCCAACCGAAACACCGCCGACTCCATGAGCGGTATGAAGGTGGACCGTGTCAAAGGCTGGCAGCAGCAGATCCAGGTTCAAATCGACAAGTTCATGATTGAGGAGCTTCTTCTGGAAGGCGGATTCGATCCAATGGCCAATCCGGATTTCAACGTCGATTTCGTCTTTAACGAGATCGAACAAGAGATGCGGATCAAGATGGACACTCATGAAATCTTTAAGTTTGAACACAATCTGCAGACATGGGAAGAAACTCGCAAAAACATGGGATCTGATCCTGTGGCCGACGAGTCTCGCCTATATTTCCAGATGATAGGCATGCAGCAAGCCGAGCACCAGGCAAGTCTGGATCAAGCCGCCGCCGCCGCCGCTGCTGGATCGGCTTCGACCGACAACAAGCAGCAGCCAAGCAATCAGCACGGCACCCGGTCCGGTCCGAAGAAATCCACCGAGTGGTCGTATTCGGAACAGTATTACCAAGAGAAATACCCTGCGATTGGGTTTTTCCGGTATGTTGGTCCGATCAATGAGCGAAAGGCGCCTGATGCTAAATGGGAAGTCGATCTTCAGGAGTCGGTATTTACACGATACCCAAGTGAACGAGTCGAGGAGCTGCAAGCCGGCATCGAAGCGATCTACTCGGATATTGAAAGTGATGTCGTTAGCGAAATGAAGCGGGCGCAAGATCGAAAGGCGTTCCCGATGACGGAATCCAATACCTTGCTGTCGTCCATCCACTTTGGGAAGGACAAGATGGTTCAGCAGGTGCAGAAGGCAGCCAATGGCGCCCTCGGCGAAGGCATCAAAGAGGCCATGAAGGACGCCAAACGCAACCGGCTGGCTTCGATCGATTCCTCACTGGCGATGCGAGTCGTATCCGAATCTTCTAAAAAATCGTTCGATACGACAGAGAAGCTGCTACATAGCATGCTTTCGGAGAAGCTCGAGAACCTGGATGATCCAGTTGAAGCAATGCTTCGAGTCAAAGGCGTATTCCAGTCCTTGCGGTATCGCAACGCATTACTATGCCGGACGCTGATTGCTAAGACATTCAACTACGGTTACGTGCTTGCGATGGTTCGGTACGGCGAATCCGAAGTATACGCCGAGTATACAGAAGGCTCGTGCCCTACGTGTCTGGAGAAATCGCAGGCCCCTATCGATTTGAGTCGCCTCTCATCCTTGGATGAGATGACTATATTTGATCAAATACCGCCGTGGCATCCGAATTGCGATTGCCCGCTGACACTTGGAGGGAGGTGAATCGAAATGAGGTACACGTTGCAAGAACACCAAGGTAAACGGCTATTTCCGAAAGACGGAATCGACGAGCGACACGGCGTAACCGCCAAGATCAATCAAGAGTCCGTCAAAGTTCTGAATGAATCCGCCACCGGCAAACGGCGAAAGCTGATTGTTCAGATGGAGGCCATTCATGTAGGGCGAACCGCCAACTACACTTTCTATACGAAAGAGGGTTTGCAGGGAGGCTTAGAGAGCTGGACAACTCCTCGACCAAAACCTGTACTCACTCACCACAATCAGTATAGCGGCGAACCGATCGGACGGATCCTCAAAGCGGAGTTCAGCGATGTAACGCAATCCGGTAAAGCCGGCTTGATGTTCACTGTTGAAGTCACAGATCCGGACGCTATCGAGAAAGTGCTTGATGGGCGTTACCAGACCGTATCAATTGGGGCGAGCACGGATAAGGTAACGTGCAATATTTGTGGAACGAACCGCATTGAAGAATGGTGTGATCACTATCCGGGAGAATCCTATGAGGGCCAAACCGCCCACTTTATCATCGGGAATACATTCGGCCGGGAAGTCAGTTATGTGAACGTGCCTGCGGACGAGCACGCTGGAAATACATCGGTGACGGTGGTTGAAGGCGAAGAAGGCGGCACGAAAGAGTCCATTGGCATGGACATCATCCAGATCGCAGAAGGATTGTACCAGACTGCTGCCAATCCGCATGTGAATCTGTACGAAAACGCAGGTCAAGACCTACGGTCGGCACTCGACAAACTCTTGACTTTCGAAGAAGGGAGCAAAAGACCGATGAAGGACGAACCTGAGCCTGAAAACAATCAAGTACCTGGTGCTACTCCGGAAGAGGGACAACAGCAGCCAGCTGCAACACCTCCTGCGGATCCGCCGGCTACACCACCTGTGTCTACGACAGAAGGGCAAGATCCGCCTGCAGCGACACCAGCAGATCCACCTGCGACGCCGCCTGCAGCTCCAGTTCAAGAAAGTGTTACGGACTTGAAGTTGCGTGTTACGACACTTGAAGGCCAAAACACGAACTTGACCACGGAAAACCAAAGGCTGACGGGAGAATTGCAAACCAAAGAAGGCGAGTACCAAGCCGCACTTCAAGAGAATGCAAACCTCCAATCCAAGATTCACCGCATGCTTGCTGAGAAGGTCGTGGATATGAAGCGGTCCTTGAACAAGCCGGATGTGGTAGGCGTCGATCGTGAAGAAGCAGTAAATTCTCACGTTTCCCGCTCCAAAGAATCCTTGGAAAACACCTACAACGACCTTGTCGCTGAAGCCAAGCAAGCTCGTCCGGAGCCGGGCAGCGTAACCAATCCTGGTGCTGGAGCACCTGGTGGTTCCACCGAGGAAGGCGACAAAAAGCCAATGACTCTTGCAGACGGAGTCAACATGATTTCGAGCATGTTCGGCGGCGCAAACAAACGAAAAGGACGGTAATCCGTCACTAAAAAAAGGAGTGAATTCAAATGGCATTGTTTCATGGTAATGGCAACCCAATCCGGGACCAGAAAGACCAATACTTCCGCTCCAATACGAAGCTGCAGGCGGGTACGCACGACAGCCCAGGTGAAAAATTCCTGATCGACCCTCGCCTCAAGCGCCTGTTTCGCTACCACTTCGGCGGCGACGGTTACGTCGTAATTCCGAAAGGCCGTGTCATCGCACCGGCGACGGACGTATTCGACAATCCGAACAAACCGGGTCAAGTCAAAGACTTCGACACGAACGCATGGGTTCCGGTCATCACGCTGGCAAACGGCGGCGTAGACGTGACGGAAACCGGTAAAACCGGAGCGCAACACACTCGCCAAGCAAACCGCCCGATCGGCGTAGCTTATGGCAATTTGTACGAGCAATTCGTTGACGGCTTCAACGGCATGCAGCCTACGGTCGAAAACGAAATCTACATCGAACTGCCGTATATCCCGCTCAAAGCGGATGCGGAAGAAGTCGAGTGGGGCTCCTTCTATGACGCAGATCCAACTCGTCCGGCACAACCTGGCGATTACGTCATGTCCGACACCGTTGGCCGTGTCATCAAAGCCGATTTCGACAAGCTTCGTGAAGACATTGCAGATGCCGCCGATCTTGCCGAATTGAAAGTCGCACTGACGGAAATGAGCCGTCTTGGCGAGCAATCCTTCGGCCAAATCTGGGCTGTTGAAACGCCAATTAAAGACGGATCCGCTCCGACTGGATGGCTGAAATGGGTCCAATGGTCGCAAGAGGACATGCGTTCCGACGACAAGTGGATCAACAACAGCGGCTTCCGTCCGGAAGACATCGGCACTCAAGACGGCTTCCCTGGATACCCGTATGAGCGCACGTACAACAACATGGACATTGCCACTGGCAAATACCAGCCGAAGGGCATCCCTGGCCTAACGAACGGCGCCAACATCGAAGTGTCGTATACGAACGAAGTAATCGGCATGGTTAACGCTGGCCAATCCGGCCGACACGACTTCCGCTTGCTGCATCTGCCAGCCATCGAAGGATCGGCCGTTATCAAAGCCGGCAATACGACGCTTGATACAGACACGGCGAAGCCAAGTCACATCGTGTACATCAACTACGAGCTCGGCTTGGTGGTTGTGAATGTCGATAACACAGCGGGTTCGGCGCCAATTGCAGTGACGGCAACGTACAAAGCAACTGGTCAAATTCCTGGTATCCCTACTGGCTGGGACTTCAAAGGTTCCATCGGCGCAGTTCGCATCTTGCTTCATAAATAATCGCAGCTCATAAAAGGAGGGCACAGACAATGTTTAACGTAAACGAAATGCAACTTTCCGAGGCGTCCCAGAGCGTCCTTAAACGTATGCAGCGTCAGCTGGACCTGAACGAAGACTGGACGCAAATCCCGAAAAGCGATTTGGTTTCTGTCAAAGAGGCCCTGACCACGCAGGATGCAAGCATCCTCATCCCTCGTGTCGTGACCGGCATGATGCGGGAAGCAGCAGAGCCGCTTTACCTCGGCTCCCAATTGCTGCAGACGGTTCGCCTGACGGAAGGTCGCTCCATTGAGTTCCCTTCGATCGGCGCAATGCGGGCCCACGATATCGGCGAAAGCCAATCCTACCTTGAAGAAACTGTGGACTTCCAACTCCACCGTACTCAAGAGGTGAAGGTCGGCAAGTCCGGTATGGTCGTTCGTGTAACCGACGAAATGATCAACGATTCCCAGTGGGACGTAATCGGCATCTTGGTTCGCAAAGCCGGCGAAGCGATGGCCCGACTGAAGGAAGAGAAAATCTTCAATCAGTTCTCCAAGCACGGCCACGTTGTATTCGATAATGACATTCGTCAGAAGTACCACGAAGCAGGTACAAACGGATACGATGAAGCGGGCAACCTGAACAACACGATGAGCACTGAAGATCTGATCGACATGTTCATTGCGGTAATGGGTAACGGCTTCACGCCGTCGGACATCCTGATGCATCCTCTGACTTGGAGCGTGTTCTTCAAGAACGACATCATGCAGTCGCTGTCCTACGCTGCACTTGGCGGCAGCCAAATCACGAACCTGCAGATTAATCCAGAACAAGTATCCGGTCGGATTCCGTTCTCGATCAATCTGAACTTCACGCCGTTCGCACCGTTCAACTACGAGACGAAGAAATTCGACATGTACGTGGTGGACAAGTCCAATATCGGCATTCTGCTGGTCAAGGACCCGCTTTCTACGGAACAGTTCGACGATCCGATGCGTGATATTCAAACGATCAAGGTCAAAGAGCGCTACGGCGTAGGCGTTCTCAACGAAGGTAAGGCCGTGGCGGTTGCCCGCAACCTGGCGTTCGAGAAAACATGGCCAGCTCCAGATCGTATCCGTATCGTCTCTTAATCGAGACGGTACCGGTACAGATCGCACTTCAAACCAACAAAAAATAACGGGAGGGATCGTAGATGCCTGAGATCAAGGTTGGCCTTGCGCCACGAAAACAGAGTTTTTACGATCCCCTCACCAACACTTATCTGACGCTGGAGAAGCCTGTGCAAACAATCAACGTTGACGGTAATACGGATCTGACAAAGATCACGCATGCCGTCTGTTGCCAGCCTCCAGCTTTGGTGTTGTTTGAGGGGGATATCCCGCAGACGTTCATCGACGCTTGGAAAGCCAAGTTCGATGGCATGTTCAGCGGAAAAGAGAAGGACCGCAAGAAATTGGACGGCACTTGGGATAAGCACACACCTGTGTTTGCCTTGGACCGTGCCGATGCGGTAAACGCTAATTCGGCCAACGTCGTAACGGCACAAGCAGAAGGGCAGGCCGACCTGTTTTCTGTAGCCGCTGCTGTGAATACCGATGACGCCGATAAGGCTGCAGCTGAAGACGCTGAGGCCGCCGCCAAGGCTGCTGAAGCCGCACAGGCTGCAGAAGATGCTGCCAAAGCTCAAGAGGCTGACAAGGCTTCTGAAGCTACCAAGGACACCGGCAAAGCTGCAGGCAAGGGCAAAGCAGCTGCTGAGAAATAATCCGAGGAAAGGCAGGGATTGATATGCTTGAGTCAAGGACTTCAGAGCTGGCATATGCAATGGCTAAAGCCGTGCCTTTCCCTGTCGATTTCAAAGAGCAGCACAATAATCGGATCTTCAAGCATGTTTCGTTTCCAGGTGAACCGGGGACATACCGTATTCGGGCAATCAATAATGGTCTGAACACGGTGTCCACCATTCACCAGAAATCAATCAGCACCGGCATCGATGCAACGGACATCGAGGGTCAGCGGTATAGAATCAAAGCTGTTCTGAGTGAACCTGATACCGGGATATCAGAATCCTACTGGCTTTCAACAAGACATGAGGATTATGTGGGGGTTCAAGCCTTCAATCAATACCGGATCCGGGGCATATCCCTTGAGGGGTGGAAGAGTGATTGGGTTTATTCCGAGGCTCGAGATGAAGCTAACCACATTGTGGTCTATGAAATGCTCTATGATCTGTTGAACATTATCGAAATGATCGATGATGAAAAGATCGAAGCGTTCCTGCAGCTTATGACCAGCGATGCTTATCAGGCGGTAAGTCACTCCGAATTTGTTCGGTTTATCCCGAGCCTGGAGCCAGACGAGCTGCTGGAGCACCTGATCTCCGAGACGTTCGATAGCGAATCTGATCGGTCAAATGTGGTAAACGAATCGCTGGTCGCACAGTTAAAGAGCTCCTTTGATTTTATCGGCAAGAGCCTCTACTCCAGTTTCAAAGAGGATTTCTTGGCGGATAAGCGGGAATTTGCTGACATCATGAAGATGTACCGGGCTTACGACCGATTCCAGCAAAAGCCGAGCGACATCGTCTCCATGGTTGTGGAGATTTTCCTCGAAGAGTACCTGGAAAACATTGTGAAAGCTTCGAATATCGAAGTGCTCTTAGAAAATGACGAAAATAAGGCGATTTATTTAGAAGGTCGCTACGCTTTGGATGTTAAAGCCGAAGTTTTGCGGGCAGCGTACACGCTAATGCCTCACGATAACTTTGTTTTCCATGCAAACAGTACGGTAAAATTATTGACAGAGCCTATCTTCAGAGAAGATGTAAATTATCGTATCGTACAAGAGACCAAAGAAACGCTGTCTGTGTTCGCCAGCCATCTACAAGAAGCGTTGGGCGTTACACCTTCTGAAGAACTGTTCTTCTTTATGAGGATGATGTTCCAGGAGGCGTACATGCCATATATGCTCATGGATCAGCGAATAGCAGAGGTTATGATCAATCTGATCGATGACGCCGACTATATCAGTGGTTCCGATGGAATCATCGAGTATGATGTGGTCGAAGGGGACGACGTTAATAAGCGGATGTTCCTGTACGATCTGGCTTGGAATCTGATTCTTGGAGACAAGGATTTCCGGTACGACTATGAAATCGGACTGATGGATAAATTCTTGAATCATATGACCTCAAAGCGGCATGCACTCGTGAACTATCATTTCTACGAATATGTAGATGCCCTTGCGGAAATGGGTGAGCGGTTCACGCTCCGATACAAGGAAATGCCGTTTACACCAAGCGAACAGCTCTCGATCGGTAGTAAAGAGCAGACTGCCCGCCGATTCAAGACGTCAAGCTCTGTTCAAGAAGACACGGACCTTATTGCGAGCGACTCTACGAAACTTGCGCCGTCTGCAGCCGAAAGGCTTTCTGACTATATGGACGTATTGCTGGCGGAACAGCTTACCAATCGTTCTACCCCACAAGAAACAGAGCATGAAAACTTTGTCGTGCATTACGCTGATGTAGCTGCGACATCCGATGACCTTCGGGGATTGGTGAAGGAGTATTATCGCATATTGGCCAGCGAAAGATTGGGCATCAGCCCGGATCTGGGAGCTTCCCGCTCCGAACTGTTCCATGTATCAGCCAATGATCTTGTTTCCCCACAGTATAAGCCTCATTTATGGGCGAAATACAATCTACACCTCAAGACCAGCCGTGATATATCCGTGACGACGAGCCTGAAGGACCAGTTCAAATTGGACGGCCGTGAGAAGGTTCTGTACGCCCTGGGTGATATCTCAGCAGGATGGCCAATTGGCCACTTCATTTTGGGGACCAATACTTTGAAGGGTTAGGAGTGAGCAAAAATGAAATTGCAAACAATCGAGAAGCTTCTGGCGCTCCTGCCAGATGGCCCGAAAAAGCAAAAGTTTGCGGCCGACTTGAAAGCCCGCATGGAAAAGCCGAAATCCGGCGGTTTGCATGACGTGTTCGAGTTTGCTCCGAAAGGGCACATTCGAATCGAGAAGATCGATGGAAGCGGCAACGTTCTTGGCCTTCTTGCAGATCAAGCCAACTTGGTCGTAAACGGCGCCGAAGAAATTCTGCTTCGTGCGTTCTCTGGCGACCCAGAGCGGACGCTCTATAAAGTACGGATTCCTAACGACGAATCCAAAATCTATCATATCGGAATCGATGCAATCTCCGAAGTGGTAGACGGGGTAGATCAGCTGAAATACGCCCCGAACATCTTCTGGAAAGCGGTTGAAGACAAGGACTTCAAGAGCTCCTATGCTTACCGTCCGAAGACACTGTTCCTGAAAGAAGAAACTTCCACACAGGTCGGCAAGAAGGCCTTCCGCATTGTGAAGACGCCGGTGTCGGGTGCGATTCCAATCACCTCGGAAATCTACAGCTCCAGCACGAACATGTTCATCGGTATCGGCGACGGCAAGAACTACGAAGTCGATTTGGCCGATGATCGTCTGACCTATACAGGCAGCTGGGCTACAAGCGGCGAGAATAAGGTGTCCCCGGCGATCGGCGACAAGATTGCATTCGAGGAAAAAATCAGCAATTTCAAGGTGGATTATCTTTCGTCCGATAAAGGCGGGCGAATTGAAATCTATGTGGATAACGTGCTGAAAAATGAAATCGAATGCTATGACGCTGCCGCAGTTGTTCCTGTCGAGAAAAGCTTCGAGCTCTCCGGTCTGGACCACACGTTGGCGCACAAGATCGAAATCAAGTTCTCCGCAGCTGACGCCGCAATCGTGAATCCGGAAGTTGCCATTGCCGGCATCCATTTCGACGCACTGACGAAAGAGATGAACGGCTTGATCCACGAGCTCGAGAACTTCACGAAAACCTTCGACACACCTACGGTCTACAGCACCACAAACGTGGCGCCTTTCACCACGCAGCTGATCAGCTTCCCGGTCGTTCCGGAGAGCTTGGTCGTGGAGTATGACGGTGATGCGATGGATCGGGTAGAGACCAAGGCTGAAGTGGCTGAAGGAAAATACTTTGCTGATGCCCAATCAGGCAAATTGTACTTCAACCGCACGCTGAGCGGCCTACTGATCACCTACAATGTGACTGGTGAGCAGTACATCCAGAAGATCGCATCGTTGCTGACAGCCGACAAAGTGACGCATCCGATTACAGCTGAAGTCCCTGTCGGTACTATCGATGGCACGAACAAACTGTTCAAGCTGGCCAAGAAGCCGCTCGTGGCAGGCACGCTTGCCGTAACGAAAGTGGCAGCGGACTCCACGGAAACACTCATTGCCTCTGCGGATGTGACGCCAGATCTGAACGCTGGAACGTTTACGCTGAAAACCGCACCAGTTGCCGGCGAAACGCTGAAAGTCAGCTACGAGTGGTCCGAAGCAGCAAAAACGCTGGATCTCCCCGTGAAAGCAGCTACGTCCGTCAAGGTCAACGGCCAAGCAGCGGACAAGAAAGTGCTCACACTTGCGGCCACCAAAGCCGAGTTCGGCCCTGGTAAGTTCCTGGTTGACGGCAATAAGCTATACCTCAGCCCAGTGGACACGGACGGCTCGACGATCTTTACTTCCTTCGAAGTGCTCTATGTTTCGGCCGAGATTCCAGGCGTAGCCACCGGATATACTCGTCAAATTATCGAGAAGCCGAAGAGCGGCATTGCATACCCGTGGTATCAGCTGGATAAGGGGACCATCAGCTTCATCGCCGAGTTCCCTGAAAACGTGCCAAACCATAACATCACAATTCGTGAGATGATTCTGGCCGACGGCCCTCGGACCGACGATAAAATCGACGGATACAGCAACTATCCAGTTGACGCATTCTCGATCGTAAGAGTGGGCGAAACTCGCAAAGAAGTATCCACCGGTATTCGGGTAACATGGACGATCACGCTGCTCAACAAAGACGGCGATCCATTCTACGGCGGATACTAATCCAGAAGGAGGGAAACGGAAATGAACGATCAAATGCAACTGCAAGCAAGAGGCCGAGTAAAGCTGGAGCTTTACAACAAGAAGGGCGAGGTTACGTTTTCCAAGGAGAAAAAGAACCTCGTCGTCCTGACGGCCAATGAAATTGTCGGCAAAGTCATGAGCGACCCGGCCAAAACCGTGAAAGCTCAGCAAGTCGATAAGGGGGACACGCTGCTCGCCGCTAATGGCGACGGGCAATATGTGTTCAACCTCTCCAGGCAGCGGGAGGCAGAGGGCTCCTACGAGGTCAACAAAGGCGCTACGAATGCGGATACTGTTATCGCAATTCCAGACGTCACGATGATCACGGAACTCAAAAAAGTCACCGTAGACGGTGTGGATCTGGTCTTGGAGCAAGACGTGTACGTGGGCAATGCGGACGAAGGAAAAATCGTCTTCAAAGTGGCGCCGCTGAACCAAGTGAAGATTGATTTCCGCCGCACGGTCAATGCTTACGTTGAGATCGTAAATGGCACCGAAGTCGTTAAGGTTGCCGGCGTTGCGTATAAACGGGGTGCGGTTCCTTCGGACGCTGACAAAACCTACAAGATCGACCACAGAACGGGCAAAGTATTCTTCGCAACTGCGAAGTCTGCTGTCGAAGTGAGCTACAGCTACAAGATCCGGTATTCCCTGGGCTTTATGGGCATCGGCGGTAAACCTGCGACCCATCCTTCTGGCAAGCCTGTAGAATTCGCCACTGGCGACAAGCTCCGCAAAGTTCTGGAGGGCGAGTTCACTGGCTTCCGTCAGCTGGTTCAATATCCGGCTGCCGTATCCAAAGGCGAAGCGGAGATCCAGGTGCTTCCGACCAAGCCGATCGCTTTCGTTGAAAAAACGCAAAACGACATCGGAGACGCCGCTAAAGATACGTTTGATCTGGCGAACACCAACAAGGTGCTCAAACTGGTCAGCGTGAAAGTGGACGGTACGGACATCGCCGCAAGCATCGTGGATGCAACAGCGGGCACAGTGAAGCTGACGGCTGTCCCGGCACTGAATGCTGCGATCGAGATCAAGTACCAAGAGCAGCTGAACAACGACCATCTGGTATACGGACTTGCTGAAGGCCCGGTTCTTGAACTGGTTGCCATTCGCCACGAAGCGCTTGATCACACTGTGACAAGCTACAAGATCGATTCGGCGACCAAAGGTCTTGAAATCGGTAAAGGCGACGTATGGTTGCTGAACCCGACGCAAGGCATCTTGCAGTTCAGCTCTGCTCCGACGCAGGGCGTACCTGTTGAAACTCCTGGGCAGATCACGGTTGAATACCGAATCAACTCCGGAACGACGGTTCAGTACGTGGCAGATTTCCCGAAAGGCGTTCCTGGGCCTGTGGTTCAAGAAGAACCAAACGAACTGTTGACCATTGCGGCGGGCGTCTCTTCTTACGGGCTGAAGCATGCTATTACCAAAGACCTCTCTGGCAACTTCATCGTCGAGGTGAGACGCAATGGGACTGTGCTGACGAAGGATACGCATTACACGATCTCTTCGGACGGCAAGCAGGTTTCCTTCAATACAAGTTTGGTTCCAAGCGACGTCGTTGCGGTGAAATACAGCTGGCTGAACGAAACGCACGAAATCTATACGGTGGGAATGTTCACGGATCAGCTCGATGGCGACATGTTCAACATCAGTGGCATCGGTCCTGTAACGAAAGACAAGAACACCGGCATGCGGATTACCTGGTCTGTAACGTACTAAGGGCGGTGATAATATGGCAACACCAAACTACATGAAGCGCATCGCATTCCTTGATGGTCAAGTCCTGCATGATTTTCACTTGAATACCATGCAGGCCAACATCTCGGAGGCAATCAAGCTCAAAACCACGCTGGAGCGCTATGACATGTTGCTGTTGGTATCGCCATACAAATACTATTTCTGTGAAGGTTTCACGGATGATAGTAATCGTGATCCATCGAGTAATGCAGTCCGGAGCACGCTGAGCTTCTCGATCAATCAGGACTCGTGGATCACGCCCCTCTTGGAACTGCCGGCAACCACGGACGAGCTGTACATCCAATCCAACATGGAAGAGGATCCGGATTTCGGCTCGACCGTAAAGTTCTTTTACCGCCATTCCACAAGCGGTTCATGGAACGAAGTAAAGGCAGACAAGCCTATTTATCTTACTACAGCAAGCAAGTTCGTACAGCTGAAGGTCCAGTGCCTCTACACAGGGACAACTCGGCCGACCGTGTACGATTTCTGCTTAATGTGGAAGTGAGGAGGGGATTGGCGTGGCACATGTTCAGCAGCACCCCAGATTTCCTTTATACCGGATGAAGATCGGCTTGATGGCCGACTTCTCTGGTTCCAATACGGTATTTCAAGAAGTGCCTATTGGCGTAAGAGACGGGGTCAACAAAACATACCGATTGGCGCAGGAGCCATTGAAAAATAGCGAGTCCGTCTACAAGGACGGCATGTATATGATCAAAGGGCTCGATAAAGATTACACCTTGTCCGGTAAAGACCTCATCTTTACCGAGGCGCCAGTGGACAAGGCCGTCATAACGGTCAATTACAAGTATCAATCGGAGGGGTAGACATGAATTTCGTAATGCGATCCGACCCCCACCATATGGCTGAAGGTGTTGCGATCGATGCTCGCATCGACGTTTACTTCATGGTCGATCTCAATGTGAACACATTGGCGGAGGGTGCTGTCATTCTGTACAACCTAGATGAGCAGAAGAACCTTCCTATCGATTTTATTTACAAAGGCCGGGTGCTTGCCATTCAGCCAAAAATCCCAATGAGCCCTCTGATGCATTACCAGGTGCAGATCATCGGCGGGAAGGACGGCGTTAAAGATATCACCGGAAAGGCAATGCCGGACACCTATTCCGTCGAGTTCTATACGGCCGACGCAAAGGGCATAAAGCCTCCTGTGTTGTTGTCGCCAACGGATCTATCGGAGGTCAGGAAAGGGCCACAGTTCTCTTGGGAAGCTGCAGCCGACGCCTACTACTACGAGCTCGAGATTTCAAAGAGTAACACCTTCGACGTCCTCGTATGGCCAACGGAGCGGATGCGGATCTTTGAGACAAGTATCCTTCCAAATGTTCTCTATGCCAAGGGTGGTCACTATGCTCGGATCCGGACCATTCGTAGTGATGGCGCCCGCAGTGCGTTCTCCAAACCCGTGCAGTTCATGTACAGTGGCGAAGAGCAATCGCAACCGGAAGCACCGCCAGTCGATATCCTTGACCCCAATGAGGCTCATATCGAAACGCTGCAGCAGTTCTTCGCCGACCAGCCACAGGCACAAGGGCTGTTATTTTCGGTAGAGAAGACCTCACCTGCAGCAAGCAGCGTGAATTTGCCGGTCGCCGGCATCACGCAAATCGTAATCGAGTTCAGCGATGATGTGGATCCAGAGAGTCTGACCCCAGACATGTTCTACGTGGTCGATGAAAAGAATTAAATAAACCCTCTCGTCTCGGCGAGGGGCATTACATAACGGCAAGGAGGATGCTTCGTGAGCTACTTGGGAGGATACACTCAAAATCAACAGATTTTATTAGGATTTATGACATATGATGAGCTAAACAGCCCAATTAGCGCCGATTTTCCACCTACGCCAGAGATTGGGTTTTTCCATGCAAATGGTGTTCTTGAGGTGGGTCATGCTACACTTACAGTAGCTGATTTGAGGCTGAATTCTGCCCATTTTCAGGTTAGTTCAAGAAGAAGTGAAATGGACTTCATGAACGCATATTCGGGATGTTTCGATGAAAGGACGGTGATGTAACGATGATTCCATTGGATGAAGAATATATCCCGCCCAAAGAGTTCGGAATGAAGACCGGCATTGGTGTTCCAACGATTGATCCCGACAATCCACGTCGAGTGATCTTGAAAATTACCGAGCCGCTGAAACTCAATCACAGCTATACGCTGGTGCTTGATAAGGGGATCAAGTCGGTGTCCGGAAATTTGCTTGAAGAAACCATGGCGATTGCTTTTACGACCGAATATGGGCCGCTCTACGCAGGTCCACTCGAAGTTCGCAGCGTAGTCAAGAAGCTGTACACAAGCTTTGAGCTGTCGGAAATCTACGTGGCGCTTCGAAATGCCGGACAGAAGGCACACCAGCTCCAGGGACTAATCGTGGACGTAAATAATTCACGATATAAAGCACTGGAGGAGCGGGACAACGCCTACTTCCCGACTCAAAAATACGTGGCTTATGAAGCAGCGAGAGCATTGCTCTCCTCGCTCCTGATGCGGATTCTAAACAGCGATGCATCTACGGGAGGTCCAACATCAACTGCCTCGACGTCTGGAATGGTTACGCTCGGCGATTTGACGGTTCAAGAGAGCGCAAGCTCAGGGTCGGGTACCGGCGGCGGTTCCGGCAATTCTGACCCGCTCACAATGGTGGAAGACGCATTATCTGATCTTTCCGGTGAGCTCAAGTTCTGGCAAGATGCGATGCTTGGCCGTAATCGCAGAGGGTATGCAGCACCTGTTTCCGCCAACTTCCGCACCGCAGCTGGAAGCCCCGAAAGTCGAGCGTTTGAATAATGCGTGATCTTCGGGCCGACATCAAAGACATCCTGGAGAAGTACGGCCACAAGGTTGTCTATGTGCGGCAAGACAAGCGGTTCCGGTGCGATTGCTATTCGGAGCGCAGCGGGGAGCCTATGGCGGATTGCCCGAAATGTTTCGGCACCACCTACAAGGTGTCCATCCGAAGCTGCCTGACCCGGCGAAAAGTCAGCGTAGTGCCTGAAACTTTGCCGGGCGCCAGACGAGTTTCACCGCTCGGGAATATTGCCGCCACGACCTACAAGTATTACATGGAGCACGACGTAGCGCCGCAGCCGGGAGACTTGATCTTGGAAGTGGAATGGGATGGCGAGAAGCCAGCGACCATTACCGAAAAGCTCTACGTTAGTGTGCCGGACCCGCTCCGTGGCGACACGGGAAGAATAGAGTTCTGGCAAGTCTATGTACGGCTTGATTGGAAGGGGGACAACGATGATGCAACCCTCACCGAACATTAGCTACGAGCAGCTCGCTCATCTATTCATGGATGAGGGCATCACGCTCGGTAAGCGACTGGTGATTGCTGCAGAAGCAGCAAAAGGGCAGATGTATCAGCCCACGCCAGTGACGTCGGTTGATCAAGCCAAGATGATTTTTGGATCCGGGCCGCTGATCGACCGATGCGACGACGCCACGGCGTTCGCCAATTTTGATGTGTATCTGATGAGGATGGATCGTAATGCATTTCAATACTTATATCGATGCCTTATGCCATTCCCATTTGATCTCATATATATTGATGGCTTTACTTTCAACAAGATGCCTGACGAGATCCAGGATTTCATCGATTTCGCTAAGCAAAAGGAGTACCACGGACAGCTCATACATGGATTCTTCGATATTGAAGGTTTGTCCGGCTTCGAGGCATACCGATCCCTTTTTGTAAGCATTGCGAAGCTCAGCATTGTCACAGAAGACGGCATTGAGGAAACCGGCAAGTACATCTCGGTTGTTGTCGATCAGATCAAAGATCGAAAAGCTGCCGCCGTGTATGCGGGCCTGGTTACAGCCCTGAAGATAGGCGCAAGCCCAATCAACAAGGCGCTTGCTGACGTGGATCTGAAGGCCGAGTTCACCAATGATCAAATCATCGAACTGCGCAGTGCAGGAATGGTTTGCTTCAGAAAGAGCTTTAAGAAAGGGACGATCTGCACCTCTGCAACATGCGCCGTGGCAACAGAAGGAAGTGTTCACAAGAACATCTCCAATTTCAGGATTGCCCAGGATGTCATTCAGGAAATCGCTCAGATCCAACAAGAGTACGTCGGGCGGGTCGGCATTTCCTTCGTGAAATCGGAACTTGAAGATCAGATCGAAGTCGCCCTAATGTACCGAATGAAGCTGGGTCAGCTCCGCCGGTACGACTACGAACTGACCACCGACGAGCTCAACGGGATCATCAATACAGCGATCGAATTGGTGCCGATTTTTACGATACAAAAAATGAACGCCAGTGCGCTGGTGAGGGTGAGGGTATGAATTTGAGGCCTATCGAGATGAATCCGGAAGTCGCAAAGGATCCATACGTTGACAGTCGGCTGCGGTCCAATAAGCCAACGAATTACATGGGTTTCATTGATGAGCTCCGCAGATTGTGGCAGCTGGCCGGCAAAGAGGGAGACTTCAAACGGCATGAGCCAATCAAAGAAGACATGGCTCTTCCGAGGATCTCATACCGGAAGATCCACCGAACAGTCAACACGAGCTTTAAGGACATCAAGCCACGTCACCGAGCAACCATCAGACACCCCTATCGAGAAGGTGAGTGGGTGGAGCTGCGGGGTCAAATCTTTGATGTCGTCGTGGAATTCAACGTCTACTCGGCATCGGCCGAACAAGCCGACGAAATGATTGAAGAGCTGGACGAGTTCCTTCTGTTATACAAGGGATTCTTCAAAATGAATGGCGTGCAAGAGATTACATTTTTGCAACAACTCCCAGACACGGTGATCACGGATTTCAGGTTCCCAATTGCCTGCCGTCCGATCCAATATACAATGCGGTTCGAGAAGATCATGCCCTTATTTCTCAACCAGATTCAACAGATGATGGTTGAGGCCCAAGTTGTCCAGCCACAAGAAGTATCCAAGGAGGATGAGTGACAATGGCAAACGAGAACGAAAACCTGCCCGGCGTCAAGGTGACGTATGAAGACGGCAACCTTTACTCTGGCAACCAAAGCCTGCAGGCCAATACGCAATCCATTTTGTTTATTGGTACCGCAGTGGACGGTCCATCCGGCGAACCAGTCAGCGTTCGTGATCTGGGGATCAAAGCGGCTGACAAATTGTTCGGCGGTTTGATCGACCGTAAAACAAAACGCCCTGTCCAGGCGAGCCTGCTTCGTGGCTTGTACGAAGCAATCAAAGCCGGCAACGAAGACGTTCGTTTGCTCCGTATTGGCGGCAAACAGGCCAAAACGATTCTGCAAGCGAAAGACGTAGCCCGCAATATGGAGCAATACCTCGGCGATGCGAGAGGGAACGAGCCGTTCTTCATCGACGTGGATGTGCCATCCGGCGGCAAATTCGTTGGCGTAAGCAAAGTCGAAGTCATTCAGAAAGACGGAACTGCGGTCAACATGACCATCGGAAACGTCCTTGACTATATCGATCCGGCCACGGGAGCCGAAAAAGCATTCTTCTTCGGCAACAAAATGCGCCCTGGCACAACCGTAAGGCTCTCCTTCGATTACGAGACTCGCAACTATACGATGGTTCCGAAGCTCGAAGGCGGCGTGCCAAACTACAACGACCCGGATTACACCCTGTCGAAAGATACGGCGAACAACCATCATTTCTACTCGGCTCGCAATAACTGGTCTGATCGACTGGAGTCCGGACACATCCCAGTCGTTGTCGTGAAAGACAACGCTACTAGCGAAGTGTTCACGATCTCCTCGACAACGCCGACTGGCGACTACATCTACCGTGTGGGTAAAGGCCAAACGGCTAACCCGCTGACAGATGCATGGTCGGATCAAGACTACAAAGACGGCGGCATCTTCTTCACATCCGCCTATGACAACGAGGTCGGCAAAGGAACGTATCCGGCTCTTACGGGGGACGTAACGGTGACGGTCGAATACGCTTGGTTCACTTCCTTTGCTCAGTCGAGCACTTCGGAAGGCCCGATCCCAGGTACGGCTGCCACATATGACCTGAACTACGCACCAATGGCCACTGGCTTCGGCGTGTTCTACAAGAGCGGAAACACTCGTGTGGAGCTTTCGGAAGGTACCGACTACGGTGTGAGCATTGCCGACAAAACGGTGACGGTTACGGCCGGGGCAGCGCCGGTTGGCGCTCAATTGATTGCCTCTTATAAGACTTCCGCATCGACGGTTCAAGACCCGAAGGTGGAAGTGTTCGGTAAATACGCCGGCTCGGTGTACGGTGGCCTCACGGATATCTACGATCTTGAAACCCTTCATGGGGTAGCCGTCGAAGTGACAACAGATCCGGAAGATCCAACGGGCTACGAAAAGATCATCTCTTTTTACAAGCCGGAAGAGAAGCGCCTATCGTACCGTGACACGGTTCTTGTATACCGCACCAAGAAACTGGCACAAATCAAAACGATCCGCCAGTTCGTGAACTACGTCAATAACGACTCGCAGAACAACGTTGTCTACCTGGCAGCTGCGAACGAGTACGGCAGCGTACCGATTCAAGGGCTGGAAGTGACGGGAAAAACGTTCCTCGGCGAACAAGCTCCCGGCACGCTGAAGGAAGATTTGAATGAACCAATGGATTCTCCGAATCGCTACCCTTGGCTCGGATCCGACGGTGTGTTCGACGTCACCAGCCCGACGCAAATGCAAGAGCTATATGAAACACTCGGCGGCAAGTATGACTTCGTTGGCGACGATTACAAGCTCATCCAGCTGGGCGTATATGGCAAACTCGAAAACTATGTGGTTGACGAGATCGTGCTGCTCGATGTGCATGCCAACACGCTGATCGATCCGCTAGTTCCAGAGAAAAGTTTCGCCAACCAACTTGCACTGCACTGCGCAACGGCAACGGCGAAGACCTGGGAGACCATCGGCACGATTGGTGTAGCGCCGGCACTGAGCGCATCTCTGCTGGACGTACAAGAGTACATCGACATGCTGACCAAGCCAGGATTCCTCGATGGCGACATCAACGCCGACAAGCGTGCGCTCTACGAGCGTAACGGTATCCGCACGGATTACGTGAATGAACATTACGTGTACACGGAAGCGACGCACGAATATGTTCTGAACGATGAAGGCGACCGCATCGACATCGGCCGCTACGTGAACATCGTGTTCGGCCCGGAAATCGGCCTCTCCAGTGACAAGATCGGAAATTACGTGACAAGCGGCGCAGCCACTTACGCAGCTCTGATCTCCACGCTGAACCCAGAGGTTTCGACAACGAACCGCACGCTCGAGGTTGTTAAAGGCTTGCGGTACAAGCTCTCTGATGCACAGCACAACCAGCTGTCCGATGGTCGATTCGTAACCTTCGCCGATCAAATTAACCAAGCAAACATCGTGAAGTACGTGGTGAAAGACGGCGTAACAGCTGCACTTCCATTCTCCGACTACACTCGTTTGTCCACGGTTCGTATCGTCCACACGGCGGTGCAGCTGGTTCGTCGCAAAGCCAACCCGTTCATCGGCCTGCCAAACGGTCTGGCGCAGCGCAATGCACTGTCGGCCGAGATCCAAGCCGGCCTGGACAAGATGAAGGAGCTTGGCGTGCTCCAACGCTTCAAGTTCACCATCTTCAGCTCCGTGCAGGATAAAGTCCTGGGTAATGCTTTCATTACTCTTGAACTGGTTCCGCAATTCGAGGTTCGCCGCTTCAACACAAGCGTGGTACTTCGTGCAGCGTAATGCAATCCATCAATAAGGGCGGCGGGGCGAGAGCCCCTCTGTTCACATAAAAAGGAGTGAAAGATCATGTCTTTCGATCAAGAGCAATATACCCGGACGTTCAGCTCCTTCAGCGGTGCTGACATCGTTGCAACATTCAACGGGCGCCTTATCGGTGAGCTTCAAGCGATCACGTACTCCGTGGTTCGTGAAGTAGCGCCGATCTACACCATGGGCTCTCCAGATCCACGTTCGTTCTCCAGAGGCAAGCGTGGCATCAGCGGCAGCTTGATCTTCACGATGTTCGACCGTGATGCGCTCATGGAAGAAATGAAGAAGTCCTACGAGGGCGCACCGGACCTCATGACATTCCAGCAATACCAGTGGAACGTCGGCGCTCAAGAGAATCAAATCCTGAGCGGCCTTCAAGCCGCAAAGAGCACGGGCGGATACGGCATTGAGACGTGGGACGAGCAAATGACCAAGCTGGGCTACGGCGCAGTATCGGGTCAGCAGGGGTACAGCGCAGACGGCTTGACCGGATTCTATACACCTGAATACGCCGACCAGCTGATGCCGTTCAACATCGCCATCACGGGCGCCAATGAATTTGGCCAACGGATGGGCATGGAGCTCTACGGAATCCAGATTCTGAATTCCGGATCCGGCTTCTCGGTGGATGATGTGGTTGCGGCCACGGCGTACACTTTCGTCGCACGGAAAATCAAAGGCGTTGAACGTAAGGCGAATCTTCGCACGTCGGGTCAATCCAGCGCCAACACGGCTGCCGGCGAATCTTATCAAATCGTATAAGATGGCAGCAGGGAAGGGGGCAGCGTTCGCTGCTCCCTTTTTACATAACCAATGAAAGGGTGAGAGGAATGCAAAGACGACCAACTGACGTTGATGGTATGCAGAGGACATTCACGACATACGCCGGCACCGACATGGTTGCTACACTGAATATTCCAGGAAAAGGCCCAATTGTCTTCGGAAACCTGTCGCAAATATCCTACTCGATTTATCGAGCCAAGTTTCCAGTTCTTGCACTGGGCCGGGTGACACCAAAAGGCTTTACCAGAGGGATGCGTACCGTGACCGGCATATTGCAGTTTACCGACTTCGACGAGACGATTGTCTACCGATGTCTGGAAGAGATCAGGGAGCAAGGATACAAGGTGCTGATGGATGAAATGCCAATGTTCGACGTGACAATCTCTATGGCCAACGAGTTTGGCAGCAAGAGCGTCATGACGATCTATGGCATTACGACCTTCACAGAGGGCAAAGTCATGGGTGTCAACAATATGTTTACTGAAAACGTCTATGAGTTCTATGCACTCGATATCGATCCACTTTCAAAAGTAAAACGGCTAGGAGGCTGATGATGATGTACAGAGCACCCGCTCCACAAGGAAACCCGTATGTCCGGCCAAACGGCAGGGTAGAGTATCAAATCTTCAACGAAGACTACTTCTCCGGCGCAGATGTGCATCTGTATTTCGGAAACATCTGGGTAGATGAGGCCGTGGCTGTTGCGTTTCAGCTCGAGGAGCGAGTGATGCCAATCTACGGTTATAACTCATTCACCTTCGATGCAGTCGCCAGAGGGCAGCGAATGATTAATGGTATGTTCACGATCAACTTCAAGTCTGTGGGCTACTTGATGACCGTGCTGCAAAATGCCAACGCCATTGAAATGGCAGTATCAGAAGCACAGCAAAGCGGGCTTGTCACGCCCGACGATTTCAAAAATTACAAGCTGGACGATATTCTCAAGATGGCTGGAAAGAGTGGCTTCGATCAAATCGCCGACGAATATGAAAAGGCGCTCTGGGGCGTGACAGACGATACAAATTCAATTCTCTCTTATGGTAATCGACCGTATTTTCCGCAGACCCAATACGGCTTCGACATCAAAATCAACTATGGGGCAGTATCGGAATCCATGTCACCACAGATTAAGAATTACTCAACATCCAGCTACGCCAATGCAAAGGCGCCCATGTTGACGGTAGAAACCATCAACGGCGTTCAATTGACAAGTATGAGAAAAGACGGCATCGGAACGAGTTCGGATGGTGCACCAATTACGGAAACATACAGTTTCATAGCTAGAGACTTAAATGGCCCTTTATATATGAATCAAAAGCGTATATAATTGTTATAGTGTAATGCATTACGTTAGGGGGATAAAAGCAATGAATGATAATCAGGGACCAAAGCAACCGGACCTCTTCGATGGTGCTCGCACCGAAGGTGAAGACGGGATCATGAGCGGGGATAAGGCACCGGCAGCAGGGCCGTCCGGGGATGAGCAGGAAGCCGAACGTATTGTAGTGGCCTACGGGTACACGCAGGAAGAACTGGAAACAGAAATCTTCCCAGAAGGTCCGACACGACTTGAAGTGGAGCAATGGAAAGAGAAATATCGTGGTGTTTATTTCACACCATTTGATGATGAGGTCTTCGTCTGGCGTACACTGGAACGTCCGGAATACAAGGAATGTATTGCTGACCGCACCTTAACGCAGCTTGACCGTGAGGAAATCTACACGGAGAAATGCGTTCTCTTCCCGAGAAACTATTCTCGTGAAAAGATGCGCAATGACAAAGCCGGCATTCCAAGCTTGCTCGCCGAAATGATCATGGATAAATCCGGATTCGTGGCGCAGGCGGCTCCAATTAAATTATAAGAACCACAGCGAGCAGGGCATTACGTCCTGCTTGTTGTCTATGTAAAGAGGTGTATCCATGGCTACTAGTCGGCAGATTCAAAAATGGAAGAATAAATATGACGACGTCTATAAAGTTCCTGTGCTGGAGTTCGAGTTCTATTTTCGCCCGCTGGGCCGGGAAGAGTATCGCCAGGTTATTATTCAGGATTTGCCGATCGGAGACTTTCAGGAAGCGATCTGTGCAGCAGCCATGCTCGAGCCAGCTGACTTTGATTTCGGACATGGCAGGGCCGGCTTCGCAGAAACACTATGCGACTTGATCCTGGATGCATCGGGTCTACATATGGGTCAGGCGCAGCAGATCCTAAATGAGTTCCGAGAAGAGATGATGGTATTCGACAATCAAGTAGATTGCCTCATCAAAGAAGCCTTCCCAGAATACAAGATCGAGGACATCGGAAATTGGACTGTTCCAAAAACGATGTGGCATGCGGCCAGAGCCGAGTATGTGCTGCAGGTGTTAAGAGGGATCCCTATCATTCCAATTGACCAGCAGGCACAAGCTATTTTGGCTCAGCAAAAAGGGCAGCAGCCGCCACAACAGCCACAGCCACAAAAGCAGCCGATGATGTCGCCACAAGAGCGAGCAATGAACTCGCCGCTGGCACGTCCGGAGGAACCTCCCGCACCACGTCGGCCAGTAGAACGGGGAAATGGACCGCAGCGCAGCCAGCTCTCCGAGGAAGAAACCATGCGCATGCTAACGCAATCCATGGCCAGTCACCCGCAAGGCGGGCAGCAGATTGACCCGGCCAGAGAGAATAATCCCGCAGGCGACATGTTCCCTGAGCTGTCGTGGTTCACATCCGAAGAGCAGCTGAAAGGGGAATTTGATTGAATAACGAAGGATATGAGGTGATGGTCTTGTCGAAAAAAGTTAAGGTAATTTGGTTAACTGGCGGTAAACGTAAGGAGCAAGTTTTTGATACCCGTCAAGAAGCTGAACCACTTATGAAAGAACTAAACGAAAAAGGTGAACTATGGGTTTTGACGGACAAAGTTTAATATGCAGTTACATGAGCAGATATCGCTGATCTATAAGGACCCCAGGGTGAATCGAAAATACGGAGAGGGCAGATGGTGCATTCAAGATGCCTGGGAGATCTTCTTCCAGATCTGGTATGAAAAAGCCGGCTGCCCATTGCCATAAGCGAGGTGCAACAGATGCCAGAAGATCAAGAGAATCAGTTTTCCGCATACTTGGATCGAGACACTAGGCCGATGTCTCGATTCCTGGCATCTGAAGATGAACGCCAGGAGATGCCGATGCTGGCCAAAGTTGGAATTGGCGTAGGAATTGGTGCTATTGCTATGACGCTTGCTCACCGGACGGGCGGTATGCGCAGAATGGCACAATTTATCGAGGTGCAAGGCAAGGCTGCCCGGCAGGCTGCAGAGGAAGTCGCCATGATGGACGGCCGGGGCATGATGAACGTGGTCCATCGAAATGGAGAGTTCCGTGAGCGTTACCGTACAAATGTGCAGGAGCGGGCAGAAGCCATGCGTCAGGGCACTCATCGGGAATACGATATGCAGCGGATCGTCCGCCAAATGAACAACTTCGTGGACCGGGAGATTCCTTCGCATATCGAAGAAGGCATGCGGTTCAATGCCATCATGGATGACTTGCGTAGTAAGCATGGACTATCGGAAGACACCGTTAATAAAGTGACCACCGCCTTCCACAAGCGCAGTAACATCAGCAAAGGCAATTTCTCATTGAAGTATGCGCATGACCGGGAGATCCGGGCGACGTTAGCAAAGCATGGAGGCATTGAGGATAAGAGCATTCAGGATGCGGTAATCCAAGCAAGAGCAGCACACCGGAACTTTAACGTCAACCAGCAGGGACAGCAGATGCAGGCTCGTGTTGATCGGATGCAGCGTAAATTCCGTGACCTGGCCATGAGCGAAATGCATGAGCTCACTCGCAAACAAGGCGGCATTAAAGAGGCCATTCGTGGCCACCGTCAAGCGACAATCGATGATATCCTGGAGCTTAACAGCTCCGGACGCATGAAAATCGACACGGATACGAAGATCAACCTGGAGCGTATCCGATCGAACAACCAGAAGTTCGGACAAGCCGTATTCGACGAGCATTTGTATGTCCGCATCAATGCTGATGGCAAAGCACATGACTTCTTCGACTACAAAACCTTTGACGACATTAAGGAACGGACGATGGAGTGGTGGTCGCCGACCATATTCGGCGGGATTGGCCATGTGCGGGATGTGCTGAATGCGAGGAAGGCTAGACGAGATACTCCTTTCCGGATGTTTAACCGAGGCGGCATCCAGCCAATCCTCAATGCGCAAAGGGGGCTGGCTAACAATGAGACGCTCAAGGAAGAAGCTATGTATTTCAATGGCCGCTTCTACAACCTCTTCGACAATGGAGCTGCAGATGAGCCCCTTGAAATTCTTAACAAGAAGCGTAAGGTCCGACTGACCTCATCACAATTCGGCACGCAGGCACGGATGGTTCGTGCTACAGCGGGCATGGGCAGTGAAGGAAAAGATCGAAACCTGTTTAAGCGGATCTTCGACCTTGGCGATCAGAACAAAGATACCACTGCGCAGGCATGGTTCAGTGTCGCCGGCAAGTTCTTCAACCCGGAGTGGGAGCGGAACATGATTGATAAGGCTGTGCGAGAGGGTGTCGATTACAAAGGCTTCTTCAAGGCCCGTGGTTATTTCGAGAAATACACATCCGGCTTTTCGCCTCGTGTGCTCAATCAGATCCAGAGCCATATGCCGCAGCATATCCAAAAATTCGTCAAGGATAACAACATCAACTTCAACCGAGACGATGACATGCTCAAGCTCTTCGAGTACCTGGGTAATCCGAAGATGAAAGTTCCACAAGGGAACGGTGCGTTCTCATCATCCAATTCGGCGGCCAAAGGTGCGAATGAAGGCATACGGAACCTCTGGCGGCAATTCGATCAGAACCGAGAGGGCGTGCTTGGCCGGATCAATCCGATCGGCGAGGCGAACCTTCTGGCAGGCGAATATACCAGGGTTCAAACCGGTATGGATCAGATCAATCAGCAGGTCAGTTTGGAACTCATCCGTCAGATGATGGAAGTGAAGTCCGGGCCGAAGCAAGGTTTCCGTGATCTTATGAGATCTCTCGAGAAAAGTGGAGACATCCGTGGAAAAGACATGCGTGAAGCCAATGACCTCTATGCGCATTATGAGTTCCTTCGAGAAGGTCGAACGATCTACTCGGCAACCGACGATGCACTAGAGCGGGTCAATAACCTGTTTACAGGAGACACCGCATTTAGATCCCACGTCATTGGGATGACCAAGAAGACGAATCCAATGTGGGAGCGGTTCTCCGGCAGCCGGCCGGTGAATGAGTTCGGTGACGATTACCTGGCCGTTAACATGTCATTCGAAAATGGTTTTATGAATCAATTCTCCTCATGGAGCGGCATCAAGGACTTCGCAAAACAATGGGACCCGAGAACAGGGCGACGCAACATGGAAGATTATACGACGTTCTCGGCTTACATGTCCTATATTCCATACCGTCTGCAAGATGCGCTTGGCAGCGTAGGGCTGGGATTGTCCGATGCTTCAATGGGGAATAGGCTGCAAATGTGGTCTTCACTGCTGCTGAAGCGGTTCCTGCCGGTCGTAGCGATCCCGACCTATGCGGATTATATCGATGATAAGTCCGAGCAGTTAACTGGTCAGAGCATCTCAGACCGCTGGGAAATATATAAGGCAACAACCGAGCTCAACAAGGCGGCGGCCCGTGATGCAACTGGTCAGACCGAGGTGCTCAAGCGACGCATGATGCTCCACCCAGGAGCAGAGCATTTCAGCGGCGGTCCGGAAGTATATCTTCCAGGGTTTGGCCGAGCCAGCGCAACCCGACTTGCCGGCTTTATCGCAACTGGCGGGTCTCCGGTAGATGAACGAGACGCCTATTCGCAAGAGGAAATGTACGATTACTACCAAAACGGATCTGACGAAGTGCGTAAAGGCCGCTGGTGGTTGTTCGGCTCCAAGGGCGCTTACCGGGGCGAGCGGATCACTGAGTTCAGACCAAACTCGTACCGTCTTGCGATGAGTGACTGGGAGTACACAAGCGTGACCTCTACGATGCAAGAGCGCTGGGAGCACTCGGCGTTCCCGACACTAGAGAACCCGCTGGGCGTTGCCCGCAACTTGTTCAACTCCGAAGAGGACAAATATTGGTGGGAAAACAAGCACTATTACGATCGGCCGTACATGCTTACCGGATCGCTATTCAACCCAAACACAATGGTCTTTGGGGATCTCGGAAACGCTGCGCTTGGCCAAGTCGTGAAGCCAGTTAGACAGATGCACACTGAATACTGGAGTGATCCAGTGTTGGTGCAGGAGCAGGCTGATCAATTGGCCGAACGGCCGGCAGATCCGATCTTAACCAAGGTGTCGCCGGGTGGTCGAATGGAGCATGTCGTTCAAGCGACCCCGGACCAATACGGTGCCTATTTCGACAGCAGTCGGCCGCAGCAGACTGTGAGCAGTCAGGCCATGGCAAACATTGAGGATGGCAAGGCCCGCCTCGCTGAATCTAAAGCCGGCAGCTACCCGACAAGGTACTTCATCAGCAATGAGCTGGATAATAACGGATCGGCTACCGGCGCCTATGTCATGCAAGATGCGGCGACGAGTAGCACCATCTACGTGCCTTCGAATGTGGCCAAACAAAACATGCCAATCAACAAAATGTTCGCCATGGCTGCGGAGCCCGTTCCAACGGTAGACACCAAGCCACGGGCTATGTTTGATCAAGATTTTGTATATCGCCAGGAAGTCGTCAACCGTAAACTGCGGAACCTGCAAGACCCGACGAGCCTCGAATGGCAGAGTCAAGAAGCCTTTGAAAACTGGACAGAGCCGCTCGGTATTTATAAATACGCAGCTGAAGAGCTGATTGGCGGAGATCCTTACAAGAATAAGATGATCATTCAAAAAGCCGATGCGGCCACCAACATTTCCAATGCGTTTTGGGAATCAAACCTGGGCGGCGCTGGCGGCGATGTATCCGAGATTATGCGTCGTTTTATCAGAAGAGACAGTGGCCAGCTCGATACGTTTAATCCGATCCGAAATACGATGCCAGACTGGATGCCCGGTGGCGGGTATTTCATCAACTTCCAGACGGGTGATCCGTACCAGAAGATTGCACATGGTGAGTACAGACTCCCAGGCGAAGCCTATGAGCGAGTAAACCAACTTCATCCGGATGAGACAGGGAACTATGGCGCTTTCGATAAGTTCAAGATCCTGGCTGACGTGGCGCCGTGGAGCGACGAGTATCGCTACTGGAAGGATTATGTCGAGGACAACAACAAGGACACAGAGCTGCGCCGACAAGCTGCAATCATAAAGGACCAGGTATCCAAGCGAAAAGCGAAATATGAATTTACGGATTACCGGTTCAAGGACAACGATATTGAGAAGCAAAAGGTCACGGTGTCTAAGTTCCTTGATGATTACACCTTCCTTACCGAGGAGATGCCGGATACGCCGATTCGACTTGCCGGCATGAAATATCAAGCCAAAGCTGAGGGTGTTCTCCAATCTTACTTTAAGGTTGGCGACAAGGTGACGATCGGGATCAGCGCTGATCCATCCAGACGCAGCTCCGACGATTCATATAATACGATGCGAGCTGTCGTCTTCAAAGGGCTTGAAAATGTTAACCAAACGATTATTCGAAACGGGCAGATGAGAGAGAATGAGACGGATTTCACGGCTGCAGGCGTCCATGCCCGATTCACAAAAGGCGAGATTGCGCAAGGACGCCGGTGGGAAACCATGGCGCACGCCGATACCTTTCTCAACTCCAAGTTCCTCCCGGTCCGAACAGCTTTGGAAGAATACGAGCGGGATCACATCTATGGAAAGGACTGGGCGACGTGGGACAACTTCATGGTTGATGACTACGTTGTCCCAGCCTATCAATCCGGTATCCGTGGTAATGTGTTGTTCGCCGCTGGAGCGGGACTCATGTTTTCAGCTCTTCCAGCCATTTTTATGTTTGGACGAGGAAAAAGCGGGTTCCGGCATCTCAAGATCATGGGAGCCACATCGGCCGCTTTCGCTGCCGGCAGTATTTGGCGATCAGCTCATGAGGCACAGACCGGTGAAACCTGGATTCCAGAACGACGCCGTAAAGAGCAAGACATCAACGAGTATTTCGATGTTCTGAAATATATGAAATTCTCCGGCCTGTACGAAAGGGCGAAGGAGGAGCTGCATCAGCAGGGAATTGATGTTGAGGCGATCGCTAACGACCGGGACATGAAAAAAGAAATGAACAAGGCCAAGCGGCAAGAGCTGCAGGACGAGAAACGAAACCTTTACTTGAACCAACCTGCAGGATGGGAAGATCGAAAAGCTGAGATCAATGCACAGCTCAACTTAATCACGGAAGATAGGGACGAGATGTACCTGCCTAATGCCGTGCTTCAAGCACTGAACTATAAGGAACAGGCTGAAACGACTCTCTACGCCGTCGATCCTTACGAAGACCGGATGAAGGTCATGCGGTCCATGCCATATAAGGATAAATGGTTCTTCAATGAGTTCGCAGAAGCCAGACTTCAAGATCAGCAGCGGATTTTGGATCTGGTTCCGGACAACGAAGGACGGGTCCTCAAAGCCCTTTGGGGTTACGAGCTGGAGGATCAAGTTCCACTGGAAGAATACTTCAAGGATAAGTTCTTGCCTGATGAGAATTGGGTCGGCTGGCAGCCGGACGTAAACCTGGAAGATTACCAGGTAAAAGCTGTTCAAGATGCAGGCATCGATTTGAGCGACTACAACTTCTGGGATGATGATGTCCAGTCGGCTGCCATGCTGCCGGACATGTACGAAGGTGGAAACGGTCCGGGCAAAAGCAACTTTAGAGGATACAGGGACATGCAGCGCAACATCCGAGAAGTTCTGAATGGTCAGGGTCTATGGGACGTGCAAGTGACCGTGACTCCGGCCAGTGACGGTGGATCCCGAATCAATATGGACTATCAAGAAGACCGGAGCCGTGAGATCGACTCGTACCTGAAGTACAATATGGATTCCATTGTTTAGGATGTGGGGATATGAATGACAAAATAAACGGTTTTGACAATACAGGGATTCCGATGGCCACCCCTGCTTCACAGCAATGGTCGCTGCTATCGTCATTCCATGCAACCCGAAAGGCATCATACGATAACGACCCGACTCGAGAGGATCGGGTCAGTCGGGTACTAAGTGCCATCAACGACACTCCGATCTTGGATCAGAAAACGATCAAGTCGAGCGGTAGTGTTATTTTGAAGAACTTCAGCAGCCCACATCAGCAGCTGGGACAAAAGCAGGTTGAGGCATTCCAGAAGTTCATGAGCGGGCAGAGCAACGTATTTTACGCCTTCGATATCGAGTCTCTCGGGGATGAAGCATCAGGAAAAGGCCTGCACGTTCCAGAGATTGCGATTCAGGGTTTCCAAAAGACCAAAGATGGACTTTTCAAAGCCGACAACCGGCGGCAATTGAGCCTCCTAGTCAAGCCGGACAAAGAAAGCCAGCTCTATCTGGATTCTCTGATCCGCCGGATCAAAATGGACAAATTCGCTTTCAACAACATGAGCGACGCTGAGCGCCGATCCATCGTTAACCTTATGCGCTACTCGACACTCTCGGGAGCCGGTCTGCAGGCAGCGAACCTAAACGAGTCTACGCTTTCGCATAATACGATCATCAAGAGCCTTGAGGATATGAATGGTCGGTACAGTTATCAGAAATTCATTCTCAATTTCGACATGTATCGGGATCATATCCAGTCCGGCTATAACAACCTTGTCGGCCTGAGTGACAAGCATTCCGTCGCCAACCAGATGCGTAAATACCGTACCTTCGTTCAAGGCCACGCCGATCAGACATTCTTCTCCTACAACGGGGAGAACTTCGACTTGGAGACACTGGACCGGTTCGGCAAGAAGACTGGCCAGACCATTGCCCGCCCTCAAAATCATGTGGACTATTTCCGGGTACTGCAGACAGCTTACGCCAACCCGGTTGACTTCCATCAAGAGTTCGGCGGCAAAGGTGTTATGAAGGGGCGATATTTCCAGCAGGGCTACCTGTCCATGCATGAGGTTAGACGAACACTGGGGATTGACGGCGATGATGCGCATGCGGCGATCGCCGACGTTGATGAGCGGGGTCTCGGTGGAGTAATCAACAAAACGCTGCCAAAGGTTCATAACAAAATCAATGCGGCCAAAAACCGTGGTGCCATGGAAGGCATGAATATCCGGCCATCCGAATTCACTTGGAACAAGAAAGAAGTGCTCAAGAAAGGCGATAAGCTGTTCGCCTCAAACGGTTACGCAGCCTACGGAGATGACAATCTCGATTTTCAAGCCAGGCTTGAAGATGGCAAGATGGCGATGCACGATGTCTCCTGGAATCGCACGGTCATCAATGCTCGCACTTTGTACACCGTCAATGGCGTCCGTGAGCTGACAGATGATAAGGGCGTAATAAATGGCCATGTGCTGGAACTCTTCGATTCCGATAATGACCGATACAGTTACGTGACCCGGCAGGGCCCGAACTCCATGCATCAGATTGCCCAGTTCGTGCAAAGCCGCTTCCATAACGTAAACGGCATGAGCAAGGACGAGCAGGCAGAAATCCGACGGATCCGAGAAACCGACCTTGCTCGCCGCAGATACGAACGGATGTCCAGTTTATCAGGTGCCGGCGGCGAGAGTCGTACTGCTGGATTCGATGCTGCCAAGCGGATGTACGAGAACACGGAGCATTACGAAAAGCGTCTGGGCGCCAAGCAGAAGAATATCGCAGCCAAAGCACAAGCGCTTGCGCTCGCCGAATACAGCTCTATGGGATCTACAGATCCTAACGTATTGAATAGCCTCTACTCTAAGTATGAGGCTCAGATCCGAGCAGAGGTCGAGCCGTACCGCAGCAACGATAGTTATCGCAGCATGCTCGACTTCAACAGTAAGCCGGTGGGCTTTGCTAACGGCCAGCTGCAGTGGGGCCACAATATTGACGAAGAGAAGCTGTTCTACCGGATGGCGCCTCGTCTGCGCAGCGAGCGGCCTGTGTTCCAGGAGGCGATCCGCACTATTGAACAACAGATTCCGATCCTGGACAGCATGACGTCATCAGAGCGAGCAGCTGCTCGGCAGCAGCGAGATATTGCATGGCGCCTGTACACACAAGGGGTAAGCCGAGATGATGCTGCAGGCCGGCACGTAGGCGCTCGTGAGATGGCATCATGGGAGAATCGAGGATTCCGTTTAAATGTAGATGGGGATGAGCGATTCTTCAGCATGCAGTCCGTGCAGCAAACAGAACGTGCGATCCGCAGATATATTCAGCAGGACGATTCCAATAACCCGCTGACACAGCAGCACCGGATGACACAGTTCATAAATGGACTGCATGAAAATGGCCTAATTGGTTCCGAGCTTCAGAAGCGGTACGGCATTATTGCACAAAGCAATGGCCAAATCAATGATACCGTGGTTCGCATCGCTATGGACCTGCACAGCAAGAACATTCCGCTGGAGTCGCCGGAAACAACATCGCTTGAAGCTCGTGATATGTCGAGAATCACCGGGGCAAGAAACCAAAGCATCGTAGGAGAGGCGATTCGCAAAACCCTGAGCTATCAAGGCCAGGCCTTTACGATGGGTGGCAAAGTTAATCTGCATGCGGACGCCGAAATGTTCTTCGAGTCCTTGGAAACAAATCACCTGTCGGGGCTAAAGGCAAACAACCGAGGCGCCGTCGAGAGCGTACTGCAGTCACTGAATAACTCCGGCCGCAACATCATGTACGACCTCAGCGTAAATCAAGATATTAACTCGCCTATGGCGAAGATCACAGTATACAAGCCGCAATACAGCACAAGCGTCCGAGAAGCGCTGCTCGAAGGAAAGACACACCCGAGGGCTGTTGAGATTTTGATCCCACTGATCAACCAGGATGGTATGCAGGTGCTCAATAAGCAGCGGATGATCGCTCACACGGTGGCGGTATGGGAAAAGGAGCAGGACGGCAAAGGTTCTGCTGTTCGTAAGTCCACAGCCGAAATCATTGGCATGCGATACGCCCATGGTATGGACGGCATCTTGTCAGCGCTGGACGAAGATGATTACGAAAAGGCGTCCTACCGGAGCAATCGGACATTACGAGATTCAATCTCAAACCTGGCTGGCGGGCAGCGAGATATCTATAATTTCAACGACACCTACGATTGGTCAGGCAACAAATCCGACTTCATGAAGCAATCGCACATCAACGTCATGCCGGCCATGTTGCACAGCATGCTGGAATCCAAAGAGTTGTCCGAAGGGGACCTGAACGATTCTGCTTTCTATTACGACTCGAAGGATCGCAGTCGCAAGGTGAAGCAGCTCCTGACGATCGATGACGTAAACATGAGCAAGCAATTTCAGATACGAATGGGCATGAGCGATTGGAACAACCGAGTTCGCTGGGATGGGGGCACCCCCAACCTGTACGTATCGTCAGTAAAAGACGGACGAGTTCAACAGGGCTCAATGTCCACCATGGACATGCGGGACATGACGCTGTACGGACATTACACTAACATGGGGCGGCCGAATGCTATTCAGTCCCAAAATATGTACATGATCTCTGATGAGGTGGCTGGCCGTCTCTCGAAGATTGACGCTTACGCCAACTTCAATCCAATGGTCGAGACAGAGATAAACGCCGCCTACCGATCAGAACAAGAGGGAAAAGGAAGACCGACCCGGACCGGAGTAAACCTCAAGGTAGCCTACATCACTAACGAGGAGCTTCACAAACGGGTGACGGATCTACAGAATACAGAACAGGGCCGTGGGCTGCTTCGGTCAGAAGGCATCCTCGTAAACCGAGGCGGCAAGGAAGTGGTCGATCCACGCCGGATACCGACTGTTTATGAGCAGCAAGCAGTCATCGCTAAGGAACTCATGGATTCAATGTCAGTTACGGACCAGGACTTCTATGATAAGGGAAACGGAACATTTCAGTGGCACAAAGACTTCGCTAGCAATGGTGCCGCAGCGAGGGGGAGCGATTTTGTTGTCGGTGGCCAGGGGCTCGAAGGTGCGGCTGTTAGGCCGGGTGATGTAATTGGGCGCAAATGGGTCGATGGCGCTTGGGAAGATGTTCGCCACGACAACCGATATGCAGGCAAACTTGTGGGGACCGGATCGCAGGTATTTGGCGTAGAGTGGTCGGAGAAACCATTCAAGCTCTCATTTGCCGGTGAGAAGGGGACAGATGCTATTACACCAAGCCTTCGGTTCATCGAAGCTATCACGGGCGACAAAGGGATCAGTGCTATGATCAGTCCGAACCCAGCTAAGCGTGCTGACTTTGGGATGATGATGGAAGGCTACGCCAAGACGATTATCGATCATGTCATGAACCAGGATCGGAAGAAGCGGGATCAGCTGCTGGAGCAAATAGACTTCGGCCGCATTGGCTTGGAGTTCAAGAACGGTTCATTCATGGATGTGAGCAGACAGGCGCCGATTGATATTGAGGACTTCCACAAGATTGCCAATCAAGTCGGCGCTAAGCTACAAACCAACACCGGATTATTCACGGGTATTCTGGAAACCCGCATGATGCACAATCGGCAGTATTACAAGTCGGTTGATGGAACAGGACGGTCGGTAATCGGCAACGCAAATGATGGCTCAAAAGTTTACGCAAACGGTTTAGATGGCACTTCGATTGGTCATCGTGAGATGCGGTACCTTCGCAGATCGGGAGCCACACAGACTTATGAGCATATCTGGAACGTAATGGAGAAGCAGAATCGTTTTGAGCAGAGCGACGTTAAGAATTTGGCGCACACCATCAAAGCGCTAGTAGATCCGGATGCTCCGGAAATGCAGCCCTATAAGGACCGCATTCTTCAAGGTCATGAGTTCGCATTTATGCCAGAAGTGGAGCTCGACCAGAACACGGTCAAACATACGATCATGGATCGTCAGGCAGTTGCCCACAATCTTGGTATAGATCAACGGGATTTGGGACACGGATTCTGGCTGGGGCTTCCGGAAGAAGTCGATATCAACATCAACGGAAAGAACAGCCCGGCAGTCAAAACCAACAAGATTTTCGTGCCGTTCATGCAGTTACAGGGAGACGGGCAGAGCGACCTGGTCCACCTGAATAAGCTGCAGCGGCAGATCGCCAATATTAATGACAGCATAAAGAAATATGGCGAAGCGAAATCCAAGACCGGCCGTGACAGCGCCTTGAAGCATATGCGAGACATCCAGCGGAACGTCAACAGCTACGTGAATCAACTCGGCACCGACACGCTGACTTCTAAAGGGATGGCCGGAGAGAGAGCTCTGAAGGCGCAAATGCCGTCATCGGGTACAGGCACATTAAAGCTCCTGGGTCCGGAAGCTTCGGCGATGCTCGGCGAAGAAATGACGTTCATCTCCACGCAGCAGGCTAAGGACATGGGCATCTACGAGCACATCATCGGCCAGCAGCATGTTGGCACAGCGGCAGAGAGTGATATTCTCTCCGATTGGAACCGGCAGCAGAACAAGAACGTGCTCACGATCCGTTACCCATCCAAACACGAATCGGCCGTCCAGTTCACACGGATCGCTATCGATCCTAAGCTGAAGACAGGTAACGTGCTGACGACAGCCTTTACGGGCGACCAGCTCGAAGGGGATGCCGACGGAGACCAGTTACACATGGTTTACGTGGACGAAGACAACGTGCAGAAAGAATGGGCTGCTCTGAAAGATAAGCGGGCTGCCGAGTTTATGGGCGGATACAGCAGCTGGGGAGATTACTTGACGCAAGAGGGGAATAAGAAGCTCTCTACATCCGGCCGGAATTATGACCTGCGGGAAGCGGTGAAATCGTATAGTGGTCAGGACACAACCGTCATCCGTCCGATGGAGCCGAACTTGCCGAATGAAATGGCTAACAAAATCGGTAAGACGCAGATCGGTACGATCTCAAACTTAAACTCGGCCATCCAAGATTTTGCTGAGCATACGTATGGAACAGGATCGAATGAGTACAAGTTCCTTTCGAAATTCGGGAGCACCTTGGAGCAGAAGGGTATCGACGCCGCAAAGGACGGTGTAGTGATCACGGAAGATATGAAGTCTCCGGTGTCCGAGTTCCGATCCGCTTTCCTGGCTTCAGACTGGAATAAGGTGCGCCGGATCGATCAAGAGAGCTATGGCGGCATGTGGTCCAGAGAACACGGGCTCGATGAAGCGATAGGACTACTGGATAAGCCACGTAACCTGAATGGCAATCTGGCCAACTCCGGCTTCCGTGTTGGTACTAGCTCCGGAATTAATGTGGAGAATGAAGGTCTTCGAAGAGTGCATGACACCATTTTCGGTAATCTTGAAGAGGGCGACCGGGTTTCCTCTAATGAGTTCACACGGATGTTCGGCAGGATGAAAAGAGGTGTAGGCGCCGCTCCGGAGCCTGATATTGATCCGACTATCCCAAATGTCGAACCCGAACTGGACCCAACGAATGTAATGGGATCCGAAGCTCGAGGGAAGCGTGCTGGCGCTATTCCGGAGATGATGCACGACCTGACCGGCGGTTGGATCCCAGAGAACATCTTCAATGGACCGAATGGTTCAAGAAACAAGAAAATTGCCTTGCTTGGCGGTCTAGCTTTAGGTGGTGTAATGGGTTACAATATTCTTAGTAATGACACTGGGCCGGTTCCACCGCCTCCGCCGCCACAGGCAGCGCCAGTGCCGCAATCACCTTTACCGCCGATCGGCGGTCCCAGCTCCGGAGCGCACGTCTCGATTAGCGCTAGAGGGCAAGGAAACCAGCAACAAGGGCTGTCATCCCTAGTTCAAGAAGGGATGCGCCGGAGCGGATATCAAGGTCAGTCCAACATGACCGTAAACTATTCCGATAACACCAATAACCTTTCGAGGCTCTGGTACCGGGATAAAGTTGAGCAGCACATGTAAGGGGTGTTATATATGGCCTCAAAAGGAATAGATGATCGGGACTCCCTCTATGGGAGTCTTCTCCCTCATCATTTGCGCATTGGCGATACGCAGTTTTACGTGCCTCCCACGGCCATCACCGTCACCAAGCGTATGAAAAATGAAACAGTTAATATGCTCCGGAGCCGGGGCAGTTTTATTAAGGGCAGCGGCTATTTCGATCTCGTGGTCGATTTGTCGCTGTTTTTCCCGGATATGGAGTCAATCAACAATGAGTTGCGGCCGCTACTGGCCCAGGTCAAAAAGTGCCCATTTCTTCCGGTCCAAAGTATGCACCTGAATGACGTCTACGATATTCAGGCAGTGAGCGTTGCCGGAATCACAGTTTCCACAGTGCCAGGATTTCCGCAGGCGATTACGGCAAATCTGCAGCTCTATTCATTTAATCCATTCGTCTACATTTTCAACGAGAATGACCGCACCTTTGACGATCTTTTCAACTGGCCGTTATTCCGCTGGTACTATCGTCGAAGCCTGGAGCCGAGCGAAGGACGTTATACGTATTTCGAACCCATGCGCCAGGAGATGACGGATCAGTTCAAGTTTAAGACAGCCTTTGAGGGCGACCTTGATGCGATCCGCCGCTGGCGGGTGGACCGGGATAAAATGATAAAGGCATGGCAGGACGACATGGCCGATAAGAAATACGTGGACATCGAGGATTTCGATGGAGAGACACTTCCGTTCGATGAGCTCGACGAGGATCTGTTTAACCAAAACTTCGACGAGCATTACAAAAAAGCCATCTTCGAGTATGACATTACGATGGAAGACTGGATGTTTGATGATCTGCATCTGACAGATCTCAGCATAAGCTTCCAGAACGTCATCACGTCGCTGCAGATCCAGGCGCATGAAACACCGACACATCAATACTTGGGATCCCAAGATACGGTGATCGTGGCCCGCTTCCGCACGGATGACTCGGAAACACTGGCGCAGTTCGATGGCATGGTTCGCCGAGCAAACTATCTGGTGCGGGAATACCACAAGGAAATCTCTAACGGTTTCATCCAGTTTGATCATCCGCTGGCCAACCTCTTTGGTGTCAAATTCGTGGTCGTCCAAGACGTACAATCCACGACAGTCGAGGGGCAGCCAGGCGTATTTGATATCCAGCTCACGCTGATCGCTTTTAACCGGGCGCAGAAGAAGCTGGCTGAAACAAGGCTGATGAACGGGGACGATGCGGTATGGGAGATCGATGGATGGCGAAACTCAAACGCCAAACTGCTGATCCCTTTCTTCGGATGGGCATCCTGGCTGAAGGATCGACCGGTATTCAGAGATCTTGCTGTCAAAGGGTACATGGATCTCGACGTGAAGCAAAAAGTCTTGTATGAGGCCAAGATCAAGAAGAACTTCACAGCGGTGGAAATCTATCCGGATTTGGAGTTACCAACCTACACGGAAGTGGCTGAAGCGGGCTTTCAGATCATTAACAACAACGATGGGTTTTACGTCGAGCCGGATTTCTTCCTGATCTATGATGACTTTGTGACGGTGGGTCAGGAGGCGGTGGATCACCTAAACAGCGCCTTCAAATCGGAAGCCAGGGACACAATAGGCGGCACGGCAGTGGTTGACAAAGCCAGTTTCAAGCCGGATGAGAAATCGAAAGATTATACGGCCAAGCTGCAGACCGAGCGAGCGGCGAGCAAAAAGCCAAGCGTTGCTCAGGAGGCACCGGAAGAAACGAATGAAACCAATCTGACGGCAACGGAGTTCGAGTCCTTGATCCGGCAGAAGACCTTTCAGAAAATGAAGGATCTTACTGCTGCCGTTGCTCAGCAGCAGACCCCATTGAATCCGAACCCGCAGACGAATGTCATTAAGCAATCATGGGCCGTGGCCTTTGCAAAATCCTTTGACGAAAAGCTTCGTCACTTCTATGCGACAGGATACGGCGCCAATACGTCGCTCGGCAACGTTTATGTGGAGAAATCGAACGTGCCAATTATGCAGACTGCAGAGATGAAGTTCTTTGCCGATACCAGCTTTATCCGGGAAGCGGCGCATATTGGCATTATGCGGGTTAGTCCTATCATGGGGGAGCCGAATTCGCTTGGCATGAACTACGAGTACAACATCGAGACGGGTGTCGCACACCTACAGTATTATTTCAACAAGGTGAAGACCTCGAACATGATCAGCTCGTATGTTTACGATGCATTCGGCTTAAACGCCGATAAGGCGACGGATACGGAGAGATGCTATTTTGCCGCTGCTGTCTGCCTGTACCTTGGCTTTGAGACAGAGTATGGCCGGCTGTACAAATCCAACAAGAAGCTCTCCTATGCACTAGTCGTCCAAATCAAGAAGATGCTGACGATCATCGGCCAAACGAAAGAATGGGATGAGGCAACCATTCAAAAGAAAGTCAGTGAGCTGCCGGTGCCGGATTACAAAACAGCCAGCCTGCAGAATGCGACCGTCTATGCCAAATCGGACTCGGTTCATGAAGAATCCGATTTTGAGGATGAGGAAACGACGCTGCGTGAGATGTTCCATGATCTGGAGAAATACGACCGACGTGGCCGTCTTGTGCGGGCGTTTCCGTCTTTCTTCCTAATGTTCGTCGATGAAGGGCAATACATGGGCACGATCAAAATGTCAGACCGTTACTTTGGGTATCAGGCTGTTACGGACATCATGTATACGAACAGCCGGAAGGTGGCCTCAAGCACCTTATCCCTCGAAATGAGCAACGTGTACGGCAGCCTATCTGATGGCGTCAAGGCGATGGATCTAACACATCATGGCGCATGGGATCTGGTTCAATCGCTGCTCGCACCGGGCTTCGCCGCTAAAGAGGCAGAGCGCAGCCGCAATCGAGATGCCAGCTTCTACAAGTCAATTATGCTCCGCACTGGCGCCAGGGTCCACTTCCGTATGGGGTATGGATCGAATCCGATGAGCATGCCGACGCTGATGAATGGCACCATTACAGAATTGCAGAACAACGGCGAAAGCGTGTCCGTGGTCGTGCAAGACGATGGCATCGAACTGACCAACAAAATCAAAGCCAATCCGGATGACACAACGAGCGGTTTTATCTTCAGCAAGAAAGAGCCTACGGAGATTGTCGATGCATTGCTGCGGGATGACCAGGGCTTCTTCGGAAACCTAAAGCAGGCTTTCAGCAACGCCGATTACGCCAAGCACTCGCTCGGAATCATCCACTTCGGAGCTCCGGGGCGGCCGGCAGATAATCTGTTCGGCGAGTTAACCAGCCGGATCATGAACGAGATCAACATGAATGTCTACGAGGTGACAGGCAAACTCAATTCGGAGGTCGGGTTCTGGAGCCGGATGGGAGACTTCTTTGGGGTAGGGGATGCTGACGAGCCTGGCATCAACATTAACTTGTATGACAAGACGGTGTGGGACGTCCTGAACATCACGGCAGCAATCGGGCAAGATCATGTTGTGGCTGTGCATCCGTTCGATTTCAGAAGCACAATATTCAGCGGTAAGCCAACCATGCCGATTGCCTTTGGGTATCATGTGGACGAGGATGACAACATCTCGCTGTACCGAAAGACATTCCGTCAGTTCCACGTCTTTGATAGCTGGACCAACATCATGGATAACAGCATCACGGCCACCGAGCAGAACATGTACAACGTAGCGATCGGCACGTATTACAACGAGGGAAAGCTGGACACGACGGAGCCGATCTACGTGGATACAAACATCTGGCCGGAGAAGCTGCGCACGGTGAACCTGGACACGACTCTGAACGCCCAGGGCATCCGGCTGGTCCAAAACATTCCGCTCATCGGTGGATGGCTGAACAAGCCGTTTAAATGGTATTACGATGAGGGCGTTGCGATTAAGATCGCAGCGAGCGGACTCAAAGATCATGTCAAAGAGATGTACGACGGATACCTGACTCTCGTAGGAGAACCGGCCGTCAAGCCGTTCGACCAAATGCTAATCAATGACACTTGGAACAGCATCACAGGCCCGGCAGAGGTGCGGGAAGTCACGCAGATGATGAACATGGAGTTCGGTTTTATAACGATGGTCAAGCCGGATGCGGTAGTCGTCAATTCCGACCAGACTCAAATGAACTTCATGCACAGCTGCTACTCGATCGGCACGGCACTCACCATGACACTGGTGCTCCGTGGGATTCTGGCGAACCCGAATTACAAGGGTGCATTCCCGATCATGAATGCGGCATGGGGCTTGATCAAACGGCAATACAAGAAAATGACGCAGACATTCAAAATCGACAAGGGCATTGATAAGCTGAAAGAAATGCTCAATGTAAATCCGAAGCCGGCTGCCGGCACGAACATATGGGAATATGACGAGGTTACGGGCAAGTGGCGGGAATATAATCCCATCTCGGAAGAAACGAGAAAGAAATGGAAAGCCAGTGGGCTATTGGACGATATCATCAAGACATTGGACAATCTCGAGCTCTCAAAGATGGAAGATCTCTTTGACAAGGCTGACGACATTTTGAGTGATAACCGTATTCTGGGTTATGATAAAATCAATATAACTAAAATAGCGAAGATGCGTCGCATTACGTCAAAGCTAGCTTTCACTGGTGCAAAGATCGCCGGAAAAAGCTTGCGGGCAGGTCGCTGGGCGGTCCGAGGAGCTGTGTCTGCGACGGGAGTCGGCATCATTCCGGTGCTGATTGAAACACTGGTCACAGAGGTGGCCTTGGCGGGCGTGGCGGAGTATTTGGAACGATTCCTCTTTACGAGGCAAGCTTGCATGATTGCGACGCTGCAGAAGGACGGATATGAGTTCTCGGCCGGCATCAATGGTCACAAAGGCTCGGTTATCACGGACTCGCCCGACTTGATCCAGCGTATATTCACTGGCAAGTGGCAATCGGTATTCTTCTCGTTCCTGGGGGCAGACGTCTCCAAGTACGCTGCCAATCAGCAGGCGACCGATGCGTTTGACATTCCGAAGGTGCAGACTGCAGGAGAAACGAGTACGGATAATCTGCCGTATGACCCCAATGTAGTTGTGGCCAACTTCATTCAAGCTCACCGTCGTGTAGTGCCTTACGATGAGAAGTTCAAAGCAAGATATGAGCAAGAGGTTATCGAAGCGCAGGAAGCCTACCTGAAACGAGTAGATTCACTCGACGAGGAAAATAATCGAGACTCAATCTACACGGTCGATCCGGTAGCTGTTCCGGGTCAATCAGGAACCGGATATGCCAACATGGATCTGAACACGCCGAGCGGAATCTCGGCAGAGGCGATTAACAAGGCATTTTCCGGAACGCCGCTGGCCGGTCTAGGACAAGCGTTTGTAGCTGTAGAGACTTCTATCCCGCCTGTGCGAAACCCGAAGACGGGTCAGACGGTACAGATTGCCGGGGTCATCAACGGCTTATATCTGGCAGCTCACGCCGCCTGGGAGACGGGCTGGGGGGACTCTAGGATCTTCCGGGACAAAAACAACATGTTTGGATACGGCGCCTACGATTCAAGCCCCTATGAGTCTGCCTGGACGTTCGATAGCAAGCAGCATTGCATCAACTTCGCAGCGCAGCAGATCAAGAGGGATTATCTTCTGCCGGACGGAAAGTATTTTGGCGGGGCAACCCTGGTCGGCATGAACAAGAAGTATGCCACAGACAAAAACTGGGCGAATGGTATAGCCGGAATCATGCGGAAGATTGCCATGTTGGACCCGAACTACAAGCCGCCGATCAGCGCTTCGAGCGCAGATGGCGTCACGGTACTCGGAACTCAAGGCAGCACGAAATACCGAGTGCAGCCGGCGGAAGCCAAAAGCGTCTTAATTGATCTGAAGACGCAGCCGTTGACCAATATTAGGCTCACATTGGTTTCTGAGTCTTCGCTTATCCGGCAGGCTTCCTACAATGCGCTTGAACGCATGGGGTCGCTGTATAAGAGTCGCACCGGAGAAACAATGGCCATCACGAGTGCTTACCGCCCTGGGGATCCAAACTGGCACGGAACGGGGTACGGGTGCGATGTCGATACTCCAAATGCACCTTACATCTCCGGAGCATACCGGTTCCCGAAAGGGAGCAAGGAAAAAAGAAATTTGGAAATCTTGATTGATTGTGCAGTCGAGACCGGGTTTGGCGGAATCATACATGGGGATGTAGACGTCATTGCAACGTGCAAAACCAAGTATCCTGGTACCGTGATTACGCAGCGGAACGATCACTTCAATCATCTGCACTTATCATATATCAGGGGATGATGCATTATGGCATTAGATCAAACCCCGCTTCGTCAGAAACTCGCAAAGGCAGGAACGGAGGGTGCGCTGGATACACGCACCTCCGGCCTGATCGGCTATGTGGTGAATTACCACCGGCAGGCTGATACCTGCAGCTGCAAGAGACATCAAGGGGCCTCCATAGAAAAGAGTACGCAACATACGGTGGATATTCATGTGAATCAGGGAAATCGTGTTAAGGAATTTCATGATGTCCCTTGTTTTGTTTATTCGACAGGCATCATTGACAAAGGCTTAAAAGAAAACGACAGGGTATGGGTGCAGTTTATTAATGGTGATGCCAGCACTCCGATCGTCACGGCCTACTACAGAGAACCGTCGGTAGAATCAAGGTTCTTCCGGAATCTCTTCTACGCCGTCGGCGATACCTTCGGATTGGGGTGATAGTTCATGGCTGACTCCTGGATGGATACGCTCAACAGCATAATGTTTCCACAAGAAACGAATTTGAACACACTGGCCGAGGAATCGACAATGGCCAGCAGCGAGGATGTCGGCTTCGTTAACCCCCTGTCAGGCGCCGGACTGCTTGCCCGATCCAGTGGTGTGCTCGAAGGATTCTCAGATTATGGGTTGGGTTTCCGGATGGATCCGGAAAGCAAGACGTTCTCCATTTACGCTGCCCGAGTGAATCTGTTCTGCTCCCAGTTCAAAGTGTTTTCTGGCGATCACGAGTTTACGATCATCGATACGGAGCAAGAGGAGATCTTGGGGCTGATTGGAGGGAAGGCGGATGAAGAGGTATAACGAGGTGGACATGGCCTTTTACGCTGATGGCGTGGAGGGTGACGTGATCCTTGGCAAGCCAGATGCAGATGGGCTGGTGGACTTCGCACTTACCGGCCCCTACGACTGCGCAAGGCAAGACATCATCAATCGTGTCCGAACGCAGCGGGGTGACTGGCGGCACCACAATCAGATCGGTGGAGATCTGGAGCTTCTCGAAGGAGAACCGAACACGAGAGAAACGGCAGCGAAAGGCGTTACACAGATTTACGATACTTTAATGGCGGATGGCCGCTTCTTGCAGGCTGACTTGTATATCCGGCCGGTTCCCATCAGTATCGAACAAATTGATTTTTATATGCTGCTGGATGCCGGCGAAGAAAAGCCGCTGGCCATCAAGCAAAGCTTAGATCTGTAAAGGCAGGTGAGCGGAATGGCTCTATTAAAACGAACGGCGGATCAGGTCCTGCGGGATGCTATGGAGAAGATCAAGAACAATACGCCGATCACTAACTTCAAGCCCGGAGCGATCGCTAGGGCACTGGTCGAGGCCATGAAAGACGAGTTCCCGAGCCTGTATGACTATGCAGAAGAAGTGCTGAATATGGGGTTTCTCAGTAAGGCTGTAGACCAATATCTGGATATGATCGGCCAGCTCTTCAGCTACCCTCGCCGGATCCAAACGATCTACGACGAGAAGACAGGGCTGATCACGCAGCAGCTAATCGACGACAAGACATACCGATACGAAATCTCGCAGCGGGTCCTGACGGCAGCCAACGCCAATTACCAGGCGCTGCGACTTGCAGCCTTGGCTGTGCCTGGCGTTGACGATGTAGTCGGCATGGAGTTCACACATGGTACAGGGAGCTTCAGCTTTATGATTGTGCCATCCTTCGGGTTTACGCCAGCAGACGTAAAAGCAAATGTATTCAAAGTGTTCCAGGACATTAAAGCATATGGAGTCAAGCGGAACGTCATGCTCCCAAGAGAGATTCCAATGGAGCTACAGGTGCAGCTCGTGTTCCACGAATCCACCACCGCATCCGATCGGGACCGTATCCGATTTGATTGCAAGTCAGCTCTCTACACCTACTTCGCCAATTTTAACATGGGCCAAGGGTTCATCTATAACGACCTGGTTCAACAGATTATGGATGCCGACAAAAACATCTTGGATTTTACCATCACAAGATTCTACTTGAATAACCAGCCGGTACTGCTTACCAATCAGGCGATTCTCAATGATGAGATGATTGTCGCCAAAGTGATCGACATTCTGTAACCCGCTGCTGGAAAATATTTTGCACGTATATCAAGGAGGTCGAACTGATATGTCCACCACTAAAATCCTCAAACAAGATTTAGGACTTGAGCTGCAGCAGCTGCTTTCGGATCTCGAAAGCGCAAAAGGAACGAGCCAGTCTTTGTCGATAAGACTCGGCGGCGTTGATACAAAAATTGAAGCTACGAAGACGGGGCTTGAGCAACTAATCGACGAGCTTCGGAAAAGGATCGGCGCTCTCGGTGAGGTTGGGAACTTCAATGAGAAGTTCACCTACGACGACAACGGAAACGTAATTAAACATGAGGTCACAGGCGACATCATATACACGATCGATTATGTATACGCCGACGCCGTGAATGGGACGCTGGACTATTCAAATAAGAAATACACGGAAAATGGACAAAGCATCACCATCAAAAAAGTCTATACCTACAATGTCACGACCGGCAATATCGAAAACGTGGCAACCACCACTACGATCGTATAAGGACGGTGAACAGAGATGGATGTTATTTCTCTCGGGCTGGCATCGTCAGCCCTTAGACGAAGCACCGATCTGGATCAGAATGTCATTGCTCCGTCCGCAGAAGGTCGATTCCCAACTGTTGACTCACGGTTGGACTGGCTAGAAGGTCAGGCGAGCAAGATCAAAGCAGCTGGCAGTAATCAATTAGATTTATCTCAAGGCACATTTACTGATACGGAGCTGAGTGGAGGTAAAATCCAATTAAGAGCTGTAGGATTAATTGCTGGAAGCCCTGAAAATGCTATTTCGCCTTTATCGGGCAGTGATTCAGCAGTGACCACAAACGATCAGCTCTCATCCTACGAAGCGTGGAGGGCTTTAGATGGATCCCAAGCCTCAAGCGGGACGGGCATTGGCACTTGGAAAACGAGCATTCCATCTAACGTATGGCTACAGTATGAATTTTCAACACCAACAAAGATAGTTCAATACAATCTTGGGTGTGAAGCTGGTGGATCTAACTTAGGTTGGATGCCCAAGTCATGGCAATTTCAAGCATGGGATGGCTCTGGTTGGACGGTCCTCGATTCTAGGTCCAATGTATCCGATTGGCTGGCGTCAGAAATCAGAGCATTTACTTGCAGTAAAATTGGCATGTATCAGCGATACCGGTTGTATATCACAGACTCCAACAGTACAGCTGGCGTGAGATTGTCCTTCTTGCAAATGTTAAAAGAAACAGCTCTCACATTATACGCCACATCCGGAACCTGGGAATCTCCTGTTATCGATCTGAGCCAGGGCTGGATTGACACAACTCTGATTGAAATCATAAACCAGGAATCTCCGCCTTCAACTCGTGTTTCACTCGAGGCTGCTTCATCGTCCGATGGAGTCACTTTTACTGGTTTCTCTCAACTGGATCCCGCTTCCCCGCCGGACACAAGGTATATTAAAATCAAGGTTTCTATGTCGGCGTCGTCGAGTGCTGTCTCAAACGTAAATCTGGATTTTAATCAATTAGACAGTATGAATCAATATGCGCTCGATCAATTTGTTACGGCGGACGGAAAACTCCAATTACGCACATCGTACTTTAATACGATGACCGAGGGTACATCAATTAATTCCGGTAAATTGTTCTCGTGCCCAATAGATAGGAGCCTGTTCAAAAAAATCACTCAAATCGAGGTGAGATAACATGGGAAAACCAGCAACAACCGGAATACAAAGAACCAAAATCAGCGATATGGAGATCGGGGACTACATTGCTGTTCAAATTAATGGAAGCAGTATGGGTCTGGCAAACTACCTGACCAATTTTGGAAATGCAACAGGAACAGAGCTTCCTTTGGCTGGTGGCTCTGACAATGCTTCCGCAACAGGCCTGGTTTATTTTGTGAAGTGTAAAAAAGGACTATTGATTTGCGATAGGGTTGTCAGAAACAAGATTTCATGGGATGTCCTTAATGGTAGCAAGCTTATCCAAGGGCTTCCTTGGGACGATGGCGTAGAAGAGCCAGGTCTTATCCGATCGCTAACAGGTGGTATAACCTATGCAGCCCTTAAATCTGATATTCCGACTATGACAAGCAATACTTCTCCCAGCGGAGTAGCCCTTGCAAGTAGTGAATGGAGTGCGGACTATGGTGCGTGGCGGGCACTGGACGGAGCAAGGTATAGTTCCAATTCTCGCTATTGGAGTGCTGCATCCGGGCTAACAACTGGGTGGATTTGCTATAAGTTTACATCCGCTAAGTATATAAGAGCTTACTCAATTACCACACTGGAGGCTCAGGAAGGGATCACAAGAGCGCCAAAAGATTGGACATTTGAAGCATCAGACGATGGACTGGAATGGACAGTATTAGACACTCAAAAAGGAGTTAGCTGGGCATATGGCGAAGCGAAATTTTTCAGCTTAGCAAATAACACGCCATATCAATACTACCGTCTAAATATCACAAGCAACAATGGAGGAACAGAGCTTAACATTGATAACTGGTCCATACAGGAGAATCCATTATTAAGAACTTTTTCGACCACGGATCAAGGTCTTGGGGCATGGCCTAACAATAATGAGTGGGATCAATGTATAGTCAGTTTTCCAAAAGATAAAATCCAGACAGGTAAAACATTGGATGACGTTTTCCACTATTCCCTTTCCGCCACTCTTACGCAGGATACGCCGGCATTATCATCAACGAATAGAGTGCAGCGAGGTCTATCAGGAGGTGTCCCAAAAGTATTTTGGGGGATGGGTGCATCCAATGGAACGTGGTCGAATGTCGGATTTCGGCCAGTCTTTGAATATCACGAATAAGAGGTGAGCAAGTATGGCCACAGTAGGACAAGCATTAACGGCGCCTGAGTCAGGCTGGACAAGGTATGAACAAAGTGATTCTCGATTTAAATATCAAGGCGGATCGTGGTCGGATAACCCTGGCTCAAACTATTCGGGCGGCACGGCCAGATATACGTTTTCGCCAGATTTGCATTCTGTCACTTTTAAGTTCAATGGCACTGCTCTTCGAATCATATCGTATCGGGACTCTGATCGGCAGTCCAATGTTTCGGTAGTCATTGACGGGCAGTCAGATAGCTATTCAGCAAACGGCGTAGCGGCAGGCCAGGTTCTATTATTCGAAAAAAAGGGACTATCAAACGGCACGCATGACGTTACGATTTCGGCTACGAATTCCGGATTCTTTTCGATCTTTGAGTTTGACGCCATCGATTTAATTGGAAGCCTTACTTTAATAGGTCAACAACTGACTTCCCCAGAGACGGGATGGCAGCGTGTTGATAGTGCTGCACAAATCTCTTATGTCGGAGCCGGCTGGAATACCTATACAAATGCCTCTTACTATAAGGGAGCCTGTGTAGCAAGCAATACCATCGGCGATAAGATTAAGTTCAGCTTCTACGGGTCTATGCTTCGAATCATAGATCTCATGGATGTAGACCGAGGAACAGCCTCCGTTTCTATAGACGGCGGAGCTGCGGAGACTTACTCCACGCTTGCAGCAAGCTCTTTGTTTCAGCGGCTTGTTTATGAGAAGAAAGGACTTACGATCGGCATACACACCGTTGAAATTACACTGGAAACATCTGGATACATTGGCCTGGATGCTATAGATATTGACTCAACAGGATGGATGCTTGCCCAAGTTGGACAGCAGCTAACCGCTCCCGAGCCAACCTGGCTGCGTGTAAGCAACACGGACTCGCATATTGCATACCTCGGATCGGGATGGGCGAGCTACAGTCATACCAACTATGAAGGCGGATCAACCTCTGCGAGTAGTAACTCTGATGCAAAAGTCGTATTTCGATTTTACGGTACGAAGTTCCGCATTATTGAGCTGAAAGAAACCAATAGAACGACGATTAATATCAAGATAGATGGGTCGGATGCGGGAACTTACAATCCCCAAGGAAGTCCATACCAGTACCAAACACTCGTCTATGAAATTGTGGGGTTGGCTCTGGGCGTTCATACTGTTGAGCTGTCTCTAGCAGGAACGGGCTACATTGGCGTTGATGCAATCGATATCGATGCAACCGGCTATATGGTCGCCCAAGTGGGGCAGAGGCTAACTGCTCCGGAGCCTGGATGGCGGAGATATGATGATATTCATCCTTCAATCAAATACGCAGGCGGAGGTTGGGCGACAGTTACAAATGACCCCAATACTTATGCAGGGACAGGCCACTACATGACACTTTCCGGAGCCACTACCAATTCCATTAGTTTTAAATTTTATGGAAAGAATTTGCGAATCATCGACTTATATTATACGAACAGGGTAAGTAATGTAAAAGTTAGCGTCGATGGAGTGCGATACTCATATAACCCCAACAACGCCTTAAATAGTTATCAACTCATCGTATTCGAGGCACTGAATCTGCCTTTGTCAACGCATGAGGTAGTCATAACTACCGATAGCACTAGTAATATTTTTTCCATTGATGCTATTGATATCGATGCTACCGGGTACCTTATTCATCCAGATGAAGTCACTAATCCCAAAGAGCTCACTGTTGGCAAAAGGATTCGCTGTTACTACGAGGCTCCTGTTGCTGGATCGCCTGGTGCTTTTAGGTCGCTGGGGAATAACACACTTGATCTGCTTCCGGCCAGTCCGGCATCAACGCCTAGCGGTGCCTTCTATCTGATCTGCGTTGGTGCAGAGAGAGGGGATGAACGCATTAAATTAATTGCAGACCGAAATATCCAGAGCTCAATCTCATGGGATGCACTTAATCGAGCGGGCTATGCAACAGGAGTTGATTTACCTTCGCTATCAATTGCTGACCAATTTGTCGTGTCTGCACGGCTACTCTCAGGCGGGATAGGTTCAGCTGATAAAGACAATGAGTGGGATAAATATATCGGTGGCTCGACGCTCGGAGGCACTATAACAGCTGGAGATAACAATACCTGGAACTGGACTGGAAAATGGTCATTAACAAGTACGACTGCCCCGGCCGGCAGTAACAGTAATTCATCTGGGGCAGGGTCAAGGGTAGTGAGAGGTAATAGTTCTGCTTCCGGATTCAGTGGTGTTTTATCCAGCGAAGCAGGACCAACGAATAACTGCTACCGTCCTGTTTTTATAATTGAATTGCTGTTCAGTGCAAAATATCTGTTTCAAGATGGAACAGATATTAAAAAGTGCGTCTTGACAACAGGAGTGCTGCCAACCATTACATCTGTGTCGGCGACTACTTCATACCAAGGGCCGCCTTCTAATCTCGTAGATGGTGCAACCAACACGATCTGGTGGTCGAACGGAAGTGGTCCGCAATCCGTAATCTTTGAACTATCATCGGCGATCGCAATCTCAAGCGTTGATCTGACTTCTGGTGATAGGGGGGCCGATGCGCCGGCGAGCTTTAATATTTATGGTAGCAATAATGGGTCTGACTATTTGCTCGTCGCCAGCATTGCCAGCACTGGGTTTAATGGGGCTGCGACAACCAAGCTGCCATTTACCTTCGGAAACGACACAGCTTTTAAATACTATAAGTTCGAGTTTTATGGTGTGGGGGGCAACTGGGTTCAATTGTCGGAAGTGCGCATCTTGCCAACAACGCCACCAACCGCAAGTGGTTGGATCAAAGTAGGCGAGGCCCCGGTGACAAGAGAAATGTTCGACTCCGATGGGATGGATGATTTGTCTCTCATTAACAATACCATGCTTCAGCAGCTAGTCTCGTTGACACCAGAGCTTCTTGTGTGGACAAGTGACACTCAAGCCCAATCAAAGCAAGCTGCCTTGACTGCTGTTCCAAAGGGGCGCCTCGTATTTCCAACAGGGGACATTATCCTTCCAGCACAAGGGATTGACAGTTTGACTCTAACAGCAAAAGCCGAAGGTGCTGGCAACGTAAGGATCATTGCCAGTGTCAATCAGGGAGCGACATGGAAGTCTATTTCCTCCCAATGGATCACAGTTGAGCCGTCGAATTTGGCCGACGTCAAGGCAAATGGCCTGTCGCCAGCAGTGTTCAATAGTATTGCAATTGATCAATGGAAAGAGCTTCTGGGCGGCTCAAACAAGATTCGATTCGCCTTCTACCTGGAGATCGAAGAGATCACAGACAACGCATTTGCTGATCTAATCACCATCACGCCGAAACCGGTGTCGGATAAAACCCCGACAATCCAATCGATCAAGATCATATACGATGAGCTAACGATTGAAGGTAGATTGCAGGACCTCGAAAGGATCAACGCAATCAATCTGGCTAAGCTCAACTTCAAGAGTAATGCGCTTCTTATGAGCGAGAAATACACTTTGCATGATATGGTAATTGATACGTGTCAAGCAGAAGAGATGAAAAGCATCTCTTCATCGGGAGCAGGGGAAACGACTTCAACAGAAAGTGCATTCGTCAACCCCGTCGTACTCGGCAGCGGCAAAATGTTGGAGCTAAATCTTGCGGCGATCCAAAAAATCAAGAAGGTGCAGGTGAGGTAGTATGCGTTATCTGATTGTGGAAGCTGATTCTCTTGCGTCAGGAGAAGCCGCTACGATCACGGAGATCCAGGTTATTGATAACCTGGGTCAAGTGGTCTCTTATACGCCGAAAGAGCTATTCGGTGCTGGCGATAATATGTATTGGACCGATGCGAGTGTTTGGGGCCCAAACCATTTAAACGATGGAAACCTTACCTACACGAATAACACTTCAGGATCTACCAGTTCTACAATTATGCTCTATAAAGCTGCCGCCAACGGATGGGCACGATTTGCCCTTGATTTGAAAAAGGACGTCGCCGTAAAAGAAATTAATGTGTGGGCCGGTTCACCAGAGGGGCGAATCCCAGTAGCTATTCGAATCTATGGTGCCTCTGCTTACACGGTGGCAAGCAATTTGAATGCAAGAAGTAATTCAGGGCTAACGTTGCTTGGAACACTGCCATTCACTTCTTCTAACAGAACCGTTCAGAAATATACGATCTCTGTAGAGCCAAACCCTTTTCTACTGCTACAGTCAGGCGCATCTTTATACAGTCTTGTTGGCGATGTCTGGACAGTGGTTGGGCAAGCGCCGGCCACTGAGAATTTGTTTAAGACGTATGGGCTGCCCTCCTTGGATGCAGTAACAGTTGACCAATGGGCCAATATTCCAGCAAACTCAAAAGCGCTGCTGTACACAACCACGGGCAATAGCTTTTCAGCCACGATCACAACGCATAATCTCTATGATTCCAGTTCCAAGATGTATCATGGAACTGGTATACTGGAGACAGAGGCCGAGGAACTGCCGGCCGGCCGAACAGTCTTGATGGTCAATGCGGAGCATGAGCTATGTACATTCAAATATTCTCTTAATGATGGTGTATCCTGGACGCCTCTTAATATTGGAGTTATGATAGACATTACAGGAAGTCAAGGCAATGACTTAAAAATTCAGATCACACTGCCGAGCGACACGGCAAAATTGAAGGCAATCTCTTATGCGTGGGCGTAGCCCCACGCATTTCAAAGGAGTGAGGATATGGAAATCATCTCATTGTCCAAAGCTACGAAGGCCAAGAAAAAGATTGCCGAAGTTAACAATCGTCTTGGAAGCGGGGTCGAGGATATTCATGCCGATGTCAAAACTAGATTGGCAGAACTGGAAAAGAAAGATCCAGGTGTAGCTCTGCTGAATCGTGTATCCGCCATGGAAGCTGCAACTGCGGCCAATATCAATAAGCATAATCTTCGGGTGAACGCACTTATTAACAAAAACAAATACCATATGACTGACTTGGCATTGGATGACTTCGGCGATGAAACCGGGATCGATGCAACAAAGTCATTCGGATACGTTTACGACGCAACAGGGAAAAAAGTCAAGATCGATCCTTCGAAAAGTGTTGCGGAAGTTGTAACGACAGCTGAAGTATTATTAGAGAGCCCCACAGCAGTCGTTATTTCTCAGCAGTCGAGCAACACATCCAGTGATATGAAGGCAAATGATATGAGTGCCGGCAGCTTAATGAATACCGTGAGATCGGGCGGAAAGATTCAGCTGGCCGCAAAGAAAACCTTCACATTGATTGATAATTTCTCGAAGGATATCCTCGGCCTTTACACACCTGTTCCAGATCCGGCGAATACGACCAAGCCATACTGGATCATTAATACGACTCTAGGTGTCCTTTCAGGAACGGGCGGAGAAAATAATGATTTTCTAGTCCGTGATTTCCAAAGTGAAGATGCTGACATCGAGATCGTAACCGATGAGCAGGCTAACGGAGGCATCCTCGCCAGACTCAAAGATCTTAATAACACCTACATGTTGGCTATCTCAGATCGAACAGGCTCATTTGGTTTACAGATTTATAAGAGGGTATCTGGTACCTGGACCTCTCTGGCCAATACAACTGAGCCTGCTTTCACAAGAGGAGTCAAAACGACAATACGTTTCACGGTCACTGGGAATGTGCTGAAGGCGTATCTGAACGGAGTTGAGAAACTCAGTGTGACTGACGCCTCAATCACAGGATCAGGTCGAAGCGGACTTCGCATTCTTGGGGCCAGTCTCGTATCTAAGTATAATGAAGTGCGTTACAATCACATTCAAGTTAACGAGTACCCGGCCATCGGAACTTACGAATCGCCAATTATGGATCTGGGAGTCAATGCGAAGGGGCCGTTGACGTTGAGTGATCTTGTAACGCATGGATCAATTATAGATAGCGTTCCAATGCTAACCAGTGCCACATCGAATGGTACTGCAACCTGCAGCTCACAGTGGGATGCAACAGCGTGGGCAGGGTGGATGGCATTTGACAACCAAATCCGATATGGATGGTGCTCCGCAAGCGGAGTGGCACTTCCACATTGGCTTGGATACGAGTTCTTGACAGCAACAGCCATCACGGGGTACCGGATGGCGCCGGCAATTGATATAGCCGCTCGCCTAGCACAAATGCCAAAGAATTTCATGTTCCAAGCTTACGATGAAGGCACATTGACGTGGCTTACATTGGACACACAATCTGGAGTCATATGGAGCGACTATTCATCAAAGACGTTCCGATTTAAAAATAAGAAGACCTTCAAGAAGTACAGAGTCTACGTTACGGCAAACAATAATGGAACGGATCCAGCTGTTATCATTGGAAACCTCGAGATGCTTGGCACAGATACGATCCTAAAGTATTACACTGCCACTTCAATAGATGGCAGTGCGTTCACGTCCTATGCTCCTTTGAATGCAGATGGATCCGTCGCATCCCCATATGGCCGGTATGTAAAAGTAAAGGCAGAGTTGTCCGGTCCTTCGGAAGTCGCAAATAAGGTCATCTATGACTTTGTCGAAAGCGAAGGGACTCAATTTCAGACCAACAAGTATATTCAATTCGACGGGTCCATGAAGCCAAAGAATATATACCTGGGCGCCATGGTTATCGATACCGCATTTAAGAGCGCATCGCAGGCAGGAAACCTGCTTCGAAAAGTAATCGATGTCGGCGAGTTCAAGACAATCGAAAAGATAGAGGTGACTTGATTTGGCCACATACACTGGGAAGAAAACCGTCTTCGATTACTTACAGGGGAGTATCCCTGATGGCGATCATGTGTTCAGCACCACTGCAAACGGCGAAACGGTAGACATTAACGTCGAGATGATAAACTTCACAGGAGATGTTGAATACACAGCATCTCCTGTGCTGGGGAATACGACGACCGATCAACGGATGCTAATTGTAAAGTATCATAAAAACTTAACGGTAGGTACAGGCGTCACCATTACTCCTCAAGTCAGAAAGCGTGGCATGCTTATTTTTGTAAGGGGCGTTCTGACCAACAATGGTACGATTACGATGACAGCTCGTGGGGCTGCTGCAGCTGGCCAGAACGTCTATATGTTCAATGATGTTTCTGGTAGCCTTTGTTACATTCCGGCAGATGGAGCTGCGGCTAAGGCGCAGCCATACCAAACATCTGAGACTGGCGGACACACATCAGCTGCAGCGGGCAACAACGGCACAGGGCGGCAGCTAGGCGGAGGAGGACCAGGCGCTGCTCGTGGGGCAGCTGGTGGAACCGGAGCAGCCGCAACATCTTTTTCAGGCGGTTCTGGCGGCGGCGGATCCAACAACGGCACTGCCGGGTCAGCCGCCGCCAATGGTGGAGCTGGCGGCGCAGGATATTCTAGCTCGAGTTACTCACACAGTGCTGGAGGTGGAGCGGGAAATCCTGGTGGCGCTGCAGCTGCTGGAAACCGAGGGGATGCGGGGCCAGGTGGTGCCGGGACTGGCGGGCTTCTGATCATTTATGGATTTGACGTAATTAATAATGGGACCATTTCGGCGAACGGATCTGCAGGAGGGAACGGATACCGAGCCGGTGGTGGAGGGAGCGGCGGTGGCCATGTTGAACTAGCGACATCGAAAGCAACTCCAACAAAGGCAGGAACAATTACAGTTGCTGGGGGAACCCGTGGAGTCGGGACCCGTGGAGATGAATCCGGTGATGGGGGGAGTGGAGGCAGCGGAACGTACTCGATCACTCAGGTCAAAGTGAGCGTGAATAAGTACCTCTTTCAGGACGGATTAGATATAAAGAAGTATGCAGCTAGTAGTTATCCGAATGATGTATTGCCGGCAATGACCGCCAATAACAATCCAAGCCCCTATCTGATTAAGGCATCATCCATCTACGTGGCCACAAATGATGCCTGGAAGGCATTCAATAACACAAATGCCGATGCCGATGACTGCTGGCACTCCTCTAATACAGACACCGGAGCACAGTGGCTCCAGATTGATTTAGGCGCAGGCGTGCAAAAAAGGATAGGGAGTTATGCGATAACAACAAGGAACCATCCTTCGTTCCCTCAGTCGCCAAAAAACTGGATTTTACAGGGCAGCAATGACGAATCGGCGTGGGATAATCTTCATACCGTTTCGGGGGCCGTATCGACAAGCAATCTTCGAAGTGTTTATGAATTCTCTTCTAATCCCAACCTGTATCGGTACTTCAGGATCCTTATTTCGGCAAACTATTCATCCACTGGCCATGTCGCCATTGGAGAAATGGAACTGATAGAGGCAAAAGGTTCCTGGACTACGATCGGCACCTCGCCGGCAACCAAGGCCATGTTCGATACCGATGGGATGGCCGATCTTTCTGCCATCAACAGCGAAACGCTCCGGCTGCTGAGTTCTACCTTACCAGAGCTACTTGTTTGGACGGACGAAGAAGGCGAGCCGACTCGCAGCATGTCAACCACCGCTGTTCCGAAGCCAGTTCTTGTGCTTGCCCTAAATGATATTGATCTTGATCAGATGAAGGGCATGAATGTGACCACGGTGCAATCGGGGGCCGGCATCGCAAAGTTCATCTTGAGCGCAGACGGCGGAGCAACTTGGATCGGCCTTGGCGGCACATCGGTAAACATCTCAGATATGAGTGATGTGAAAAGCAAAGCCCTGGCTGCCTCGGAAATAACTGCCTTCACCCAAGCAAACTGGGAAGCGTTTATAAGCCGGAAGATTCGTGTCGGTGTTTACCTCGAACAGTCGGCATTAACCGACGTGGCATCGGCTGACGGCGTTACAGCAGCCTACAACCGTTACCTTTTGAACCCTATGCTTGAAGGGCTCGCAATTGGGTATGACCTTGTAGAGGTGCGAGAGCCGGAACTTTTCATATCAAGAGATGACGGGTCTACTTGGCTGAAGGCCACGACTGACGTGCTAAGCAAACTGGACAGCTTGCCTACAGGGAAGAGTCTAAGGGTCAAAGCTGTCTTAAAAAACGGGCAGGAACTTCAAGGCATTTCGTATTCCTGGATCTAGGAGGAGTCTATATGGGACTGGACGTAATCAGCTACGGGGCTGCCAATAAGGCGGCAAAGGAGCAAAAGAAAACAAGAGAAGACATCCTGAGCACAGGCGTTGAGGGCTCATACCCCAACGTCAAAGCCAGGATCGACCATTTCGATCAGTCTCTTGATCATGTCGTTGCCAAAGCAAATAAGCTAATCATTAATGACACGATTAATATTATTAAGGCTAATGCCAAGCTCAACGCAGTTGCCAAGACATTGCGGTACAAGCATCAAAATATGTTGTTTGAAGATTTCCTTGACGGCAGTGGTATTGATATTGCAAAAAGCAGTGGATACACACTTAATACAACTGAGGGAAAAGTAACTGGCGGAACAATCATAACCACGACTGAAATCGCCGATAGCGCCCCAGAAAAAGCAGTGCTTGTTGTTGAAGAGTATGTTGTGCCTGAAACTGCTACCTACTTTGACGGAAATGATTATATAAAGAATTCCAGCGTTAGGGGGCTACCGTCTGGGCCATATGCCGCCTTCACACTGGAGGCATGGGTAAAACCAAATAGCAACAGCGCATCGGGCACGATTGTGCGATTTGGGCACGATAGCTCGGGCCAGTCTGGGGCGCTTTCACTTGTATCGGGAAAATTGGCGCTGCGGGCGGACAGTAGTAATTACGATATTGGCAATGCCACCAATATTCCTGGTGGAGTGTGGACACACCTTGCCATTAGCATCGATGAGCAGGAACGGATGAAATTTTATATCAATGGCGTGCTAGATGCACAAAAAAAGCAGACTGCAGTCATGTCTGTTTTTTCAACAGGCTATACAGAGATTGGAAGCTTCAATTCTAGCGATTATTTTTCCGGTGCAATTAGTGATGTAAGGATCTGGAATGGCGTTCGCACGGATGCCGAAATTGCCGATAATATGAGCAAAAGATTGACCGGAAACGAAACAAAGCTTGAGCGCTATTATAAGCTTGACGATCCGGTTGGCTCTGGTTCGTATAAAGATTCTGCGCACTATGATGAATATGTTACTGCAATATCTACGCCAGGTTGGCCGAATACTAGGGTGCCAGCGCCGTTTTCGGGTCAGACAGGCATGTATCTTGGCAAATATAGTATTTCTCGTGATGATGGTACAACCTGGGAGAGAATTGTTCCAGAGACGTTGTTTTATTTTACGGATCGGGTCTCGCCTAAAGACAAGAAGCTGAGAATTAAAGTGGTATTGGAGCCAGGTGTTACATTGAATAATTATGGAATCACCTGGTCCTAAATAAGAGGAGGGTATCATCATGGCACAAGTTGGAGTAGTAACGCAGACAGGCGGCGGCATGGTTTACCAATGCTCGCTTGCAGAAAAATGCAAAACAGAACATGGGCTGGAGACTATCCCTGGAAAGAAGCAATGCCTACTATCTGTGGACCATGGAGACCGGTGCCAAGCCTGGGACAATCAAAAATTCACATGGCTGATTCATACAGATCCGAATCGGATCCAACAACTATAAGGAGGAATATACGATGGCTAGAGAACGAATCAGCTTGGTAGACGATGCGGTGAAACGAGAGGCAGCCCTGAGAGCGCAGATACTTGACGGCGAAATGACTCCAGAGGTTTTCGCTGGACTCCCAGAAGATGACAAAGTATACGTCAATAATGTCCTGTTCAAAATGGCATCTGAAAAGATTGAGCCAAACCAAGGCACATCGGCACTAGAATTCATTTTGTTCGGGTTCATGCGGATCATGACGAAGAAGATGAATGGCGTTAGTTTGAATGCTGACGACCAGGAAGTTGAAAGTAAACTCAATGCAATCTTGAGCATTCACCAAATTACAGATGGCAAAACCATGAACAGCGACTGGCTCTTCGACTATATGGGATACGCCTACAAGAAATCGGAAGAATTCCTGCAAAATCGAAAGGAACATATCGAAAGAAAGATCAACACCATTGGAGAAGCGTAATGCATTGCAATGTAGGACTTTGAGTTTATCGAACTAAAGGGTTACGATAATATAGTAATATTTTCCTACTAATCCCCCTTGCTGGGATTAAATAAAAAAAAGGAGTGTGAGGGCAAATGGCATTCTTGGAATCTCTAAGATCCGCAGCAGTCCTGGCTACAGCCGGTGATACGCTATCGCCTGCCAAAGTCTTAAACCTCATCTATTCCGTAGCCCAAGGCAAAGTGACCCTTAACTGGGATCCAGTTACCTTGAACTCGGATGAGACGGCGATTGACGACTTGGCTGGCTACCGCATCTACCGTAAGGATTCTGCAGGCGATTCGTTCGCATCCATCGGCACCGTTGCAGCAACGACTTCTTCGCAAGTTACGACTTACGATGACACGACTGCATTGGACGGAGCATCTTACATCTATGCGGTTTCCGCAATTGATGATGAGCTGACTCCAAACGAAGGCGAAACTTCCGACGACTTGGCTGTGAAGACGATCCCATCGATCCCTGTGAACCTGGTTGCAACTTCCGGCGACGGAATCATCCGACTCACTTGGGATGCTGTTACCGACGGCGCAGCGCCCAAGAAGAACGAAAACCTCGCAGGCTACCGCCTGTACCGTAAGGTCGCTACAGACGCTGGAGAGCATCAGTTCCTTCTGCAGCTCGGCGCTGGCGTTACGCTGCATGACGATAGCACGGTCGAGAACGGTGTCCAATACAGCTATGTTGTATCGGCCATCGACGACTCTCTGTAATCGTCCGGACCAGAAAGAGCATTTCTGCCTCGTGTGGAAATGCTCTTTCTTTATGTTCAGGTTCTGATATAATAAGTGTGTAATGTCTTGCATAGGACGTGATGATATGGATATAATCCTAACCAGCGAAAAAGGGGCGACATTCAAGAAAAACATTGTCGCCGAATGGCAGCAGCACCCGGTCATTGTCGATGACCCGATGTACGAAGCTTACCGGCCGACACCCTTTCAATATGAGATCGAATCCAAAGCGGCCAGCCAAGCGATTACTATCGCTTTTGATTATGCAAACCGGCTGACGGAGACAGAAGCGAAGTATGCAGTGATCTGCCTGCACCAAGCCGGGAAATGGACAAAGATGGCTACAACAGTCGATGCCACGCAGAAGCAGCTCATCTGCCGGATCAATGTGTCTGGAACGATCGCCATATTTATGAACGAGTATTGGTATTCAGACAAAACTCAAGAGACCACGGGAGACGAGTTCCCGCTTTGGACTTTCATTCGACAGTCTAAGGAAAGCAATGCGCAGCGATTCATGAACTATCTTGCCATGCAGATCGAAGTGGCCGAAGATGACATCGACGATATCAAGAGCCAAAAGTTCATTCCGCTCCTAAATACTCGCATGATCGATTGGGTGTTTATCTATGAGCTGCCGATCATTAATGCCGAAGATACAGCTGTATTTCGATCTGCCGGCATCGTCATACCGCTGCTTCCGGATCTCAAGAGCTTCTTCTTCAATAAGCTGGGAGAAGGAGCGATCGTTGATTATACCAAGCGTCGGATGTATTCGCAGTTCAAGTACAATCCGCTAGAAATCGTCATCAACGGCAGCTCGATCACGGCCACGCCGATCCCGCATCAAATCTGGAATCCATTTGATGAGTTCGGCCTGCTGACCGGCGTCGAGCGGCTCCATCAGGAGAAGAACGTCGATTACAAAGAGCGGATCCTCGATGCATTCCGGTACCCGGCAAACAGCAGTGATCTAGGACTTACCCATGCGCTTGGTCGTGAACTGAACCTGATTAAGCGGATCACTTGGAATAATGACCTGAAGAACCTCGTCATCAAGGGAAAAGGGATTGATGAGCGAACACTGCGCCTGGATGGACGGCCGCTGCAGTTGAACACCTACACCGTGGATGCCGACGGCACGATCATTATTCAAGCCGTCAATCAGGGTAACAAGCATGTCGTATCCTTTATCCAAGGAATCAAGAAGCATGAGCTTCACGATCAGGAGGATGAAGAGCTGCATCTTTTGATGTATCAGCAAGACGGCCAGGCAACGGCGACATTGGAAAACTGGGTTGCCTATATCAATCAGGTTGCGCCGATCATGTGGGGCAAATTCAACTGGGACGAAGGTTTCTGGGATACTATCGATGCCTCGCTCACTGGACTTGGTTATTTACCGAATATGTGGGATTCCGACATTGAAGTCTGGAAAAACTATATGTTTGAGCCAAAATCTCCTGTTTTCTCTTAATATCTCTTAAAATCTGATATTCTCTCATTTACATGATTTTGGTAATGCGTCTATAATGGATCTATAGGCCCACTACCAAAGACTAGGAGATGACAGAATGAAGAGAAGAATTTTAAGCAGCTTTATCCTCTTGGCTATGATCTTTACGATCATCGTACCGGGAGTCAGCTTCGCAGACGTTGATCCAACAAAGACCACTGTTGCTCAGCTCACGAAGGCCGAGATCGACGAGCTATACAGCATGATTAAGACGCCAAACCTAAACTTCGGCGACAAGAAGATAAACGCTTTGGCAGAAACCAACTTTAGCTCAGCGACAGCTTTTGGGGATTATGTAAGGACAACGAAGGACGGATCGAACACCAGAGCCAACCTGAACAAACTCGGAAAGCAGTGGCTCGCCAAATGGAACAAGGACCGGCCCGTTCTGATTAAAAAGTACAATACGGATATCAACAATATTATCTACCACATCGATCGAATGTATAGAGTTGGCTTCTCCGTTTTGAGCAAAGAAACGAAGCAGGTTTCCGCAAAGGAATGGACAACTCTTGATGCTGTGCTTTCCGAGGCACAATTCGGGCATCGCAAAACGATTGTGAAACAGCACTGGAAAGAGCTCCACGCTTTGATCGTAGCAGATCAGCCGGCCGCTCCGATCAAAGAGGATGACAAAACTACACTGCCGGATGCAGAGCTTGATTACTTCCTGACCGGTTATGTCCAGCAGTCTAACGACTTAACGGATATGATCGAGAAGTTGAGGGATAATCCGACGGGTTTACAGGAGGCAATACGTGTAGCTAAATCTTGGAGAGAAATCTGGGATCGGGAAAAGGCGGGGCTGCTCAAGTATGATCAAAACGAGATCGACGCTGAATCTTACGTGTATCTGGTCGATAACTTCTACGACAAAGCCTACATGATTTTGTATGCGACCAGCTTCGACAAAATTCCGGAGTCCGATTGGACAAGCTTTAGAGAAGCCCATTTCGCTTTACAGGATTACAAGAATCGGGTTTCCCTGAATGCGGGCAAGGACGCAAACTCCGGTGGGAGCAAACAAGAGACACCACAGGTATAAACAATCATGCCAGCACCTTCGGGTGCTGGCTACTCTTACGAAGGGGTGAGCCACATGAGCAAAGAGCAGAAGCATGCGTTTCATTCCGGGATCGGGGACAATGACGATCTGCAGGTCAAGCAGCCATCATCCGAAAACCAGACGCTTCCGTTCCAATACGCCGCTCGTATGCGGGGAAGACGAAAGCATGAAGCAATGATTTATCCGGAGCTGTCGTTCCAATACGGCATCCAGTACAAGGGAGACCTATTCGTCAATGACAATGAATCTCCCTACAAGGCATCGATTGATGCTTACCCCGGCAAGAAGTTTGAATACAAGATCACGGAGCGGCGAAAATTGCCTGTAGAGCGAGATTGGGAAGTGAAGTTAGACATCGGCGGCGTCGTTGGCGTTGACGCCATGAAGTATCGTGTCAATTGGGGCGTGAGCTACCAGGTAGGCGGATCCGTTTCCGCCAAGTCGCTGTTTGATTTCTCTTCTGGTAAAAGCGCTTATGTGGGTGCAGGAGCCAATAATGTGTGGAAACTGGCGCCCAACGGAGAGTATGTTTACGAGACTGTGAACCGGACACACTGGAGCGGGGCTATCTCCAAGGAGCATTATTCCAAGACGGACTATTCCGTATCGACCGACTTCAAGCCGATCCTCTCAACCGTTGATGCATCAACCGGAGGACAGGATGATGATGTAGTTGCTCTGATCTTCCGGGCAAAAGACGCTCGTAACTTCTATATGGCCATGTGGGAGCGACATGATCGTACACCGGGGTCCTGGCGGATGGCAGGGCATTTGGACGGCGCCGATGTGTTCACTGGAAACGACAACGGCGAATGGGATCAGTACATGATCAAATCACGAGACTATGCTGACCGTATGGATGTCTACGAGAACGAAACGGGCTGGAAGCAGAACCACTTCAGGGTCTACAAAGTTGTGGACGGCAAGCTGACGCAAATCACGCAGGCTAATGATCAGAACACCTTCGGGTGGGTGATGGAGCAGACCAACAGCATCGAGGTGCGCTGTATTGGTGATACCGTGGAAGTGTATCTGGCATCACCGAATTACACGCTTCAGAAAATGTTCGAATGCAAGACGGCATGGACAAATGGCAGCTTCGGCATTGCGAACTTCTCGCAGGCCGTGCAGTTCTATAAGATCGATTTTGCTGACTACAAAACCGTAACCGGCTCGACCGAGTGGGATAGCTACACAGGCACCGGGGAGAAGACGGTATCTACTAACGCCGACCAGTACATCAAGCCCAGCCTAATCGCCAAGATTGGATCGACGCCGCAAAATTATAAAGTCATATCGATTCAGGGCGAAGTGCAGAATCCTACAACTGGATCTATCACGGCCTCCATCGGCGGCCCAGTGAAGGTCAAATCGTTTAATCCTGGCAATGCTGGTGAAGTCATATCGAGCACTGCAACCAAGAACGGCAAAGCCATGATTACGCCGGACAATATCGGCAAGGAAAAAGGCAATGTAGTCATTGAGGATTGCAATCGCCTGTTCCAAGTCGAGATCGCCAAATTCAGGCAAGATCATCCGGACCTATCGAATGTCGTGCCGGTGTTCACGCTAATTAAGCCGGGCAAAGACGACAACCAATATGCGTGGGACGATAATCAAAAGCTCACGATGTGGATGACGCAGGCGGAGGAGAAGGTAACGGAGAAGTCGTTTGTGGAGACGATCTATGCTTATCAAGATTGGGTAATGAAGCCACTCGTTGCTGACTTTGGCGGCGGGAGCTGGGTCGAGTATGCACTTGAGACGTTCAACAATAGCGGGACCGTGAATCCGGACTACGATAAGATCCAATGGGCCGGCGGCGGCGGAAGCAAGATCACGACAAACGGCAATGACATTCTTATGCTTAAAACGACGGAGTGGTATAAGGGAATCTTCCCGGCCGACATCCATAACGAGGGCACGGTCACGAGCAGCAAGAAGCTCTATATCCAGATCCCGCCGATGCCGGAGCATTACGTCGAGCCCTACAAGAATACGCCGATGCCTTACTTTTATGAGGACGTTCATTTCCTGCTGCAGAAGTCCCCAATCGGCAAGCCGCATGTCTGGATGTACTGGGAGAGCAATCCGAGTCTCACAACACGGAATGCCACACAGAACAATCCAATGACGAGTACGCCAATTATAAAAACTACCATCATGGCCGATCGTGTTGTCGTTGTCTGTGACCCGGATCCACGTTATATTCCATGGACTTCTGGCCAGTACCTTGGTTACGGAAAAGTGAACGGCAAGCGACCGTACATGACCCAGCAGCTGGGCAAAGCAGATCTGGTAGACGTGCCGGCCGAGGTTGTGTTCCTTCCGGAAAACCTGACACATATCCAAGGGCCTTTCATTGAAGTAGATGACCCCAGGGTGACATTTATCTACAACGAATACAAGAAAGCGATCACCTTCTCTTCAAGCTACATGGACAAATATATCTGGTACACGGATTGGTTCACGCCGTGGAAGGAAGACACAAGAACGTTTGAAGCAAAGCGAGACGCCTTCACAATCATTACAGAGCCAGTGCAGGTGCAGCCCACGGATGATCCAAATTACGATCACAATGTGATCGTCGATCACATTGAGGTGACAAGTGGAAACCCATTCATCTCGACTTGGGTCGAACAGATCCCTGGCGATCAAGGTGGACTCTTCGGCACCTATTACAAGTTCCCACAGATCACCGAGGTTCGGAGCCAGGCTTTCAAGGTAGGCGGTGACTACAAGCGTAAGCAGCAGATCTTCAATGTAAACACGGAGGATGTAGAAGCATACTTCCCTGGCGAACAGGCGATCCAATCCTATATGGCTGGCAGCGAGCCGATCAGAGGGACAATTAAAGCCAAGGAGTTTCAGACGGTAGCCGTCATAGAAGTTGCAGCTGGCCAGCCGATTCTGTCGATCTCAGGTAGCTTCATGAGTGATGCTGGCGAAGAGTATCCGGATCTGAACGTGGTGGCGCCGAGCGGCGAATCGTTCGGGCTGAACTTCATGAACGGCACATGGAGCGAACATGCACTTGAACTAATGGACCGCAGCTCATGCTCGAAATATGCGTTCGGTGGCGATCAAGATGGACAGGAGTTGATGACTTTCACTGATCCGGATCCAGGCGAATGGACTGTCATCGTGAGAAATGCCGGACCACAAGATACCGCCTATCTTGTAACGCATAACATGGGGGCGCCAACTCAATCATTCACCATGGATTATCTGCCGGATCCAGGCACGGTAATTGTTAAAATCAACGGCACGGTCACGACAGATCTCACGACAAATCAGAAGACGATTACATTAACATCTGCTCTGCAGCGCACAGATGTGGTCCGGATTGAGTACAAAGCCGGCGGCCGGAAAGTCGAAGAATTACCAATGCGCAGCGCTTTCTCATTTACAGAATCTGATCCGATCAAAATTGAATCAGTGAAGCATGACGGAGCAGATATCCCGCAAGATGCCAGCAATGGCTACACGGTAAACGGTAAAGATTTTGAGCTCCACGGGTCGGCAATTATGCCTGGCGATGTGATTGTAATCTATTCGATTGGCGAGGTGAGCAATACCTTTACGCTCAACCATCAAGTCGGACTGGAAATCCAAGTATTCAAAAACGGCGCCGAACTGGATGACACGAAATTCAGCATAACTGGCAATCAGCTGATAGTGCAGCGGGAGATTCTTGCCATGAACGATTGGATCAATATCCAATCCTATGTGGTTCTTTCGGAGTTTGACCCAACGAAGGACAACTATTTGGGCGAGTTCGCCTTCTCTCAAATCGATCAGGCTATTAATTTCGACTGGGGAGCATCTTCTCCGTTTGATGTCCAGGCATCTGGCTTCACCATCATGGAGGCAATTGAGCCGGAAATGGATTACAACTACGATCTGGATCTGGAAATCGTTTATCCTTCCACGGATCCGATTGATCTGAGTAATTTCACGAATGAGTGGATGATCTGGAATGAGAACCCCAGCGACGCCGGTGATTGGCATGGCCCTCCGGAAGCCGGATACACCGAGGTGACGAACCTGAAAAATCAGTCATCCCGCTCCGGCTGGTATAATCCGAACCATGTAAGCTTCTCAGATTACACCTTCAGCTTCAAAGTTCAAGAGCGCAACTCCGGTGACGACGATATGTATGGGGCGATCTTTCGATTTGACCCTGCCACGAAAAACTTTTACTCGTTCGAATGGGATGCAAGAGGGCTCTCAATCAATGGTATGGCCGTGTATCGTAACATCTGCACGAATCCAGCGTCGGCGGGATCGCTCACCTACACGAAAGACCAGTTGGCCTATGTGCCGGAGCCTTGGACATTCGGAGCCAGTGAAACACACACGATTAAAGTGGAGCTCATGGGCAAACGTATCACGGTGTCAACTGACGATGTTCAGAAGATTGACTTTGTGGATGAAGATCCAGCAGCGTTGATGATGGGTGCATGGGGGCCGTTGACCGCATCTCAACCGAAGACGTACTTCTGGGACTTCGACATTACGAGATATATCAAATACTCATACCTGGACGATGCCACACTGCGTCATTCGCTGCAGGCTTCATTTGCCCGGCCAATCAGCGACAAGAGAGTAGAAACGCTTGAAGTGCTGGCAAAGACCCTGACTGAGGAGTTTACGTCCGATCTGCAGAGGTTCTTGGCCGAACACACTGACCTGCAGCAAGACCAGCTGGCACTGTCATATATCATCAGTCAGGACAGCAGCTCTTACCCGGTCTATGTCGGATCAGTAACTGGCACGGAGCGGGAGAAGCAGACATCTGACGGAAGTCTGACCGTGATATCCGATGTCGCAGCAGAGCCGAACACCGCACCGGCTAAGCCTCAATATGGCGACTATACAGAGGTGGATCGAGATTATTTGGAGCCGGATCTGCCGACCGGTGTTTATGTGCCGCAGCAGCCGGAGCCGTACATCCCGCCGATGACACCGCCTGAAGACGACACGCCAAACGACGGGTTCGCCATTAACTGGCGTGGCTACATTTGCCCGCCACTGGATGGCTATTATCAGTTCAATGTACAAGTGGACGATGGCTTCCGGTTGTGGATTGACAATAAGATCGTAATCGATGCCTGGTCGGATAACGCAAGCGTTGAGTATGGTGGCTCGATTTTCATGGAGGCAGGCAAGACATATCCGGTCAATGCCAACTACTATGAGAATACCGGCGCCGCCATGGTAAAACTGGAATGGACAATTCCGGGGCAGGAACGGCAGGTAGTCGGCAGCGAATATCTTACGCCGTATCTTGGCTACACGGTTAAAGCCATCATTAAAGAGGCCACACCGTTGCCGTGGAGCCCAATGATTCATTCGGGTCACTACTATTTCCAGGACAGAGAGTTCTTCCTGTATGCACAGCCGGTGAAGCACATTAAGACGCCGGTCGATAACCGAGTGCTTGTGCAGCCCCGGCCGCAGCAAGGATCACCAGTCATTGTGAGAGACAATACCGGAGGGGCCTTGCGGAAGGTAACGTTCTATGATTCGAACTGGAACATGACGCTCGAAAACACAGAGTCTTTCAGTGGGAACGGATATGCAGCGTATTATCTTTCCTATTCAGACATTGATCCTGCGACGCTCAAGGTGAAGGTGAACGGCATTACGGTAAAACCAGTATTCGATCTTACGAAATCTTCAATTCAGTTCATGAACGCCTTGGAATTTTCTGATATAATTGAGGTTAAGTACAAACTGAATTACAGTTACATGCTCGATTACAATTATGATGTGAGCGGAGATGTCGCAATGCTCACGCTCCACTCGAACTATGTAGCTGAAAGTATGAAGAACATGGAGATCCTCTACGAAGGCGCCAAGAATACGCCGTTCTACCGAGCCGAGGAGATCGTATTCAATCCGCTTTTGAATCATAACCATCGGGGGTTCTTGTATATGACAGAGCGGACAGAGGACGCTGTAGACCGCATACTGATCACCGTGTCACCAAAGACGCTGCCGGCAGACGGTCTAAGTAAAGCGACGATCACCGCACAAATCAAGGACTTGAACAATAATCCGATCGAGAATAAGCGGATCGAAATCTACCGGGATGGCGAAATCATCTATACCGGGATGACAAACCAGGCCGGCGAGGTGTATAAGTTGGATCAGCCGATTGCACCGGCCAGTCGGATCTCGAAATACGAGGCAATCTGTGAGGGTAAAAGCTCGACCGGATTGCTGAATTATTATGAGCCTGCCGTCGCCGACCGCTACCACATCGTACTGAATCCGAGCAAGACAGCTATTCGCTCGGGCCAAAATGAGCAAACGATCATTACAGTTTCGCTCAAGAACGAAAACTGGATCGGACTTGGCGACAAGTCTATCACAATCTCCTATAAGGACACGAAGGGCGTTACACGAAGCGAAGTCATTTTGACAAACAGCAGCGGAGACGCCAAGATTGCCTTGAACGGGATCAATGAAATCCAGGGGCAGATTGCAGTTCATGCCAATTTTGACATAGGTGGCGAAACAGCAAGCAACTTCATTTATATCAAGGTGATTGGCGGTTAACCCCGCCAGTCGCTTTGCTCCTTGAAGGGGAAGGTGAGAAGCACATGAAAGAGTTCAACAAGATGCTGCCTAACAGCACCTATGCTTTGCGGGTTGGAGAGAAAGTGCCAGAAGGCGACGTGAATCTGGCTTTTGTTCATACACCACGAGTAGATTCTGATCAGAACATTTCCCTGATCCATACCTCATCTACGCCTGACAATCTAATCCCAATCGACCAGATTGAATCAATGGTCGTGCCGGACGAAAATGGAAAGCTGCAGTATGCCACAGTTCTTTCCGAAGACCAGCCGATCGTGCTGCGGGCGCCGTATGACATGTTCCCATCCAAGGAAGTGAACATTACCAAACGTTTCATCCGAAACGAGCACACGGTCGCCGCTGCGCTGTATTATCGTTTCGAGATTTTCTATCATTACGACAGCGAACCGGGCGAGCCGGAGAAGGTGATCCGCTATACAGGAAACCAAATTCAGATCACCGACGAGAACGGTAATCTACTGGATTCGACGTTCAAATACATCATCTTCGTGCAGGCTCAGGCTGCGGTGCCACCGGAAACCAAGTCCAATGTATACCGGCCTGGTTGTATCTGCAATTCAATACCGATGAGGAGAAGACCTTCAAAGTAAGGTACAACCATGTGGATACACCTGCGATCGACGCCAACGCACGGGCGGTTAAGAAAACCATTGAGCTGTACTCGAATCAAGTCAACGGGAATGCAATTGAAGGCGGGAAGCTTCGGATCATCAACGGGGTTAGCGCCTTTACTGAAGCGACACTAGCGCAGGTGGAGTCGGCTGGAGAGCTCAAAGAAATCTATGCGTTCGAGGAGCGGCCGGATGTGGATGGGTACCGCATTTATGTTCCGCAAAAATCCAAGAGTGATCCACGAGAAGCACCCATGTTCAGCTACAGGGTTAATGCTAAATACAAGGACGAGAACGGCAAGGAGCGGGTCATCACGACAGGCTACATTACGGATTCCGTTCTGCCCAAAGAAGCACTCCTTGAGCATGAGATGTTGGATTACGCAAACGAGTGGAAGATGCTCGGGTTAAAGTCTGGATCAGCCGTCATGGATGCTCGCAGCACCATGGGCATGATGATTCCAATCGACATGCCATCGCTGCCGGCAGAGACGATCTACACGGTAGAAGATGCCAATGGAAATCTGCTCTACACGACTGAGCAGGCAGCAGATAATTCAAGCGTCACCAGCGCCGTGCTGCAGAGCGGCGGAGAGCCGGCCAAGGCTAAGTCCAATGTGGCCACCGGAAATTGGGAGGGGGCCGAGGAGAGCAACGTCCGGATCAAGAACGATGCAATAAAACATCGTTGCACAATTATTCCAGAGCAGCAAAAACAAGAGCTGCCCTTCACCTGGACGGCGAGCGGCGAGGGCCAGATCATCGAGAGCACAACCCTGCAGGCGACATGGGGGATCAAGCAGCAGATCTATATTATCCATCAAGCTACGACGGAAACTGGTACGACTCTGAGCAGCTGGAACAATATCGGACAAGTGACCAACCGGTCTGACTGGAAAGTGGTGCGCAACAGCGGCGTTGAGGAAATCTATTTGACTCGAAATGAGATCGATTTAGGTGGATTCTACAATCCGGCGGCGACCGGCAAGAAAGACTATATGTTCTCGGCCGAGGTTCATGTCGAAGATCGTGGCTACGATGATGACGTTATCGGCATCATGTTCCGTGTGCGAGACTCGAAGAACTACTACGTGTTCGCTTGGGAGCGCAACCAGTTGAACAACTCGGTTGCCGCTGACAATAACGGGGCAGGACGGATTCTGATGAGTCATCGTGGGCATCAGCTGTCGTCAACACGTCATCGATTCCAGGCTATGCGTATGAGCCAAACTGGAGCAGCTACCTTCAATACAATCAAAGCTTTACGAACAAGAAGAAGAAAGTATTCAAAGCCGTTCCAAACATCTTGCCTTCGTACAATAGTGCAGACGAGCCACACACTAGATTTCAGTCTGATAAGACCGGCGTATCTTACATCGATGTCACAGCCTACAACAAAACGTATAACCCGTCTGGCTGGGCGACTAGCAGCAAATATAAGATCACCGTCGTCGTACAGGAAGATGAGTTCCGGATTTACATTGGTCAGCCTGGCAGCACGGAGTTGGGTGAGCTTGTTTGTATCGGAGAGGACACCGGGAGCCACGATATCCCTGACAACGGAACAAAGAACTTGCCGAAACATACCGATGGATCCTATGGAATATTTAACATCTCCCAGCAAGAGTGCTATTGGTCGAAGTTGACCTTCACTGAGCTTGAGGGGAAGGAAGCAGCGAGTGAGATGTATCCGGTCGAGTTCACATCCAATTCGGAGATGAAGTTGAACGATACAAAAGCAGAGGACATTCTCAAGCCGAAACTTGATGCGCTGACTGCAGGCAAGCCGATCTTCCAGCCCGTTGATCCAATCCAGTTCGTTTCCACCGGACCGGTACAAGGCCGTATCAAGAGTGACGGTTATGTGTATGGCTACACGAATGACCCGCAGGCTGGCGGCACCAAGATCACTCCTTGGCGCACGAGCGATAACGGCATGGACATCAATGGAACAGGTATTGCATTCTTATCTCCCGATGGCACAATGGGGTACGAGTTCAAGCCGGCCGAGATTGATGCCGAGATTCCAGAGAAAGTGAAGAACTTTGCCTGGAGCATCCGCAAAACCGGGGGAGACAGCAGCGTAACCGTATCGCTCGGTTCCGGCAATAAGCCGATGGCCAGCGCACCGGTGCCGCCGATCTATCCGCTCGGTTCGCCATACACAATCGATGAGGATGAAATCTACAAGCACGAGGGAGTCAAAACACTAGGCACTCTCTTGGGCGATGGTGGGCTGCTGACGAAACTAAACCTCGGCGACACGCCGCTGCATGAAGTTCTGCTCCGCATTGAGCGTGGGGAGAACGAGAGTGGATTGAACGCCGAGTACCGGGTCAACTACCGATTCCTGTACAACCTGAATGGGAACAAACGATTTGAAGTTGACCAGATCAAGCACGGGGTAAACCGGATCCGCCTCCGCAATGTCCTGAAAAAAGGAACGGATGAATTTCTGGATGCACTGAAGGTGAACCTGGTCGCCTGGACGAACTTCGAAGTTCTCTCGGCTGTGCCGGTGCTTGCCATCAAAATTGACGAGCGGCATAAAATTGATATCGAGAAGCCACGGGTAGAAAAGAGATCCTCGGAGCGGGAGAACTGGTACCTGCGGGTAAAAAACGGCCGATTCAAGCGGCGCATCCGGCTGCCGTATTACGAGCCAGAAGAGCGTGTGCCGCAATTATACCTCTCCAACCCGGAGTTGGTCGCCTATCGGCCTCAGAGTGCCGGAGATTCCGTAGAGGTCGTGCTTGACTATTCCATTCCAGAGTACGAAAATCAGGAGTTCACGAATCTCCCAACAATCGTAGTGGAGAAAGAGTATCCAGTCGTCCTCAACGAGCAGATGATTCAGGTTCAGTTCCGGCCAATCGTACTTGCTTCAGAGGAAGGAGTCAGCTATCTGGAAGTCAATGCGAGTCGGATTAACAACAACCGCCGCCTCCGTGTCTCGGATGTGGATGCAGAGAAAGGCATTATTTATCTGCACGATCGGATCCGGGACCAAGACGAGATCACCGTACGCTATGCGTATCGTGAAGACTGGTACACGTACCGTGGATTCTACAGCAGTGACAATACTGAAGTCATTGATGTCGGAAGTCCAGTTGACTTGGAAGTCCGGTACCATGCCGATCTGCATGCCGAGGGCATCATTACGGAACAGACCGGCGGCGGGTCAGGAACTTTTACGAAAGCCTTGATCTTGACTGATAACGAAAGCGAGTATACCATCACAGGCATCTTCTCTCAGATGTACCATTTGCTGCTATCCAAAGGACTGGCGGTTGACCAGGACAAATGGACAATAAGCAAGGTGGCGAACTACAAAGATTACGATCTGATCATTGTGGCTTATATGATGAATCCTGTGCCTGCTGAATGCGTGGCAGGAATCCGGAGTTTTATCGCAGCGGGAGGATCTGCTATCATCACCGCCGAGCACTCCGGATTAACGGACTGGAACGCAAACTTTCTAAGCATCGTTTCTCAGGACTTTCCGGATCTGACACTCGTTCCGGACGCTATCGTAACCACAAGCGGCACGTTTAACACGAGCCACCCGCTTGCTCAAGGATGTACGAGCTTTACAATGCAGGCAGCCTCCTACTACAGAATTAGCGGCAGTCGTATTCAGCCCGTTGCTTACTCGAATGGACTTCCGGTTGTGGCTGCTTATGAAAACGACAAGCAGCGGATCGTGTTTATGACGGACTGCAACGCCATGGATGATGAGCGTGGTTTCCAGAATCCTGGAAACCGACGGATGATCGAGAACATCCTCAGCTGGACGTCTTCGCCGGTGTACAACGATACGAAAGAAACGAAGGATGCCTACGTCTCGAATAAGTTCACGACGACGATTCCGTCCAAAGAGACGGCATTTGATCAGCGGATCAAGGTGGCGAGCATTGCACTGTATACGGATTTTGGAAACGAGATGAAGCAGTTCATCGATAAGTATAAGGCGGCAACAAAGCTTACGTTGACGCCGATGGCGGCTATTGAAGGAGCAACGCTTGTGATTGTAAAGTCCGAGTTCCTGTATCAATCCGACGGGAAAGCGATCGGGCAAAGGGAAGCCTCCTTTAACGACGTAATTGATATTTACGTGACTGTCACCGTACCGGTGGTCATGAAGGATCAGAACAAGCTGCTTCGTTTCTTCCACATGGATTTTAATCCGACGCCAGGGCACAGCTTCACGCTCGGAAAGAACAGCTTCCACCGCTGGGTGCCGGTGAATGAAAAGGTAGAAGAATATGCGATCATAGAGGCGCCAGGCAGCGAGCTGCTGGTCCGCCAGATCAACGTGTACCTGAAACCAACAGGCATCTGGCTCGCAACGGAAACAAGCACAGATCTGATTGCCGGCACGCTCAAAACAGCATCAATCTACCATACGGACGAGGACTACTGGTTTAATCCGAAAGACGGCATGTTCGATTCGACAATGCTTCGGCTTGGCCGAGTCTTTGTTCAGGCCAACTCGGACATTTACAAGGACATGGTAATTCTGGACACCCGCTCCCGAGGTGGGGGGCTCGACGAGCAGCTCAGTCGGGAAATCATCGCCCGAGTGAACAAGGAGAGCTTACACCACTGGGATATTGGTTATTTCGACGGCGAGGCATACCAAGAGAATGGCGTCATGATCATTCATTTGCCACGCAAGCTGCTGGAGACATTCACTGAATCGCAGATCCAAGCATCGATTGCCAAGCACAAGGCATACGGGCTCTTGCCGATCATCGAGTATCATGATGAAGACGACAGTCTTGAAGTGACAGAAATATAGTTTCCGTGTAACGCATTACATGATATTATAATGGTAATGGCTGACGAGGTGCCGCCCATTGGGGCGGCCCATTATCTTGTTAAAGGAGTGAACGAGATGCCGATTAAAGATACACGAGATATAGTGCCTTTCGTCAACGGACTTGAGTCTAAGCTCAATGAGGTAGAGGACGGTATGGAATCGTGGCTACAAAACAAGGCAACGATCCTGGCTGCTATTCCGCAGGTCAGCAGCATACGGGTGCAAGCGACTTCTGCAATCGTAAAAGCCGAAGATGCGCTTGCTGAGCTGAACACGGCAACCTATGGCGTCGTTGCAGCGAAGGGTCAACGTCTGCGTAAATTGCTGGACGATCTCAAAAAGCAGGTTATTCAGATCGCAGAAAATGCCACGGGCGGGGCAAGTGTCCCTGATTACCTGAGCATGGAAATTAATAACGCCATCTCCTCGGTGGACAGCACGCTTGCAGATGGCGTCAAGCTGGATTATCGGTTGCGGAAAATCCAAGAGCTTGGACAAGCTGGAGCCGACTTTAGCAACCGGGATGTCGTGATGCCATATCGCTTTGAAGTGTCGGATCGCTTGGTGTCGGATCGACTTACCATTCCGAAAGAGGAAAACGTGGAGTTCGTTTCCGGCCGAGTTACGGTCCTTGATGTAACAGGAAATCAAGGCATCCTTAATGACAGCGGCAAGATGATAGAGGGCACGATCGATGCGGACGGTAATGTTCTTCTGAGCGATGCCCCGATGGTTTCGGTTCGCCTTTACTATCCGGTGCGCCTGTCATTTAAGGATGTGCCGGAAGACTTCCTAATGCTGCTGCTTGAAACCGTCATCTCCAAATCGAGCCCGATCATGGAGAGCCTGCTTAAATTCGAGAAGCTCTTGATGGATATCGTAACCGATATTACGGCCATGAAGGGAACGGACTGGACGGCCGACTTCTCCATAATGCGGAACCAGAAGGAGATCGTCCAAGAAGGCATTACGCCGAAGGGACTCAACATCAGTGCAGTCGATGGCATTGTGCATGCAACGTGGTCGTACAATGATCACCCACATCTATCGCACTTCATCGCTGAAAAATGGGACGAGCTCAGCAAATCATGGTTGCCGTTTGATGGCGATCAGGGACTCATAACGAAATGACCACAGGCAGCTTCGGCTGCCTCTCTACATAGGAGGGGTTCTCATGATTTTTAGGATGCCAATATTTTGGATCTTGTTCGGGTGGATTATTATCCCTGCTTGGATTTTATATCACATTGCTCGGTGGCTGATCGGTGATTGGAAATGTGATAAGTGCAAGGTTTGGTTTCGGGTGAATACCAGGAAAAATGTGTTCACACAAAAGCGGCGAAACGGCGACTGGACATATACTTGCTGCGGGTCTTGCTATAACGAGTACGAGAAAGAAGAACAGAATTATGGCTGGCCACCAGGCCTGACGCCGCCAAAGCCGGCATCATTACGAACAGAAAGCAGGTGACATCGTGGGTAAGTTCCTTAATGATTTTCTCTTAACCATGCCGGAGACGCAGCGAAAGAAATTGATGGAGCTACTGGAAAGCCGCCAGCGTCAAGGTATTATCAAGTCGGAAACCGAGCTGGCTGCAGAACTCGAGCGGCTGCTCAAGGGCCTGGACCGGCGGGACGGAAAACCGACGTTCACGCCCCGCAATCAATCCGAGCTGACCAGCTCCGAATCCTATAACGCCAATATGCAGGAGATTGAGTTCGATCTGGCCACACTCTTTGATGTTTCAGATCAGCTCGACCGTCTTTTGACCGATAACCAGCAGCTCACTCGCTCCATGCTGGCCGATATTCAAAAGAAGATCGCTGCCCTGGACTCCAGGTTAGAGCGGCACAAGCTGGTCATGTCCAACACGGATGGATTCCTATCCGGTGTTCATGAACAGTTCAAGGCGCCGCAGTATACAGAAACGTCCAGCGATGCGCTGCTGCTTCTGCAGAAAGAACGCCAGGGCAACTATTTACCTCCGGAGTACATGGCCGAAACGGTGGTGGACCGGTTGCAGCTCTCTTCAGCACAGACGATTGATCAGCTCAAGAATCCCTATGGCGCCAAGCTGGCTCGCATTGAAGTGAAAAACCGGACCGGCATGGTTGCCGGCAATCCGAAGTACACGATTGATTATGCGATCGACAGCTCGCAGGAAAGCTTCTGGGCGGAGGTCATTTTGGCGGATGCACCGCTTGAGCACAACATTGACGATATCTGGAATCATGACTACAAGAACACACCGACCACTGGAGCGCTTTGTGAATTAGAAATTACCCTGAACGGTGTTACGCCTGTCTCAGAAATCACCTTCGATCCATACTGTGGATTCCCGATGCAAATCGTTAGTATTCACGGCTACGAATCATCGGTGTACGACGGCAACGTGTATGAGCTCGTCACACCAGTTCACGAGAGTCCATATCAGCGCAGCCAAACGTCCAACACACAGATGAGCTTCCAATTTCCTTCTGTAGAAATATCCAAGCTCCGAGTGTTGATTCGCCAAGAGAACTATGCGAAAGAGAACTTTATCGTCAATAAGGATGAAGCCAATCAAGCTGAGCTCTGGGATAAGATCGCCGGCAACCGGCAGCTGACACAGGACTTCAAACAGCCGGGCGAGTCCATCGCTGAGTTCGACAAGAAAAACGAAATCTCTGGATGGAGTCGGTACCTCACCGCTCTTCAGGACTGGGCAAAGGAAAAGGGAGAACAGGCAAAAGGCGTGCTCGATGCCGCCAAGCAGGCCATGGAGGTCGTGAAGACCGGCCAGTATACCAACCCAATGCAGCTAGCACTGCGAGCCATTGCGCCGAATCAGAAGAAGACTCAGGCAGAGACAGAAGGGACGTTGGCGAGCGAGTGGCAGCCGGTATCCAAATACACCTATCTATATGGCGCCTACAACATCAGCATCGTCGGCCGCCGCTACAACCAGCAGTCGATTTATGTGTCGAAGCCGCTGCCGCTGGCCAGCAACCTGAAAACAGTCACACTGACTACAGTGGAGAAGCATCAGACAATTGACATGGATCAGGGCGACAAGGCGCCGATCACGGACATCGAATTCTACCTGGGGTACACCAAGAATCCGGATCCGGGATCCTGGAAACCGATCCTGCCATCCAACAAAGCCTATGTCGAAGGCGAACTCTTGATGGGCAACACCGTGGGTGAGGAGTATGAAGAGCTGAAAGACACGATCCAATTTAGCTTCCGCTTCCAGGCTATCTCGAACGACACAGTAACGATTCGGAGAAATGGCGAGCCACTCCCAGCATTCATGTATAAGCTCTCAGTTGACGGCAAGAAGATCGGCATTTTGAGAGACTTCTATTCACCGGCCAGCACATATACCGCAAGCTACAAGCCATCCGACGACGCCTACTTCGTAGATATCGATCAGGCGCTCATTGAGCCGTTGCAATACATCAATGACAATGGGGAGACGGGTGAAACGTTCGATGCGGTCGATGCCAATTACACGGTCACGCTGAAGCATACGCCTTACATTTTCCGGGAGCAAGTTTTCAGCTACGACGGGGAGAACGAGCGCTACAACCAAGACAGCAGCCAGTTCAATGCTGCCGACATGTACTACCCGATCATCGTGCGGGTCGGCGGAGTAGAGTATACGAACATCACCAATTACACGAACGGGACTTATGACAAGGAGCGGTTACAAGCGACAAGCGGCGAGAAGGTATTCGCTCAGATCGGTAGCAAGATTTATTTCCCAACCACGCCGACCGTTGATGAGCTCAAAGATATAACGGTTGACTATTACTACCTAACAACCGACGTTCGGCTTAAAGCCATCCTGCGCCGCAATCATGCCGGTTATGAGAGCATTACGCCGGCCCTTTACAATTACACGCTCCGCTGCCAAAGCTATGACCAGGAGGTACGCAATGTCTAATGAGCCGATTAAAAATAACTCGCAGATGCTTTATCTGCAGGCCCGTTTCCAGTTCGAGCAGGCAAAGGCCAAGTTCGATGATGGCACGATCAAGTCGGATACCAAGCTGATTCAAACAGTCTTCAAGGCGTTTCAGGACTTCTTCGTATCAGCCGGCCAGCCAATGATGATTCCTCGATATGCGGTCGATGGCGGCCCCCATGGAGTGCCGACTTCAACAATATGATGGGCGAGATTAAACAGGATATGGATCTGCTCTTTCAAGAAGTCGATATCATCGGCCGGGCACTGTATGCGGATTTCAATCATAACGTCGTGCAGCAAAGCATGCTCCAGGCCGAGTTCGACCAGATCGCCGACAAGCTCAAGGATTTGGAGCTACTCTCGTCCAACCTGAATGTCAACGGCCAGATCGTTTTCTGCCGTAACGACTTCGCCAATAACGATAAGATTGATTTTGATCGGATCAGCGGGACGCCAGCGCATATCGAGAACGGCACCGTCACACTGGGCCAGACAAGCCAGTCAAGCGTCGGCAAAGAAGCCACGATTACGATTGTTCCCGGCAACAAGACCTACAAGAATTTCATTATCGGCAGCGAGTCCAATGGCTTCCCTGGTAATAATCATGAGATCACCGTGTCACCGGGCAGCTCCTTAACGAACAACGATTACACATACCGGTTCGTGGGCGAGAAGAACAACCATGGTGCATATGGCGTTGTGCTGGATGGCGACGCAAACACATGGTTCGAATACGAGCTCGTCAATGTGCGAGAGCAAGACAAACAAGCGGTGGCCAAGAATCTCGGATGGGATTATCAAGTGAATGGGAACCAGACACTTCGATTCGCCCGAGATCCTGACGGCGGAGTGCTGAAGCTGAATCTGCAGGTTATCCTGGCTGAAGAATCGCTGATCAACCAAATCAATGTGAATATGTACACGCCGCCCAACCATGGCGCCAAAACGGCGATCGTCAAAGATATCCTGGTTTCGGACGGCACGAGCGCACCATTATCAGTGATGACCAGCGCCAAGCTCGATTCCGACTACACGTTCCATTTCTCGCCACGCACGGCGAAGGTCATCACGATCCTGTTTGAGCAGCCGGAGAAATACTTTACGGACATTGGCCACATCTATTATGAGGCCAAGCGGCAGATCGAAAACGGCCCGGACTATGTATTCGACACGATCAATAAGGAATATTCACCGACGCATTTGCCACGAGTCGAGGGTCCGCAGATTGCGCTGCAGGATCTGGGTGTTCAGGTTAAAGCGACGCCCACCTCTGTAGACGCTACATATGGCCCGCAGACGCCGGACGGCACGACGCAATCAATGGAGAACATCATCTCCAACGTGCAATACAGTTTGAACGACGAGAACATCGAAATGGGCATCGAACGATTTGAGGGATGGCGGTATTGTATTGGGATCCGGGACATCGAGATCTTCTCAACCGAATACGAAGCTACTGGTGAAATCGTCACGGAGCCGTACTACTTTGAGCAGCCGCTCGAGAAAATCACACTCGACGTCAGAGAAGAAATGCCGCAGTACATCAAGTACCAGGTATCAATTGATGATGGAGCGACCTGGCACGACATTACGCCAATGGGCCGGCAAATGGCGAGCAGCTCTGACGAGGCGATGGCGCCAAAGATCTACACGATTCAGCAAGTAGAGAAGCAGTCGCAACAGGCGAACCCACGGCCGGGGTATCTGGAAACAGAATATCCGGTGTACAGTATCCGGATGCGAATGCTATTTGAACGGCCGGCGGAAACGGGGGGAGAGGCGTGAGTGAGAAATATACATCACCCATCTTAAAGGGATTCACTATTAAGGCGTATCTGCAGGGCGAGGCATCGGACAGCCAGGCCTCCAGCCGCAGAGCATACGAGGACGCAGGAGACGGCGACGAGGTGATCGACCCACCGTACTTCCCACCATCACCACCGTCGGCTGGAGATCCACCGCCACCGCCGGATCCAGATGAACATCCGCAGACGCCACCACCCGTCGATGATGACGGAGATGAGCCAGATCCGGATCATCCGGAATTAAACGTGAGGATCACAAACAAACTGGCGTCCCTTTGTCATGGCGATCAATTACCCGTGTCCGGTGTTGTTGACGGGCCATTTGGAATCACCAAAGTCGTGCTTCTGATCAACGGAGAAGTGGTCGAAGAGAAAAAGGGAGTCGGCGACAGAACGGAGATGGCCTATAACTTCAAGGTCCCTACCGATAAATACCTGATGGGCGGAACCATCTCCATTGAGGTGAAAGGATACGACAGCAAAGGCAATGTCGATACTGACAGCTACGTGCTTTCTCTGAAGGACTGCACGATACCGCCGCCGCCGGTCAAAGTCCGTGACTGCATGTTGTTCGACACCCTGCTGGTGCAATATTACCATCGTGACACCAAAACACTGGAATCCATCGACATTCCGTATGACTGGCTTCCTTACGAATTGGATAACGGGAACGGGGATAAAGTCACCTTCGGATGGAACGCAGCAAACAACGGCGTCATTGTCATGATGACTGAAAGCTATGATTCCAGCGGCACTGCATTTCAGCTCTCCTCGATTGGCGTGGTGTACAAGGACAATTACGATAAGGAGATCACGACGTGGGCCGCCGCCGTGGCTAGCAAGTCTAATGGCGCCAAAAACGTCGGGGCGATGCTCGGCGAGCCATCTTCGAAAAACCCAAGTGTCTGGATTACGGCAGCACAGAATGGAGACTTCTCCACTGCACCGGCGATCGGCGCACAGAACGACTACGTGATCTTCACATTCGATGCTGACTTTACGAGCAAACATTGTCTAATCTCGCATGATTTCAAGCCCGGAGATCACACGAAGGATTTGGATCTAACAGACCCTCCAGTCGAACCATACGATCCGGATAATGGCCCGCAGCGAGATTGTCTTCTATGGGACGGAATCATCGTACAATTTTATGATCCGAATACCGACAAGCTGGAGCGGGCTGTAATTCCTATGGATGGGCTCGGCAGCACGCCCGTCATGATGGGCGACGTGAAGATGATGATTGGCTGGTCGGATATGTTCAATGGTGTAACTGTTATGGTAAAGCAGTTAAAAGAAGGCGCCGGCTCTTATAACGCACACGTCACCGGCGTGGCGATCAAGTTCTCCGATTACTATGGCAATTCAAAAGAGGCATGGTCCCAAGAAGTAGCCTTTGCAACAGAGGGTACTCGTCATTACGAGCTCATGGTTGGTGAGCCAAAGGAAATCGTGAACTGCCCATGGATCAGCGAGATCAAAGCCGGAAACTATGCGAATGCGCCAAGCATGATGAACGTCAACGATTACGTGGCCTTCAAGTTCATGGAGGAGTTCACGAACAACCATTGTCCGATTGATGACTCCAAACAAAACGATGACGACATCGGTATTGATCCGGCCAATCCGCCGAATGTGCCCCACGTTTACATCGAGCCATTCCCGTTCAGCCATATTCAGGCCTGCATCATGGACGCTATTCAAGTGAAGGGATACGCAGAGGACTTTGATGGCCTAAAAGAAGTGAAGTTCTTCTTCACCGGCGATCTAATCGATATGTCGCCGTACCGTATCATAGGCACTGGCCAAAAACGGATTGATTTCAACTTTACGATCAACACGAGCTCTCTGCAGCCGGGCGACTATCGTGTAACGGGATGGGCAACGAACAACAGCGATCAGGTGAGTCCAACTGTCGTATCGACACCGAACAAACCAATTATGGAATTTACGCTCATGAATTGTTCGCCGGATATTACGATCAGCACTTTAATCGATACGTGTAATGACGTCAGTTGGACGTTTAGCGGATCAGTCAGTGCGCAGCGTCGCATTAAATCTTATAAGGTCGTAGATAATCTTGGCCGGACATGGACGCAGCAAAACGTCAATGGTTCAACAACGACCGGCAGCTACAGTATCACTGTGCCAGCCAATACCTATACGGGCGGTCAAACGATCACGCTGACGGCTACTGTTGAGGACATGGAGGGGCGAACGGATATGGCGACGACGACCATCTTCATCCGTCAATGCACGCCGCCACCAACCATAGATGCTGTTGTCTCTGGCATAGAGTGCAGCAATAAGGATTTGGCTGTTGGTATGAATGTTATCGGTGGGGATAGCCGAGGTGTTAGCACCGTGAAGATCAGCGATACTACTGGGCATGTTTGGTACACCGGCAATGGTGCATTCGGGGTAAGGTCATTCTCGACTACCATCTCCAAGGACACGCTCTCTCCGGGCATGTACACCTTCATTTTTGAAGTGACAATGGTTGGCGGAACGACGGCGAGCACCACAAAGCAGGTCAACATTATTACGTGCTCCAGCGACGGCAATGTATACGCATGCGGTGTACAATCGCAATCCGGGGGCGCTGGTACGACAACCAACTTCCATAAGCTTGGAGGTACGCCAGGCAATGTCGTGATCGACTACAACATGCAAACAGTTCCAGATGAAATGCAAGTGTACTATCAAGATATGCTAGTGGCGCAAACCGGTGGACCGGTATCCGGAACAAATAGTTTGTCATTCTACTACAATCCGTATAACGGCGTCGATTTCATTAAAGTCGTTGTCATCGGTTCAGGCTCAACAGCATGGAGCTATAAAGTTCTCTGTCCAGTATAAAAGAAGCGGGTGATATTCAATGGGAATCAGGCAGATCCAAGTTACACGGGCGATCGAAAAGATCGTGAAATATTATTTGCTGGAAGGCAAATATCCGACGCTGCAAACCATTACGTATCACTTTGGCCAATGGCTCCGGGGCAATGTCCCTGGAGCTCCCGGTTTCAAAGCTACGAAATTGTTTCGCAGGCAAAAGTCCGACACCGATTTGTATAACAGCGATATTAGGCTCATTCATCAAGACATCTCCGACGCCTATGAAGCGACGATTCAGCAGACCACCCGAATTATGTCCGACTTCACCTTTGCGGATACGGAGCGGCAGAAGATGTGGAACCTCCTAGCTGGTATCTCAAAAAAGGTTGATCAACTCCTGCTTGTTTCCCAAAACGGAGCGGGGTATGTGGACGCCAACATTCTGAATTTCTATGACATGTCCTCCGTAAATGGCCAACGTACAACAGCTTATATCAACTTGAAGGATCGTCAAGTGACGCTGCGGGAGAATGAACGCAACAGTAATAAAGTTCTTCTGAATGGATCCCAAGCCAAGTTTAATTCGCTTACGGCAAACGTGGTTCATGCCGCCCTCGAGACTATTAACAATGCGTTTGATGATGACATCAATTCTGCCTGGTGGCAGGTCGTCAAAGTCGATGCGCCAACAACGATCCAGGCAGAGCTGATTGTGGTGTTCCCACAAGAAGAAGAGATCAACGAGGTGGTGTATGTCGCCCACAGCGTGAAGCCAGTCTTCATGCAGCTGGAATATACGTATGACGGTCTCACGTTCTCCCCAATCCCAGGCGAGAAGGACAAACGGAAAGTCGTTGATAAATCGGTATGGAGCTTCTCCAAGATTACAGTAAAGGGTATTCGCTTTAGCTTCGAGAAAAAGGATCACGACGATTACAGCGGCGGTGTGTACCAGTATTATTTCGGAGCCAAGAATATTACAGCCAGCAAGAAGGATTATGTGAGCGAGGGTATCCTCTACACGACACCGATCGTATTCGATACGCCCAACATTAATCAGGTGTCCATCAAGGCCGGCCATGAGATCCCGCATGGTACGGAGGTCGATTACGAAGTAGCCTCCTATGACGAGAGCAAGGATCTGGACACGCTGCTCTGGTTTCCGATCAGCTCGCTGGATGAGACCACGCCGAAGTATGCCAAGGTCGTGGAGTTCTCGGCTCGGCCGACCAAGTTCGTGGAGATGGCCAAAGCGGAGCCGACGCTCGAGATCAAGAACGGTATGCAGGTGTTCCGCCTGATCAAAGACGATGGCGACGGCACGTTGCCGCATGACTTCGAGGAGATGCGCAACCAAGTGCTGATGCGAGGAATCAATCAGTGGCGCCGGGAGAGGACGTATGTGAAGTTTGACGGCACGATGCCGTTGAATGGTTCGTGGAAGGATCAGTACGATAACCGGCCAGAGGCGGTGCGGATCGATTACTTGGCGATCAGCAATACACTAAGTCTCAAGCGGGACGGCGGCGGCAGCACGGACAACTTTTATCGGTTCACGACGTGTATTCAAAGCGACGAGACACGAGTCGTGCCGATGTCATTGGCCATTCTAAAGAGCCAGGAGAATGGACCGAAGAAGCGGATGGGTGCCTTCGCCGTATACGTCAATCAGAAACGGCTTGTCGCCTCCAACGAGGAAGTCACAATTACCCTAGAACCAGGCTGGAACGAGATCCAGGTGCTGTATCATTTCGGCAACATGCAGATGCGCCAGGATTTTATCGAGACAGAGCTGCCGAATGAAACCTACCTCGGCAAGTTCAACCTTGCACTGGAGAAGAGGGTGCGAGCTGATAAAGAGCCGCTCAAGCTCGTGGATGCTCACACGCTGTATTACAACATCTCTCCGAACAGCCGGGACTGTTTCGCCATCTACGAGCAGCAGGTCGTGTTAAATTATTTGCCCAAGAGCTGCATCTTCCAGCTTTCTTATGAAGTCGAAGACAGCGAGGCACAGAACAATCAAGTGGTGCTGCGAGCGATGTTGAAGCGGGAGGAGAACGTCCCGCATATCTCTCCGAAAATAAATCTGATCGAAGTCAGAGCGAGGTGATCGGAATGGAATGGAAAACAAT